AGTACCTAAATAGATCATTCCACATCCTACGATAAGTCCAACTAAAGGAGCAGCTTTTGCAACCGCAGGAAAATAGGACATTATAATTAAAACATTAAATGATGTACATACAGCTACATATGCGTTAGTAGAATAAATAGTAGATAGACTCGATTGCGTCATTATTTACAATAATACATAATAAAATATTTATATGATTATGTAATATTATTATCATTGTTCATAGTGCTACAGTAGACCTCCGCACTATTGATCCAGGAGCTACGGTCTGCGACCTCCACCATGGAGCTAATTCCGGTAAATAGCCATAATTTATAATACTGCACCTTGATTAATCAATAAATCGACAATTCGTCCATCTAGATTATGGAATTTATGGTGATAAGATGCCTTTACCATTGGACTATCAAATTTATTATTCTTTTTATTAACATCGGCTCCGTTATCAATCAAGCATTTAATAATATCAATATGATCATCTCCTCTTAAGAAGCAGTTTGGCATAGTAAGAGCACAGATAAGAATAGTATTACCCTTTTCATCAACGTGATTTACATCAATATTAGGACAATTCTTCAATAAATAATCCATAATTTGGGTACGGCCATTCTCAACAGCGAGAACCAGATCTTTTGAATCGGTTTCTGCGCCATTCTCAACAAGGTATTGAAGAATATCTAGTTTGTTATAGACAATTGTATAAATTATTAGAGTTGTGCCGTTTGTTGCTTCATTAATGTTACCACCTGACTCAACAAAATTTTTTACATATTGCAAATTGCCATCTTGTACGGAATTTAATGCTTTATAAATATTGGGGTTTTCCATTATGGATCGATACTATTATACGAGTAAAATGTTTATATTGTTTTTACATATGACCAACCCTCTCTCTCCAAACTTTACCAAACACGTTGCTAGCAGCCCCATCAATCACAATCACTGTAAAATACAGTGTTACCGCAACAATTGCTACCGGTGTGCACAAGATTTGCAAGACTAACTTTGGTACCATTCCTTACTAATACTATACGGACATACTATTTAAATTTTTATATATTTTTATATATTTTTATATTATTAAAACACCTTTCTAATTAATATAGAAACAATGACAATATTATGTTATAATGGATAAAAAGCCTCTACTATTAGCATCTGAATGTAAAACAAAAAAAGATATATACGAGTTTATTTCTGAATATTTAAAATTAAATCCAATAGAAGGAGAACATATAGAAACCATTGATAATGAAATATGGAATATTATTTCTGGATTTAGAAGAGCATTCAGTTATCATAATGTGTTTGTAAATAAAAAAACACAACAGTATGCATTTCACGTTTCAGACGGTGACAATTATAAACAACGCAATGATGGTTTTCCTAATTTTGGCAAATACAATAGTTACGATGAAATGATGGAAGGGGTTGTAGATAAATATGCAATACTATGGAAAATCGAATCCACAATCAATACCCCAATCTTCGAATTTTTCAATATTATTTGGATGAAAACGGTTTCGAATAAGTTCTTCGTGTAATTGATTATTATTTTCTTTCATTTGGGCGTAATCGTATGTAAATATACTCGGATTTCTTGACAATCCATACCAACTAATTTTATCTAAGTTTTCTTTGATTAAATGAATTGCTGCTGAATTTTCGGATATTGCGATCCAATCGATTTTATCCGGATTTGATTCTAGCATATGGATCGCACTCTTATTCATCGATAGACTAGCCCAAATTATCTTATCCGGGTTTGCTTTCAATAGGTGAAGTGCCGCCGAATTTTGTGATAAATAACTCCAACAAATCTTCTCCGGATTTGCTTCCAAAAGATGCATAGCTGCCGAATTTCCGGATAATGTTTTCCATTCGATTTTCTCAGGATTCGCTTCCAACAGATGTAGTGCGGCTGTATTCAGAGACAACCAATACCAATGAACTTTTTCGGGGTTTGCTTCTATCATGTGAATCGCCGCAGGATTCTCACATAAACAATACCAATTAACTCTTTCAGGATAAGCTTCCAAAAAATGGATCGCCTCGGTATTTTCCGACAATATATTCCAATGTACTTTGTCCAGATTTTCTTCTATAAAACGAATTGCATGCGGATTCTTAGACAACCAGCACCATTTTAGTTTATCCTTGTCGATCCAATCATATAATTTGTATGGGATCGGCATATTATACATATAATAATGTTTATTTTTAATTCATTCATTCTTATACACAATCATAATCAGAGTCAGTATCATGTAAAAATTGGGGGTTATGTTCATTCATATTTTTATACATATATATACCACACCAATCTCTATAATACATAATACGATAGTAGCAATTGCTACAGTCAATGTAAAATGAGACAACAACCCATACATTGTAACCGCACAAAGAACTGATGTAATCGCCTGAATTGGAGCCAGGTTTGTCATAGTTATATTATTATCATTAGTAATTATATTTTGTTTCGACAAAATTGATTTAGATATTATTTTTTATTTTCTATTTCAATTTCAATGAATAATTCTATTATTTTAGTGTCTTGTGTATTTGGTTCGGTGTATATATTTTCCAAATCATTAGAAAATATAAATAGGTCATTTTTAAGAAATCAAAAAATACCAAATAATTTAATTATAATAAATGGGTTAACTTGTATATTTTCTGGTTCTTTATTTTTATATTCTACATTAAAGAATGTAAAATAACTTTATCCAAGAACGAATTCAGTGTTTCTTATTCCAGATGTCGCACAATATTCCCTACAAACTGGTGGATTGATGAGAAAAATGTATAATGAGAACCTTTATCAAAAACCACAAGAGCAGTTCAATTATTGTTGAAAAAATATGTAATTCATAATTCAATACAATATAAAAATTACACATATAATATTATGTAATGAATGATAACTCGAAATATTTTGTAGATATGTTGCGAAAATTAAAAAAATCTACGGTGAATGGTATAAATAAATGGACAGAACGTATTGACTACAGATATGAAGTAACGTTTGTTGATGTAAATTATAATAAGGAAATTTTTTTTCCATACATTAAATTCGGTAGAATTATTGAAAATAAACTGGACAATTGTTTTTATCCTTATGACAACTATGTGGATACACGCCAATATCCATATATTTACGAGGGTGCTACTATTGAAATACATATAGATAAATCTGTTTATTTTCCATTTTACGGTAGTATAACCATTCGTGTCATTGAACATATGAATGATAAACATATAGAAAGTAAAAAATACAGTCAATCATGTTGGTTTATTGGAAAACATATTTTATTCAGTGATAAAAAACTGATGAATGCGCTGGCATGTTATGCCATGCAATTTGTTGTGGAAATCGGGGTATAACAGAAAAAATCATGTAAAAATTGAATGTAAAGAATACCATATAATAGTAAGTCATCTATCATATAGTATATAATCATAATCATGAATATCGAAATTAAGGACAACACAAAATGCGAATTTTTCGCTACTATTTTTCAACATATGAAATTATTTTCAGAAACGATAAATATTCATTTCAAAACAGATTCTTTATCTGTACAAACCATGGATAATTCACATGTTTCTATTATTGAACTATCCCTACCAAATACATGGTTCGATAAATACGAAGTGGAATCGGACGTTGTTATTGGAATAAATACTGTATTATTTTTCAAGGTTCTAGGTACACGAGAAAAAGGTCAGGCTATTTACATCGAATATGACGGAGACGATACAGATAAACTACAAATTCGATTTAATTGTGAATTGGAAAAACCGTCAATGTTGAATAAAGCATTTGAAATTCCTTTGATTGATTTAGATACCGATATAATGAGTATCCCTGTAATTGAATACGAAGCTGAACTCACAATGCCTTCTATACATTTCGCCGGTTTAGTGAATCAATTAAAGCTATTTGGAGATAGTATGGATATCCAATGTTCAGAGGAAGAAATTATCTTACATGCGAATAGCATTGATTGTGGAAAGATGTCCGTTAAAATAGATATTGATCAATTAAATTCATTTGCGATTGACGAAGGTGTTGATATGCGAATATCCTACAGTCTGAATCATTTATATAATATGGTTCAATATCATAAATTATCAGCCAATGTGGATATTTTCATTAAAACCGATTTTCCGATGAAAATACGTTTCAATATTCAAGGCGATAATGACGCATTTATTGCCATGTATTTAGCGCCAAAAATTGTGGATGATTGTTAAACATATAATCGTTCGTAGTCTCAAAAAGAATGGTTTGTCTGTAAATATTATAGAATTATTCAAAAAAATGTCTACATTTACCTCGTTTGTTATTTTTATTGTAATTCTTTTTTTATATTTTCATATTACTTCACAATATAAGAAAAGTGAAGATTTAGAGATTTACGAAGCGGATTATATATCTAACTACCAATTACAGGAAGTATGTGATGTACGACAACCGGTTTTGTTTGATATTCGAACTATTGTATCTTCTTTTTTAGCAGAAAATCGTCTAGATTGGGAGAACGTTCTCGAATCTTCCAAGAAATCGACAACGGATGTTTATATAAAAGACGTTGCTGATATTCGTAGTTTGGATCCCGAACACGGAGGAGATTCAGTTCCATTGCCATTTTCTAGTGCGATTGGACTGATGGAAACAGACAGTAAAAGCCATTTCTTTTCGGAGAACAATGAAGATTTTGTAGGGGAGTTATTGGAAAGCAGATTGGTTGAAATGGATCAATATATCAAACCGAATTTTACCGCTATTACAAAACGAGATTTATTGTTTGGTTCAGACGGAGCATATACACCGATGCGTTATCACACAGATTACCGAAGATTTTTGTGTGTGACTTCCGGAAAAATTTCTGTGAAAATGACGCCTTGGAAAAGCCGAAAATTCTTACATATAGAAAATGATTATGTAAATTATGAATTCCGAAGTCCAGTAGATGTCTGGAATCCACAAGAGAAATATATGAATGATATTGAGAACCTGAAATGTTTGGAATTTGAAGTTTCCGTGGGATTTTTATTGTATGTACCACCATATTGGTTCTACAGTATAAAATATGAGAAATCATCGGAAGGTATTACACAAATATACGGATGGACATATAATTCAATTATGAATGTAACCGCAAATTTACCGGAATGGGGAATGTATTATTTACAACAATGGAATATCGAAAAAAAAATATTGAAAAAATTAGAGACTTTTTCTGAAAATACAGAGGAAGATGAGGTGAAAGAAGATATTCCCGAAGATCCGCAATAAAATGGACCATATAACAGATTCTTGATAAAGTATCCGAATAATATATATATACACAAAATGGACAAGACTACCAAGAAAATCGTATATTCAGCAATTATTTTGGTCGCCTTGGATTTAGGATTTATGTATTTCAACAAAAAACGGTTTGAAATGAATGTTATCAATATTCAACGTGTATTGGTTGTACCCAAATATTTGGGATTCATTGTGGTATATTTGTTGATGATTTCATTACTATTTTGGTTTATTTTACGTAATCATCGACCAATTTGGGAAGCCGTATTTTTAGGTATGGCAATTAATGGTATTTATGAAGGTACAAACTACGGTATTTTCAAAAATTGGAGCAAATCCCTCATTGTATTAGATACATTATGGGGAGGGTTGTTGTTTGGTATAACTACTGCGGCTGTTTACCAATTGATATAATTCTACAATAACTGTATTCTTAGCACTTTGATAACACGATTTTTCCAATGATATCATGGAAAAATCGTTAAATTCACAAATATATTTACACATTATAGTATCTTTTTTTTCAAAGATAAACTTTCACAAGTATCGTTCTTTTCTAAAAAAATGAACAAAGTGAAAGAAAATATCGAAAAATTGTTATCTAAATTTTCGCAGATGCCTACTTACGATAGAGATAATACATCTATCACTAAACATGCCGACACAATATCGAGTGTAGATAATCGCAGACCATCTTTGGTTAATAAGTTGGAACAGTTTAAATATCGATGTTTAGGTCAAAACCAAAAACCAATCGTTCATATAGAGACTCCGCCAAAAAACACGTTATCTCAACTACCGACTGATTATGTAGAGGATTTAAATCATACGATTAATAATAATTTACAAAATCAAGTTGACCGTATTTGTACTACAAACAATCAACATGATAATATTGATATTGTTATAGTAAATGACAAAAATATATTACCTATATCTAGAAACATCGGTCTATGTAATAATATATCCTTTACCGAATTTAATTTTAATGTGTATCTTAAAATGTTTATACACGAATTGAGAACGCCGATTTCTACTATTTCAATGGGACTGTCTATTCTCGAGAAAGAAGTACAATCCAATGAAAGTAAAAATATTATAAAGGATTTGAATGAAAGTGTAGTTTTTATTGAAAATATTTTTTCAAAATTTATTGTTATTCAAGACGGAAATATAAAATTAAATACATTTGAACCGTTTTCGTTAGATGATTTACTACAAAATGTAATAAATTTACTTAATTTTCACATTCAGTTGGAAGATGTATGGTTGGAATACAAAATTCATTCGGACGTTGCGGATTTAAATTACGGTGACAAATATAACATAAAACATTGTATAATTAATGTTGTGAAGAATGCGATTAAATACAGGAAAGAATCATGTAAATCTTTCATTACAATTGACGTAAAGCACGTCAATGATCCCAAATTAAAATTACATTTAACTAAATCTTGTTGTGTATTGGATAAAAAGGACGATATATACAATGTACCAAATATTCCTTTAATTGCCTCCGAGAATAACATATCGAATCAAATTATTACAAAAAAAGATGAATTACGTAAATTTAGTATTTGTTTGGAAAATCCAGGTGATAATAATAATTTAAATTTTATGAAATCAATGAAACCCAAAATACCATTGTCTATTCCTTCTTATAATAAACCTATACACGCTGGACGAAACATTATTTCTAATCAAAAGCAAAATAATTCTGATACACTTATTGACAATAATCATCCTCATATACCAGCGTCCTCGGCAATCAACGTTTGCCTTGGACACAGTAACCCAGGACTACCGGTTGGAACACAAGAAGCCCGTCCGTCTTGGTCTACAAAATATGAAACTATTCCGGAACATATAAGACGAAAAAGACAAACTATCCAAATTATTATTTGCGACAACAATGACCATATTTTGCCACATATTAAAAAACATTTATTTGAATCCTTTAATTCTACAAGTGGGTCTGGACTTGGTCTGTATATATGTAAAAATATCATTGAACTACACGGTGGAACCATTGTTCATGAATTTATTAAACCAATTGGCAACCAATTTACAATTACATTGCCGTTGGTTCTTAGTAATGAAAAATTATGATAATCCTCCATATGTAATTTCTACCATGAGTGAAGTGTTATCTCAATGAACATTACCAAACCATTTATCTTGAACTGCCAGTGGTTGTTCATCCGGTTCCAAATTATATAAATTATAAAAATTTTCTTCCGAGTCTTCATCTGAGAACCTTACACATTTTTCATCTAAATCTACTATTCCGTAATATTTTTGAATTCTAGATTTCCATAAAGGCGAATAAGATGCATAAAACACCCAATTGTCATATTCCTGAATATTTAATTCAGGAGAACCAGGTTCTCGCAAACAATGAAATAAACACATTTTTGCGGGTATTTTCCACGATTTCATTAGTACAAATGGACGGTTTTTGTATGACTGGATGTCGGCATCTTTGTACACAATATATATAGATTTACACCTTTCGGCAAACTCCTCTACAAACAATTGGGTATGATCCATATTTTTTTTACAATGAATGATATTTACAATAAACGTCGCTACTGTAGAATCTATTTGAGTTTGTTGCCATTCTTCCATTTTTTTTTGTAAAAACTTGTACATTTTATTTTTTTGTAAAGTATTTTCAAAATAATTGTCAAATATATTCAAGAGTAATTGGAGAACCTGTATTTTGTATCCAGAATGATATAATTCATACGCCCAAAACAATGATTCTGTCAGGTTCTCCTGAAGTAAAGATACTTTCAGAGAATATTCAACATTATGTTTTGGATATAAATAGCGTGTCAATATCATTTTCATATTTTAGATGATTATAATAATAGTTTTTGGAGAACCTGATAATATATATTCAATTTTACTTATTCAAAATCGTCAAGAATATCTGTTTTTTATTCGATCAATGAATGTATCATAACGTGTTTTCATATCCACTAATTCTCGTAACATGGAGTGTGATAAAGTATCTGAAAAAGGGTGATATAATTCACGTTTATTGAGAATATTTAAATCAAAATCGTGTTTAAAATAAATATGATTCATCTCATCCGGAGAACTACATATTAATCCATGTTTCATAGCAACTGTAGGGATCAGTGCTTCTATAAAAAAAACCTTTTTATGTGTTTCCGCATATACTCGAATATGAGATAGTAAGGATTTTGACATTCGAACAATATTTGTCATGGTATGAAACATTGGAAATTCATATTGTGTATGAATCTTGTACCAATGCCAATCCGTAGTTTTTTCTTCATCCACAATGAATGATTTAGACAATAGATCATTTCGGTGATGTCTTGTATCCAAATTTTTCAAAGTATATTCGCTATGAAAAAATACGTCTTCTTCCACAAACCACACATGTTCGAAATTAGTATTTACTGAAGAAAAATAATACAAGGCTTTATACCAATCTTTAAAAGCTTCTTCTGAAAAGTCGTAATCTATGAAACCATTTGTAATATAATCATTATTATTCATTTGAATAAATTGTATATTTTCATAAGTAGATCCATATAATTCTTGATAATTTGCGGAATTATCTCGAATAATGAAGAATATCTGATAATACATGAATTTATTCAAAAAATCCATCCAATTTATTTCTGGAATGTTACAAATCAAACAAATCGCTATTTTTTGTAATTTTACCATCTATCAGAATGAATATAATAAGAAGGTATTTTTATATTTTGTATAGAATATATATACTATCATTATCAAAATGTCAAAAACTGTCAAAAACACACGTAAATCTAAGAAAACACGCAAGGTTCTCCAAACACATAAAAACATTTCTCATACCAATCCACAAAAGTCTCGTATCATTCAAATGTTTTTAGGAATGTTGAATACTGTAAAATTATATCATTGGAAAACATTTTCTTATGCGCAACACAAAGCAACCGACGAATTATATGCGAAATTGAATGAACATATTGATACATTTGTGGAAATAATGTTAGGCAAGGACGAGAACCGGTTCTCCCTTTTGAACAAAAAAATAGATATAATTGATTATTCTTCCAAGAATGATTTGAAGGCACGTGTATATGCGTTCCGTGGGTTTTTGACGAACATGTCGAAATCGATGGATCCTGTACAAGATTCGGATTTGTTGAACGTGCGTGATGAGATTTTGGGAGATATTAACCAATTCTTATACTTGATGACATTTACGAAATAAGATTTACCGATTTTTTTGTAACATTTGTGAATAAAACATTCTCTACATGAAAATCAGGAGAATCATATGTATCTAGTGAGAACATGGTGATTGTTATACCGGAATTCGATGATACATAACTAATTATTTTTTCATATTCAATCACATGAATTGTCACAAATGATAGATTACTACAATATCTACGAAATCTATGGAAACGCATACGTTCCAGTATTTTTGGGTAATAAACATCAGGATTTGGTATTTTATCGATATATACGCCATGTCTATACGTTATTCTTCCGTCATATCGTAGAATAATAGCAACAATATCATTTGGTAATTTTGACCAAATCATTGTCGTTGTTGGTCTCACGTTGTGGACTGACAAAAAAACATCCATAATTATATTACAATCATATTTTTATATTATTATCGTAACATTCCATATAGACCTGGTAAGACGTGAATTCCAGGTAAGTGCCTACCTCTCGTTTCAAAATGTCGCATATTTTTTAATGTTCTCCGTTTCAACAACGCTTCTTGGCGTTCTCGAAATACCCGTTTCCATGTTCTCTGAATAATTTTTATCCAAAATGTTTTCAGGATCACATTGTACCATTTTGTCCGAGGTTCAATGTTTAATTTCATAATTTGAATATGTATATTACGTGTATCTAATATCTGCCGTTGTACAGGAAAAACACTATATTCTGAAAGATAATTTAAGACAATTTCTGAATCAAATTGTAAAAATGTTTGTGGTTGAATGGCAATATCTAGAATGATTCGTTTTTTTCCTAATATAGCACATAATCCAACATAGTACTTTTGATTTGTTTTTTCAATATCTAAAAATTCACATTCTTGTAAATAAATATTTTCAACTTGATTACGCATATTTACTAATATGGGATCGTCGTTGATGGAATCTATAAAATCGGAATTAGTATCAGTATAATCATCATCACCATACGACTCTGTAATGGAACCTTCGACCAATACAATTACCTCCTCCATCTCTTGTTCTTCCGTAATTGAATCGTTATCACTCATTGGTTATTCATATATTTATTATCAAAGTAGACGAATATTTATACAATAAAAACAATTTATTTAACGAAAATCAATTTTTGAATATTATTTCCATTCTATTACTACAACAAATATACAAATATAGTATAATATGATGAAACTTGTAAAGTCAGATCCAATGGATGTATCGCAAGAAGGGTTTGATACATCCGATCCAATGGATGTATCGCAAGAAGGGTTTGAGTATGATGAAGAATCGGGGAAAGTGATACCCCGTTATTTAATAGAAATTCCATCGATGGATAGTGATCATTCGAAAACATATATAAGTAATGAAATTGTTTTCATTGATGAAGATTTGTTATTGGACACTACTTATATTTCAAAGTATATAGGTAAAACTGTAAAAGGCGAATACATATCTCACGCCACTGAAAGAATACATTTACACCCAAAATCGAAAAATATCCATTTATTCGACATTCCAGCCGATCGTGGTGAAATAGAAATTATTAGCGGTCCGATAATAGCTATACATATTACAGAAATAATAGAAAAAACAAAATCTTCTGGTATTCATATAACGTATAAAAGTGGTCTTGATGATGGAACAAAGAACGTTGTTACAAAAGATATGGGTTGGTTTTTATTTCCACTTGAATTTGTGAAAAAACAAATGAAAATTTACCCACAATACAGTGCGAAACGTTTGGCCGATCACGAAAATTTAAAAAAAGTAGCAAAGGTCAAAAAAATACCACGTGATATGGAAAACACTATTTTTTCATTCTTGGGAGGAAGAAATAAACAAAAACGTAGAATTTCTCGTCGAAAAAATACACGTAATCGCAAAACACGTAAACAAATAAACACAAGAATTTTACGTAAGCGTAAGAACTGAAGAAAATAATGGTAGACAATGATAACTATTATCGTACCATACCAAAAAAATAATTCATAAAATACATCATACATAAATATATTTAGGAATTTGTAATACTAATGTATAAAAACCTTTTTCATAAAATCGCAATGAGCCAACCAAAACGCCGAGGCAATAATCGAAAACAAACGAATCGACATATCGAGGAAGAACTCGCACAATACAATCTCGGAAAGGAATCCAAAGAATGTATGAAAACAACGTTCGATAATTTTCATTATTTGTCCGCAAAAGAGCAGTCACTGATCGATGCTAAATTTACCAAGCCTAAAAATAAATCACAAGCTAGGTATGTCCATATGCTTAATAATACGAATCATAAAATTATTATTGCGTCAGGACCCGCAGGAACCGGTAAAACTCTTTTTGGTACAGAATATGGTGTAAAGAATTTCTTAATGGGAAAATACGAAAAATTGATTTTCACTCGACCCGCCGTAAGTACGGACGAAGACTTGGGATTTTTACCAGGTACATTGGAAGATAAGATGGCACCCTGGATACGACCAATTTATGACATATTATACAAATTTCTGAGTCCTTCTGAAGTAACACATATGTTGGAAGAAAAAACAATTGAAATTGCGCCATTGGGATATATGCGTGGGCGCACTTTTAAAAATACGTGGATTGTTGCGGATGAAATGCAGAATAGTACGCAAAATCAGATGAAGATGTTGCTTACCCGATTGGGAGAAAACTCTCGGATGGTAATTACAGGTGATTTAGACCAACATGATCGTATTGGTGAAATCAATGGACTGTACGATTTTTTAGGGAAATTTCGTAGTTGCCGTTCGAATTCCATTTCCAGCATCGAATTCGAAATGGGGGACATTGAACGTGAGGAAGTTGTCAAGGAAATTTTGGAAATTTATGGATGTAGTGTTCCTTCAATATATGTAATGGATCGTGTAAGTTCTCCCGATTTGTCTTCCAAAGAAAGTGATTCAGGATCAGATAAGTTGTAATAAGCAATAATAATATAAAAAATGTTATATATTTACATTATTCTCCGATAACAATGATTGTAAATTGTTTTACAATCACTAGAAAAATTGACAATCCTCATCCAATTTACGTGATTTATCAAGAGTTTGGAACGGAAATTCCAAAATATTTACAATACGAAGGAGGAAGTGGCGATAATACATATTTATGTTGTGTTGATGCCCGAATAAATGTAAAAAAATTATGTGAAACGTACAATTATGAATGTGGTACATTGTACCAAATGGAAGTTGCAGAAGACATGTATAACAATTCTTATACGATATATCCTACATACAAAAAGGAGGGGGAACAGTTTGTGTTACAATGTTTGAAATACTTTGAAGCATCAACAATAATGAGAACCTAATTTTTGTAGATAGGGCAAAATATATAAATTATATAGATGTCTGCTTTCTAAAAATGTACATTCGTCAATATCCATTTTTGCCTTTAATATAGATCTAGTAATGTTTTCAATAAATTCCGCATCTTGATCTATTATAAAAACCAAAGATTCTTTGAGTACACGTTCTTTTATTCTTTTTTGATAATAAACATGTGGCTGTTCTTCTAAAGAGTGTGATTTTTTATCAATATGTTCTGGAACAATAGATACAAGTTCTCGATTTTGTATCTGACAATTGTTACCGTTTTTACTAGAAGTATTATTAAAATTTTTGATAGGAGTTCTTATCCCGATTTTTCTAGATTGATTGCGATAGTCATCCAATATCATATCTTCACGTTGAAGGCTTTTGATTGAATCTTGATAATAACTTTTATGATTTTCAGATTTTGTTGGCGTTGGTTTGATGCGTATCTTGACATAAAACATTTTTATTATACAGCTAAAATATTTTAGAAATGATTTGTTATCTTCTTTATTTTGCGAATCACTATCGAATGAATTTTTATTACAAACATTTACTTGTATGATAGGCATTTTAATAAAAATATTAAAAAGTGTAATTGATAATATTTAGTTCGATAAATAATATATATTTTACAGATATACATTATTATTATTTACGAAATCAATTTTGTATCAGATAAAATTGATTTCGTAAATAATAACAATATTATAATAACAATGATAATGATAATGATGTTTTCGAGTATAAGAAAAATAGGTTCTCAATCAGTCCACCAATTTTCAAATATAAACAAATACAATAACATAAATACTACGATTCGCAAAGTTTCAGGAGAACCCAGATTTCCTACAATTTATGAAAGCATAGAATATGGTATGATATTACCAGTAAAGGTTGGTGGTTTTGTAGGGACAATATGGGGAGCATATAATGGATTTATCGACGGAAGATCAGAAACATTACTGACGAATGTAGCAAGTACTAGTGTCGGGATGATTGGAGGTTGTATGATTGGAGGAGTAGTAGGCCTTGTATGGCCTGTAACTATGTTTGTAGCAGTGGGTAGAATGCTACCTAAATAAATATTCAATTACCCAGTAACCTAAACACACATTATTTACGTTGTTATTTTTTTACACATACAAACTCTGTGCGGTAGTAATATATTTCAAAATCATGGCATCAATTGTTCCAAGTTTCGACAACAATTCCAACATGTTCTCATTCTGTTCGCAAACATTCATCCATTCTTTGGTCATTGTGCTAATCTTCAAAATGGCCTTGGTGAAATCTCCAATAGAAATAGATTTTTCGGCCAATTTTGTTTGAATAAATATCTTACATTGTGATTCGTCATTACAATTACACCATTCTGCCATGATGTCCATCAAATCGTATATAATTTCCATGTCACTTTCACTGCCATTATTGGAAATTGAAATCTGTTGAGTTTCACTATATTCCTGGTATACTTCGAGAAAATCGATGTAATCCACAATTAGTTTTCGCAAAAAAGTATCGGATGTATCGGGAATAGACAATTTCATATCGTGAGGAACTTTTACATTGGTAAAACACGACAAAAACTGAATGATTTGAATTGGAGAAGCGTCGTGTAGATATGAAGTATTTTCCAAGAGTTCGGTCATGGCGATTGGATTTGTTTCCGCAAGTGAACATGCGATACGCCCTTTGCTCGTCATTTCATATTCCAATAAATTTGTATCAGGATCGATATTTTGTTGAAGTAAGAACCCATGTTTACACAATATAAAACAAATATCGCTAATTTTCGAGGAAAAATAGGTTTCACTATACCGGAGATCTTCACAATTCTGAAGCAAATCCTTTTCCATTTTCACCAATTTTTCCACATGAATCACATCGTCTTTAATGTAACGATGATCTGTCATGAGTTGTTGTATACGACGTTCGGCATCTTTACGTTTTTTATTTCCCAAATTATTCAATATTTTGTGAATATCCGAATATTCTTTACAAATTTCTATAGGTGTTCTCAAGAATGTGCCAACATATTGTTTCATTTTTTTTACATCCCTTTCTAATGTAGAAATGCGTAGTAACAATGATGTTTGTGTATTATGTAATTCTTCATGTACCATGCTATTTTCGATAAATGTCAGAGCGGCGGATTCATTCCGGTATGTTTTTATCAAATTAAGAACAAATGGAATAGAAATACGTAATTTCGAAGATAATAATTGTGGTTTTCCACACAACATATTCTTGTATTCGTATTGTGACGGCATATCAAACAAATTATTACAATGAATTACATGTCCGATGGTGTCAATGCCTCTCCTACCACATCGTGAGGCGGCTTGATTGTATTCATGTGGAAGTAATATACGTTCTCCATTTCCGTCGAATTTGGTCAAAGATGTGAAAATAGCGGAACGAATCGGGCAATTGAGTCCAATCGCAAAACTTTCGGTGGCAAACAATACTTTGATGTATTTTTTCGAAATCATTAGTTCCACAATTTCACGCAAAATGGGAATCATTCCTGAATGATGAATTCCTACCCCTTTTTCTAATAATTTCACCAACTGTTGATATTCGGGTAAATTCAAATATTCTTGGAAATTAGGTAATTTTCTTACAATTTGTTCACATTCTCGAGAAACAATGTACGGAATTTTGGAATCATCTTCTAACAAATTCGCAGTAATTTCCTTTGCAAACAATTCCACGTTTTTCCGAGAAAAAACAAATGCGATAGCTGGAAACATTTCCCTCTCTTTTAGAAACACACATAATTGATTCAGAACATGAGAACGTTTGGTAAATACATCGTATTCTGTCAACAATTTTTTCGTTTTGGTCAATTTCAAATACATGTCTTCATAGAATTTACCATCAGCATCTTTTAATGTCAACAAACACTGAGTGCTATTTCGCATTTGTTGATGAAGCGCCTTGTCTTTGGTTTTTTTGAAAAATCCTTCATTTGAAATTAAAAATCCGTAATGAATCAAAGGTACAATACGATGGTTGGTAGATGACAACCATACTTGTGTATTTGTATCGCCACGTTCACACCACTTCGCAAATTTCTCAGGGGAGTCAATTGTCGCAGATAACATGATCATTTGAATGTGTTTTGGTAACATTAATATTGTTTTTTCCCAAACAGAACCCCGATCACAATCATTAATATAATGAATTTCGTCCATAACTACACAAGCCAATTCATTCTCAAAATCCATCTGAAAATACAAGTTATCTTTTTTTACGTTGTTTTTTTCCGATATAGGAGTATTGGAAAGGGTGGTATTTTGTTTTGATACAAACAATGAATTCAATAAGATTTCCGCAGTCATGATCAATACATCTGCCGTCGGATTTAACTTGATGTCTCCCGTAATTAATCCAAATGAAATTTCCGGATATTTTTGAGTAAATTCGTAATATTTTTGATTGGACAATGCTTTGATTGGCGAAGTATAGATAGTTTTTTTCCCTTTTTTGTGAAAATATTGAATAGCAAATTCTGCGGGTAAACTTTTACCACTTCCTGTATGTGCCGTTACTAAAGAGTGTTGTCCTTCAATAGTTGCCTGAATAGAATATTTTTGAAAATCCGACAATGAATAAGGAAACCACGAAAAAAAATCTTCATATTTCTCGTTATATTCGATTGGATAAACATCATTACATATAATTACCATTGTTTTATTGAATATATACATGATATAATAACCACAAATATTTATGTTGTTTACATAAAAAATAATATAGTAATATTGAAATATTGAAATATAGAATTACACATGCCGACAATAAAACATTCAAATACGACTATTTATAATAAAGGGGGTTTGTGTAATCATATTATACGTAATATTTGTTCAAGTATAATCGCCAAAAAATACAATCTGAAATTTTCTTATATTGTATATGGTGAAATGATAGAATTGGGTTTACAACCATGTATAGATGGAGAACTTTTCCATAATTCCTTTATCGAATTCGATGAAAAAATGTTTGAAAAATATATTTCTGATGAAAATGACGAAGATTTAACCCAAAATATTCATGTAGGAACTTATTATTTTCAAAATTCATTTATCGCAAACTATTTACGTAATTACTTTTCAACAGATCCTGTGAGAACCGGTATTATGGATCATAATAAATACAAAGAACGGTATAACAATAATAATGATTTGTGTGTACATGTACGATTAGGTGATGGATCACAATTTAATCCTGGTTTCGAATATTACGATCGTATGATTCGAGAACAAATACCAAATAATTACGAAAAAGGGTTTATTATGAGCGATGAAATAAGTCATCCAATATGCCAACAATTGATCAAAAAACATAATCTCGAAATATTTAATGGAAATACGGTTGAAACATTGATGTTTGGAAGTACATGTAAGTATATTTTACTATCATCCGGTACATTTTCATGGTTGATGGGAGTGTTTGGGTTTTATTCTCAGATTTTTTTTCCGAATATGGAGAACCGTCAAAAATGGCATGGTGATATATTTGTTTTCAATGATTGGATAAAAGAAATATAGAAACATGTTTACATAAACACAATATATATTGACATGGCAAATTACACAATTAATTCCGCAGGAAGATTAGGTAATCAAATAATTCGAAATACCGTATGTAGTTTATTAGCAATAAAATATGATTTAATGTTTGAATATGGTTATCAAGAACAGATTGAGCGTCTAGGTATTGATTTATATAAAACTGGTAAGAATTTCTATCAAAACACCATTTCATTTAAAGATGAAGATTTTTTCCGATTTTTATTCAAGGAAGACCTAGGTCCTAATAATATTTATACTTCCGAGACTTTTTTTCAGAATCAAGAAATCGCCGATTTTTTGAGAACACATTTCTCATCCAATTCTGTAAAACAAAAAATTATGGATAAAAACATATATAATTATCGTTATCAAAAAAATAATGATGTATATGTACATGTACGATTAGGAGATGCAGTACCATTTTGCCCAAGTTATGAATATTATGACATGGTTCTGGAAAAATTAGAATTCAAAAATGGATTTATTTCTAGCGAATCGTTAGATCATGAGATTTGTGTAAAATTAATAAAAAAATACAATTTAAAACCATTAAATATGGATGAAGTAGAAACCATCATGTTTGCCACTACATGCAAACATATTGTATTAACCAATGGCATTTTCGGATGGTTTATTGGTATTTTTGCGTGGTTCTCAACTATCTATTACCCAAATCTAGATTTACGACCCAAGCACCATGGTGATGTGTATGATTTTTCAGATTGGAATATGATTAATTATGAATAAAATATATTATTGATAAAAAATATAATTTAGTATCAATAAACCGATACACCCGTTAAAATTTGAATTCGGACGCCCCCTAATACAAATAGGTTCTCACAATCAATATTTCGTCCGGTGTACAACAAAAGATTGTAACGTAGTAAAATCTATAAATCAACACGCTCATCAAACAATGTAAATACATCACGATCATGAGAAATAATAATAATACATTTCTTCTGTTTTTTGAAATCACGAATTAATTGTAAAATTTCTCCCTTTAAATTGGGATCTAATGCATTGGTCGGTTCGTCTAAAATGAGTATTTTCGATGGATTAATTAAACCACTAATCAAATTTGTTACTTGACGTTGTCCCCCTGATAGATTCTCACCCAAAGATCCAGCTTTTTTATTATTAATATCTACATTCTTATATAAATTCTGTATTTTGGGGTATTTTTGTAGAATAACTTCCAGGTTCTCCTTACATTTTGTTGGATCCGTACATCCATACAAGAAATTTTCCATAGGAACTCGATCGAATAGTTTGGAATTTTGATTTACATACGTAATATTTTTGCGCAAATAATTTACATCAATGTCTTTTACATTACAATCATCAATAAAGACATTACCTTCGTAATTATTATAAATTTTCAACAATAACTTTGCAAAGGTTGACTTCCCTCTTCCGGAGAACCCACAAATGCCGATAATTTTACTATCAGTTTTAATATTTAAATTCAGATGATCAAATACCATATTTTTAGCAGCCTTGTATTTAAAACTAACATCGTCAAATCGAATTGTATCAAATGTCAGTTCCTTTTCATCACAATCTTGTTTGTCCTCAATCTTTAAATTCAAATTCATATTATCAAAATGGTCAATAACTGAATTCATGCGCCCGTAAAATTCTACAAAATCCGAAATATTTTGAATAAGAGCCGACATTTTCTCACGATACAAAATAACAATGGAAAATAGTGTAATAAATGCGGTCAGAGTCATTTTATTACTTAATCTCAAATAAGCACTGTAATAGATTATCACAAACATGGTGAAATAAATAAATATGGTGATAATTGTAGTATGATCAATTGTTGTGGAATAAAAATCATAAGCTTTCTTCGTTACCATCTCGGTCATTTTCTTAAAAATACTGATCTCATTGGTAGCTTCGCCTCTGAAAATAATCTTGTCCATATTATTTAACAATTCCAACACGTAAAATTCATTATAAGTGGCAGATTTTTCATAATCACTATTTTTCTTCACAATATCGTCTAAATACACGTAAGGATATAACAAAATAAATGTGTTACAAATAACAAAAAATATACCGAGATATACATCAATAAAGAATATGTAAAAAATAATGACAATGATGAAAATAATAGTAGGTATCAAAAACGTAATCATATCATTAAACATCATGAAACTCACTGTAGAAAGCCGAGCAATTGGCGAATCTAATTCCATAAAACTATTTTCGCTATAATTCTCATTATTATTCAACAATACTAGTTTGAGCAATTCGAATCGTGTCCATTGACGTAATTTTGTAATAAGATCAACCTGAACTTTTTTATACAAATAATAGAAGAATAAAAACAACATGGATATACCGGCAAACAAATGAATGTAATTATAGACAGTAGAGTCGCTCCCACCTTTCATATGTGTAATAATATTTGCGGTTATCATCGAAATTCCATTAGTTTGTATGACATTTACAATAATACATAATACAAAAAGTAAAATAGTGTTGGTCTTTTCCTGACTTAAGAACTTTTCAATTAATTTCACGATAAGTTCCATATTTTCAGAGACGATGATGAAAAACGTATAATTACTGGAGTTTGAGTAACTTTAATATATTATATATTATATCATAATATTATCTAATAATACAAAATAATGAATGTTACTTCTGAAAATAATACAATACTTTCACCATATGGTTCTCCAATTGGTCTTATTACAGGACAAGAAGAGAGAGTAGAAGAATTAAATATGCGAATCATGGAAAGAAAATTTCCCGATGTAGATTTCCAACCAAATTTTTCTCCCCGACCAGTCGTGACAAAATACACAATGTTACAAATAATAGATCAACGTCAGAAAACTACAGTACCAATCCAACCACATTTAGACTATTTTCCGGAAGTCATGTTTCATCCTGGAAATAGTCGTGCTCCGATTAGTGGATACTTTAATCGAATCAATGTTGAAAATGAATTAAGATCACAAACACGTCCATTGGTACACGGTGATGATATTTCAAAACAATATATTCCTTCACTTCAAAGTGATTTATATAATGTTAAAGTAACGTCCAATAAAATTGTGGAACAAACACATCCCTTATTATTTACCCCATTTTCATTGAAAAGTTCGGCGACAAATTTGGAAGGAAAGCCGGTAGGTAATTCTTTGTTTAACAATCATACGAGAACCCAAATACGTTGTATGGATACTGGACGGAATGAAATGTGATCCAACCCCAATTTTTTGGAAGATATATTGGTCTTCTTTCGGTCGGTGACCGGTAGCGAAGCCACCTGGAACTATCGGAGATGGTTCTTGGGAAAACCTTTCATTGGTTGGTAGTACGCTACGCTACCGAAGGAGTTTGTGATATATCTGAAATATTTATAGAGAACAATATTATTTCCTATAATATATCTGAAATAATATACATAATATATTCGTGATATATTATATATTAAATAGCATTGTTATTTTACAAATACGATGAAAATACCATCTTATTCAAAAAATAAATGGTTATGGATTTTGTTAGTTATTGCGATTATTTTAGTAATCATGATTGTATACAAAAAAATAGGTATTAAAAAGAATGAAGGATTTGATCAAGGTTCACCATTTGTATTAAAACGTAACAATGATATATATGATTCGTATTATGCTATGATTTATGATGATTTGTATAAATCAAAGCCACGAGTAGAATTTGAATATCAAAAAATTGTGGATATGACCCATCCTAGTATTGAAAAGAGTATTTTTCTAGATATAGGAAGTGGAACTGGTAATCTAGTAAACCAATTGAGTACTGAAGGATATACTGCGTATGGAATAGACGAGTCAAAATCAATGTTGGAAGTTTCTCAATATAAATATCCCAAAAATAATGTTAAATTGGGGACAATAATAGATCCAATGGCATATGATCGTGGTTCATTTACACATATTACTTGTATGAATTTTACTATATATCATTTTCAAGATAAGCGAATATTCTTTCGTAATTGTTATCACTGGTTGGGTGCAAATGGTTATTTAATACTACATTTAGTAGATCGAACCAAATACAATCCTATTATTCCAGCAGCAATTCCATCGTCGATAGAAAATCCCCAAGAATATTCAGATACAAGGATCACAGAGGCAGCGGTTCAATTTCCGGGGTTTTCATACAAAACATCTACTAATTTCATCCCGGATAAAAAAGATTGTCGTGTTATTATTTCAGAAACATTCAAAGATAATAATACAAATAAAGTTCGTCAAAACGAATTAACTCTATACATGGAAGACATCAAAGACATATTATATATTGCGAGTAAATGTGGATTTATTATACAAGGAAAATCCGAATTTATAAAAGATAAATGGCAATATATTTATGTGTTGGAACGACAAGAATAATATGGAATTTTATCTCACATATTTTCTGGCACGAGTAAATGAATCTACTGTAAAAATAACAAATACCCCTAAAAATAAATATAACAAAAATTCTTCAGTAATATTTGATGTTTTTTCTATTTGGTTCTCTTCTAATAGATGAATCATGTAGTTTATTTTTTCGATAAGTTTTTCATCACCAGGACCGCCAGTGGCACCTATGCCCATTTTAGAATAATATGGTTGATTTTGGAATAATTTCGGAGAATTTTCATAAGTTTGTTGATAATTACTATAATCACTTTTACTAGTATTTGCTAAATAATCTCCAGATCCCGAAGAATGTGATATTGTTTGTGGTAACAACTCACTTGGGTCCAAGTTATGTGAAATCTTTGTGGCATTATAAGAATTAGCGTCTTTGCTTTGTTCTCGATTATTTGTCAAAGTACCCGGGGGAAGAGGTTTAAAATCAGCAAGTTTATTACCATCGTTTTCAGAATTAAAAGAAGTGATCTTATTCAACATTTCATTCACATGTGAAGATTTTTCTGAGTTTGATGTCTGGATGTCGGATATGGTAGGTGGCGAGGTATTTTGTAAATTTTGATAGTTTTCAGAGGTTGATACATATTCATCCGGATCCATTTCTCCAGAAGAATCATTATATGGTCTAATTTTCACGGTTTTTCTCATAGTTGATTGACGTTTTCTAGTTTGATTATCATTTGTCCAAACAGATGCAGATGCTACTAAAGACATTATATATTTAAATGATTACAAAAATAAAATACGATACAATACAATTATATTATCTTACAAAATCCTGAGAAAAATATTTACAGGTTCTCTACTTTACCAATGAAAAGTCGGAGTGTAACGTAGACTTTCTTTCCTACACCTTCATATAATTCATTGATATATTTTTCTATGTTACACTCTGAAAAGTCGGTAAAACTCCTACTTTTGGAGTTAGATTGGGACAACTTCCTTAGAAAAAAACACATGAATAGTATATAGCATTGTAAAAAAATATGGATAAATTTGATTTTTCTAAATGTTTTTGCGATTTTTCATTAATTGTACTAATTTACCTTTTTTTAACATATCCCATAGAAATGGACAATTTCAGTCATTCCATTTTAGGCAAATTTTGTGCGGCCATGTTGATTGCGTATTATACTGTCCAAAATATAATGTATGGTTTGTTATTTTGTATTGTAGTAATTTATTATTATCAAATACATCACACATCCCATATATTCTCATCAAATTTTGAAAATTTCACAGATTATGACGTATCAATAGCGCAATCGAGTAATTATCCGATAATCCGTAGTGAAACAGAAGAATATTTACACAAAGACCAGCATTCTAATTGTAATCCGTGCAACGGAATGTGTAAATTTTCGATTTCTAATCAAAAATTGCGTACAGAAGATGAAATTGTAAAACCTAAGAATTCAAATGAATGGTTCTCCGAAATTGTAAATAAATTTATCTAAAAAATGACTACACATAATATATATTAGTCATTTTTCTCAAATGAAATCAGAAAATAAATCCATTAAGAATGATAATGTGTTTTTCAGTACTACCACTTTAACATATATTACCAAATATATTGATCAAGTTGTACAAAATATAAATACAAGTAAAATATTCGCTGGGATTATGATTATAATTTTAAATATAGGTTCTAAATTTGTGAATATAAAATTAAGCAAAAGTATGGAAGGTTATTTAAAATATACATTTAGTAAGCAAATATTGGTATTTGCGATGGCGTGGATGGGAACAAGAGATGTGTATATAGCATTAGTTATCACAGTTCTTTTCACTATTTTAAATGAATATATTTTCAATGAACAAAGTAAATATTGTTGTTTATCTGAAACATTTACAAATTATCATTTGGACAAGTTAGTAAATGAAGGTATGGAGAACAAAGAAATTACACAAGAAGATATTGATAAAGCCACGCTTATTTTAGAGAAAGCAAAAAAACAACAAATAATTGATGAGGAAAAAATTGAAAATAACATGATAGATGTAAATCATATTTCATCGTCAAGTATTGTAACTACTACCGAAAATATGACACCAATGTTTCCGGATTCATCCATGTCATTTTCTGGCATTTCTTTACACAACTAAAATGTATTAACAATATATAGTAATTATAGTTTTATCATATATAAATTTAAATGTCTTCTCAACCGGAGATAGACTCGATCAGTAACGATCTATCTATACCTACAGAATTAGAAAAAAACGAAGATATTTTTAAAGTAGATGTAGAAGAAAAAACACAAATCCAATTTTTTGATATACATCCAATTCAAATTATGATTCAACATAATATTCCAAATAAAGAATCATTAATTTTAAAGAGTTCATCCTTTATTGTAGATCCTACCAAAAAAAAATCTGAAAATAAATACGAAGAATTACCTTTTTTTACGAATGAATATGAATATCCCATAAATTATTTGATTAAAATGGAACATTTTGAAATTATGGATTTCTTTTTTGTTCGGGAAGAATTTGAATTAAAATTAAGAAAATATATTATCAAATCTGGTAAAATAACAAATACTAACAAAAAAGAAAATAGTAAAAATAATGCGAATTATATGTTACAATTACTATTCAAAACTGTATATCCACGTGTAAATAATATATCAAATTCGTTTAATGAATTCGTTCTCAATAATTCAGCTCAAACAGATATAAATATACACGCATCATTAAAACCCGAATATACTTATTTACAAGATTCTGGTAAAACGTATACTGTATTAAAAGTTGTATTATTAGATGATATTTTCAATAGCAATATTTATCGACAATTGTTTGACGCTTATTTTGAATATGCGGATTGGTGTACTAAAGAGAAAAAACAAATTGAACGTGAATATAATGTAAATTATAAAAAGATTACGAAAACAATTAGTAATTATAAGAATTATGATAATGATATTAGTATAATAACTATGCGAATCGCAGCTATTGAAGAAAAATCCAACATAAATTTGGACGAATTATCAAAATTAACGGATCTAAAAAGTTTATTGGCAATGTTTAATATTTTAAAGTATTATAAAGAATTGATTACCGTTTCAAAAAAAGACAACCAAGCAAAAGAACAAATAAACAAAGAATTTAAAAAAATACAAAAAGGTAATGAAGATGTTGTGAAAGAACCCAAGGATATTTTATACGATAATATATTTGATCAATTACAAACTATATTTATTTCAACTGGTCTCCGATTTGATAAAAATACCAATGCCTTTGTGAATTCACTTACTCAAAATTACAATATAGGTAAGGATAGTAAAATATTAAGTGATACTTTTTTGAAAAACAATACCATTGATATTAATGTACCTATGGAACAATATACAGGATATACTAATTTTATTAATGTAATCAAACAGTATTTATCTCCCCAACGTATTACAAGCAATACGTATCTACAAGAAATAATTGACGATTATGCGAACAATCAATTTACAGATGATCAACCAGATTTTGTAAAATTTACAAATCTATTATATGGTTGTTTTGATAAATACAATCCAATATGTAAAATATTAAGACCAAAGAGAACAATCGTTGATAAATATGTTGAAACCGATGTGTGTGAAATTAATATTAACACGAATAATCATAAATACGAAATTCATGTACATCTAGATGTACTTGAAGGAAAATTAAATCCCGTAAACACTAAACAAATTACATGTAAATATCAAGATTCAAAATTAGCAAATCAGTTTGCCATTTTAACAAATCGTAAAAAACACGGTAGTTGGATATTATCTCCTGGACCTTTTATGGTATTATCTGAATATATTGGTAAAACCCCCATGGACAAATCTGAAAAACCACAATCAAAAATTAACAACTATTTTAATAAATTAACAGATCGTTTTACACAAAAACCACTACAACTACAAACAAAAAAAGGAGGTAGAAAACAGAAAAGAAGTAGAAAAACAAAAAAGAAGTATTAGATTGTTACAAAGGTTTTTATTTTGATTGGACTCGAAGTCGGATTACCGTTCTGAAAGAAGACCAGTAGATATTCGAGAATGATTCATCTGGCTTCACCACTACGAAGTATAGGGAGTCGATTATTATTTTTGTATTTACTTGTAGAAAGTAGCTTTACCCTCTTTGTAAATACCAACTTCCATACTAACATCGCCATTTTCATCTACATCATAAATAATACCATTTTTCTCATTCGATGTGTAATAGGATTTACCATTAATTGATACTTCAAATACTTCGTCATCTTCCTCTGATTCTACTACAACAGCTTCCTCTGATTCTACTACAACAGCTTCCTCTGATTCTACTACAACAGCTTCCTCTTCAGCTTCCTCTTCAGCTTCCTCTTCAGCTTCCTCTTCAGCTTCCTCTTCAGCTTCCTCTTCAGCTTCCTCTTCAGCTTCCTCTTCAGCTTCCTCTTCAGCTTCCTCTTCGGCTTCCTCTTCAGCTTCCTCTTCAGCTTCCTCTTCAGCTTCCTCTTCGGCTTCCTCTTCAGCTTCCTCTTCAGCTTCCTCTTCAGCTTCCTCTTCGGCTTCCTCTTCAGCTTCCTCTTCAGCTTCCTCTTCAGCTTCCTCTTCAGCTTCCTCTTCAGCTTCCTCTTCAGCTTCCTCTTCAACAATTTCATAAACAATATTTTCTTTCGGAAAATCTGGTTTGTCCACGATTACAACATCATTGTCGCTGTCATCCATTTCAATCTTCTCAATCTTAATTTCGGATCGATGTTGTTGTTTTAACTCACTGTTACATTTACAATAATTACAACAACTACACGATTGACTATTATTCATAATCATTTTATCATTCGCCATCTTTGTAATTAACTGCGACATGTTCATACTTTCTTTCGCAAACAACAACATTGATTCCATTTCCTTAATTTTGTTCTTAAGTTTTTGGTTTTTAGTCTTTAATTTGTTATTTTTATCTTTCAAATGGACAATATACGGTAAATTTTGGAGGAAATCATAATTCTCCTTGTATTCGTGCATGTCTGAAAAATTCATTGTAGCGATAAACCGGAATGTAGGAATATGATTATAATTAACACAATATCTTTATACTATATTACTAAAACCATTTTTGAGAATCAATTTTTGTAATCGATATAGAATTATTATTGTGAATAATAATTATAAAAAATGTCCAGCACAAACGTAGAAACTATTATACACCCTTTAACATTTAAAATGGCACGGTTAAGCACAAAAAAAAATATTCAAGGTTTGGTCCTCGCTGACCTGCGTACATTTTGGGTATTGCCGACTCGGTGAAGTGGCATGATACATTGAGTTTCTCTACATAAATAACTTGGTCTTGCCTTGTTATGTATGGCATGATAAGATATTTTGTAAATATTAGAAGCACTATTACGGTCTCGGTTCCAAGTTCCACACCCACTCTTACAGCGAAGCAGACCCCAGCACAACCTAACATCTTCTTTTTTCGGTTTTGGATTTGGATTCATTCTTGGAAAGAATTTCTCACAGATACCACCTTCGCATTTGGAACAACGACACGATGTACGAAATTCATCTACCAACAATACTTGGTAGTTGTTTTTTCTAAATAGTGTTCGCATTCCTACACCTATCGTAGGTTCTTTGTATTTCATCTGTTTCCGTTGTTCCCAATCACCAATACAAATTACCACCTTATCCGGTTCTCCAAATGTCTTCCTAAAATTGTTAATCATTTTTTGCTCGTTACGCTTGGTATTGATGTAACTACTAAATTTTAATTTACGGAACAATTCTCGTTGGTAAAACGCACCTACAACCTGGTATTGTTATCAATCTCATGGAGCGTAATGGTATTTTTTTCTTCGGTAATTCCAATAATTTGAATAATTTTATCTATTGTATCATCTTGTTCTTTGGCATACAATTAAGTTTTGAGAAGCATTTACAAATATAATAGAAATATATCTTTATATTTTTTATGAAAAAAATATAAAACCGTGCCATTTTAAATGTTCAAGGGTGTATAAAAAACTCCGAAATATTGAAAAGACATCAAACTCTTTGGAAACGTGGAGATTAGAAGAGAAAAAACATTATTGAATATTTATTATATCATTTCTAAAAAAGAAAGTGCGATTTTTGATTTGATTTACAGCAATCATGGTTGTGATAGTTGGGAAGATACTTTTCGTGATTATGATAGACAATATTTGATAGATAAAGCATCGTGTGTCAATGTAGCAATCACCAAGATAAATGAATATTCGGTAGATGTCAAAAACATGAAATCAAAATAAAACTTTTATCCAAGAATCGTCTGTAGGAAACATATCCGAAACATCTATTTGTGCCATTGTATGACCAAACCACACATTGGGGTAAACCACCGTTTTTAATGGATGATCATTAATATAAGCCGCCCACCAAGAAAACGAACTATTCGCAATAATATTAACTCTACAACAACTCATAATCAACAATTGTTTCCAATCTGGAATGGTGTGATCAATCCGTTCAATATCTTGTAAATAATATTTGTCTTGAATGCGTATCATAATATCATCAACCGCCTCCCGATCTGCTTCTTCACAAAAATATAAAACACGAATATTTTCCAAAAATTGAGGAGAAAATAATTGAAATGCCCGATCGTAATACTCATACGGTAAAATAGGGTGACAATCCTGTTTTGTTTTGTAATCACCTAATCTAAAATGTACACTAATCGTTTTGGGGAATTTTTCAGTATCCGTAATACACAACAGTTCAGAATAATCGTGTTTGATTTGCGATCTTTGCTGCGTGATACCCATAATTGAAAGAACCTTGTTTTTTACATGATCAAAATACTTCCAACTTTGGAAATAACCGACCATCCTGTGATTTTCGATTTTGTCGACGGATGGTAAAGGTACATAACGAAAATTAGGTTCATGATATATAGGAAGTTGATACAGAATTTCGTTCGTAAACTGATCATTTTCTAATACCGTGAATTTCCGCATGTTTTGTAACAAAGAATGCCAATAAGTATTTCGTGTTTGTCCCGTTGTTAGTGTTTCAGAATAAGGAAAAATAGGTGTCATATGATTTTGTATAGCATAGGCGATTGTTGTGGCAATTTGAAACAATTGATTTCCCAATCCTCCCATTAAATGTATAGAAATCATGAGAAACTATATATTAAATACACGCATTCTATTTAATATGTTTTTGATAATCTTGATATTATCAAAAACGCCAAGGAGTGGGGTCCGGTCCACCGCAGTTACTATACAATTTTGAATATCTTTTTAATGTTAGTTTATAAATATTTTTGTAACAGCAGTATAGTTGTTATAAAACAGCACTAATTACCAAGTAACGGATTCGAACCGTTGAACTCATAGAGAGAAGATCTTAAGTCGTCCAGAGAAAGTAAAAGTACCTTCATTCCGGGTTTGACCGCTCCCCAAACTTGGTGGTATTTTGTCCACATGACAAAAGGGAAAGTGTATATATTTTCCAATAGGAAAACCTTTCTCATAGTAATATTGAGCTATTTCTTTATATCCATTTTCCATATATTATTTATGACAATCCGAATTTCTCTTTCATGATAGACGACTTGCTTTGTGCAACAGTATGTTCCGATTGTCTTTTAACTTTAAATACATTACCATTATTGTTGGTTGGTTTGGTACAACCTCCGTAAATACCCAACAAGAAATTATCATTATCTTCAAACAATTCTGGTAAAGTACGACTTAGAGGTTTATCAATGACTGTCAATAAATGCTCGGTTTTCAACAATTTCCGATATTCTTGAATGGATAAATTACCGAAAAATTTATCCAACAAATAATATGGATTGGGAGCCGGTTTAATATTCTTCTTGAAATCGTATACTTTTCCGTACAGATTATTCAACAAATGATAACGCTCAAATTTGGTGCTGTCATCTAAATTTTCTTTCATCAAATATGCGACAGCACATTCCGGTCGACAGAATGAGCCATAACCGTATATTTTTTCATCCATTTCATATTTTGGAATATAACAGGGTTGGTTATCATAATCATATGTACACCAAAAACACGCTGATTTTTTATCTTGAAGTGTATTTTTATACAAATTAATTTTCAAATTTTTAAGTTTGTGATTGATGTCTTTCATATTAATATCCTTTTCATCAGAAAAATCAGGATTGGCATCTTCAGCAATGGATTCATTACATATTCTACATAAATTTGATTGTAATGACATGGCTGGATTTTTACATGTAATTGGATCGCTATACGCATATTTAGTCATTTCCGAATTAGAAAAAGGAATAGCCCCATTATTAATTGACTGAGAAGAATTATGATTATCAACAAAATTATTTTCTACATAATTACTAAATTTATCCGAATTTATTTCGCTGTTATATGTTTGAATTTCAGGAGGTATATCCGGATTATAAATCAATTCATTTGTAACCATTTTGTTGATCTTAGCATTATAATCGTCTAAATCATTTAAAGAACATTTCAAGTGTAAAATGACATTGGAAACTTGTGTAAGTGATTCTTCATATGCCTTGTTTTTAAGAACAATTTTCCCACCTTTCGGTTTTCTACCTTTTTTCTTGGTATTATCTTCTTCGAATGGATTTGTTGATGTGAAAATAGGTATGGGAGAAAACGTGGCAATCGGATGTTTGTTACTTTCACAAAAAACCACAATGGGTTCTGTCATTTCTGGAGCAGAGGGGGCGGGAATAAATGGTCTATATCTAGTAATTTCGATATTTTTATTCGGTACATTTGAAGACGGGTTTTCCGCAATATTTAATTGAATATTTTGAGTTGTTTCTATAATTTTTTTCTTGGAAGGTTTCGATTTTATTTTGATCTTTGTAATTCCAATTTCCGAATCATTCATTTCTGTTTTTTTTTCTTTTAGAATTTTACGAGACATTTTTTTCTTATAAAGATATTTTAGCAAAAAATTCTAAATAGTTTTCATTTATAATAATTGGATAATATGCAAAGAATAAAAACAACATAAATTCAATATATGTTGTTTTACTACTATTCAAAACAATATTTATTAGAGAAAAAAAATGGATAAAAATTCGAATATTCCTTGGGTAGAAAAATATCGTCCGGTACATTTTGAAAATATAGTTCTCGACCCCATCAACCAACAATTATTTCAAAATGTTCTATCGAAAAACTATTTTCCAAATCTATTATTTTATGGTTCTCCTGGAACGGGAAAAACAACTACAATTATGAATTTAATTAACGAATATCAAACAATTTATTATAAATTAAATAAGAACTTAGTAATTCATTTGAATGCATCGGATGAGCGTGGTATTGATATTATTCGTAATCAAATTTATCAATTTATTCGATCTAAAAACATGTTTGATGCCGGAATGAAATTTGTTATTTTGGACGAAGTCGATTACATGACAAAAAACGCACAACAAGCATTAAAATACTTGTTACAAACATGTTCTCATAATGTACGTTTTTGTTTAATTTGTAATTATATTAGTAAAATCGAAGAATCATTACAAAATGAATTTATTTGTGTTAGATTCAATCAACTTCCCCAAATCGAAATTTATAAATTTATACGTACTATTGCGGAAAAGGAAGGTCTACATATGGATCAAGAATCCATAGAAACCATTCAGACCATGTTTCAATCTGATATACGAAGTATGATTAATTTCATACAATTAAATCAGAATATGAATTTCTTAGAATGGGATAAAAAGATAATTCATCGAGGTCTTTTGGAGAACATACATAATATTATTGTAAATGTAAACAATAATTGTAGAAATGAAAGTGTAGAAAAATGTAAACAATATATTTGTGATACAAGTGTACAATACAATATAGATAAAAAATCGATTCTATTGAAATATTTTCATTTTATTATCAAAGAAAAAGAATATTCTAGCGGTTTATTTAAAATCATGGAAGAAATATTACATAATAGCGATGTTAAAACAGAAGTAATGTTGAATTATTTTTCGCATAAAATGATTGATTTATTTGCGAAAAATGTACATGATAATAATTTGTTTATACTTAACAGTCGAAATAAAAATATCTAATAATAAATTTGACGGAGAACCTACATATGAAAAATGTGTAAATCACAGTATTACTGACATTCCATTATTTGTCATACATATTTCAGAATTGAAAACAAATTCAATATGACATTGTATAAAATTGAATAAAAATAATATAAAGAATATATGTTTCTTTATATTGAATAATAAATAATATTATTATTAAACTTCAACTTCTTGATAAGATGACGATTTCACTAGATGAAGAATGGACAAAATTTATAACAACCGAGTTTCAAGAAAAAAGCATATCATTACGACCAGTAAAACCACAAAATACATGTAATAAAAAAAAAGAAGTATACGAATCTGTAAATATAAAAAAACAATTAGATGATTCATCAAACAAAATTACCGAGGATAGTGATGACATTCCGAAACCTATACTACCAGAATGTGAAGAACTGTATATTTCAACAAAAACCAAGGTTCTTTTTCTGAATCAGGAAATTGACATTAATCGTGTATTTTGGAGTATTCCTATTTTAGAATATTGGAAGCCACAAACCGGAGTCATTAAAAAACAAATGAAAATTGTGTCAAAAACCCCAGAAGAATACGAAGAAACCCGACTGAAAATGATACAAGAATACTATTACAATGAACATATTATTAAGCAAATCAACAATCCGACCGCACGTCGTATTAAATACAAGGATGAACGTAAGATTACCATTGGATTGTCAAAAAAAGACATTATAAATACTCGCATTAAACAAAAAAATGCTTTCTATAATTGTTTTGCGATCATCATACGGTTGGATTATGAAGGTGTGTTTAAAGAGATTCATGTAAAGATTTTTAACACAGGAAAAATGGAAATTCCGGGAATTTTAAACACTACAATATTAGAAACAGTAAAACCCATGATTTTGTCGCTAATTCAACCATTTTTAGATACACCCTTGAATTTCGTAGAAAATAAAGGTAATGAGAACGTATTAATTAATTCGAATTTCAATTGTGGTTATTTCATTAATCGTGATCGGCTACATACTATTTTGAAAAGTAATCAATATGGAATCGAAGCCGCATATGATCCTTGTAGTTATCCTGGAGTAAAATGTAAATTTTACTTCAATAATGAGATTGGGTTTATGGAAGATGGTTCTCAAAATGGTATGATTCTATCCGAAGATAGAGGAATGAAATTGAGCGAACTAATTGAGAACAAAAAATATACCGAGGTTTCTTTTATGATTTTTAGAACAGGTAGTTGTTTAATTGTCGGGAATTGTTCTGAACGTATTCTGGTATTCATTTATCAATATATTCGAACTATGCTTGAACGAGAATATACCAATATTTCGGTAGCTAGTGAAGATCCTGTGATCAAAAACAAACAGATGAAATTCAAAAAGCGTTTTATTACGATTAGTGTGTAAAATTGAAAACATATAATGTAAAAATATACTTGTAAATTATACATTTACAATTTATGTGAAATATGGCAAACTACACAATTAAACTTGTTCCTAAACTTAGAGAATTATCCATATGTATTTCTACTGTTGAGAAACAGATTTCATCTACGAAATTAGATGATCACCCTATTTCAGATATTCATCGTTGTAAGTCAGTTTATTCTGAACAAAAACAGCTACCCAATGAAAAATCAGAATATAATGTAGACTTTTTACAGCAAGAAACGTTTTCCAGAACATCGTGTAGGAAAATATCGTATTCAGTAAATTATTCACAACATGTAACAACATTATCGAATCATCTGTTTGAGATTTCCGCAATACAAAAAAATAAACTAAAGAAAATAAATATACCACAGGGGACACAACTTGTGGAAAAAGGGAAAGATGATGTAGGAAATACGATTTTTATGTTTCATATTTATGAAAATGGAAAGTTAGTTAGCTATACAACTACAGAAATACCAAAACATATGTTATATTTGTTAGAAATTTATTTGTAGAGGAATTAAGAACCATACAAATATAATAAAGTAAACCAGAACAAACATGATGACACACCAATATAAATCTTCGTTATCCATAATATAAGTAGTTATTCAATAGAATTGAGATATAATAATGATAAATATTTATACGAATCAATTTTAGTGTAAATAAAATTATATAAATAGGTTTTTTTCCAAATTTTGTGGGAAGATCGCTCCTAAATACCGTAGACCAACTGGATATTTTATATTAAGAAGAAATACGTTTTGTGGGAATACCCTTATCCACAATATAAATAGAATTTTCCGTAATAATAATGTATTCTTTTCCAGCACCGAAAATTTTCGAAATAGGACTGGTATATTCGTCCTCGCTTTTTACTAATAATTTTTCCGTACTATCTCCGCCAGTTTTAACACCGATTAACACGGTTTTTTCCAATGATTGCGTCCAATAATCCAAAAGAATGGGTTTATCTTCAACTACCGCTAATTTAGCAGCATGAATCAATGTAGATGTATCGGGAAGACGATACCCATCCTGAGAATTTGCGTCGGGTGTTTTCGGATTACCATAAGCAGTAAGACTTTGTGCACTTTGCGAACTCTGTTCAATCATTTTACTCATTATAATATTATCGGTAAAAATACTTTATATAAGAATTTATATAATATATAATTGTGGTTTTTTCTATTAAAAATACGCAATAAATTCTCAAAGAATCTCTGATAATTTCTGTATTTGATCATCGCCTAAAACATCTGGAAAAATAATATCAAATTCGATAATTAAATTTCCAGATTCACCATTTTTATTCATTCCTAAATTTGGTATGATCTTCTTATAATTTGGTTTAATTACACTTACATTCGTAAGATTGTTGAAAGCCAATGTTTTACCACTCAAGTGTTTCAAGTCAAACTTAAATCCACACAAGGATTCTTTTAAACTCAATGTATGGCGACAAACAATATCCATTCCGTTTCTAATAAAATTCGTATTATTTTCAATTTGAATACATATTTTCACATCTCCTTTGATCTGGTTCTCAATAGAATTTCCAACATCACGTACAACAATAACTTCCGACTCTTCTATTCCAGGAGGGATTGTTACATTTAATGACGCTACTTCGATAATTTTAACATTATTTGATACATTCCATTTTTCGTATTCAATTGTAATATTTCCACCAAAGTAAATTTGTTCTAAAGTTATCTTAATATTCTTAATAATCGGAGGAGGTTTACTCATCTGTTGTTGAAAAAAAGGATGACCACCCATTGGACCACCAAACCCTGGAGGTCCACCAAAGAAAATATTAAATCCATCTCCTCCTGGCATACCACCCATAGGAAATCCAGGAGGTGGACCCCCACCTCCACCACCAAACATCTGTCTCAAAATATCATTAACATCGTGAAATTCTTGACCACCAGGACCACCACCTCCACCAAAAAAAGGATGACCGCTCGACTCCATGTCATACTGTTTCCGTTTTTCACTGTCACTTAATACTTCATGGGCGGCATTAATTTCTTTAAATCTATTTTCTGATCCAGGTTCACTATTTCGATCTGGATGATGTTGTAGAGACATTTTTCTATAAGCCTTCTTAATATCAGTCTCTGAAGCGTCTTTGGGTACTTCCAGAACATCGTATAATGATTTTGTCATAATTTATTATAGTATATTACAAATTCGTAGAACTTATATATGTAATAATAAAATTAACTTTATATTGTTTTTTATTTTTATGTAGGTTCTCCTAAATTGTTTCATTCTTCTGAAAATTCATAAATTGCCTGAATTAATTCAATCAATTCTTTGATGTTGTTTTTCAATCCTTTCATTTCATGTTTCATCGTTTGTACTTCTTGGTGAACATTTTCCAATGTTATATTATTTTTTTCAACGATATTATCAGTGTCCTCGGCAAGCATAGCTTGCCCCGGACACAGTAACCCAAGACTACCGGTTGGAACACAAGAAGCCCGTCCGTCTTGGTCTACATTTTGTAGAGAACCCTTACCATTTTCTTTCTTCGACGTTTTTTTACATGTCTTTTCGGTTTGTTTATGTGAAATAATGGTATTTATTTCTAACAAAGTCAACCTTGTTCGTTTCATGATAATTTCCATAGAAATTTGTTGTAAAAACATTTCATAAGCGATATTTTGAATACGTGATTGTATCCCTCCTAAAGATCGATTGTGTTGTTTCGAAATGGTTTCTATATCCAAGCCTTTTTCGATACTTAATAATAATTGTTGTTCTTCCAGGATTGTCCATTTGTTGCCCAAGTTGCTAGGATATTCCTTATCCGGATTCTTTGATTGGATCATTTTACGCATAGTAGATTCGGTCATATTATAATATTACATGTTGTTACAAATAATTTTTATTACATTCAATTTTACTACTTTGTATACAACGGTCCTCCAAATTACAAAAATAAAACACTATAATATAATGAAAATCCGAAATAAAACTGCGAAAAATAATTGCCAAAGGGGTGGAGGTGAAACACGATTTAGAAAATTTCTAAAAGAATTCCAGAAAAAAACGACAAGAACGTCAAATACAGATTTATTGTATAATACATTCAAAGTCGATCGATCGAGAGGGCCATCCCATGGAATTCAATTAAAACTTTCGCCTTTTATAAAAACACCAAAAAAACTAACATCTAAATCTAAATCTAAATCTAAATCTAAATCTAAATCTAAATCTAAATCTAAATCTAAATCTAAATCTAAATCTAGGTAAATGAATTATTATTATTGTAAAAAACCGTATATGTGTATTTTTACAATACAATTATTCCATAAAAATGTCAAATAATATTAAAAAAAAATCTGCTCCTACATTTATTTCTAAATATAAGCCGTATCATATTGATGATTTTCACTTAGATACCAATTTTAAACAGGTTCTCCAAACATTATTTGTTATGGATGATTTAAATCTTCTTCTTATCGGTGCACCAAATTCCGGAAAAACGAGTTTCCTTTATGCCATGATAAGAGAATACTATAATCTAAAACGAGATGATTCAATCTCAGAATCTAATATTCTATTTATTAACAATTTAAAAGAACAAGGAATACAATTTTTCCGTACAGAAATGAAAACATTTTGTAGATCTCATTGTGGTATTTATGGTAAAAAAAAACTAATTATTATTGATGATATGGATATGATTAATGAACAAAGTCAGCAAGTTTTCCGAAATTATATTGATAAATATAAACATAATGTAAATTTTATTGCGGTATGCTCAAATATACAGAAAATTATTGAAAGTATTCAATCTCGTGTTAATATTCTACAAATTCCGACATTATCTGAAACACAAATTAATGACATAATGGAGAACATTGTAAAAAAAGAGAGTATTTTTATTGATAATGAGTCAAAAGAATATTTGTTGAAAATTTCGGGGAGATCAATTCGAAATGTAATAAATAATTTAGAAAAAATATTTATAGTTCAATCAAATGTAATAAATACAGGAGAACAAATAAATATCGAAAAATGTAAAAAGATATGTTCAAATATTTCTTTTCTTCATTTTGAAGTATATTTAGATACACTTTTCAGTAATAATTTAGAGTGTTTACCGGAACAAGATTCGAAGATGATCGAAGGTCATCAGAAGAGTTTAAACAAAGCAATACAAATTATTCAAGGAATTTTCGAATATGGATATTCTGTCATTGACATTTTGGATTATTTTTTTACATTTGTGAAAAGTACTCAAAAATTATCAGAAGATCAAAAATACAAAATAATCCCCATTTTATGTAAATATATAACTATTTTTCATAACATACACGAAGATTCCATTGAATTGGCACTTTTTACGAATGAAATATATGAAAATATACATAATTCAAATCACATTGTTATCGATACGTAAAATGATTAAATAAATGAATATAAAAAGATTACAATGTAATTATGTAGCAAGTAGTATGAGCATATACACTCCCACAATGTACAACAAAATTAGCATAATGTATGATTCTGATAGTTCTGAACCGAGTATCACAGAATCGGAATTAGATTCAGAATATGAACCAGAATCAGATTCTGAATATGAAACCGCTTCTGGATCAAAATTAGATAGTGTAGTCGTTTCAGTTTTACACAAATTCATCAATCGTGCGCAGTTTGGTAAGGAAAAATATGGAACTGATCTGGATCGTGAAGATCTGTCATTTTTAGATTGGGTCAATCATGCACAAGAAGAACATATGGACGCAATTCTCTATCTGGAAAAGATGAGAAAGGTGGAAATGAAAAGGCTTACAGAAAATTCTTCCCATTCCGATACTTGGAAGATAATGTTACAATGGATGCTTATTATGTTTTGTACAACTATCTGGAGTATAATTTATGTAAGAATAATAAGATAAAATTATGAAAGTATAATATAAGTAAACATAGACAAAATTTATATTTTTGTAGGGAATGAGTCAAATATTTTGCCAACCAGTAGATATAAACATATTATTCGATTTATTAGATAAAATTTGTTTAAAAAAAGACAAATATTATGTGGTAGACAACAATGCATTTCGCAAACTGATATTTCATAATTATCACATAGATTTTATGGATAAAATCATTGATAATTATCACGTATCGAAACAATTTTATGTAACTCGAAAAATTACCTACAAATCATTTACCAATATTGTTCGACAAATCTGTAAATTGAATAATATCATGTTTACATCTGAGATTAAATATAGCGAATCGAATTATTCCATTGATTATTATGTATTTTTCTCAGAATAATGAGGAAGGGTTTTCACCCGAAAAAACTAATTGTTATCACGAGAAAATATTGGAATGGATCCACCAAACCGTATATTTTCAGGAAGCGTGTCCAAATCGATATATTGTACAACATCATCCGCCATATATATATTAAATTGACTATTGTGGTTATCATGCTCACATTTTTGTGTCCATTTATCTAATTTTAATATATCATTCATAGCTACAATACGTCCTATCGTACCGCAATGTTGTGATGGGCGTTTCCCGGGTTTACCTAATGTATGTTTAATACGCCATTCACACGATAATGTGTTGCGATGATCAGGAAATCCAGTCATTAAATAGTAAATTTCCCATCCACCCCCACGTCCATGAGTATATTTGGCACCACCGCATATTTCTTCATTATGTTGACGAAGACGTCGCAAAGGATTATTTGTGGAACCGTTATAGGTTAAATTAGAATATTTTGGGTTTCGATTTCGTAAAATATAACAATACCATGCTTGACTTTGACTAATACCGGATTCTATTTTACTAGTTTTCCTACACGATGTTCCGGAAAACCTTTCCTGTGGTAAAAAGTCAACGTTACACTCCGACTTTTCATTGGATAGATATTTTTCCGATGGTACTAATTGTGTATCCATTGATTATCAAGAGTATTCTGATTCACAAAGAATAAAAATCTGTATAATAATGTTATATTATATTATACAGAAATAATATACAAACAAAAAACAATGTTTGAAACAAAAAATATTGTTTATTTAATTTTTGCCATAGGTATTATTTTTTTCGCAAATTATGTAGGTACTCATTTTAAACAGCATTTTGTTGATGAAAAGGATGATGAAGCCGAACTTATACAAAAATATTTGTTGAACGATTCGCCATTATATGGCTTCAGTAAACCGAAGATTTGGATTCATACCAAATACGAAATGAATGCGAGAGAGTGGCAAGATTTTTCATCACGTAATACAAGCAATCTAAACCAACCTTATATCCATTACACAATTCAATCAATTATTGATCACAATCATAAAGATTTTTATATTTGTTTAATCGACGATGAATCATTTAGTCAGCTAATTCCAGGATGGGATGCACAAGTACCAACAATGGCTGAACCTTTGAAAACATATTTTAGAGAACTTGCCTTGATGAGTTTATTGGAAAAATATGGAGGAATGGTGATACCGGATTCTTTTTTATGTACCAAACCCTTGTGGAATTTTTACAAGGATGGTATTTCCGCCAAACGTCCATTTGTGTGTGAAAAAGTGAATCGTACGTGCAACCTTTCTGAAAATAACAAGAAAATGTTATTTATACCCGATCCCTATTTCTCGGGATGCGCAAAGAATGATAAAACAATATCCGATTTGGTAAACTACATGAAATCACGATTATTGAAAAATGATTTCACAGAGGAAAGGCATTTTTTGGGAGACGTTTCACAGTGGTGTATTAAGGCAATTGAACAAGGTCACATGAATTTAATGTTGGGTCAACGAATTGGAATTAAGACCCAGAAACGAAAAACAATTTTGGTAGAAGAATTATTCGAAGAAAAACCTCTAGATTTGGATCCTTCGTGTGTGGGAATTTTCATCCCCGAGGACGAAATTTTACGTCGACATAAATACGAATGGTTTGCCTATGTGTCCAAAGAAGATGTATTGAAGGTGAATGCGATTATTATTAAATATATACGAGCGAATTTGTTGAAAGTAAACGATGTTTATTACAAGAACAAAACGGTACAAGAAATGGGTCCAGAATTAGCAGATGTTCGTTACGTGAATACACTGTAAAATTGAAATATAACAAATAACAATGTAGTAAATATGTTATTTTTACAATGAATTTACCAAAATATGATGAATCTACAATACAAAATAGTGAAAACACTTCTTTATCTACAAGAATAAATTGTACAATATGGAGTCGCAAGATATGTGGATTTTGTTTATGTTTATTAGTGATATGGTGTATAATTGTGATATTGGTCGTATATTTATTACGATTTTTACTGGTATAGTATATTTCAAGGATATAACAGTAAAATTGATTTGTATAGTTATTATGTGTGTAATATGATATTTTTAGAGAGAACAATATTGAAGAGAAAATGAATTTGCCAAGATATTATGAACCAATCCAAAATAGTAGTGTAAATAGTGAAAACACAGTTCCAGTGACAGAACGTACTTCTTTATATTCAACAATCATATCGGATCCCGTAGCATACGTACGTTGTCAAGTATGTTATCATAAAATACTAGAAATTTGTTATATTTTGTTGGTAGTATTATTATGGTGTATAATTGTGATTTTTAGTATTTATTTGGTGGCGATTTTTATTGGAATTATAGTCGTAATTCTGAATTCTACATTTGAAACCACAATTGTATTTCTGTTCGGCAAAGCGATTTACCAAAAAAACTTCCCGGTATGTTCTGATACGAAATATACCATAAATGGTTGTTATACTACAACCAATACATACTGTTAATAATTATTATTATGTATATTTATCCTGCTGAATCATAATACTATGTACCCAACAATAACACAAATTACCGTCTGTATATCCTGGTTGTATTCTACATTTTTTATGTTTGAAATTACATTTGAAATTCATTTCAATCAGTGATGGATTCGGCATATAACACCAGTCTCCTTCCTTTATTTGTTTTTCAAAATCTTCCATGTCATTCATGAAATCATCATTATTCAATTTTTTTTCGGTGTTTATTTTTCTTGTTTCAGTTTCTCAAGGAGTTGTTTATCCATTATTACTAATAATATTCATTTATATTCTATATAATTTCATTCATAGATAATGAAATTATGTGTAATGTTTTATTCGGATAAACTATAATAAATCGTCATACCAACAATTACAATTGTAAATCAACAAATATTAGACTACATTTGTAGTCAATTTTAATACCTCATTCACGGGGACACCGGTTTGTCTCCACCACGTTTTTTTGCAGTCTTGCGCACAAACCCGAATTTGCCTTTTTTCGCAAAATAACCAAATTTCTGGAGACGTTTTTCCTTTTTGGCCGTAATATGCTTCCTTTTGGAAACAATGCGTCCCCATTTATTCATGACTAAATCTTTCTTGGTGAGATTACCAGGAGTCTTAAACGCATTGTTATTCATTACTTGGGTTCTTGAACCAAACAATTCAGGAAATGCTTTTCCTTGAAGGTGGTATTTACCATCAGTTGAGCGAGTAGGACGTTTCATTCAATTATATATATAACACATATTTTTATTTTCGAACAATTTGTGAATAACGCATCGCATTTGTAATTTGAGTATCATTCCCAAAAGTATTAAATTTCTTATTTGTTTTTTGTGATTGCGCTTTTATTTGAGATTGGTATCTACAAAATGCGATAATGTCAAATTTACTGCCATTCACACCATTTGAACGACTCAAAGCACTACCACAATTATTGGTCAATGTCATAAACATTATATTATATACGTTATTTACATATAATATACCAAGGAAGGTCCGGAATATAATGTAAGGAAACTAAAAATACCTATCTAAAATAAAAGGAATTTCCATTTTCGCATCAAATGATTTTACTAAATATTGATAGATTGTTTCATATATTTTATTATTTGGATAATCTCGACATGTGTAAATATCCAGAGCCAAATATTCACGTTCTGGGAATGTGTGAATCGATATATGAGACTCGGACAACAAATACAATATACTGATTCCATGTGGTGAAAACTCATGTTTTACTACATGTAATACATGATAATCGTATTTTTTACAAATATTATCGAGTAATTGAGTAATATCTTCAATGTTATTCAACAATCTTGTATTTTTTATTTGTTTTACATCGCAAATCATATGTTTTCCTGCTGATTTTTTTGAAACATCCTCGTACATTTGTAATAGTATTTGCTCATTTTTCTATATCTATTTTTTTGAACATAAATCATGACAATCAATAATCATTATATACATTCTTCATAATCTGTAAATAATTTTCAATTTCGGCCACAATGTTTTTTTCTAGATTCATTCCGTTGGACTTATTATGATCAAACCCAACCATCTCGGCATATTTGCTATCATTTTCCATTAATAACTTAAATGTGATATTATCAGAATACGCAGGTAAATCGTGATAATTCACTAAACAAGTAGACAACTTAATATACTTTGCACACAATCCGTTAATCATCGTAATGACACCATTAATATGGTCTGTGTAAAAAGAATAACTGTTAATGTTACCGTTTCTTGTAGTATACCCTCCTCGAATTCCAAAAGTACATAAATGATGGTCAAAGAAAATATACATTCGATTTGTCTCACGACCAAATGCATTATTCTCGAAGATTTTAAGTACCATAGAATCGCTGGACATGATTGTTATTGCTATTACTAATTTATATTGTAATCTACATTATAACAGCAATAAACCTTTAAGTACGTTTCTAAAATGAATTAGGATCACATCAGTTAGAAAATAAACTATGTATCAAAAATTGATTTTATAAAACCATCTAGAAAATAACAACATAATTATCATACTTCCAAGTCGTATTTACAATCATGTCATCATCCAACGAACTCGCTCAACAATATCAACAAAAGACGGACAAACAGCATATTCTCGATAATCCCGATACATATATTGGTTCGGTAGAAAATGTCGATGCGAATTTGTGGGTATTCGATGAGAACAAGATCGCCTTGAAAACCATTGAATATATTCCCGGACTCTACAAGTTATTCGATGAAGGTATCGTCAACTGTCGTGATCATGTGATTCGCATGATTCAATCCAACAAATCTGACAAAAAAATGGTAACTGCCATCGACATCGAAGTATCCGATGATGGGACAATTACGATGACAAATGATGGAAATGGTATTGATGTTGCCAAACATCCTGAATATAATGTGTGGATTCCTGAGATGATTTTTGGACAATTGCGTACTTCGACAAATTACAACAAAGATGAAAAACGTATTGTAGGTGGTAAGAACGGATTCGGATTCAAATTGGTATTAATCTGGTCAAGTTATGGTTATGTAGAAACCGTCGATCATACTCGTGGTCTTAAATATACCCAAGAATTCAAAGGAAATCTTTCGGAAATTTGTCCACCGACCATTAGCAAAGTGGCCAAAACCACAAAACCATACACCAAGATTGTATTCAAGCCAGACTATACCCGTTTCGGAATTCCGAGTGGTCTTACTTCAGATATGGTGGCACTTTTGAGAAAACGTACGTATGATATTGCGGCAGTCACAGATCATAGTGTGAAGAAGATCAAGGTAAGTTACAATGGTTCTCCGATTCCAGTAAAAAATTTCCAACAATATATCGACATGTATATTGGTGTAAAAGATCCAGCTATTCCGACATCGTTACGAGTGTATGAAACTCCAGATGAAGATGACCGTTGGGAATACGCAGTGGCACTGTCACCGACACACGAATTTCTCCAAATTTCCTTTGTAAATGGTATATGTACTAGTAAGGGTGGTAAGCATGTAGATTATTTGATGGGACAAATTACCCGAAAATTATGCGCATATATTGAAAAAAAGAAGAAAATTACAGTGAATTCGAATTCGATCAAGGAACAATTAATGTTGTTTTTGCGATGTGATATTGAGAATCCGGCGTTTGATAGTCAGACAAAGGATTTCATGAATACGCCTTCCAACAAGTTCGGGTCCTCGTGTACAGTGAGCGACAGTTTCATTGAGAAATTGGCGAAGATGGGTGTCATGGATATGGCATGTTCGTTAACAGAGGCAAAAGAAAACCGATTGGCCAAGAAGACGGACGGATCAAAGACTAAGACGATTCGTGGAATTGCGAATTTTATCGATGCGAATTGGAGCGGAACACCGGAACATTCCAAGGATTGTTGTTTGATTTTGTGTGAGGGATTAAGTGCTCTTTCCGGTATTGTTTCAGGACTGTCGAGTGAGGACAGAAACACCATTGGAATTTATCCATTAAAAGGCAAGGTTCTCAACATTCGTGGGGAGTTGGCCAAGAAGATTTCGGAAAACAAAGAAATTAGCGATCTTAAAAAGATTCTAGGGTTGGAAACCGGACGTGATTACAAAAATATGGGAGATGTTAATCGATATTTGAGATATGGAAAAGTAATGTTTTTGACAGATGCGGATTTGGACGGAAGTCATATCAAGGGTCTTTGTATCAATGTATTCCACTCGGCTTGGGAATCCTTGGTGAAAATTCCCGGATTTCTCTCATTCATGAATACTCCCATTTTACGTGCGAAAAAGGGACAACAAACATTGCTGTTTTACAATGAAGGTGAATACAATACATGGAAACAAACATTGACAGATCAAGGAAGTAGCGTTCAGGGTTGGACAATTAAATATTTCAAAGGGCTTGGAACATCTACCGCCGTAGAATTCAAAGAGTATTTTGCCAACAAAAAGATTGTCGATTTTATTCACAATGGTGATCTCAGCGATGACAGTATTGACAAGGTTTTCAATAAGAAACGCCCAGATGACCGCAAGACATGGCTCGAAGCGTATGACAAACATGCGTTCTTGAATACGAGTTTGCCATCGGCCAAATATGAAGATTTTATCGATCAAGAAATGATTCATTTTAGTACATATGATTGTGCTCGATCCATTCCGAATATGGTCGATGGACTGAAGACATCGTTGCGTAAGATTTTGTATTCGGCGTTTAAGCGTAAATTGACATCAGAAATTAAAGTTGCCCAGTTTTCGGGATATGTGAGTGAAACAAGCTCCTATCATCACGGTGAGGCCTCGCTCAATGGTGCGATTGTGAATATGGCACAAAATTTCGTGGGATCCAACAATATTAATTTGTTAGAACCGTGCGGACAACTTGGCACTAGGTTGTCGGGAGGGGATGACAGTGCGAGTGAAAGATACATCTTCACTTTCTTGAATCCAATTACCCGACTGTTATTTCCAGATTTGGATGATTCAATCTTGAATTATCTGAATGATGATGGTACAATGGTCGAACCCGAATTCTACGTCCCGATTCTACCATTTTGTCTCGTCAATGGTATTTCCGGCATTGGTACGGGATTTTCTTCAAGTATTCCGGCATTCAATCCCAAAACGATTCTACAATATCTACAGAACAAACTACAAAACAAGGATTGTGGTACGGAGGCATTTATCCCCTATTATGAAGGATTCAAAGGTACAGTACGAGAGATTCCCGGAAATACTTCGAAATTTCTTATCAAAGGGGTGTATCAGAAAATGACAGAAGACAAAATTCGCATTACAGAATTGCCGGTAGGGACATGGACCATGTCTTATATTACATTTCTGGAATCTTTGGTCGATGGAGGTGTTGACAAGACGGGTAAGAAAATACAGCCGGTTATTAAGGATTTTACATCAATTAGTACTGATACATTGGTAGATATTACCATTCATTTACCCAAGGGTAAAGTCGTAGAATTAGAACAAAAAGTAGATGATCAAGGCATCAATGGTTTAGAGAAATTATTGAAATTATCCACTACAGTTAGTACAACAAACATGCATCTATTCGATGCCGACTGTCGATTACATAAATATAAGGATGTGTATGAAATCATCGAGGCATTTGTACCGATCAGATTACGTACTTACCAAAAACGCAAGGATTATTTTATTGAAGTATTGGAACGCAAGTTGGTGAAAATTTCCAATCGTGTCCGATATATTCAGGAAAATTTAGACGATGTGGTCGACTTACGTAAGAAGACTTCGCAACAAGTAACCGAATTAATGCAGACACGTAAATTCGATATGTTGGATGGCGACTATGGTTATTTGATCAAGATGCCGATGAATTCGGTAACTGCGGAGAACGTACAAAGTTTACAAAAAGAACATCAAGATATACAAACGGAACTTCGAATTCTCAAGGAGACAACATTGGAGAGAATGTGGTTGAGAGAATTACAAACATTGGATACGGAATACGATGTTTATAGATTAAAACGTGAGAAAATTCAAACAGGGCTGGGTCTGGGTAAAACAGAAAACATCAAACAGAAAAAGACGATGATCGTGAAGAAAGTCACAAAAACATAAAACTCCTTCAATCGCAAACTACCTACCACTAAATACTTTCACCACAAGAGCATTATTACCATATTGATCTAAAAATGGTTCTTTTGACATTAAAATATCATAATAGGTTTGCCATGATATACCCCACTTTGGATATTTGGTAACATCGCCTAGTATAGAAATGTGTTCTCCGACATTTTCAGAATATCCATAACAATATATCAAAGCATGAATGCTTACTAATCCAAATAATCTTTCAGCATTACACCGTTCGTGTCTACTTTTTATGTAATTTAATATATTAAAAAAGTTATATTTTTCGTGTATTTTTTTTAAAAAATCCCAAGTGACAAATGCTTGACATCCAAAACATCCACGTATTAATTGTTTTTTATTGAATAAATCTGCTAAACTGTCTGTATTTTTACATTTTAACTCGTTCATTGCCGACTCATCGGCGTTATAATTGGGAAAAGGTGTAAAATAAGATAAACCCGCAACAGAGTCATATTCATAATGTCCACCCGGAATTTCCCACATGAATTTACAAGGATCTGTTATAGATTCAAAATCAATTTTTCCATGAAAAAAAAAAGAATCGTGAATGATTACGGCTTTTTTAAATAATTTCAGTGTGTAAAGATAATAACATCCCAACAATTCACCTTTTCCTGGAAATTCAGAATGTATAAAGACGATGTTCTCCAAGTTACATGGATACCCATCATCATCAATAATTGTTTGAGAACTATTATCATCAATGACCACAATATTAGGATTTGAATAAAATTTCCGAATTTGTTGAATATTATATTTCCAATAATGACTGTTTTGTTTGGAATTTACATGTCTGACGATAATGAATCCAAAATCATCCGAATAGTCCATGGCCAACTTTTCGGAGTGTAATGTAGAAAAACATGGTTCTCCTGAATTAGAAAAGGTTTCTATATTTGGTGAATCTGTAAATATTGAATGAAACATTGTTATATTATTGAAGATTAACAATATGACAACTTTAACTTGTTTGTATTATTGTTTATTTATTTACAATTTCCATTAAAATTACTAACACCATCCCATAATATTGAATTATTTTGTGCCCATAATGATTTAGCACATGTCGCACTTTTTGCGGTGGTTGCTGCCCATGCTGGATCATTAAAATTAACATCTCCAGTTTTTGAATTATATCCATATATTCCACTAGTTTTACTAGTGATTGGTGTAAATCCCGAACCTACATTTATTCCAGGTGTGGTACTATTTCCAGGAACCACGCAATTACCACTACTATTTAATTTCCAATAATTCGGACATGAACTGGTATATGGAGGAAAAGTCGTACTAGAATTATTATATGACATCATAATCGCTACAGCTACAAACATAATTATTAATGCTATAATAGCAATAGTCAATACACTATAATGAAATGTATCCATAATTCAATTATATCTGTTATATATAAATATACCAGAAAGTTATAAGAAACAATATTAATTATAAAAATGTTTTCAAATTATTCTTCAGGATATGATTCTCAAACTAGTATATTAAATTTAGCGAAGCGGGATCCATTTATGTTAGAAAAACAAAATGGTCGGGTGAATATTATTGAGCAACCATCGAACAAGATTATATTTCAAATGGCTGAAAAAATAAATTTAAAAAATAAACCCACTGACTATCGTGATGCTCTTACCGGAAATTGGGAACACAATATATTGGAGCAAGTTTTTTTTTGCGCTGAAAATATACAAATAATTCAAAATGCGATCAAGGCGAATGTATATAAATTATCAGGAAATCGATATATACTTCCCAATCAAAGTATTCAGAATTTAAAAATCATTATGAGGAGTATGTATCTTCAATATGCGGAACATTATGCGGATAATATTAAATCACAAGTAGAACGCCTAAATAAATTAGTATTAGATTTCGTAATACCAAATGTTTATAACGAGGCAGTCAGTTATGAAAAATATTGCCGTGATGCGAGTACATTGGTTGTTCCTTTAGCGCTGCCCTTACAACACAATCGAGAATATAAACAATTAGAATTGAAACCCTGGACGTAAATTATATTGCTACACCTGAAGAATTATAATCATCTGTGCGATAACCATTCGCATACAGAAAATTATGTTGTTTATATCTGATATAATTATAATGAGTATGACCATATACCCACCCCACTAGATTTGGATGTTCTAATAGATTATCTAATTGTGACGCAAAAACACAATTCAATTTACTTCCCAAATATTCTTCAGAAATACATTTATATGTAGGTGCGTGGTGACTAATAATAATACAAGATTTATGTTCTAGTTTATCACAAATAAATTCCACATTCTTTTTATATAATCGATCACAATACATTGGTGTAAAATCCTTGATAAGAGTATAATCACATACTTGAAACAAATCCCACATTTCAACATCGTTATCAGGATTGTTCAATATTTCAGACCATAATGTACTTCCTACAAATGTAATCCCATCATATTCAAATATACGGTTATTCAAATAAATAACATTTGTAAAATAACCAAACAAGCGTTCTATACATTGATCGACTTCTGTAATGGTGTGATAATAATATTCATGATTGCCTGAAACAAACAACACATATTTGAAATGTTTGGAACAATACACAATGAATTTTTCAAATATATCCGAATATGGATCACCAATATCACCAGCCAATGCTAAAATTTCCGAACTTGGTTTGAGAATCTTCTCAAAGTCTGATTCCGTAATGTCATTACGTTCTAAATGTAAATCAGAGCAGACTTGTAACATTATTAAATTTAAATATTATTATATACACGTATTTTTTATATAATAATAAATTTTTGTATCAATTATTCAATTTTTATCGTTTGCTGGTACGCCTACGTTTGGTTCCCATATGATAGCGACGACTCTTGACGTAACATTTTTTGTTGGCACATTTCCTCGTACCTTTTGCGCATCTTTTGGTAACGGTCGAATTTTTCTTCACACACTGACCACTTGAGCATTTTCTGTATCCTTTTGAACAACGAGACATTTTTGTAAATATACATAATGTAAATATAATTATACGCCTCTAAATCGCAAAATACTCGGAGGTTCTCCCAATAATAAATCCAATTTATGTAAAGAAATCGTTTGTTTAAATACTACATTATCTTCCATTTCTATTAATTCATGTTTCAATCTTCGTAAATTATCAATTTCTGGCAATAAATCGGTAACATACACTTCCATCGCTGTACGTAATATTCCGATAGATCCTCCATATTTTGAATGTTGTTGGGCAGTTTCGTTTTTATCAATTGATTTATATTCATGAACCATATTTTGTATTTGAGACAATATTTTATAGATCATTTCCTGTTTTTTAGAAATTAATTCTGCGTTATGAATATTATGAAACAAATCATCATTCATCTTTACATGATCCGCATATCCTTCCAATGCATCATTGTAACTTTCTAGAATTTCTTTGAATATTTTGACAGAAGATTCCTCACTAATATAATTAAATAAAGAATCTAATTTTTGTCGTATTATTTCCGTTTTTTTTTCTTCTAAAAGTTCCTTAAATACTCCCAGAAAATATTCGTTTGAACCGTGTTTTCCACGAAATAGTTTAATATCTAACCCACATTTATTTGATTTATCACCACATACTGCGGTATATCCATTTGAATCAGTACGAAAAAACATACCTACCGCACGTTTACAATTGGTACATTTACCTTTGACCATTTTCGCACGTTTCATACCGGATTGTTTGGTTGTACCTTTTTTAAATGCTTCACGCCGTTTTTTTAATAATTCAGATTCATAATTATGTTTTATTTTAAAAAAGGTATTCAAAGCATCCACATAACTTATTTTAATATTGCTACTATATTTTTTATCTAAAATTTTAATTTGTTCTGTTATATTTTCATAATCTCCAAAATCAATATAATCATAGGATGTTTTTTCCAATGTCAAAGGATTATTCTCGGAAATATATTCATGAATGTTTTCTGGAATATTTTTAACAATTAACAATGGATTATTAGACACATTAAGTGTTTTCAAATTAGATAAAAAAGATAAATCCAATTCCCGAAGTTTATTTTGATCACAATACACTTTTATCACACTTTTGGGTAATTGTAAAATGTTCTCCAATCGATTATTACTACAATGTAATTCTTCCAAATAAGATATTTTAGATAAATTAAGAGTCTTCAGAAAATTATGATCAATGTCTAAATACAAGAGAGAACCTGGCAATTTATCCAAATGAATCAACAAATTATTATTACAAATAAATTTAGATATTCCTACAGGAATATTGCGAATATCTGTGATTTTACCAGGACCAAACGACAATGATCTCAATCTCGGAAATTTAGTACTAAGAATACTCAAATCAAGTTCTCCTGAAAATGCGCTTTGTAAATTTAAATCCACAATTTCGGGTTTCAATTTATCAACAATGTTCTCCAATTGAGATTGAGCAATGTTTGAATCACGAATAATATTTTCACGTTCATCTAAGATAATATCTGACATGGGTGTATTTTATGTTTTGGGAGAACCTGTATACAATAATTTACACTATAATTTCCACATTTTATAATTTTGAAATAATCAAGTAAAATCTAGACCTTCATTCGGATTATATGTAAATGGCAAATCCGTAATCATAGTAGCTTCTTGTCGTTTCTTTTTTTCATAATTCTGATAATCACGTATTTTAGATAAAACATAATTTTGTTCTTTTAACATTTGCGCATCTTTTTCATGTTTTGGTACATCTTTAGTTCGACGTCTAAAATAAAGGACACAACCGAGAACCAGAATAAATGCTAAGAAAATTCCAATATTGAATACCCAAACATATAATGTTGTTTTATTTTGATGACAACGATATAATGTATCCTGTAAATATCCACGTAAATTTGATTCAACGAGTCTAGGATATTCCATCAATCTATATGGTATTATTATTATTTATTTTATCTAAAATAACATATTTGATAATGTATAACGACAATGTATTATGAAAAGATGCCGAATCCATTTGATCTTTTACAACCTTCATCTGTTGAAAATAAATCCATAAATCAAAGAGAGAACAATACGGAAAAAGGAATAAAAGAAGGTATGGGTGGTGCAGTAACAGATTCACCGGATCCATCTCCCGCCGTAAAAACACAATTCAATGGTATGTTAGTAGCAGTTTTCTTCATGTTAGCTATATTCATGGGATTAATTTACTATTTTAATTCAAGTTTCATGTTATTAAGTGAATTAAATACGAAAGTGGGTAATCCGGATAATTATTATAATGTGGGAAATTTTAATGAATTTTTCGGGGGGAAATTACAGTCGAGTTTTATTGTTATTTTTTTGATTTTATGGATGGCGGTTTTTGCTTTGAATATTTTATTATGTAAAATAATCATAAATGTTGCGGACATCAATCAAATTATTTACATTACCACTATTTATTTCTTTGGTATTGTTGGTAGTACCATGGCAATTATTAACAATATTCCTAGTTTAGTGGAAGTGTTTGAAAATACAATTGGATTTTGGGTGTTACCATGGACAAGTAATATGAAAGAAGTAACCACCATTTTTAAGAACAAGGCTTATGAGAACAATGAAGAATTGAAGAACTTGGGAATATCAATTAATCATGACTTCTTATTAACTACATTTAGTTTGCCAAATTTTCACGATCATTTTGATGAATTAAGCAAGAAATCAACAGATAATGATAATAAAAGTTTTTATATTGATAATGGTAATAATGATGTAGATGTAGAAGAAAATCGTTTAAATTTATTAAGCTTAATATTACAAAAATATACAATTGGACATTATGTATGGATGTTGATTGCGTCTTATGTTAGTATATTACTTACTGTAAATTCATTGCCAGGATAATATTCCTCCGCTCCATTCTTTGTGCTACCGGAACGGAAGAACTCCCTTGATAAACTTCTCAAGACTTCGTCCTTCGAAAACACTACAATATGTTACATTTATTGTTGTAAATAGTCAATAAATATAACGGCTAAAAATAATCAATCGTCAATAATACCGTAAAATATGATAAAATGGCTAAAACAATGGCAACAATCCAAATGGGTATCACGGTTTTATGAGAATAGCCAACCCCAAAAGGTCTAAATCCACCATCCGCATTATACATTAATGATGGTTTTATCCAATGTATTATACCAAAAACAATGGCAAAGATAACAATGGCAATATTTATTTTATTAATCTGTAAAAATCGTTTCGTAAGCATCTAATTATTATTATCTGATAAAAAAAAGTAGAAAATTTCAAAACTCGTCCGGATCCCGATCTTCCGCATAATATACCCCATCACCATAATCTTCCCCAAAATCGCCGAAATCATTGCCTTCGTTGTCATGTTCTCGAATAGCATCAAGTTGTTCTTCTGCTTCCAATACATTCACATCTACTGCCATAGGATTTCCCATATCTCCCCCGAAAACATCGGCATCCATTTCACTACGTTCTCGTTCATACGTAGATTTGTCATAATACACCAATCCTTTCTGTAAACCCGCATTCCACCTCCCCATTTTGTATTGTTTAAATTGATCTTCAATCTTACGTTCATCCTCATTTAATGAGCCTAAATAATCTGTAATACGTTTCTTCTCTTGTTTTTTGGAAAGTCCAATTTTTTTCGAGATTTCTGTATAAGAAAGGAAAATAGGTAGGTTCTCTTTTTCAATATTTATAAAAGCTAATAACATTTGAGCAATACGTGATTTAAAATCACTAGGCTCGACAATCTGTAAATCTATTTCTTCAATATCTTGTTGAACATTGTCAACATTTTCAGAAACATCTATGAGAACCGCTTCGGATTGTGTGGTTACATCATTTTGACTAGTAATATTTTCTTTTCTTATTTTTTTAGAGGTAATAATATCTGAACGGATAGTCTCCGGGTTCTCCGAAGATACAATATATTCATAGATTGTGGAATATAGGAAATAGATAAACATAAGATATGTAGCTTCCGCATCAAACAATGAATGGAATTCGTCAGAACCCTTTAAAATCGGTGAATAAACGGGCAAAGCATGTACAATATTGAATAAATCACGAAGTTTTGTGGTAACATCTTGTAACAATTCTGAAACAATGGCATCTCCGAAAAATGGACGAATTGGATCCCAATATTTACTCAATGCTGTATCTAAATCACGAACATGTACCGATGCCAACCCCCAATGGGAAGGAATACGATCATAAATGGTTTCTTGTAAAATCATTTGAGGAAATAGTCGTGACATATCGTAAACAATATTTTTTACATTTTGTGTAGTTTTATAAAGGAAATCTTTTTCAGATAACGCAAATGAAGAATGAAGATTTCCCGGATTCATTAGCCAATCTTGAAAATTATGAAATTTAGAATCTTCCAAGTTTCCGAATTTATCCATGAAATCCACAATAGCATAATACATACGTTCATTCGTTTTTGCCACATAATTTTTCAAATCGTCCAGTTCGGGACGAGCTTCTTTTACCATTTTCTTCGGATTAAATTTATTAATTACAGCCAATAATCTCTTACGAAAAATATCTTCGATGATAGGTGAATCCATTTGAATAAAACTCTCTAATAAATCACGTACAACATCTACTTGAGAAAACGATTGTTCTGGATTTAATTCAATACGATTGTTATTTCTCACAATCGTCATTAATTGTTCTAAATTGTTTGGATTGTACTGTTTACCATTCATTTTCAAAAATTCTATTTTATCCATCATAGACCAATCATGTTTGTATCCTGGAAGACTTGATGGTTTTTCGGAACAAACCAGTAACAACGATTCTGGTATAGGAATTTCCGAATCAAAATGACAATAATGAAAAAATGCCCCATAAATATTTTCTACTAGTGTAACATTAGTAATCGTCGGATATTTAATTCCCGTAAACCCCGGATGAAAAAGTAAGGCAGGGCGACTCAAGATAGAATGAGTTTCTTCCACCATTTCTGACAAATATTGTGTGATTTCCATGAATTTTTTGATAGATGGGTTCTCGTTAATGAAATATGCCAAAGGTTCTATTAATATCGAATCATGACAACATGCATTTTCCAAAAATGGTATTTTACTAGACGTTTTTAGAAGTGAATCTTTGTGTTTTACAATATCATTGATAGATTCAATAATCGCATAACCATATTGTACGGAACGTGATTTGATGAGGGATAAATGTGTTCTTTGTTCTTTATGACCATCTCGTATTTGATCCATCAATTCACGTTCATATTCTTTAGTAATCGGTCGTAATTTTGAAATAATTGAAAAGGGAACTACTGGAGGTAAAAAAAGTGGCCATCGATTGATGCCATGTTCCATGGGAATTACATCATTCGGATGTAGGATAGTATATTCACGTTTTTTTAAATACAATTGTTCGATGTCGGTACGTTCAGGTAAGATTATTTTTTCAAGGGTCTCTTTTATTTTCGAAGTATAGGCTTCTACATTCAAACGTTCAATTGAATTCCATGGTGTAGAACTGCTTTTTAATTTAAACATGACACACGCAATATATTGAATTCCAGTAAGATCTTCCACACCACCATCCAATGGGTAACCTTGGAATGACCGTATACATCCAGGAAATGTCTTTTTGGTACGAAATGAGGGAATGGCGGTTTGAATCGAAATTAATATAGTGGAAGAAATAATCCAAAACATGAATCTATTTTTGTAGATTTCATACGGAATTGGACGAACACCTTTCTTTTTTTCCAAGGCTTGTGCTTTTTTCTCATATATTTCTTCACTCTGAATATGTTTTTCCATAACTTCATTCGTAGTGAATAATACAAAATTTTGTATTGATTCGATCGGTATTCCAATTTGTTGACAAATCGTTTTAGTGATATTATAAATATGTTGATTTTGTTCATTTTCGAAAATAGATGTAGCAGCAGTCGACGTTTTACCGGAATCATTCATTGTTAAAATTTTGCCCAATCGAGTTTCGAATTCATCTTCCAAAATATCATGTGTAGCTATATGCATTCCTTGTTCTGTAAATTCATCTTCAGTTACAAAATCTATTTTTCGTAAAACATATCCAGTATGTTTATCTACAATGGAATCACCATCATCGCTGAGAACACCTACATCACGACATACTTCCGCCAGTTTTGCGGAATAATTTCCACCCATACAAAATACCAAAGATAATTTGTGTAAACTTTGTGGAAAAAGAGTAGTATTTGTGTCCCGACAATAAAACCAAGCGGGGTTCTCTGCCAAATCATCAATCATGGGTTCTCTACAAAACATTTCTACAAACTTAACAATGTCTGCTTGTTTTTTCTGGAAATCATCCTGACCGAGAACCTGATCACGAAAATGAATATGAGGACTTTCCAATACTTCCTCACGAATCGACGTTCGACCCAAGTCATACGCATAATCATTGTATTTTTCCATTTTTACTTGATTTAACATACGTTCTCGAATAATTTGTTTGTAATTTGCCTCTAATCTTTTCTTAATACCTTTGGTCATTTCCTCAATCGAACCCGAAATACGTTGCGAAAATTCGGATTTCATTCGTAATTTATTGAGGGCCAACATACGTTGTTTCGACATCAAATCGGATTCACAAATATCTGTTTTCTGGTCTTTGAAACAATTTTCATTGATATTACAAAATAATGTAGAAGTATCTAAAAAAGCCTCTTCATTTATACTTGTATCATGTACCCATTGATTTTTTACTCTCTTGAAATATCGTGTTTTACTCGACATTTTTACCCCAGATTTGTCGTAATCTTCCATATTTGGAGACATGGGTACATATGCGGGAGATTCAGACCCGGATCGAGGTTGCGGAGTTTGTATTTCTGGTATTTCTATTTCATCGGATTTATAATCAATCATGACGGTGGCATATTCGCCATCTGATACACGTTTTTTACCTTCCACAATCGATTTTGCCATATCTTCAGCGATTGACCGATCGACATCGTGTTTATGAATCAAATTCATTTTCAAAAATTCTATAAACTCGGGAGGCCCCATGGCTTTTTTTTCAGATTGGTACATTTTATTAAAATATTCATAAGAAGGAGTCCATGAATCTAATTCTTTGTCATAAAATACATCATCATTGCCATTATCATCACGCATATCTGACATATTTTTGTATTTTTTCGCCAAATATCTACGAATACAATCTTTTGCCTTTATTTTTTCCGTTTCTGTTAAATCATCTAATTTAGCAGGTTCAAAAGCTTCTAAAATATTTTCTGGTGTAGACAATGTTTTTATCATCATTGTTGTGATAATATCTGAAAAGAGAACCGAACAATCCGTAACATTTATTTTAACCAATAATTCTGAAGGTGAACAATTTTGCCATGATTTTCGTTCATTTTCATTATTTTCTTTTGATAAGTGGTATCCATCTTCAAACATATGTAGAAAATCTTGATTATCAAACAGAATACGTTGTATTCGATTCATTTGATAATTGATTCGGAATGTATTTTTGCGAATTTTTTTATAATAATTTGCCTTTTTTGCGAATTTTTCTCTTATTAAAATGAGTTGTTGCTTTACGAAAAATCGTATTTCATCATATTGCTTGTAAGTAATGTCTTTTGTATAAATTAAAAAAGGCTCCAATTCTTTTACAATATCCACCAATGACAATTTATCTTTTATATATTTTTGAACAAGGCGAAAAATAACACGTGTTTTTGGAATGATTACATTGATAAATTTTTCAAATTGTTTTGATTTTTGTAGTGTATTGTTGTCACTTTCTAATAAGAATTCTTTTGAATTTGCCAAGAATTTTGGACGGCCTTCTGCGAACGAAGATGGTTTAGGTTCATCATCTTCATATGGTATTTCTTTATCCAAATCATCCACAACATATTTACCCATGTCTGTTTTACTACGCAATATACGAAACAATGACATGTAATGTTGATGTAAATTTGTTTTATTAAATAGTTTTGTTCCAGGAAGATGAATATGTGAAAAATTAACAACTGGTTCTGGTAACATCACAAGTGAAGCTACACTCATTTTATCATTTGGTGTCATATTTTCACGAACATGGATCGTTTTTCCAGAACGCATGAGAATCTTACTTTTTTTGGTCATTCCCATTTGATAACGTTGAATTACAAATCGTCTACGATCCAATGCATCGTTACCTCTTTTTTTTGTTGTAACGGAATTTACGGTACTGTAACAATCTTCAAAATTATTTACAATAACATCCATATTATCCAATACTGATTGTGATTTTGTTAAATTTGTTTCTAGGTCGGTTTCCGGAATAAAACACTCGTTTATTTCATTTAATTTTGTAAACAAATATTCATATTTATTCACGCCATTCGGTAGTGTATTTTTATTATATGATTTAAATAATTCGTGTTGATCGTTTATTTCTTTATTTAATTGTGAAAATACAACATCGGAAATTGCGGATGATTCTTCATCTTCAACATTTTTTGTATTGTCATCTGTACTGTAAATAAATTTTTGTTGAGATACTGTCGGAATTAACCATGATATTTTTGTATCTAAATTACGAATACGTTCTACTAAAGGTTTATGTGACGGGCCTAATTGTGTAAATCCTACAATATTACCATTCTCATCAAATTTTGAAAACATGAACCGTAATTGTTTAAAACGTTCTATTAATCCATGAATTCGATCTAGTACTTCTTTTGTCCGACGACTATTCGGTATAGTAGATAATAATTCATCCATTAAATCATTTGCCTGTACTTCTACACCATAACGTCGTTGTGTTTCGGGTAATTCAACTAATTGTGAAATTTCTTCCAATTCTTCACCAAAAACAATACTATCCGCTTCTAAATACATGGAATTCAATACATCAAATATTTCCTTTTCTGGTTCTGGTTTATCTGATAATTCATCTGTATTTACATTATCTTCTGAATTCGCCATAATGTCTATTGGTTCGTCTGTTTCTTCATCTTTTTCTTGTAAAGACTCCGACAAAGATTTGGAAAATTGTTTACCTAATAATCCAGTCGGTTTTTCACGTATTTCAAAACGTTCAAATGGAATATTTCGTGGAATGCCTTTATAATCAAAATCAATATAAATTACATCCATTTCAGGATATGTAGTTACTTCAATCATATCTTCATCCAAATTTGTAATTTGTCCACTTATAATTACAGGAATTTCGCCACCAATATGAATATCAATCCATGTTTTTGGAAGGAGATTATTTTGACGGGCATATCCTTCTTCTTCACTATGGCTTAATATGTATATTTTCTCGATTGATTCATCGGTTAAGTAACCTTCAGAGTCCATATTCAATTGAATCGTGTTTAAATTGGCAACATCCAACAATATTATTTGTGTTTCGTCAATGTAATCTATAAAAAAAGTCTGTTCATTTATATTTTCATGATTAGGTGCGATCAATTGAATAATATCACCTAATAATAATTTTATTTTACTTCCTCCTAGAATTACTTTTATTTCACCAGGAGGAGAACCTATCATTGTATTATCTTGTGTTTCCATTATATTTATAAATAATTTTTCGGAATATATAAAATGGTACGATTTTATATTTTGGAGTATTTACATGAGATATACACGTTTTTGTCGGTAAATATATTATTGTTGCGGGTTGATTTGTTACTGTAATAGTTTGGTAAAAATTGATTATAAAATATAATATTACGTATAAAGGAAATAACTCAACAGTTTCTTATTTCTATTTGAAAGTAAATTCCAGAATATAATGTCGTCAAATATCATCGTAATTGATACAAATATTGTCAGTAAGACATTGATAATTCAAGAGAAGAATACAATTGATTATAAAATTCTGAATTACGAAAAGGCTCATGTTTGCTTTGATGACGATGTTACGGGAAAATATCGTTCGGTAATTGTTTCCAATGTGTCGAATCAGGTGATGGCTATTGGACCACACAAATCTATTTCATTTGGTACATTTGTAAATCGTTATCCTGAATTGGAAGGAAAAATTCCTAATGAAGTAATAATTTCTGAAATAATTGAAGGAACTATGATTAATTTATTTTATAATAAAGACAAAAATGTGTGGGAGATTGCCACTAAAAGTGCGGTTGGTGGTCATTATTGGTATTACCGGCAATATTATGGTGGTATTCAAGAACAATATACATTCAGAAAAATGTTTATGGAGGCAATTGGCGAACACTCATTGAGTGATCTTAATGATAGTTATCTTATCCAACATTTATCCAAAGATTTGTGTTATAGTTTTGTATTACAACATCCGGCCAATCACATTGTATTAAATATTGTACATCCAACCGTATATTTGGTAGCTATTTATGAAATTTGTCCATCAATTGAAATTGATGATTGTAGTTGTGTTAGACATATATCATTGTATGAATATACGAGCGAAAGTGTAGATATGATGAGGTTAATGAGTGCGGGTATATTTCATTTACCAAGGGTATATAATATGGGATGGGTAAATAACATATCATATTTGGAATTAATGAACGAAAAAGAAACGAGTCCATTTCCGATGGGATATATGTTGGTTCATTCGGGGACGGGCGATCGTTTGAAAATAAAGACGGATAGTTATGACAGATTGAAAGAATTACGAGGAAATCATCCAAACTTACAGTATCAATATTTGTCGATTATGCGTACAGGAAAAGTAACAGAATTTCTTGAATACTTTCCAATTTATAAAACATTATTTTGCCAATTTTATGAACAGGTTTCAGAATATGTGAAACATGTACATAGGTTGTATTTGGATATTTACGTCAATAAAAACAAGAATATTTTGGAGAACTTACATAAAAGTATGCGATTTCATTTACAACAAATCCATTATCATAAACACATCTTAGAAAATCAAATAGTTACCAGGAATGTAGTATTTGGATGGTTTTTATATTCACAGGAACCTGGACAATTTCTCTATATGTTACGCATGTAAAAACATCTATTTCCTTTTACTATTATTCATTTTCCTTTTACTATTATTCATTTTCCTTTTACTTTTTTTTATACTTTTCTTTATTTGCCTTCCTCCTATAGCGGAATTTATCTTTTGTTCATAATTTACATTATCGCAAATATCCACAATTTTTGTTTTTATATTTGTTATTTCGGCTAAAGTCTTTGCTTTCTCAATATCTATTTTTTGTTTCGTTATTTTATTTAAGTCATCGATTGATTTTCTCATATCTGAATTTGTTTTTATGATATTACTACGAGCTTTACCTCGTGTGCGCTCACTGTTGATATAATATTTGTAAATAAATTTTATTTTTTTTGATAATAATTTACATTTTTTTTTATATTCAACGTCTATCAATAAATCATATCGTTCAATCAATTCAAATCCAAGTACAATAAATTGATCAACCGAAAATTCAAATTTATCTTTTTGTTTATTAGTATGAAGATTCATATTTACAGTAAATCCTATTAAAAACCCATCTTTATTAAACATTGGCTGACAATCTGATAAAAACGAATCAATGTAAATCTCTAATAATAGTTTTTTATTTTTTAATAAATCGGATGTATCATCACCTGGGTTAATTTTAATTCCTTCAACTATTTCAACTATTTTGCTATCATCTACATTTATAGAAGAAACCGGGTTTTGTAAATGTTCGAAAAGCACAGATTCTAGTGAATTCTCAAATACCGGGATAGATGTAGATTGTGATTGTATAGTTGGAGGTAGTGGTGGTAGTATATTTGGCATTAGTTAACATATATGTATAAAAAATTACATATAAATTTTAGAATTTGCTCAGAATTTACTATACATTTCCGATAATTTACTCAGAATTTGTATATATCTCATAGAATGCGCTTTATTTTCATCGCTCATGATACGAATCGGTTCTCGTAAAGTATCTATAATATCTAAAATCGCATTAGAACCGCCTAAATGACCTAAATCTTCATTATAATCCTTTTCAAAGAAGAAAGAAATATCACCGGCGTCAATAATTTCTCTATATCGTGAATAAATGTACCCATGCCAAATCTTAATTAAAATGGTGGGATTTGCTTTTTTTGCCATTTCAAAAGCATTTTTTCCAGTTAGAATTCCCGCATTATTCGGAAAAATCGTCAATATTTCATTAAAAAAATCAAAGAAATTAGTGTTGAATGTTCTCAAGATTGTAGTTTTATCTGTTGCCATATTTAATCCTATTCTATATAGAACAAGTTTTTTATGTGTTTTTAACTATTAATATTTTTTAATTTATCACGTATCATTCTGTAGGTTTTCCCTCTTACAGATGTTTTCCTATCTTCAGGAACATAATCTATATTGAACAATTCATCTTTTATTTGAGATGTTCTTTTCATTGTTCTAATCTTATAAAAATAAAATCATTAACATTCGGTTGTCGATCGTACCGAACTAATATTATATCAATATAATATAATAGTTATCTATGATACCAGATTTTCATGAAGACAGAATTACATTTTTGAGATTTATCAAAAACAATAAACACATCTTTGATATACTACTGTACGATGGTAAATACAATTTAACAAGAGGATTCAATCAAACGTACGTGAAATAAGCATACAAATTCTTTCTAATAGTAAACGTCAACGATGACGCAAATATGGGTTCTTTCATGGACGACTTGAATGATTTTACTGTAGATGAAGATCCCGCCGACATGACTGACATGGTTGATGAGTTTGTGAGGTGGATAGAAAACAAAACGACTCGAACCAAATTTCGAAAAGAGTCCAACAAACTCCTTGAACAAGCAATAAAATCAAGAGTAGAGACCATGAACGAACGAACGAACCGCCATAATACGGGACGAATTTTTAGGCGTAGAATATGAGCCAGACGATCGGAAACATTCTGTAAAAGGCAAAACGTATAGAAAACAACGCAACAAATGGTACTCCCAATTTGGCGGTAAGAAGCGTAAAACAAATAAAAAGGTGTAGTTTTAAATTTTCAAGGGTGTAAATCATCAATGAAAATATACATATATCAAGGTAAAGATGGAATAAACAAGGGTGATTGTTGAACATCTACATTACGTTGTTGTTGAATCGAATCCATGTTCACATTGACACTTACTTTATCGGGGCGATATTTATCAGGAGGTGTTTCGATAAAATTATCTCCGGAATTTACTGAAGTATAATTAAACATTTGACGATTGCCTCCATTACCTTTCGCACTCAAATCTTCCTGAGTCGCATTAAAAAATGTAAACTGTTCTGATACAATATTCGAACCACCAGAACCGCTCATATTTTGAACAGAAAATCCTAAAGGTTCTCCATCGCCAAAATTCGCACTAGCTAACTTTTCTTTGATCATCGGTTCATAATGTTTGACAATATCATTACCAGAAACAAGTTGATAATTTTTATTTACTAATAATAATGAAGGAACACTATGAATATTTGGCGGAAGAATGACAGTTTTACCATCTTCTAATGCTATTTTTGTTTGGTTTGTTTTCTTGTCATGAAAACGTTTATCAATACAAATAAAACTGATTTTATCTACTAAATTACCTTTGACTAAAAATTGGAGAATTCGTTGAGAATGTTTACAGTAATTACTATAATAAAAAATATCCATAATGGGATTGTATATTTTTTATTGGATATTTTTTGGGTGATGATTTCCGCATAGAAAACTAATATTTCAATGGAGAACCTAAAAATAAAATCATAAAAACACCAATATTGTAAATAAAAGAAGGTTCTCCAAATTGTAAATTGAAAAGTTATCTCGGATATTTTTCCTGAATGTTTTTACAAGAATTATTTATTGAATATAACCTTTTTATTTACTTGGATGGAGAACCTAAAAATAAATACAAAAACTATCATAAAACACATACAACTACAAATGTTTTCTACAGGCGTAACATAGTTTTAGATAATTTACATTTTAATAGTATTTACGCACATGGAATGTAACAAACGATTTTGGAAATAAAACACAAAATAGCCTAAACAAACCATAAACATTTGGAAATAAAAATTACCACTTCTTTTTTTAGTAATTGCTAAGAATAAAAAGCTCAATACCGCAATCGTAAATAAAACAAACCCAAAAATAGAAAGGTACAAGAACCAAAGACAGTAAAACTTGTCCATCGGACCGAAAAGCTGATTCATTAAATTGTTTTGCATGTTAATATATCATATACCCCTAAATAAAATTACTTTGCTAAAAAACAAAATAAAAAGAATTATTATCAAATACTAGATATTATTGTATTATAATATTATATACCACATAGGTTTTCCGTTGTAAATATGGATACGGAAAAAATATGGAAAATCATCAATACATATTTTGAAGACAATCCACAATCTTTAGTTGCTCATCATCTGGATTCCTACAATGATTTTTTTAAAAATGGTATTTTCCAAATATTCAAAGAAAAGAATCCGGTTTCATTATCATCTGTATATGACGAAAAGTTAGGAGATTTCAAACATCAATGTAATATGTATTTGGGCGGAAAAGACGGTTCTCGTATCTATTTCGGAAAACCAGTCATTTATGATGAAAAACATGCGCATTACATGTTTCCAAATGAAGCTAGATTACGTAATATGACGTATGGTATGACGATACATTATGATATTGAGATTGAATTTATAGATTTATTGGGAGAGGGTGAATCGCCGAATGTGATGATCGAAGGAGGAAGAATCGATACAATGTTAGAAACGGCAGAAACAGAAGATGATTATGGAGGACAGATCAGCAAACCTTTTCAAAATTACAAAATTGGTGGACTAGAGAAATTAGAAAATGTAGAAAATAATGGCGGTGCACCTAAACCCCGTAGAGATGGTCGCAAAAAGGTTACTAGAGAAAAACGTATAGTAAAACCATTCCAGATGACTCCTGCGATTGCGGCTGCTATGCGTGAAGCAACAGAACAATCATTAGAATCTTCCGAATTTGGTCGTTCTCAAAAACGTACCATTATTTTACCCAAAATATATCTCGGTAAATTCCCAATTATGCTTCATTCCGATTTTTGTATATTAAAAAGTTTACCTCCTGAAATTCGACATACTATGGGAGAATGTAAAAGTGATTTGGGAGGTTATTTTATCATACAAGGTTTAGAAAAAACCGTAATAACCCAAGAGAAATTCGCAGATAATATGTTGTGGATTCGCAAAGGAAAAGATACATTGGATGATGAAGGTAATATAGTTTCGGCCACGACATATCTTTATTCCGCAGAAATTAGATCTGTTTCGGAAAATGTTTCAAAACCCATTCGAAATTTATCAGTTCAAATTGTTGCGCCCACTTCCACATATACAAACAAACAAATTGTTGTAAATATTCCCAATGTTAGACTTCCCGTGCCCCTTTTCATACTATTTCGAGCGCTAGGTATATTGTCCGACAAGTCCATTATCGAAATGTGTTTGTTGGATATAGAGAAATACGAACACATGGTCGATATTTTTATACCCTCCGTACATGATGCTGGTGGTATAATGACTCAAGCTTTGGCAATTGAATATATAGCATCTCTAACTAAGGGAAAACGTACAGAACATGCTCTCGAAATTTTGGCCGATTATTTTTTACCACATATTGGGGAGGTTAATTATATTGAAAAGGCTCATTATCTCGGTTATATGGTTTTGCGTCTTTTATCTGTATCGACGGGATTGGATACACCTACAGATCGTGACAATTTCAAATATAAACGTTTAGAATTAGTAGGTTCTCTGATAAACGATCTTTTCCGTGAATATTATAATTTACAATTAAAACATATTCAAGAGAATTTCGAGAAACGTCTTTTATATAGTAAAATTTTATATGAAAAAGACTTGCCACTATTAATACAAACATTTCAAGATGAGGTATTTAAAACACGAGTAGTAGATGCAGGTTTAAAGAAAGCATTTAAAGGGAATTGGGGTGCGACTGCGAGAACCAAACGTATTGGTGTTATACAGGCATTGGATCGACTGTCGTTCAACACATATTTGTCACATTTGAGAAAGATGAATTTACCCATGGACTCGGGATCCACATTGGTTGAACCTCGAAAATTACATTGTTCTCAATGGGGATTTATCGATCCAATTGATACTCCAGATGGTGGTAACATTGGACTACACAAAACACTTGCTATTTTGACACATGTTACTCGACCAGGCCAAACTACACGAAAACAATTAATTGATTGGATGCGTGAAAAAATTAGTTTACAATATGTGGAAGAATGTTCTCCGAAAATGCTTTCAAATATGACCAAAATTATGTTGAATGGATATTGGGCAGGGGCGATAATGGATCCATTTGATTGTATTAAAAAGATTAAATTATTCCGTAGAAATGCACTGTTGCCTATTTTTATGAGTGTAACATTTGAAATAAAACACAATACAATTTATATTTATACCGATGCTGGACGTGTATCTCGTCCTATTTTTTACAAGGATGATGAAATACAAAAAATGTCGTTTGAAAGTAAAGAACTTGAAAACATATTAAATAATAAAGGAACATCTGGAGAACTATACTGGGAAAATCTTACTACTGGATTCAATTCAAAACGATCCGATGCGAAATTCAATTCTCATTCTTCACGAATTTACGAACTACCGGAATTATACGAAGGTGTAAATCAAGAAACGAATCCGACAAAATTAGAGAGATTTTTAACAAAAAAAGCACCAATTGATTATCTAGATTGTAGTGAAAGTGAAAATGCGCTAATATGTCTGAATATGGAGCAATATATAGAGAACCCCACCAAAAAATACACACATATGGAAATACATGAATCTCTCATTTTCGGTAGTATGTGTAGTTTGATTGTATTTCCAGAAAGTAACCCTCCTACCCGTAATTCATTTTCATGTAGTCAGAGCAAACAAGCCGTATCCATGTATCATACCAATTTTCAAGTACGCATGGACAAAACCGCTATTGTATTAAATTCGGGTCAAACACCTATTGTAAAAACCAGATATTTGGACTATATTAATCATGAGGGGAATCCATATGGTACAAATGTGATGGTTGCTATTATGTGCTATACTGGATATAATGTAGAGGATGCCGTGTTGATTAATGAAGGTTCTCTGAAACGTGGATTATTTCGTACTACATATTACAGTACATATCAGGCTCATGAAGAGAGTACAAAGAATATGGATACCATAACAGATATAAAATTTGCGAATATTGAATCCGAAACTGGTGTGGTTGGTACCAAACCTGGATATGATTACAGTCAATTAGATGAACATGGAATAATCAAAGAGGGAACGATGATTGATGATAAAACGGTTTTAATTGGATTGTTGGCATCTTCATCGGATGATGTGAGAAAGGTGGATGGATCCAAAACCACGAAAAAAGGACAATTGGGCATTGTAGACAAGACATTTATTACCGAAGGAGAAGAAGGTGAAAGAATTGCCAAAGTCCGGGTTCGGGAAGAACGTGTTCCCAATTTAGGAGACAAATTTGCTTCGCGTGCTGGGCAAAAAGGGACAGTAGGTCTCATTATTCCAGAAGCCGATATGCCATTTAACAAGGATGGTACACGTCCAGACATGATTATTAATCCCCACGCATTGCCTTCACGAATGACGATTGGTCATTTGGTTGAAACTCTCATGGGAAAGGCATGTTTATTTGCGGGTGGATTTGGAGATGGTACGGCATTTTTAAACAAAGGCTCAAAAGTCGGTGTATTTGGCGAAATATTGACCCAAGTCGGATTTCATTCGAGTGGAAATGAAGTTTTTTACAATGGTATGACGGGAGAACAAGTTGAAACCGAAGTATTTTTCGGACCCACCTACTACATGCGTCTCAAGCACATGGTGAAAGATAAGATTAATTATCGTGCGTTGGGTCCGAGAACCGCTCTCACGAAACAAGCGGTTCATGGACGTGCCAATGACGGAGGTCTGAGAATCGGTGAAATGGAGCGTGATTCCGTCCTTGCACATGGAATTTCGAATTTTATGACAGAATCCATGATGGAACGTGGAGACAAATACCACATAGCAGTTTGTAATAATACAGGAATGTTGGCAATTTGTAATCCTTCAAAAAATTTATTTATGAGTCCTATGGCAGATGGTCCAATTCAATTTGTAGGTTCGCTTGATGGAAAAGAAATGTATATTGAAAATGTAACAAAATATGGTAGAGATTTCAGCGTAGTATCCATTCCTTATACAATGAAATTATTAATACAGGAATTACAATGTGCGAATATACAGATACGAATTATTACAGAAGATAATTTGCCACAGTTGGAGAACATGATGTTCTCGAAAAACATCGAAAAATTAATGGGATTGGAAGAAGGATCTGACATTGATATTGAAATTAAAAAACAAATTCAAAGTAAATTAAATATTCCTGTAGAGAACCCGAAAATACACGAAATCATGGTAAATGCCCGTCCAGATTTCTCTGCTAAAACACCAGAAGGTAGTCCAGAGTGGTATCCAACTGGCGGGAATAATAAAGGTGAATGTTCTATGGTACCGGATAATACTTTGGAAGAAGAAGACGAAAATCCAGACGATTTACAAGAAAATGATTTAGTATATTTCAGAGGTGATACTACACAACCTCCCCGACATTGGACAATTTTACAAATTGGCCCCACATTTGCCACGATTCAACAAACGATTGATCATACCCGACCTGATGAACCTCAAGAAATAAAAGTGTTACATCGTAGCAATCTATATCAATCCGAATATAATCCATATTCTGTACATTCCTTACCTTCGGATCCTTCCTTACCTTCGGACCCAGCTATTTTTTCGTTACAACCTCAGAATATGCCCATGTATGAAAATGTACATGAACAAATGTATGAACAAGTACCACGAAAACCGGAAACAGGAAACATTAATTTCAATCCAATTATTAATGTAGTAGCAGGAGACAACAAAGGTAAAATAGATTTCACAGAAAAAACCCAAGAATCTGCGGAAAATACACAATCAAATAATCAGGTTCTCCCACAAGAAATTACACAACCTTTCTCTGAATCAAAAAATACGTTGCCCAATAACAACTTTTCATTTGATAGTGGTAGAGAACCTGTAGATTTTAGTAAATTAATCATAGTTAAAAAGGGTGAATAAATAAAAACTACATAATAGTATAAATATATATTAGTAATTACCATGTTGGATTCTGTTATCCATTATATTCATTATTTATCTATTATTTGTATTGGTTTAGCAATGGTTCTCAGTTTTATTGTATTGATTCATGCTGTAAAAAATTCCAAAATGAAGAATTTTAGTACATGGCAATTTCCCATGTTGTTGGCCTTGTTTTTTGATGGAGTAATATCATTTTATCCATGATCAAATTCATCCACAAATTAGTTTGTAGACCAAGACGGACGGGCTTCTTGTGTTCCAACCGGTAGTCTTGGGTTACTGTGTCCTCGGCAAGTATAGCTTGCCGAGGACACTGGATAATTACATATGAAATGATGATTCAAAAAAATTGATATGAAAAATATATAAACTTTATGTATTAGTTTATATATTAAGAAATGACATCCAGCAACAAAATTCTCAAAATCTACAATTCTAGGAAGATAATTCTCAATATACTAGAATTACATCAATTATATGATATTGAAGATTATGCTAACTTTAGTATTAATGAAATAGATTCCATGTTCTCCAACAATCAATTAGATATGTTATTAACACACAAAGAAACTGGGAAAAAAACATATATAAAATATTATTTAACAGCCAAACAAATAAGACCTCAAAATCTGGACAATATTATTGAAGATTTATTTCTGGTTGAGAACATATTAACCAAAAATGATACTCTCATTATTATTACGGAAGATGAGCCGAATGATACAATTCAATCAAAAATGGAATATTTATTCAATCATGATGGTATTTTCATTGTAATACATAATATACAGAGATTACAATTCAATATATTGGAACATTCGTTGGTGCCAACTATGGACATTTTATCGGAAAAACAAACGAAAGATGTTATGACCAAATTTAATATCAAAACACTCAAACAATTTCCCGAGATTAGTCGTTTCGATCCCCAAGCATTGGCACTTTCAATGAGACCTGGACAAGTAGCATTAATTACTCGAAAAAGTATTACAGCTTTAGAAACAGAATATTATCGTGTTTGTATATAAGATATATTATATGAATATTTATACAAAACCATTAGAATTCGGAATATCTAAACAAACATTTGAATCATCTATTTTACCTACCGGATTACAAAATAATGTTGTAGGATATGATCAAAAAAATACATTATTGTATTCCTATAAGAATAATAGTAATTTTAACGCAAATAATTGCGATCCCAATACTTTTTTACTAGACCATAGTAAAATTGAATACAAACGTCTCGACGAAAGATGTAATTTGTTGTTTAATACGCCTTCAACAAATACTAATGATAAATCTAAATGTTATCAACGTGAAATGTGTAAAAACAAAAATTATGCGGATAAAATAAAGAGTAAGTCTGAATTACATCAAAATAATATTCAAAGTTATATAGATTCTAACACAAATTTTAATATTCAAATAATTAATATCGTAAATCTAAGTATTGGTATTGTAGTAACGTCGGTCGCACTGTATAAATTTCGAGTATAATAATATCCCTACGTGATACTCCGGACCTTTCTTGAGAACCAGCCAACAAAAATAATTATATAATATAAACCACAAAGTTCCTCCAAACTTTGTTTTATTTATAGACCTTTAGTAAGCATGTCTTTTTTAGAAAAATTGCCTTTTATAAGTTACGATTCCTACACGTTGTTCCTGAATCATTCTCGAAAGTCTACTCCGAAAATTAGGGTTTGTTCCATCAAATGCCTTATTCTAACATTTCTATGTTTTTTTTTTGGGATGTTGATTGTTATATTCCTGTATAAAAAGATATATATTATGACAGAAAATGAAGGATTTTTTGATGGAAATACGTATAATAACAATACAATGGGATACAACGACACAGATTTTTATTTTTGGAAAAGATATGTAAAAGATGTATCAGTAACACCGATCACATTGATGACTCTAACAAATGATTCGAATCCTATAACAAACAATACTTGTGATTTTTTGAAAAATAACAAAAATGTACAGAACAAGTGTAACATGGATAATATAGATACGAAAGAGAACAGTGAAGTCACTATAAACCACTGTTATAAATGGGAATTGTGTAAAAATCGTGACAATTATAAAAAAATAAAACAGTTAAATGGCACGTTTATAGGTGGTGGTGGATATGACGGTAAAGATGCGAACCGTGAAGATGTTAGTAAGTTATATGACTTTCATATTATTACATCTACAAATTTGTGTTTAGGTATCCTCGTAGTAGGCATTACGATTTATTCATACTATTAGATAAGATTTACCTACTACATGTAAATATTCCAATTATAATCTAACAATTCTGTAATTATATCATAACATAATATACATAAAAATAATTGTATAATTTACGTGAAATATGAAGAAAATACCCATATATATATTCATGTTGGTAATCATTATTATTATATCTTTGATATTTAGTGTAAAATACACGCCGATTGACTTGTCAGATAAAGAGGGATTTGGATTTGGATTTAGAAATTGGTTCGAAGATCGGAGAAGAGAGAATGAAAGACGAGAGAATGAAAGAAGAGAGAATGAAAGAAGAGAGAATGAAAGAAGAGCAACAGAAAAAAGAGAAGCTGATAAAAAAGAAGCCGAAAGAAGAGCAGGATCAGAAGCTGCTGCTAGAGGAGAAGCTGAACGACAACGACAACTTATTGTACAAAACAGCGATTATACAAAACAAGTAAATGCCATAAATAATCAGGGTAATAAAATAAATATTCAGTATGGTCAAGAACTAACTAGTAGACAAAACAATGTGCGAAAAGATGGTGTTGAAGTAAAACCAGGTAGCAGTAATATATTAACATTTTTTATAGATTATAATGGAATAAAAGGAAATGATTGGACACAGATACTTGGTATAACCGCAGACAGAAATGGTAGTGATCAACGTTATTTGGCAATATGGCTTTATCCGGGTAGTTCTGCATTTCATATTCGTACGGCAACATCAAATGGAAGCAACGATACCGCAATCGGACCCCAAGATGGAAACTATCGTTTGACTCCAGGAACGCATCGTATTGACGTTATTAGTAATACTATTGTAGAACCAAACAATATATATCAACTATTTTCAGTATATGATAATAAAAACCCAATCATTGAAAACTATCGAACAGGCGCACAACGAAATAGAAACAATCAAATAATAACAGATTATAATTTTCCATTGTATATTTTTTCATCATATGGCTATCGACACCAAAGTGAATTAGGAACAAGAGTATATGACATAAATTTTATTAGTGGAAAAGGGCCGTTTAATCTTAACGATGCGACCGATGCATTAAATAATTATTACAAAATTTTGAAACAAGTTACAAAATAACACGTTTTACAAGTCGTATATCGTTTATACAGTAGTAACCAATGACTACCGATCAAATGATTTACCGTACGTATTGGTCTACAATATTTGTATAACTATAATATATTAGAAAATATATATTATGGCTTCAAAACCCACATTTTCATCAGCAAATGGATATACCGCAATAAAAGATAATAATGGAAATAATATTTGTACCGTGTCAAGTATTGAACAAAATAAAAATGTGTTAATGACATATTTGTTGTCTCCGAATGGAAATTTTAATATCAATACTACCAACAACAAGATAAACGGAAGTATCCAAGTACCGATTTGTACCGACGATGAAATTTACAGAATTCAAGAAGTAATTTTGAAAAAATTAAACGCATTCAATTTAGAATACTCAAATTATCAAATTTTTCAATTTAATCAACAACACAATGTAGCAGGTGATGCAACTACAAAACGTAATTATCTTCAAGAAAACGGTGATCGTATACCATATACACCTTCTACCCAAACAAGTTATGAATCAATATACACAAATATACAAAATCCTGTAAATTTACCAACATATGTGGATTTAAATAAAGATTTGACCACATATAAAAATATTCTCAAGGCGAATCAAATATATAATCACAATCCGGGAGATGTATCATTAATGTCGAATCCTGATTATTATACACCAGGTGCCACACCAGATGCTGAACCTGTAGTAAACCCGAAATATATAAATAATCCCAATAGTGATTTGGTTAATCGTGACCCAACCGATTATTTAACACCAAAACATCGTGATATAACAAAAATACGATCGGAATTAGATAATAAACTAATGGAATTAAATACAATCCAAAACAGCATGTATGGATCAAGTAAATTAAATATGGATTCTGGAATTTATATATCAATACTATGGACAACATTAGCAAGTGCTTTGGTGTATTACACTTTTGTCCATTTGTAATATAATATTGTAATAAATTCAAATGTGTATAATGACAATATTATGTATATGATAATATTATAGATTACAAACACAACGTTCTCATTGAACTTGTATTATTTAAATAATTATTTTATATATATAAACAAACAAACAATGTCGAATGGTATTATGGGAATCGATCAAGCATATTCAACGATAAACACCATGGTAAAAGATACAAAATTAGAATATATTGAAATAACGAATGACACAATTAATTTAATACCAATTGGTGTTTTTTGTAATGATGAAATACCCGAAACTACCATTAGTTTAGAAAAAAATGAAGATATTGTTCAATATTGGACTACACCCGATTATCTGAATACATGTTTAGAAAATTCCGCAAAAATTATTGATAATTTATCATTTGAAGAAGAATCAAAGATGCGTAATGGTGCGATTCAATCAATTCCTGGTGTATTTGTAGCAACATTGAATAGTCCAGTTTACGCAATTGGAAACACAAATTTATTTTTAAATAATTCGAAAGCGATTACTACGATTAACCCGGATTTTAATAATACAAAAATAGACGCAAATACCGCAGTGGAATTATTTTTTTATTTTAAACCAAATGTAAGTGGTAATTGGACATTTACGATTCCATCTTATATAAAAAATAAGTTGTATAGCAAATTATGGGTAGGAAATGACTTTGCCTTATATGATTATACTAATGAAAATTCAGATATTTGTAATGATCAAAATATGGATGGAAATACGGGAAAATCCCCTGTGACCAACACATTTACTTTGAAAAATGTGATAGCCGGATCTTTTATACCAGTACGTGTTCATATCATTGCGACTGCTGCTTATTATGGGTCGAATACAATGATATTTTTTACGGCAACCAGTCCAAGTACAAACGAAATTATTGGTTCAAACAATGATACATATAATTATTTTGTTACGTTATCTATGGATGGTGTGAAGCCTTATCTAAAACATTCAACATATTTTTCTATTGTAGAAGATCCCAAAGATAAAAACAAATATAGTTGTTGGTTTTTAAAATCAGAACCCAACCAATACAACAAACTACAAAATTTAAAGTTGAATTCAAAAATACAATATATACGATCTACAATACCGACGCCACTCACTACAATTATCAGAGGAACGGTAGTTAGTCCCGAAAATTCTCCTATAAACATTGATGCCCCAATTGGTGTACAATTGGATACAAAAGCAGTATATGGCCAACCGAATTACAACCAAACAATTATTCAAACCCAGGAAATAAAAATACCCAAAAATTATGGACCACAAAATACATCGGTACAATTATCAACTAATGACAAATTTAATGGTTCTACCGCAAATATACAAACAAATGCATATAATACAACAGAAACTGTCACTAGACAAACATATACAAATAAAATCGTTCCACAATCAAAGGATGTGACTGCTCAAATACAATCTCAAGTGAATCAAAATAATTTAACACTGAAAAGTAATGATTATACAAATTTGCCGAATCCGGCCACATTTGGAAATCGTGCGAATAACACATTGACGATTGCGTATAGTTATGTTCCCGATCAATCCCAATATAAAAATAAAAAAATATATTTAGACAAAACAGGACAAATAATGATTAATTACGACTATGGTGGAAAAATGAATACGGAACCAATCAATATACCCAACCCTCCCCCAAAATGGAATGATCAATCCCAACCATGTCCATATGTGTTATGTTTGGACAACAAATCAAACCCCAATGGTATTCGATTGTCGGTTATGAATAACAACACATTAATTGGATTCTTAGAATTATTAAATGTTGGTAAAAGTGGTAAAATGCCATACAGTATTCCGAATACTAGATGGTTACAAAATCCTAACAATAAAACGTCTCTACCAATAAACAATTATATATCGCAAAGTAATAATTCATTAATAAGTGCGGATGGTAAATTTAAATTAGTGATAGAAAATACCCAAATTTCGGTTATTTATGGAATAAAACCATATAATACAACAAATCAAAAATATTCTATAAATTATACTACAAAAGAGAATGTAGATAATAACAATAAACAAATGTATTATTTTTATCGTATACGAACACGTGGATTAGCTGGTAAAAAATTCTTGATGGAGACAAATACTCCTAATAGTATTAAAAACATTCATTATGTACCCAATAATTCTAATTATATTTTAGGGTTCTCAGACTGGCTAGATGGAAACAACATGTATATAGCAACTCCTCAAGATTATAATTTAAAAAATTATACAGAGACACAAACCACAAATATAAATGGATGTAAAGCGAGTTGTGCAGTTAATACAAAATGCGATCATGGTTTTTTTATGAAGAATAAATCTGGTGTAAATGGAACTTGTTATTTAGATGAAACGAATAATTCAAATCCGCTCATTTCTACAACAAATCCTGATATTCAAGCATATAAAGATGGAGCTATTTTTAAGAAGAAATATAAAATAATAAATAGTTGTGTAAATGAAAATAATAAATCAATGTATAAAAATTCGATTGGTTATAAATTCTCAGAAAAGGATATTCAAAACTATAATATAGATTATTCAGAAGTACCGAATCGACCAGAAATGACATATTATTGTGGATTACCCTGGTATACAAAAAACACTACGGATATTGATAATATTTACAAAAAACAAGGTTTTGCCACCATGTCAACAAACCCACATGTCGAACCATTTGATACGAATTGTTCTAGTCAATCATGTTTTGATAAAAATATACAAGAATTAGCGCCAATTATGAATTATTATAGTAAAACCCAAGATCAAATAAGTGAAACACATAATAAAACACGACAAAATTTGAAATCAAATGTAGATCTTTCGAATAATTTAGCAGATCCTCTTTATAAATACGGAGGGGGTGATGCGGATATACCATATATTTTTACGAATAATATTGATCCAAAACCAGCAACGACAATTTTAGACGGACAATTAATAGATATGAAACAAAATTCTTTGATTCACAATACAATATTTACATTGGCGTCAATTACAACAGTCAGTGTGTTGTTTATTGCATTGTTTGTGATTAAAGATTAGTGTTACATATTGTATTTTGTATTATTAATATATATAAAATAAAATTAAATTAAATGACAACACCTTCTACATCACCACATTTTGATTTAACATCTTTCTTAAATTTACAAAAAAATTATACGGCAGACTTGAATGGATCTTCACAAACTGGTGCGATAACCAGTTTAAGTAATAACTTGAAACAAATATTTGATAATTCCCAAGCATCACAAATTGGTGCAAATGCGACTATTTTAAAGCAAAATGAGGTGAATTCTATTTTAGAATCAGAAAATCAGAGGTTGTTGGATAAAAAACAGAATATTGATACCGCAATTCAAGGACAAAAACGAATGATTAAGATAAATGAAAATTATCAAATGAGATATGCGGCATATACTAGAATGTTAATGGTATTTGTTTTGATGGTATTTCTTTGTATTGTAGTTAAAATAATGGCGAAATATGTCACAATTATTCCCGAAGCTGTTTATATTTTATTTTATATTATTATTATTACAGTATGTTTAGTAATTATATTTATACAATTTCTGAGTTTAAAATCGAGAGATCCCGCTGATTACAATACTATCATGATGTCACCACCATTGAATGTAGGAGGTTCTCCTACCGCAACAAATCAAAGTGGTGTGAGTAGTGATTATACAAATCAATTTGGGGATTATTATAATTGTGTTGGTCAGAATTGTTGCGCAAAAGGAATAAAATGGTCACCTCTAACTGGTTGTGCGCTAACACCATCACCAGCACCTGTATAAACTATTATAGTAGAAAGAGTAATACAAGATTATATTGGAGAACCTTGTAATTATTATTGTAAAAAGATAATATAAATATATAGAAAAAAAAATGGCGACAATGACGGAATTCAATATGGTAAGACAACAAAATAAATTATTACAATCAAATATAGCAAATTTAAATGAAATGTATTCTACAGACGAGTCACAAGGAAATCATATTGAAAAAAAATATAAAAATTTACAAAATGTGAATTATTATCTGTTTTTGATTTATTGTGTATTTGTACTGATTTTGGTATTTTTTATATATAAAACACAAAAAATGTCTTGGTATATGAAAATACTTATATTATCATGTTTTGCATTGTATCCTTTTTTGATTTATTATATTGAAAATAGTATTTATGTAGCTATTATGAATTTGTACACGATATAATTATATACAAATTAGAAATTGACATCATCAACTTCGAAATCATCTGATACTGAAACAAAATCTCGTTCATATCGAATTTTGGCTCCCGACCATGCCCCAATGTTGCTTTTGAATTTTCCAAACCGTTTGTCCAAATATTCATGAATTTCTTTTCCAGATGGACCACCTCGACCATAATTACTCTGAAACCACAAATTAAATTCATTTGTGGCTTCCGTTTTGGTAATCTTTCCATCCGGATCTGTGATAATACGATCCCGAATAAATTCGGCAATATGATCTTCACGTTCACGATATTTAGTAGTAGATTCCATAACCATTTGACAATCTGTAATATGACCCTCAGTACGTAATACAACTTCGACTAACATTGACATGAAAACTTCTCGCCATAATGGAAATCGTTCTTTTAATTTGCGATCAATTTTAAATTGATATGGTTTCTCAACATCACCTTCCACAGGCTTATCTGTAAATAATGACATAAAATCGACAACACGAAAACGCCGCCAAGTCGCATGGTCCCGAGTTTTTACTTCCATAAACTCATTTGTACAAACAATTAATTTCATTTGTGGAATAAATGCAATGGGAGAACAAAACAGATTACGACCACGAATTGGTTCTGTACCACTCGTCAATTCTTTAAGTGCACCCTCATTAATTTTGTCACCTTTAGATGGCTCTTGCATAACGGCATAACGCACACCTTTCAATGCTACAATATCAGGAGAAGCTTGTCCTTGTTTGATACGAGCTTGAGTAATAAGACACAATGGCGCATCGCATTTATATTCACCAAATACTTGCGACATGAGATCAGTCAACACCGATTTTCCATTTTCACCCCCACCGATATACATATGGAACGTTTGATTTAAATTAACACCAATCAAAGTAGATGCCAAATGTTCCCACATATAATTACGCAATTGTTCCACTGGAAATAACTTCGCCATAAAATCTTCAATCTCTACAATGATTTTTGCATCACGAACACGATCCAATACTTTATAATCGATATTCGTACATTTTGATACATAATCTTCTGCTCTGCCTTGTCGGAAAATCTTTTCCTTAAAGTCCCATACTCCGTTTTTGAAACACATCAAATATGGATTGCTATCCAACAAATCCAAGAATTTAATGTCATTGTCATAAAATAGTTCTCTCGCTTCTTTCAGAATATGATCTTTGTGACTAGTTTGAGATAATTTTACAACAATTTCCATAATTTTACTGGTTTTTTCCTCTGAAGGATTTGTCGTAGTACCATTTGCGTTCTCCTTGGGTGGATCTTGATTCTGTTTTGTAATATTTTTAATCATGTAATTATCCGATTTTTTACGAAACATGTCTCTCAATTCTTCCGAAATACGACGACGTAATGTTGTACCACATTCATCTTCTATCCAACGGTGTTTCGCAAACCGAAACCATTTATCATATTTTACACTAGCACATATAAATTCATCTTTGTACATCTGTTTCAAAATAAATGCGATGTCTGAATCGCCCGAACCGATGCCTTTTTCGGATTTTCCATTGATGATCGACATTTGGAATACCTGATCTACATGATAGTCTATGCTTTTGTTACATACTTTTTCATATTCGGCAAATGCATCTGCTCGTGACCAATACATGATAGATCGTCTCGTTAAACCGGTTTCATTCCCGGTTTCAAAACCCATCCATTTTTCATACATTTCTGAAATATCGTAAAAATTAAAATTACTAGATTTTGCACTCATCGCAATCCATATAACAAATAATTTTTGATGTGTATTACATAATGCCATACCAACTCTCAGCCATTTATCATAAGATCCTGAATCGTAATATGACGGGGGTAATGTCATTGTAAAATCATGAGTTTCCACAAAATCATATTCTTTGTTGGCAATCATTTGTTCTAATAACTGTTGAATAGCTAAATCTAATTGTTCCTTATTTTTAATTTGTAAAGCATTTATATCACTAATGGTGTTTGTATTGGAGGCTGTTCGTATAAATGCCTTTTTATGTGTATTGTGTGTATTTTCATGTATTTGATCAAAGTCTACTGTGAAAATAAGAGATGTGTGATCACGATACCTCACCGATAATTTTTTGAAATCTTTATCCATGTCGAATTTTTTTATATTTAAATCCGTACAAATCATTTCACCATCATCCCCGTCGTATTCAATTTCATAATAATAAGCAAGTTTGTATGGTTCGTGATTCGGTTTTTGAGAACCATACAATTGCCAGTTTGTATGGCCCTTACTAATACCTTCATCAAACACATCTTCCCATCCATTCACATTAATTATCGGTAAACTTGCCCATAATTCAGAATTAGGCATTTCTTCAATTACTTTCTTACGTAATATTGTTTGTGTTGTGCGATCTGATTGTATACCAATAATTAAATGGAGACCATCTTTAGTAATATTTTTGTCTTGAATACGATTTACATTATTCTTTTCAAATACATAAATCGGAAAATTGACCTTGTTATCAAAAATATAAATATCTTTTAACTTCTCTAAATAAATTTGGATAATATCATCTACATGTGTTTTCCTATACTGTTTTTCAGTAGTTTCATAATCATATCTTAGATCAATATCGACTACAATCGGTCCACTAGAATCTAATTGTTTTTCTGTAAGAAACTCTGGAATTCCTTTCGATACTACATCACGATAATATAGATCCAAAAATTCAGAATATTCCAAGGATGAAATGTGGTATTTACCACCAGGATTTCCAATTCGGGTATTTGTGATTTCAGTCGTCTTGTCATCTTTGTCAATGTAATGTTGTCGAATAAAGTCTTGATAATTTTTATATTTGGATTCTAGTGGAGTTGCGGATTGAATTGATTTTAATTTCGATTTACTAAGGGTCGCCATAATTTATCAAGGCTAGGTTATATTATTAGGATAGTTTATTTTGTTATTTTTTAGATTCAATTTTACACGTATACTTGAAACAATATTGTAGACCAAGACGGACGGGCTTCTTGTGTTCCAACCGGTAGTCTTGGGTTACTGTGTCCAGGCAAGCTATGATTGCCGAGGACACTAATAGAATGGTTCCTTCGATAAATCTCCTGGAAGGATCTTGTAAAAATTGATTTTTATATTATAGTAGAATACATATAATTACATTTAGTATATAATATATCTTTATCTACAATGAAATTTTGTTTCAAATGCGACAATATGTATTATATTGGTATCAATGCCAATGATAGCAACAAACTTACTTATTATTGTAGAAGTTGTGGTAATGTAGATGAATCTATTACAGAAGAAGGGGTTTGTGTTATTAATACACAATTTAAACAAGGTGAGCAGAAATTCAATCATATCATCAATCCATATACAAAACACGATCCAACCTTGCCTCGTATCTATAATATTCGTTGTCCAAATGAATCATGTAAGACGAATCATGTTGAAGCAAAAAAACCAGCGGAAGTTATATTTATGCGGTATGATGATGCGAATTTGAAATACATATACATATGTGTCGAGTGTGATACTGTATGGAATACCGGAACGTAAATGTTAACATCTATTTTATCGAATAAAAGATTTACAACAATAAAAAATAATGTAAAAATTGAAATTGATTATAGACAAATACAATATATAATTATTTTTTATATTACATAAGAAGATAATACGATGAGCAAACCTGAAACTGATCCTGAAATCGACGTTAATTTGTCTGAAAGTGAAAGTGATAATGAAAGCGACAATGAAAGCATGGCAAGTTCAGAAAATATAGCGGACCAACCTAAAAATCCAGAAGATATTGAGGACTTTAGCGATGTTGAGGAGGAAGATGAGGAGGAAGATGAGGAAGAAGTGGATGAGGAAGATGAAGATGAAGATGAAGACGATGATGAAGATGAAGACGATGAGGAAGACGAAGATAAAAAGAAAAATGTATCTAAAAACGCAACATCTTTAAAACCAAAATCAGTAATGGAATCTTTAGAAGATTATGATCAAGACGACTACGATGATGACGATGATGAAGAAGACGATGATTACTTACAAAAATTCGACAAAAATATTCGTAAAGATATAATTAGTGAGTATCATCCAGAATTAATTCAAAATAATGATGAAGAAGTTGAAACATTATGTATGATTGTACGTGATTCGGATGGTAATATTGTAGATCCTTTACATAAAACAGTACCATTCATCACCAAATATGAAAAAGCACGTATTTTAGGAGAAAGAGCCAAACAAATTAATTCTGGCGCAAAATTATTTATAAAAGTAGAAAAAACAATGATTGATGGATATTTAATAGCTTTACGTGAATTTGAAGAAAAAAAGATTCCATTTATTATTCGAAGACCCTTACCGAATGGCGGATCTGAATATTGGAAAATGGCGGATTTAGAAATAATTGACTAACATATAAATATTTATTGATTATAGTATTTTTATGAATTACGAATTTCTCTTCCATCTCTTACCACAATTAGTACAAGTTACAAAAATAGTCTCACCCTCATCACATGATCTAGTTTGTAAACAATAAAATGTACATTTATTTGATTTACATTTTGAACAGGTAAATAATGTAGTAGACGCTTCCATATTGTTATTATTAAACCGATTCGCATCTAATATCTTTTTCTTTTCAATCAATGTATGCCAATGTGTTTCATTCATTTCTTGATGAGTCATAAATACGGAATCATGTGGTGTAATTTCTCCTAAACGAATTTTTTCTAAAAATTCTATATTTTTGAAATTCATATACATGGTTCTCAATCTATCGATATACAAATGAACAAAACAAGGATTTTCCCATTTTTTAACAATTTTTCGTTGAGTTGCTTCTCGAATAGCATAATTATAAATTGCTTTTTCTAAATTTAAAGATATAATTTCATTTGTAGATGATAATATTTCCTGTATTTTAGATGTAACATTATTCCGAAATTGTACAGGTTGTGTAATAATTTTAATTGGAGGCATATTACGGAAGCGTCAAATCAAAATTTATCTTGGAATATAAATAAATATAACGAAATATCTATATTTATTTGTTATTGTAATAAATGTATCAATTTTTACGAGAGAGTCAATACACACTACATATTATCAATTGTCCAATCAACAACAATCGCAATAAATTGCCCATCTGGTAATTGTATACTAGTAATTTTACTATCTACAAAAATAGATTGTATTTTATCAATAAATTCAACAATATATTCAGTTGGATAAGGATAATATTTTGAGACAAAACGGGTTTCTCCTAGTTTATTTGTAGATACGACTCCTTGTCTTATAGAATATTCAATTAGATTAAATAATTCATTTTTTTTGGTTTCTTCTGATAATAAATAATCATTATGTAACTGTTCACGTGTTATTGCCATTATTATGACAAATACTATGGATTTTTAATGTAGACAATATACACTATTTTATCACAAAAAAATACACCAATTATTTATAGAAAGAAGACTGGTAGACCTTCTACATTATTTGGTTGTTTTGACAAGATTTACAATCGTTTTTATGAGAGAATCTTCATAATGTTTCATGAATTTTTTAGGATTCATTGAATCTATAAATAATTTGTGTATTTTTTCTTTATAATTATATATTTTATGAGGATTATCTACTAAATCTTTTACAATATTTATGTATTCATTTTCAGTTTTCGCAATTAATTCAGATAGACCGGCATTGTGTAATATAGAACTCGATACATTATGAACATGATAATCCTTATGATATAATGTTACGATGGGTGTACTATTATATAATGTGTTACATGTAGTGGTCGTACCTGAATATGGAAATGGATCCATCACAATATCTACTTTGGTAAATAATCGATTGTAATCTTGATCGCAACATTTTGGAACTAAAATTAAACGATTACGTCCAACACTCAAATTTCTCATGTAATATTCCATCCTTTCTTCGGTATTAATATCGTATGAATCTAGTTTGATTAATAATACAGTATTTGGACAACAATGCAAAACCTGATTCCATACAAATAATGTATTATTTGTATTTTTATTCTCACGATTTAAAGAACCTAATATAATTGGGGAATCACTGTTAGAAATCATTTTAGGTTGTAATGGGTAAGATTGATTGATTGTTTCATATAATAAAAAACTACCAGGTAAATATATTCTTTCTTCGGAATAAATTTGTTTTGATTCGGGATGATCTGCCACATGATCCGTTATTCTATATTGCATGAATTTTAGATGTGTAGTATTTGAATAACCTAAATATGTAATTTGTATAGGTGCTGGATGTAAAGCAAATGCGCCAAGTTTGTTTCCAAATGTATGACCATTTAAATCAATCAAAATATCAATTTCATGATTATAAATCATATTCGCAGTTTCTACGTAACTTGATTCTACTATACACACCGTTTTATATCCAAGATTTCTAAAAAACTCATTATCAGTATTGTATATGGTATTTTTTTTCGCATTGTCGAAAAGTACAATTTCAAATCGAGTTCTATCGTGATTTTTTAATATAGGCAGAATAAAATTTGAAACAGCATGATTATAAAAATCACTTGAAACATAACCTACACGAATTTTACGTGTAGGATTTTGTAAACACGCTAACATATTTCTAGATGTAAATGAGAAACTTGGACTATCTCTATAATACTCATTCAACTTAGAAATTGTTCGAAATTGTTCCATATGATCATAATACGTTTGATCCATAACACCAGATATATTTTGTAATGTTGTTGCAGAATATTGAGATTGAAATCCATATTTTTTTGTAATTATTAACGCATCCTCCAAATATTTCAATGCTTTTTTAACACAACCCAAATCGTAATATACTGTACTCAATGTAATATGTTCATTCCAATTGGTTAATTGTCCTTGTTCCGTTTCTGGTGCTGGTATTTTTTTAGACATGGTTGTTAATTTTTCTAGGTATTTTTCCATACCATTTTTATAATTCTCTTCGAGTTTCCCGTACACAAATTTATGTAGGAATTCATATTTATCTGTAAATTTCATTTCGTCAAATAATTTGCCATCTATATTTAGACTAAGAGCACATGCCGTACGGTTGTTTTCAAAAAGTACCATGCATAATTTATACAAATTATCTCGATGTTTTGGATTTTTTTCGTAACACAAACGATACCATAATATTTCTTTTTCAATAGATATACCTTTGAAAACACATCCCATCAAATAATACAGATTGGCGTCTTCGGGAAAAAGAAAGATAAGACGTAATAATATTAATTCCTTAGTTAAATAATTTGTTGTACTATCTAATTGTTGTGTTCCTAGATCATATATTTTTGCTTTTATTTGAGAAGAACGTCGATGAACCATTGAATATTCCAAGGAAGTACTTAAAAAATGATCCATGTTTTCTTCCAAAAATTACGATATAATATTTTAAAAAATTACTTTAAATTGTTTACAGAAGTAACATTTACTTGTTTTTGTTATCAAATATATGATTCTTCTTCTAATTCATCACTACAATTCAAATAACTACTAGAATTTGATGACTGGATTGTTTTTAATCGAGTAATACGTTCAGATTCTTTCTTAGCTTTTTGCGAAATCTTTTTATGAATCACAACTGGGTTTTTTACAATATCTTTAGTCAGTATTTTTGTACTTTTCGATTTCTTTGTTTTTTTTTCAATTACTTTTGTATCCTCCTCATCAATTTCATCATCTTCCTCCTCTTCATCATCTTCCTCATCTTCTTCCTCTTCCTCATCTTCTATTTCTTCCTCGGTGGATTCAACGTCTTCGATCTCATCTTCATCCTCATCCTCCTCAATGTCATCATCCTCTACATCCTCAGTATCCACTACATCATCTACAATAAATCCATCTTTTATATAACCTTCTTTCGTAAGAGGTTGTTCGTCTAGCGTATCTTCAGAAACGGCATCTTCATCCTCGTCATCATCCAAATCTTCAAAACCGCCAAATAATTTTTCATATATTTTTAACCACTCTTTTTTTGTTAAATCTATAATAGTACCGTTTTCATTTCTACAAATAATCGAACATGTTCCAAAAAACAATATATTATCTATTGGAGGAGGAAAATCATATTTGTTTTCTTGACCGGCTCTGCCTTTTGTTTTTCCGTAAATTGATATTAATTGTATTTTTCCATTTATTGTTTCAGACCAGGTATTCGCACAATCAAACGATTCAGATGTTTTAAATCCCGCCTTCTTATACAATTCTTCAGTAGTCACATTCTTTGATGACAATTCTTTAATTGAACCTGATTTTTCGATAAGTAATATTGTCGGCATTTTAATCGAATTACTAAAATAAAAAGTGGAAGATGTATAAATATATATTTTTGGCTTTATGTTTTTTTACAAAATGATTTACGAAAAAGTATAATATTATTTCATTGGAGAACCTGAACTATATATGGAATCTGCGAAAAACCATCCAAAACCTAATATAATGTGGATTTATAGTAGAATAAATGTGGGGATTACTACAAACTATTGTTATTTCCATTATTATGATCATAGGTTCTCATTTCTTATTTAATTATCTTAAAAATAATTTGACTCCAAAGAAAACAAAACACATTATGGATTTTCAATTACAAAAATACAAGAATATGTTAGAAGATTTAACGAATTCCGGAGGTTCTCAAGAACCCAACAATGAAAACTATTTACAAGATATGTTGGATAATTTGGATTCTAGCGAATTTCCATTCTACGAACCGTCTGTCATGGGTGACGATACTCAATCAGAAATGGGATCTGTCATAGATTATGTGAATATGGAAAATGAATTATTAGACATGATCTAGATGGGATCAAAAGTAAGTGGTGTAAATTTCGATTCATGTAAATGTATTACATTCCATTTTTGAGAAATTGCGTATATTTCACCGGTACTGTCCGCTACAATATTTGCTTTGTATTGTTCTTCATCATTTTTATTACCAACCAAAATATTCATAAAATACGTGTTGAAAAACCATAAAATTCTACGTTGTTCGTCATTATAATTTTCTTCAGTATATTTTAGAATCTCTACAGTAGATGTAAAATTATCTATAAAGTCCATATACTAAATTTACACCCTTGAACATTTTAGATGGAATGTCTTTATCTGTTTTTTATCATATCCATTGTATAATACAATAAATATAAAGATTTTTTATTGTATTATACAATGGATATGGAAGAAATATTGGAACCAGAACCACTATCAACAGATGACCGACGATGGCGTAACCATACGGAATATCAAATTTTAAACTATATTATCAACTACATAGAAAATTGCGATTTATTGTTGCTGGATTATGCGAGACATGAATTAGAAAGTTATTCGTCAAGGTCAGAGATTAGTGTTATTATACAAATAATACGTACTAAGTACGAATGTATTCTGAACAATACATCAGTATCATTGATGGATAGAATATATTCGAATCATTTACAATATAAAAACCACAATACGAATATTGATTATAGCAGTAAAGAGATTCAAGAATTTATCAAATTTATCGATTATAAAAAAGAAAACAAATCCAATTTTGATTTCGAGCTGTTTCATTTATTAAATTGTAAAGCGATTGTGTTCTTTGAATATGAACGAAATAAACGCAATACATTGGCCAAAATAAATAGAGAAAAAATCAAAAAAATCGAAGAAATCGAAAAAGAAACCGGAGATAAACTTAGGGAAACATATGGAAAAAAACCTACATGTCGTATATCATAAGTTATACAACTATAAATCATCTAGGGTGTATATAATCTTGTTTCAAAATTGATTGTTATAGTAATATTACTATATTATTCAATAAAATAATGGATTATATTGTAAATAAACTATTTGGATCATATAAATTTTTATGTGTTAAAAATAAATATTTTAATGACAAATACGAATGTATCAAATGTAATGATTTTGAAGATTTTGAACATGAAAAACAATACTGGATTCACAAAAATTGTGAAATAAAAGTATTTGAAATAAATAAATGTATAACTGAATATCGTAATATTTTACCATATGAAAAATATCGTTTATATGATTGGACACAAAAAGATAATATATACAAAGGTCATCCACGACGACCGACTTGATATGATAATAAACATTCTCTCCAATAAGTTAAAGGTATTTTCATTATGAATAATATAAAATATATTTTCGATCGGTGTAAGTGTAATGTTTTCTTTCTGTTACACCGAAGATAAAATAAATATGATTACATTATGGAAACAAATTCCCAATGATATGTTGAACCGTATATTGTCTTATTCTGGAGTAATCAAATACCGCAATGGAAAATACATAAATCAAATTCCCAATGACGATAATAGATACTGTATACTACAAACAATTCCCAAAATACATTCACATTATTCTATATTCTGGTATATGTCGACATCATATACATATAATATAAACAAATTTTATATAGAAAAAAGTTTGTCATCATATGAAGGAGAACCTCTAATTTCGATAATCGTTAATAAATATTGTTGTGAATATAGGTTTACAAACCAAGGGTTTTTTTATAGATATATTATCTATACAAAACAGCCAACATTTGTAGAGTATTTTTTACAAGTTTTGTATAATATTTACAGTAAATATATATAGATTTTTAGTCAATACCAAATATTGCTTCAAATGTCTAAGGCCGCCATCCACGTAATTCGATAATATACATTTCATGAATATTATCCTTATTTTCCAAACATTTCCCGGAATCAGGATTTTTCTCTGAAAAAAGAACGTTATTACGAATAATTGTATTGGTGGACGTGTAATGTATATCCAAATTTTCTTTTATGAGTTCTTCAATTAGAATCATATATTTTTCTATATATTTGTCCTTCGTAGGTTCTCCCTTTGTGTAAATCAAGACATCTTCATATGTAGGTTTCATATAATCTATTTTTGGTTTACGATTCAAAGGATGAACAGTAAAATCATCATTATCACTTTCGTAACCATATAAATATTTTTTCTCTTCCGATAGTTTGATACACTGAACACCGTTGTTATGTACAATTTTCAGCACAGTATAGATATAATAATCGCAACCCATTATATAATTATCATACACAAATTTTTACATCTTTTCTTACATACAATGTATTTGGTAAATGCTCAATGGGAGCCAACTACTTTTACCGTAGTATTTTGGAGAACCTTACATGATTTTACAAAATACAGATAAAAATTGACATAAAAAAATAACGTGTAAGATAAATAGTAATATATACACAATGTCTAACCTAAGTTCTACCTTTGATATTTTCCCTATTTCCGAAACCGGACGCTTATTGAAACGATTTCCCCCTGTTGAACTTTCTTATGAAACCGTATCCCATAAGAAAGTTTTGCCACCATACGATGTTGCCGTCGCTATTCCTCATGGAAAAAAATACTATGCGTGGTTCTCCTTTTATGGAAAGAAAAATGTAATATATTTATTGGAACTAAACAAAGAACGAAAAATTGTAAAAGTACATATAAGAGAACATTCATTTGGTGCGAAAATATCATGTGATACTGTTGTATATGGCGTATTTTTACAAGAAGTTGACAAATTTATTGTAGAAGATGTGTTATTTTATAAAGGCATTTCCATGAAAAAAACTCTTTTTAAAGAAAAAATGCCGTGGTTACATGAATTTCTGGGAATAACTCATTCTGCCGGATTTTGTATTCCAGCAATGTGGCATTATTCAGAGGACAAAGACAGCTCTTCCATAGAACATATCATTAAAATTCCCCAAAAATATAAAGATTTGCCTTATGTTATTCATCACATACAATACAGATCATTTTATTCAAATTATCCCTGGATAAATTACCCATATAATGTGTTTGCTACAGTGAGAAAATTCGGAAATGAATCACACACAGTATTAACTACACGACCAAAATACGATATTATACAATCAAATTGTGTGCGTTCGGATTTTAATAAATCTCAATATAAATTCCGTACTATTTTTCAAGTTACTGCAGACATTCAATTTGATATTTATCATTTATTTGCCTATGGAAAACAGAAATCAATAACATATTACAATGTAGCTTATATTCCAAATTATAAATCGAGTATAATGATGAATCGATTATTTCGTAATATTCGTGAAAATGAAAATCTGGATTCTATTGAAGAAAGTGATGATGAAGATGATTTTCAAAATGTATCCGAGGATAAATATGTTGATTTACAAAAAACGCTTTTCATGGAATGTCAATTTCACCCGAAGTTCAAACGTTGGGTCCCATTACGTGTAATAAAATCACCATGTAAAGTTGTACATATTTCACAATTATAATATCTATCTATGATTAGTTTGTAATGGCAATTAACGACGTTTCTTTTATTCGAATACGATGATTCAAATGATACATAGAATTGAACAAACATGCTCCTGCGTAAAATATCATATTCACCGTGCCTTGAATCTTACCAAATTCAACATTCACATTCAAGGAGAGTTGATTGACCATTGTGGTAAAATCGTGCATCATAGTATTTTTAACGCAATGTGAAATACTGGAATCGAAATAAGATTCAAAACCAGAAGAAACGTATTGAAGTATCGAGTTTGGATCCGTACTTATCTGAGTAAAACACGTGGTTTGTGCGGTTTTCATGGAATCAGACAATGTAGAATATACCTTTTCTTTGACTATTTGAGAAATACCTGTAATCACACGTGTTTGTATATTTCCTTCTTGACATCCTGGTAAAATTGACACAAGATGCTCAAGAATTAATGAAACTCTGCCATCAAACATGCCTTTAGGCATCAATGATCTTAGTTCAGCCGCAGAAATTGTCTCATACAGATCATTAAAACGTACATATGAAATATATAACAAAACAATGGATATAATGAATGTAATAATTGCGAGAACATCATATTTAAAGTAGGTCTTGTTGTAATTAACTAAAGAATTATTACCTCCTGAAATTTCTTCTATTCTACTACTTTTTTCAGGAACATTCATAAATTTACTAGCTATATCTAACAATTTTTCTACGTCAAATATTGATTTTTTATCGAACAAAAAACTATAAACTTTATTGGTTCTCAGTTCATTTTCTATCATAGCTCTACTCGCCATATTTACGTCGGTATTTAATGTTGTTGCTATTCTATTAAACATTTGTGACACTTTTTCTGAGCTATTTAATAACGTTTTATCACACATCGTGTTTTGACTCGATTTCCGACTTTGGCTTGATTTCCGACTTTGACTCGATTTTCTACTACGACTTGATTTTCTACTACGACTTGATTTTCTACTACGACTTGATTTTCTACTACGACTATTTTTTATATTTGTACGTGAAAGGATCGACATATGAGAACTTTTCATATTTGCTAAAATGTATATACTATTATGATATTTTTCTTGAAAAAAATATATATTCCATAATTTCCCTACGATTCTCTCCAGGAAATCTTTCCTTCGGTAAAAAGTCTACACTTCTTTCATTCAAACACGACTTTTCCTTGATATGTCGAATCACACAAATATTCTATGTTTACATATATTATACTCCTTCCATCCTTAGGCATACATGTGTTTTTCAGAACATGTTAGTCTTACTACATTTATTATCGGTATAATTGGGTCTGTTTTGTGTATTTCATTAGGAAACATTACCGATACAATTATTGGATATTTTTTCACATTTATTGCGTTAATTCAAGGTATAGAATTTTTGATATGGCGACACCAAAAATGCGATGAATATAATAAATTACTAACATTGGTTGGTATGATTTTTAATCACCTACAACCAATTGTATTGGCAATAATTATCATGATTTGTAATAAAAAAATAAGATATTATCCTTTATTTTTAATTTCAACAATCATCTATATTTGTGTAATTATTCCATATTCTTGGAAATTTACACAAGAACCGGATAAACAATGTACGCTTAAAAATAACACAAGTGGTCATTTACAATGGAATTGGAATTCTTTACATTATTATTATGTCGTTTATTCCATTTATGTTTTGACAACTGCCATATTATTTTTCACAGGTATTCCATCACAAAAAATAGGTATATATATGGCATTTTTAGCAATTATAACTTACATAATAACTGGGAAAATATACAGTAATGGACCAAATAATTTTAACACTGTTGGTAGCATGTGGTGTTTTTTTGCGGCATTTTTGCCTATTTTTTATTACGGATTGAGAAAAACAAAATCGATTTCATTATAAAAAATACAATATATTTACATAATATATATAATAATAAATGTCTCTTTCTCAAAATTATCCCAAAGGCTATGATTCCATATTGTATCCGGGTGGAACAAATACCAACCAAGAAACAATTTTACCCAAAATTATCGATTCTGGTACGGGTGGCAATTCTGCGGTGTATACTTCAAATAAAGTAGGTGGTCAGGCTCGGAAGAGACTATCCAGACGTTATCGTCGTAAATCAACAGGTCGGCGTAATAACGTCCGACGAAGCAAGTGCGGCCGTAGCAGGAGGTGTCGAACGAAGTGAATATAAATATTTGCTGTATGACCTTTTCACGGAAGAAAGTGTATAATAACATTCAAACATGTGATTCTGTTGCTGTCTCGTACACATTTCCGGAAAATATTCATCTTCTAGGGTATTCATATGTTCCTGTGTTTTTTCTACAATAGCCGTAATTAATCTATGATATTTTGGAAGCATAATATCATCCATGGAATGTTTTAGAAATAAATAGAAATCAATAATATATTGTAGTTTTATGGCTTTATTATTTTCATTATTAATTTGGGAAACAAATCGCAACATTTTTTCATTCAATTTAAGAATAGATGACGCCTGATCTTGTACAATATTTTCCGGACTTTGTACCACTATCACGTTTCCGGATCTTAGTTTCATTTTCAAGAGTAATATACAACATATCTATTTACGACATATGCGAATCAATTTTCTGAAAATTGATTCGTAATAAAAGGGTCTATTGTAGGACAAAAATATTCATATCAATCGTGATGCTCATAGTACTCGTTTCTATCTTTATTCGAGAGATTAGAATCTGGATTGACCAACATATATTGGAGACAACTAAAAGTATCGTATTACAACAAATACTACAAATTTTACATATAATATACATTGTATATTACTTTGGGTATCTATCCATTTTTATGTATTCTTCTGCTGAACAAAATCACAAGGATATTTTCTGGGAGGTTCTCGTAGATGTTGATGAATCATATTCTCGTAAAAATTATGACACTGATTATCAAACAGATCCAAATGATGAACATTGGACATGGTGGTCAGGCAGATGCGAGGATGTACAATTTCAAGCAGTAAATTGCCATATTTGTGGAGAATATCAGATCAGTAATACCGTAAATTCACCACAATGTATGTGCGAAACCCCCAAAGACAATTGGTTAGATGAAGAACAAAGATATTGTGAACACGAAGCTACATGGAAAAATAGTGTTAAAGTACGAGGTTCGATACTTCTAGATCAGGTTGGTCTTGCCCAACTTCTGACTCAACGTAAAAATGAATATGAAATAAGTTTAGAAACGAACAATTTCATTCAAAATATTCCTAAAAAACACTATCCATTTGTAAAAACATATACTTGGATTTCAATCGGTGACACTGAATATGATAATATATATATGTAGTCTTATCTTGTCCAAAACACCAACTGATTTAGTTTAGTAAATTATATATTTAAATCACGTAAAATAAAAAAGTTTTTGTAAATTTTTTATACTATTACAAATAAATCACAAATTACTACACTAATTTAGAGAACATCTTGATATAACATAAAATTTACTAGAGATTTTATGCTATGTATTGATTTATCCAGGTGAAGATTTTAATTCTTCAAATGTTTATATCTTCCAAAGCCATGGATTCTTGTTCTACTAATTCCATATCCGCATCGTCAACAATCGAATCGAATTTCTGATTTAACGCATGAATATCCAGATCTGAAACTCCCTTCGTATAACGACCAACCAACATGGACAGCACATCTTGCATCTTGAATCCACTGTTTTTGAGCCGACGTGTAAGTTCCACAATATCACACTCAATCTCATTATCTTCATCATCTTCTTCTACATCTTCATCGTCATCATCACTATCTTGACTTTCATCATCACTATCTTCCGATAGACCTTCTACCAATGGACTTCGGCAACAAGGACACACACAGTTGTTATGTACCATGGAAGTAGCCAAACACTTGAAACAAAATTGATGACCGCACTCGGTTACACAGTTATTTTTCTTGGTATTTATCATTTCATAACAGATACAACATTCTACTGAATCATCTTCGGTTGATATTTTTTCCGGCGAAATCGGCAAGACAGTAACATCAGAATCTAGTTCTAGATTCATATCATGTTCAAGTTGTTGATACAAACAACCACCGACTTCACAATGAGCAAGTTGGTTGTTCTGGTATACAGGAACACACCCAGAACACGATGACGAGTGAGACATACTTAAAGTTGGAGAGTTTACAATGCGTAATATATTCTTAGATGTGATTTGGTACGAATCAATCAAAAATAATCAATTTTTATGATATTTTGTACCAATATCATGTTTTCCTACACGATATTCCGGATTTCCTGGAGATAATCGTAGGGAAATGGATACTTTCTCCGCTAAATCAATTCGGCGACATCAATCATACATTTTTTTTCAAAAATCGTGGGATTATGATGTTGATCGATTTTTTCTGCCTTCTGGTCGGATTCCTTCTGTTGAGCGGATGTAATTACACATCCATTCTGATCAAGTCGTTTGGGTTCAAATACTCGGGTCCAAGTAGAATCACGATCCCAATCTAATAAAAATCCTTGATAATTGATGCTATCAATACTACGAATACGATAATTACATTTACGATAATATGTTTTTCGTTGTCGCCACTGATTCTGAAAAATATCATGAGAATCTACGACATCTACCACAATCGGTTTTTCATGTTTCATTCGCAAAATGCGTCCGACAGATTGTACAATGTCTGTTTTTGGGGTAGCCAACACCAAAATGCTGAGTGTCTTAATGTCAAGTGCTTCTGCGGCCATGGCGTAGGTAGCCAATACAATGTTTTGTTCTTCTGTCGCTTTCAATTGTGCGGCTTTCATCCCCCCCACATAGAATCCAACTGTAGCAAATCCTCGATAAGTAATTGCCTGATACAAATACGTCAACAAGGAACGATTGTGAGCCAATATCATAATTTGCGAATCCGGATTTTCTATTCGCAAATCTTGGAGAATACGAACGAGAAAATCCTTACGAGGACCAAATTCACATAATTTTGAAATCATAGTACTATATTTAGGTTTTCCTCGGTAATCGGTTACAGTTTCACAAAATTCAGGATCTTGTGATTTGAATTCAATACCACGTACAAACACTGGATCATCGGGTCTTGATTGTGTAGAATATATCATGGGACCGATAAACATATGTAATAATTTGGTAAGTTTGTCTTTACGTTCTACTGTGGCAGAAATACCCAACATATATGGTGTAATTGTTTTTAGAAGTGTTTTGGAGAACTCTTCACTTCCAATACGATGCACTTCGTCAATAATGGTGAAACCGAATTGGGAATAGGTATCTTGCGGAAATGGTTTGTTGTACATGGTTTGGATCATCGCAATCACAATATCTTTGTCGTCGACGTCGTATATTTGCGCTTGGATTTTACCAACACGGGCTTGAGGTGCGTATTCTTGAATGCGCTCGATCCACTGATTCATGAGAAATTCTTTGTGGACGAGGATCATCGTTTTTTTTTTGAGGAGGGAGATAATTTTGATCGCCATGACCGTATTATGAGTAACTGTGAAATCACCCAACATAAATCTTCGATTTCCGTCAATTTCAAATCCATAATAATCATCTTCCGGTAATTTTTCCACTGAAATTTCATATGATTCGGATATAGGTAAAAACGTAGTATATGATGTATTTTTCGAATTTCTATTATATTTTTTCGATGGAATTTCATACCAATCATTTACATTTATTTGAACAATATATACATTTTTTAAATTCGAAATTACAAATCCAAGAGAACGTGCCAAAAATACAATATCATTGATAATGTTATCGTTTCTATGACAAACAATATATTCAAATTCATAATAATGACCACACGAATCAACTATTCCAGCCAACAAATCTAGTTGATTTTTACGTGAATTACATTTATAATTGTGAGGTATACGATCATTCATATCTGTACTTTTTCCTAATTGAATACCTAACAAATATGGATCTATTTTTAAAGATATTTCTGGAAATATAATAGGAACACGTATTCCTCTCCAATAATCTTTTCCGCCTTTTTTTACACTAGCTAAATACTCTAATAATGGTATATCTATAATTTGATTATTTTCATATTTTCCATTTTGTAGAGAATAGGATGGATTAAAATACATAAGTGAAAGAATATGATTTTCATTTACTACATAACTTTCACTACCATACTCATCTTTAATTTTATACATAGTTTCACGCCCACGTGCTAATGTCAAAACATTGCGAGGGCCAGAATCATCCCCCATAATTTGATCACCTACCGAAATATCCTGAACCAATTTAATTGTACCATCATACATCAAAATAGGTGTATCTTTTCCTAGACATTTTCCCCAACCACAAGGAACTTGTAATATACCACCCGACTCATGATGTGAAACAAAATCCATGTATTTATCAACAATATCTTCCTGATAATCACGCAAATCTTTGACAAATGCTACATCAATATCCATACCCTTGTCTAATTCGGAGACGTCTGGTAAGCCATATCGTTCAATACCATAAAACCTTGGTAAATACATTTTCTTATCATTTTCTCGATATACTGGAAATGCGCATTCTTCGGGAGTACCATAAGTTACACCTTGTACTTCTGGTTTTAGAAGTAGGTTTTTCTTAAGGAATTCAATGTCGATACTGGTCAAAATCGTTTTGGGAATGGTATATCCTTTTTTTCCGATGTATGATTGTTTGCGAATGGTTTCCAAATATTCGGGTGTAAAGAGAACTTTGACTTCGGGAGTCTTCGTTTTTTTAGCGGATTGTAAAGATGTTTTCTTCATGTCAAATGTTTCAAATAAAAGTTAAGAATAATTTATTACAAATAAAAAATATCAATTTTATGAAAGTATATAAATTTTTTGTATGTATATTTACAATATGTCGAGAAGTAATCAACAATCAAAACAATATAATATTCGTCCGATTCCTCCCGCAAACAAACCCATCTGTAAACGACCGGATGATTCGGGTTCGTCCATCGCTTCAACAATGTTTAGCAGCATGATTCAAGGATTTGGATTTGGTGCGGGGTCGTCAATTGCTCATCGTGCTGTAGCATCTATCGGCGATAGTTTAACAACTGTTCCTAGTATTCCAAGTGTAAAATACGCAAGTACCGAATCCAATTCTAGACCGGATTGTACCGAAATATTCAATGTTTTATTACAATCTTGTAAAGACAATAATTCCATAGATTGTGATAAATCATATATAGAGTATTTGAAATGTTTGGATAATTAAAAATATTAGTATATTGTATTTATGGCAAATATTGTACTGTTTTACAGTTCTATTTTTCATGGAATTGTATTGTTATTGATTTTTGGTTTACTATATCAACAAAATATCAATCATGTACCGTGGTACATAATTGTGGGATTACTAATGGTTATTATAGCATCCGGTTGGAATCATGGTTCAACGAATAATATGGCAAAATGGTCGGATAGAATAATAACCAGTATAATTACAATAATATTACTATTTTTTCTGATAATAACGGAAATACCTCATAGAGAAATCATTGGATTAGGACTTATTATAGCTATATTATTATGGATGTCTTCTTATCAATATCAAAGATTATGGCAAAATCGAATACATGTAGGTTCTCACACAATAGGAACAATTTCTACAATCGCATTTTTGAATTATTTTACTATCTAATATCTAAAAATATATAAGTTTATGGTAAAATTATGAGACGATTTGCGATCAATTCTAATTATTCAAAATGATAAATATGCGTTGTATAGTTGCGTAATACTGTAAAACAATTTTCTTTTACAAATATAAGCGAAATATCACGAAAATTGATTATATTTCACGTATCTATTCTAAATGGATTATCTATCATCATCGAACATCAACATGTCTCAATTTACGTTAATGGCTTTGCGTGCAGTGGCCCAGAACCATAATGGTTCCGGGAAGGCAATGGGTATTCAAGGAATTCGTGATATGGTCGAGGAATTTCTGGGGGTAAATCGTGACATATTCCGTCGGGAATTTGTGAAGACCAGTGCGATTCGTGATGGCGCCCTTCTCATGTGGCAAAAAAAACAAAGAATTGTTGCGCAACAGTACTCAGATGACGATTCCGACGAAAATTACGTAAAATTGACTGACGTTGACATGTACTATATTATTGATTTGTATGACTTGTACAATGACAAAAACCGGACAGTTTGCACATTTGAACAGCATATCAATAAATTAGTATTTGTACAAGACGACAATGTGATACTACAAACAGTGGTAGATATAGATTCAGCCAAGGATGAGGAACAATGGGAAGAATATTATGATGAATATATGAACGACACCTCTGACTATAACCCCAAAGATTTGTATGATTTTTGAATTGTAATAATAATGTATTTTTTGTTGTACCTTATTTCAAATTTTGAAAATCATAATGTAAAATGACATAAAATAATGTTTACAATAATTGTAATGGGGAATAGTTTATCTAACCTAAAATTGGAAAAGGCACAACAACCCAATTTGTTTTTCACTACGAATGTTGTATGCGCACCAATTGTAAATATTGCCAAAATAAATAATACTGTTGTATATGTGTCAGTAACATATTATACAAAAACCGTACAGTTTGCTTGGTCGAAAGGTTCCAATGAACCTGATTATTTTACATTGGCCAACTACATCGAAAATTGTTTTTCAGATGGATCGACCGATGTCGTCATCACATCGAACATGTTTGACAATGAGGTGTTGTATACGAGAGAAAAACTTCGTTTGTACATGAATATGATGTTTTCTATTTTGATGTTGGCTGAAAATAAATTCCTATAATGCTTCTTGATATAATAAATCATTTTCAACATCAATTTCAACACCTTCATCTACATTTCCCATAAAAATTTTATAATTATAATTATCGCCACATCTAGCGCCATCTCCAAAGTTATTATGGTGGGTTATTGTAGCGTGTTTTGCCAACTCATAAGTAGAAAAAATACCAATAAACTTGATGAAACATCTATCCCACGTTTTATCTATTGCGATCACCGTATAATATTTTTGTATTTTTGATTCCATTATACCCTTGAAGATTATATTCTGTATATTTTTATACCCTTGAAGATTATATTCTGTAAAAACAATATAAAACATTTTTATGTAAAATTATACTATTTGTATTCGATACATGTCTGATAATAAAACACAACAAATATTTGAATTTGCGGATAAACAACAATATGTATGTAAATTACATGATAAATTAGATGTATGTATAGAAAGAATTTCCTTTTCAATAGTCTATGTCTATTGTAAAGATCCTGAAACAGATAAAAATATCGACATAGATAATAATATTACAATTTTTCGACATGAAAAAGAAGGTTTTTTAGAAAAAATAAAGAAGGTTCTCGTCGAACCAGAAATGTACGGAGGTACAAAACAATGTAAAGAACACAAAGGTCAAAAATATTTTGTATTGTATTCGGAAAATGATTACGAGATTAGATACAAAAATAATATCATGTTGATGATTGACAAACAGCCCTGTTGGAAAATGTCAAATATTATGCCGAATAATTCCTAATAATTTTTTGTGTTATATACTACAAGAAATTATACCTGATATTTTTCACGGAATTCAGTTACCGTCATAATCGGTATATTTTTGTCCCTTGCTTCTTTTAATTTCCCCGATGTTTGATTTTCATCGACAGAATTTACCAAACGATTCTGAACTTCGTTCTCAGTCGTTAGTTGTTGGGATCTTCGATCCTTGATTAAAAGTGCCAATATATCCTTCTTAACATTCGACGATACTTTGGCGCCTTTTTGTTTGATAATCGCCTCCAATTCCTTGTCACGGAATCCGGTCATTACAATTGTTTTTCCGTACAATGGATGGATCGTATCAATTACAACATCATTCGACATTCTGGACGGTGTAGGTGGAATATTGGTCGGACTTAATTTCGAAATTTTATTGGTTATTTTTTCTTCTAACCCACATTCTTTCATAAATTCCAAAAAAACAGGAATACGTTCTACAAATTCTGTGGCTGTTTTATCGCCAATTCCGGGAATGGCGGATAATACTTTGATATTTCTTTCTTGAGGGTTGAGAACCTGCGGATATTTTTCTAAAACAAGTTCTATTTTCGTCAAACCAAATCCTCGCCCGAATTTCTGCGAAGCCGACATCAGGGTTGCTAAACTAGCATCATCAATTTTTTTTTGGATACCGTCGTATAATTTTTTCGCAGTTTTCTGTTGGAATCCTTCTACTTTTAATAAATCAACTTCGGTCATACGTAGTATTTTGGGAACTGTATCAAAACCGGACGCAATCATCTTTTTCACATTGCCTGGACCCAATCCGTCTACTTCGATTCCTTTGAAAAATGCCGATATTTGTTTCTCACGAACCGTGACGTTATCCCCAATGTTCTCCAAAATAATATCGACATGCGTATCATTCCATCGGTATGCTTCGTCCGGCATCTTGGGATTCTCTGCCGGAGTTGTGACTGATTTAATATAAGGAATAACGTCTCCAGACCGAATAATTTGAATTACTGCTCCCACACCAATTTTGTTTTTTTCGATAAAATCCGCATTGAATCCAGTCGCATACTGAATGGTCACACCGCCCAATTTTATCGGCATAACTTGAACACGTGGTTTCAAATAACCATCTTTGGATGCGTTCCAGATGACATCCACAACATGTGTCTCGGCCATTTGATCTGATAACACCATCTTAAATGCAAAACTATGATCCGGATTGCCAGAAGCCCGAGAATACACCCGATCATCCGACACAATGATTCCATCAATCTCATAAGGACTCGATTTACGCCAATCCTGTAAAATTTCTGACAATGTTTCATTGGATATCTCAGTAATAGTCTTGTTTTGAACCGCTATCAAACTTGTACCCATAATACCTCCTATAATACCTCCAAAACTTGCCAATTTCGCCATTTGTTGTGATGGTGTTAGGTTCTCCGGTTTAATCATTTCATATGCGACAAAATCAACATCACGAATTTTATCATCTACGGTTTTTGCGTTGGCAATTCCGGCAACCAAATTTCGTGGATTTGCGAACTTTTCTTTATATTTTGTGTCAAACACTTGTCGTTTAATAATGAATTCCCCACGAATAACAATGTCCTTGTCTTTTGGTAATCTGAGATAGGGAATTAAATATGAAATATCTTGTCCAATTTTACCATCACCTCGGGTATACAACTTAGGTTCTGGGCCTTCGGTCGTATAAAGACCGGATACGCCATCCAATTTACATGAAATTACATAAGGTCCGGTATATTTGTTTTTCCATTTATCCAGTGTTCCTGAATCGGGTTTTATCTTGTCCATTGACCACATTTCGTAGGGAAGTCTCGCTTTGTTTTTTTCCACTGGTGCGCCGACATCACCTAATATTTGATTTTTTGGGAATTTATTTTCAATATATTCGTGTAAAATGTCATATTCACCGTCAGTCATTACAGGTTCTCCCATACAATGAAACGCACTGTTTGCTACATCAATCATGGAGGTCAATGTAGTTTCAGAAAGAGTATCCAACACTTTGATACCTTGTTTTTTAAAATCTTTTATGTATTCCAATGTTGATTTATTCATAATTTTACACATTTTTGTATGGTCTTCATCTTGTAACATATGTTCTCCAATTAGTTCTTTTACAGGTTCTTTTATAGGTTCTTTTATAGGTTCTTTTATAGGTTCTTTTATAGGTTCTTTTACAGGTTCTTTTACAGGTTCTTTTACAGACTTTTTCTTTTTTGTAATTCTTATTTTCTGTATAACCGGTTGTTTCTCAATTATGGTCATATATTTGTTATCGGGAATAGATGTATTATCGAGTTGTGTTTGTGTAGTTTTTACAATAACAGATTTACTATCGATCCTGTCTTTCGGTTCTTTGTATTCCATTTTCAAAAAATCAAATATATCTTTTTCAGTAGAAAATACATCTGTAATCGGTTCTCCTTTCTTTTTACCTTCCATTTTGGAGAACCCATGTTCATTCATGGTAAATCCCATAGATAAAGCACGTTCACGCATAATAGTATTAAATACTTTGCTTCCTGTAAAATATAAAATGGCAAATGGAAATTCTTTGGGCGAAGTATAAAGGAAATCTACTCTACGGAAATGCTGTGTCCATGGCAATTTAGTAATTACCAAACATTTATGTGGACCTCGTGATAAAATTTCCACAATAATACCTTCTTTTACTAATGAATTAATAAATGTAGTAAAATCATTGGGATCTTCCGACGTAAGTATTACATCAATATCACCAGAATCAAGATGTTGTCTGCGATAACTACCAACAATTTGAAGACGGAGTTTTTGTAATTCTGTGGAAGATGAGATAAACATCTTTTCATAATCCGCTATTTCATTACGAGGTATGCGTTCCAAAATATCACGATAATATTTCAATCCAATTTTTTGTTTGTCATTGAGAACCTGATTTTGTTGTTGTTCTAATTGAGCCAATGTGGTGATACCTTTATCCACAATTTCCGCAGCTTTTTTTTCTCCAATCCCATAAATCTCTGAAAATACATCCATGGATCGTTTCTTTCGTAGGTTCTCTTTTTCTTCTTCCAATATTTTTAGAGAACCAGTATGTATAAATTCTCTAAATTTTTCGAAAATCGTTTTACCAATACCTGGTTGTTTTTCTAATTGTATCAAATCCGTAATGGGTCCATCAATGGATTCGACCGTTTCCTTTGCATTATCATATGCTTTTGCACGCATAAATTCTTTACGGATTCGCATAATATAAGCTAAATCTTTTAATAATTGAATTAACTCAAATTTAACATTCTTTGTAGGGGAGGCCATTTTTTGATTCATGGATGATATACTTTTATATGAAGATATTTTTGGAGGTAATTCGGAAGAAATATTAATGATTTCATCATTAATTTGCTTTTCTGTATTTTTTATCTTACGAGTATATTTACGTTTTATTTTAGGTTGGACCAAACTAGTATGAATATTTTCAATGTTCTCCTTAGTTAATTGTTGGGACTGAAGATCCCTTACCAATTCGGGAGTTTTCGATTTAGGTTGGTTTGGACCCACTACTTTTATCTTACGAGTATATTTACGTTTTATTTTAACAGATTGTGGTATCGGCATATTTGACAAATCCTGTATTTTTTCCGTATTTTTTCGTACATATTTTCTCTTAATTTTAATTGGTTCTCCGACTTTCATAAATAGTATATACTATTATAATATTTTTACATAAAAACAAAAATCCCACATATATAATATATAGTAAATCTATACTTATACGAAATGTCCAAATTCATGAAGAATTTTAATTTTAAAAAAATATCCACTTTAGAAATATTCGTGTTTGTTGTTTTTGTGTTCTATTTGGTGTTTCAAGTACAAACCCCCACAATGTTGATGCCATATATTAGTTCTCCATTTGGTATCGTCATTGTATTGGTGATTACGCTGTGTGTTTTCTTCTATACAAATCCGGTTTTAGGGGTATTAGCATTGTTTGTTGCGTACGAAATAATTCGAAGAAGTACTATCGTAACAGGAAAAGTAGTTACAGTTAAATATACACCGACTCAAATACGTAAAGACATCGATATGGTCGCAATGAATCCTCCCAAAGAAGTGTCACTTGAAGAAGATGTTGTTGCATCTATGGCACCATTAGGAGTTAGTGAGCCTTCTACGTATATGATGACATCATTTAAACCGGCTGCGGAGAACATCCATAATGCGTCTACTATATAAGAGTAATTACATAATAAGACATTCAATACAAAAATTGATGTAAAAAATAATATTATAATATAATATTATCTTTATCGTTATTACACAATGCCAATTAAATTAGTGTCTCAAGAAATGACAGTATTCGGTATTGATGATATAATACAATATTATAATTATTTACGTCCAGATGGATCTGAACCGATTGAATATTTACATAGTAAAGACGGAGGATATCAAATTCTATGTAGTGATAGAAATAATGTTTTTCATGGTCAATACAAACAATTACGTTGGCAAAGAAAAATACTCATATCCTATTATAATTATCCTTCTTTTTCGATAGAAGAAGAATTATTATTATACAATATGATGCGATATGTGCTGGGTAAAGAAAATGTTTCTTATTATTTATCATATGATCAAGCTATAAAACACAGTCCTAGTTTCAAAAGTAGTGTATTGAGTAGTATTCTCGCATGTGATTCAGCTTATCGTAAATTACCGATTGAATATTCTAAAATACACAACAATGTTTATGAAGATAACTCGGATTCATCATCTCAATCATCTGACGATTATTATACTGAAAATCATAAATCTAGAAATTTCGTACGTAGAAACACCGAACCTCTACAAAAATTGGTAGGGCATGTTTCTAAAATATTCACAAAATCTATAAAATCCGAAAAAGAAAAAACATCATCAAAAAAACAAATTATTATCGATAATTCAGAAGTTTCATTATCAACAACTAGTGGATGGAAATATCCACGTATACGAATATAGTCTGCCAAACTTAAAAATCACAAGACATGTCAAACACACTATCATCCTTTTTACAATTGGTCAAAGCATATTCTGAGTTGGTTCTCTCAAAGAAATTGACTTTGGTTTCTAAACTAATAAGCTCCATAAAATCAAAGGGATTTTGAGAACCATAAATCTTGTCATATCCTAATTGTAAACACAAACGATCAGCAACAAATTCAATATATTGTGTCATAAGAAGTGCGTTCATGCCAATGAGACGACAAGGTAAAGCATCGGTGATAAATTCTTTCTCAATCTCAGTTGCTTCCTTAACAATCTCATAAATACGTTTTTTATTCAACTTCTTCTGTAATTTACTATAAAGCAAAATAGCGAATTCGGTATGAAGTGCCTCGTCTCTCGAAATAAATTCATTTGATAGCGTTAATCCAGGCATCAATCCACGCTTCTTAATCCAGTAAATAGATGCGAAACTTGAACTGAAAAATATACCTTCTACACAAGCAAACGCAACTAACCTCGCCGCAAATGATGATCGATTGTCTTCAATCCATTTCTTGGCCCAATTTGCCTTTTTAGAAATACACGGATAATTATCAATAGCACGAAACAATTTATTACGCTGTTCTGAATCCTGAATATATGTGTCAATTAACACGGAATACATATGACTGTGAATATTTTCCATGGCAATTTGAAAACTATAAAAGGCACGGGCTTCCGACACTTGTACATCTGCCATGAAACGAGAACCCAGATTTTCCGAGACGATACCATCTGATCCCGCAAAAAATGCCAAAGTCATAGATATGAAATATTTTTCATCTTCGTTTAATTTAGCCCAATCTCCCAAGTCACGTGATAAATCAATTTCTTCTGCCCTCCAAAAAGAATCCACTTGTTTTTTATACATTGCCCAAATATCCGGATATGTGAGAGGAAACATGGTGTAGCGTTCATTTGAAATACGTAAAATCGGTTCATCAATAGTGTGTGACATGGTATTTCCTAAATGATATATAGGAAGGAGATATTTTAGTTATATTATTCTATCAAGAAGGGTTTATGTATTTTTATAAAATGTTTTATGAAGATCTCGTAAATACGATAACATTAAATTCCTTCAGAAATAAACTCTATATATGTATATAAACCAAAATGGCACATATTTTAAACAAGGCTCAGAGTAAAATGTTGAAATTGAATTATTACGCAGCGTTAAATAGTCGCATTTTGTTATATTTTATTTTATTTTTATCCATTGTAGATCTGTTATTTTTCGTTATTGCGAAAGAATATATTAGTGTTATTATTTTTATTCTAATTGGAGTATTGACTTCATTTTTCAGTAAAAATATGATGGTTATTTTTACAATAGCCATGGTTTGTACAAATATTTTAAGATTTGGGAATGAAACATCGTTTGAAGGTATGACTGAAGAAAGTAATGATGACGAAACATTGGACGCTGAATTGAAAAAAGAATTAAATAGTGAAAACTTCGAGGATGAATATTTAGAAACCGAAAAAGAAGAAAAAATAGCCGTAAAAAAAGAAACGCCATCTACCCCTACATCTACCCCTACATCCGCCTCTGCTACTAAAAAAAACGTATCCAATAATGAAGATCCTTCTACAGATATGGCAGGATTGGACAAACAAACACAAAATTTGTTAGATAAACAAACTATTTTATTAAAAAATATGGATAATTTAGATCCACTATTAAAGAAAGCAGAAACGTTTATGGAAAAATTTCAATCTTTGAATAGTGTATCAAAATAAATAAGTTATTATTATAAGGTGGTCATTGCGACATTGTAATAAAATATGAAATTAGATGATTTCGAAAAAAAAACATATATTAGCGTCTTAGGAATTATCATATTGACATTAATATTCTATGTGATTCATAAAAAAAGTAAATTAAGAGAACCTGGAATGGTTGTAGGTACGGCAATGTCGATCATGCCGGAGCCATGGCCGAGTAGTTTTACAGATTTATTTATGTCCATTGGGCAATTATCTCTTTCAATAGCAACAAAAGCACAAGGCGCAGTACAATATGTTGGATCTAAATTACAAGCTTCCGCAATTGCTGCGAAAAATATAGCAACACAACGTGGTATTTACGCATTGAATAAAATTGCGGCAAAGGCAAAGGATACATCGGATAAAGCTGTTACTGCCGCAACACATGCTAAAAGTGCCATACGTGCCGAAACTATTGCTCAAAAACAAAAAATAAATGCTCGAATTAACTCAATTAAACAAAATATACAAATCGAGGCACAACGATTAAAAGCAGAATTTGAAGAAAAGAAAAAATCAATGTTTACCTTTAGAAGATTCTTCAAATATTGTTTATTATTAGTCATGTTATCTAGCAAGATTGGTAGATGGGTAATTAAAACAACTTCTATTATTTTACTTAGAATTTCTAATTTAAAAAGTTGTTTCCTTTGGTATGCGCTAGAAATCATCGGTTGGATTCTCTATATTCCTATGGAATTTGTTGTATGGTTTTTTTGTCTTCAAACAATGGAAGAAAATCTTTGGGTAATGGTGAAAGAAGCAGATTGTTTTATTCACGGAATCATGGGATTTCATGTATTTTATTATTCGGAACATATACGTAAAAAATGTTTTGTACCACGTTTGCCTCCATTCCCATCTGTCGGAATGGGGGGACTTTTTACTAAAAAAGGATTTGCGAAGTTGTTACGTGATATGTTTTTGCCACCCGATCCAAGAGAAACCGCAAAATATGTAAAAACTGGATTAATGAAATACAAAAAGGTATTAATGGCAGATTTTAAGAAAACCCCACATTTTGATGTGAATGAAATATGGAAAGAAGCATTTTCGATGATAAAATTTATGAATCCCAACGACGTTCCAAAAGATTCTGCCGAGAATATCAACGATGGAGACGCTGAAATATTACAGGAATAATAAAAAGTACATGTATTTGTAGGTAGCTTCACTACCTAAAGAGTTTATCATGGAATAATATATAGTGATGCCTACATATAATACAAAAATTCCGAAATATTCAAAATATTCGAAAAATATAAAATACACCTTTAGTATTGATCCATTTTTTCTACTATTGATTGTTCTCATTTTCATATTTTTAGGATATTTAGCGTATAAATATTGGCATAATACGAAACACCAAATCCATTCTCCCATCAATATTGGTATAAATCCGGATAACTTCTTACTTCCTAGACAAGATCAAGGACAAACGATTGGTGGTATTTCCACAAGATTCAGCTCAATTGGACAATCGCACAGTTTAGACGTATTAAATGATCCTTATATACCTCCCGTTAAAATGGATGGATATATATGGGAAAAAACATCGGGGGATGTACGGGGGTTACCTCCGATCATTTCTACTACACAAATTCCGATTGCGCCAATGATTCATAGTTATGGTGGTGGATATTTACCCGTGAATGTGGAAACACATGGGGTTCGAAGTAATTACAGCCAGATCGGTATTTTGACCAAAAATACCGACGGTGTACAAGGTAATACGAAGCGCAAAATGTTTTCTGATGAAATGGATGAATCCAACCGAAATATAGAAAATACATTAATACTACCTTTGATGGGCAGACGTAATTTGTCTGGACGTGATAAATGGCAATATTACACCATTTCAAATACAGGCAATTTACAAACAAAACTACCGGTACGGGTGAATGGAAAAAGTTGTTCCTCGGAATATGGATGTGATGAAATTATGAATGGTGATGTGATTCATGTAGAAGGATACAATCATCGTTTTAGCGCAACTGTGTATGAAAATACAACATTTAGTTATATTCCCGTATTATGATGAAATAATACTATATATTAGTATTATTGGATAAATAAAAAAACATTTCGATGAGTAATTATGTCGAAAATCAATATGGTATGTATACATTCACACCAATCGATAAATATAATTTTGATATAAGCAATAATAGTCAATCTCAACCAAGTAAAGATGAAACATTGAATGAAAAACTTGATTTATTAAGTGAAATAATTAAAGATAGTCATGATATTGTTACCTATATCATTGGTCCAAATAAAGTTGTAGGTGGTAATAATGATTATGATGATTTTTTGGGTAAACTACAACCGGATTCACGATCATCGTCGGTACAATCGACGCCTAGAACACCTAGACCGAATTCACGATCATCGTCGGTACAATCGACGCCTAGAACACCTAGACCGAATTCACGATCATCGTCTTTACAATCGAGGCCTAGAAAACCTAGACCGAATTCACGATCATCGTCTTTACAATCGACGCCTAGAAAACCTAGACTATTATCTGAAACAAACCAAGCAATTACAACAGATAGACTATATCGAGGTATACCATCTAGGCCGTCTACAACACCATATAGACCTTTGAATAACAGGATTCGGCCATCTATAACACCACCTAGTATAAATAATTTATCTTCGAAATTAGAATCATTTTATAGTCCGGTATTAGAAGAACACACAACACCACCAGTACCATCATCAGTAACATTACCAGTACCACCACCAGTACCACCACCAGTACCATCATCATCAGTAACATTACCAGTACCACCATCATCAGTACCACCATCATCAGTAACATTACCAGTATCACCACCAGTACCACCATCATCAGTAACATTACCAGTACCACCACCAGTACCACCAACATCAGTAACATTACCAGTACCACCAGTACCACCATCATCAGTACCACCAATATCAGTAACACCATTCCAACCAGTCCAACCAGTAACACCATTCCAACCAGTCCAACCAGTAACACCATTCCAACCAGTCCAACCAGCAACACCATTCCAACCAGTCCAACCAGCAACACCAGTCCAACCATCAACACCAGTCCAACCATCAACACCAGTCCAACCAGTAACACCATTCCAACCAACAACACCATTCCAACCAACAACACCAGTTCAACCAACAACACCAGTCCAACCAGTAACAGAACCATCACCAAAAAAAATAAGTGTATTAAGAGAAATCCTTTCAGAAATTCTACCAAAAAAACAACCAGTAGAAACTGAACCACCACAAAAAGGAACATTAGCACGATCACCACCAATTACAAGTCAACAAAGGTTAGATTCTGTGGAACAATATGTAGAAACTGAACCACCAACCCCGGATTCATTGTCACCTATATCAACACCAAGAAGAATCGAACCAGAAATAGAAACAGAAGCAATCATAATTCAACCACCCACGAATATTATTCAAGAAATTGTGAATGATGCTGACAATCTCGTCTCTAAATATATAACTCCTTTACTTTTTCAGTCAAAAAATGTCATTACCGAAGTGATTCACGACACATCGAATATCATCCGAGAAATTGTAAGTGACTCTGACACCATTCTTAACAAATCGGTACTTCCCATCTCGCTTCCACCACCACCTACAAATAAGGAAATAACGAATATCATCCGAGAAATCGTGAGCGATGCCGACGCTATTCTCGAAAAATTAACACTCGTTCCCTCAAAACCAATACGAGCAGCTACGAACATCATCCGAGAAATCGTGAGCGATGCCGACGCTATTCTCGCCAAATTAACAAATTCATACAAAATTACAAAAGAAAAAGAAGAAAATGATTTTTACAACAAACAATATGATGAATTACTACAAAAAATGAATGATATGGAGGGTGATGGTATTATAATAAAAAAAAATATGAAAGACAATAACATTCGATATACGAATGATAATCTTGAACCAAATCAGAATATAAATTACAAATATGATATACTAACAATGAAAAAGAACCCAGTAACTCCAGTAGTGCCAACAACAAATGTTGGAACCAATGATAAGATTAAAAACACCGATGCGTATGTCCCAATAATTGAAAAATTACTACCACAACAATAAAATTGTAAATATACCTATATATGATATAGGTAAGTATCATGAACGAGAACAAAATAATATATCATTTTCCAAAATTAAATTCAAAAAAAATACAATCAACTGGTACAATTCAGTATTACATGATTGGAAAAGAAAATAATCCGAATATTTCTTATAAAAAAAGATCTAGCAATATCCACTATATTTCGAATAAATTATATATATGCGCAAAAAATGAAACATCTGGACAATTAATCATAGAAAATATCCCAGTGACAAATACAGATAAGAAATTATTTCTATGTATACCTCTAATCACCAAAACATATAACATAACATCTGGTCAAAACCAATTAGACAATATCATACAAGATACCATTGAAAACATAGATAATGGAATTTATTTAGATGATGTGTTGCCAGAAGATTCCGAATGTGAAATTTCCGAAACACGTTTCGCCATCACGGTAGAGTTTAAAACACCCATATATGTGTATTCTTATTTTACAGGATTAACTACTAATAGCGGTTTACCCGAACTCATGCGAGAACAAAACATGATCGAACCTGAAAAAACAAATATTGTCGCATTTAAACAAAAATCGATTTCTTGTAACAAAATAGATGATACTACGACGTATTCACATAGTCTAAACGTCTCTGTACTACGCCCTACAACATTAGAACATAAAGTTATAACGATGCATCCTCTTTCTAATTCAAAAATAGAAACATTTGTAGAAGGAATGGACGATAATCCTTATACTTGGATGGAATGTGATACTGCGGAATTGGATTACTCGGGAGAAGTTCCCACATTTTCCACACCGTTAGATGCTAATACAGAAAACACTACAGAAAAAAGGTTTAACACTATTTTAATAATAATGTATGTTGTAATTAGTTTGATATTCACCGTCTTTTTTTTACCGTTGATTTATAAAACAATCATTCTCGATTTTATTATGCCAAGATTTGCGATTTACAGCACGTTTATACCTGAAATTGCTTTCATACTTATTTTAGTAATTATTAGTATTATATTATTAGCGGTAGGTGGTTCAAATTTACCTAATAATTTTAAAACTGGTATGGATGAGCTGACTGCCGGAGGTACAATAATGGGATTTACATTTGTTTCTATTATAATTATGATGTATTACAAAAATTTTAATCCTAGTTATCTAGGTGAGAATATTAAAGTTGAAAATGGTTTTAGTATATTAAGAAATATAGTCTAATAGTATTGTGGTTTATGAAAATAATATTTCAAATATGTTTCATTTAGGAAAGGTCGATACCATTCCAGATGAAAAGACCGTGTAATATTCATCTGGTTTTCAATGGTGGTATGAAAATTTAACACTACATTTCTACATTCTAAATCACGTAACAAAACATCTGCCAAGGGGTCACACATTTTTTCAAAAATCATTGTTGGATCATGTGCACTGAAAATAACTGGAGATTTTATAAAGGTAGATGACGCAATATAATCAGCAAACATAAACATATTATCATCCTCGGTATTTCTATACATATTTTGTATTTTTTCTCCTACCATAGTCAATTGATGTCGTGATTCTGTATTTGTTTCTGGGATGGTTATAGAACGTGTATTGTATTTTTCTGAAATTTTCTTTGCTTCCTCTATAAATAACGGATCTGTATCCAAACAAAATGTATAGATATTTCCACGATAATTATACTCTCTCAAGGTTTGTTGCAACGTATCTAACAAATAATCGTTTCGATAACCTTTTACAAGTAAGACGATCGGATATAAATCTGATCCTCCTCCTATATTTACACGCTCATCAATCATAGGAAATAACTTAGGAACTTTTATTTCACAATATTTGTGAAAAATATCGCATATTGGTAAATGGAAAAAACACACATTATTTCTAATTAAATTCCAATGAGACAAAACCTTGTATTGATACGAAAATTCTGAATAAGTGCCTGGATTGAATTCAGTTATATTATAAAATGATTTGAATACATTTGATTCACACAAAGGATGTAAATATTCTGGAGAAAATGCGAATCCGTACATTTTACGATCAATCGTATTTTTCTCAGTCAACATGTATAAAGGACAACAACCCAAACCATCACGAACAATGTACATTTTAGCGGAATTTGCGTAGATATTTTGATCTAAAATAACAAATGTAAACTCCCCTTCGATCATTTGTAATGTGTAATCTAATCCATATTTTAAATACATGAGAATAATGAGTTTTTCTTCTGTTTTTTCATTTTCAATATTATCTTCGTCAGTAAAAACAATTTTGGATAGTAACACATAATTTGTGATTTTGCCATAAAAAATTAAAGTAATATCGTTGAAACGTGTATTTTTAGTCGAATAACAATATCCACTAGTAATATTAGTAATTTTACGTTTTTTGTGATGAATACAACTTTCTGGTTCCGGTTTAATATTTATTATGTCTGTAATCATTTTTCTTGAAAAAACATATTCATTTAAAAAAACAAGAATACCTGTAAATTCATTATACATTGAAATAGATTACCAGGAGTATTCTGGAGAACTATGTTCTGATGAATATACATAATTATAATTACAATTTTTCTATATTATTTCTTATAATATTGTATATTTGTAATTATATTTGGAAAAATAAAAATGAAATTAATACACATTTATTTCATACCTATCATCATTTTTTTCGTTATAATCATATTTGGATCTTCTTTATATGCGGCAAGAATAAAAAAAGATGGATTTACGATGCCAGATATTCCAGGGATGGTATATAATTCTTATGAAATAAAAGCAACACCCATGACCAGTTCAGATATTATTTCGATAATAACTGAAATTACGATTGATGTGAATAATAATGACACAAAATTAAGTTTATTAGACAATTCTTTTAAATCAAATAAAATAGTATTGAAATCTAATTCATTTAAGACAAGTATTGATGAAATATTAAATGTAATGAACAAACATGATACTGAAATTAAAAAATTACTACCAACTTATATTTCTAGTCCGGATTTACATGAATTAATCAATGGTACTTTACTCGCAGATAAACAAAAAATATTGTATAACATGAGTAATTTCCCATTGTCACCGTCAGAATGTTCTATTGATTTTATGAAACAACAATTGAATGATATGAAAAAGAAATTAAACGATAAAATGATTGCGGCTGGACCCGCCGCCAAACCTCCTCCTACCATAGATCCTTTTGTACAAGAAAAAATAATGATTACTACCAAAGAAGACGATATATACGAATTATCTAAAAATTTGACAAATCCTAATTTTACCAAATGTAATCCCACCATGTCAAAAAAAGATGCCGAATCATTATTTGTTGGATACCAATTACAGATAATATCTAAAATAGTTTCTTTACAGAATAAATCTGTAAATATTATTAAAGATAAAAAAGCAGGATCAATTGTTAATTTTTATTCGGGATTTGCGACACCTTTACAATAAACTCCTTCGGTATAAAACTACCTATAGAGTTTGTGTATTTGAAAAACATAAAAAATAAACACATAATATAAAGTTCTCAGGAAAACTCCACAAAATATTCTTGGTTAGAATCAATGGCAGAAACCATATTACAGAATTTAAATTCCTTAAATGTAACCAATGTTTCAAACTTAAATTGGTCAGATGTGTCCACTGGTTTACCTACAACCGATCCAAGTAAAATAAATATTGGTTGGATCAAAAACACACAATCCATGGGTATCACTGATCCAAGTACTATGATGAGAACAAACGAAATCCAGAAAAACATGCAAGGATACCAACAATATTATAATGCTTTAATGACGGGAAATTCACAAGCGACAACCATACAAAATAACAATCAACCTTTAGGAAATCGTGAATTTATTAAAGATACTGGTATGAATTGTGTAGCCAATAATGGAGATATACAAGATCGTTATTATGTAGTAGATGGTATGGCCTATTATAATGGTGATTCTGTAAATAATGGTTTAGTACAATCCACGTATCAAACATTACAGGATATAAAAGATTTATCGAATAATGCCGGAAATATTATTACGAATAAAACCGATTATAAAGATAATTCGTGTGTATATGTAAATTTAATTAAAGATGGTTATGGTAACAAAGAATCTGGATATATTTCTACAAATGAATACAATATTTGGAAGAAAAAAAATCCTGCCATTTTTTCGGAAAATTTCGAAACATTCTCCGAACGTCCAGATAATATTGTTTATGGATTCAATCGCCTAAACAATTTCGTAAATTATGATTATAAACTTCGTAATAAAAATATAGATATAAATATAGATATAGTTATGGAAAATGACAACAAAATAAAAGAATACGGTAATGAATCAAACAATGACTCGAATATAGGATTAATAATCCAAGATGATTTAATTACGGGTTTTTTCTTGGGTTCTATTACCATTCTCGGATTATATGTTGTTTTTCGACTATTATGTAGTAAAAAATAGATTAGTAATTGTTATCAAGTTATTGTATTTTGATAACAACCGTTGAGAGTTTATGTAAATTGTACACGTTTATAAATTTCCAAAGCAACAAGGCCACCGAATACTTGAGCTAAAATATAAGGAACTAAATCATTAATGGGTATTTTTCCAATTGATGCCATAGTAACACTAATTACAGGATTAATATGACCACCACTAATGTCCTTGGTTAATAAAATTGCCAATGCTAATGACGCACCTATGGCAATTGGATTACCTGTAGCTAAAACAATAAATATAAAAAAACAACTACCAAAAAATTCTACTAAATATTTATTAAACATAATTGTGTTTACAGTATAATGTATATGAGGAAAAAAATTATCGTCTACGAGCAGCCATTAATGGTACAAACGATGCATGGGATTGATCTCCTCCAGATTTTAAATCATTATATGTAAGATTTGCAGAACGAATGCGTTTGTAACGTATATAATCAGAACTATCCGCAACAAAACGAGGGTTTCCAGTCGTTGGTGGAATACCAGTACCGTCACATTGACTAGGAACTGAACCGATATTACTTTTTCGTTTATATCTATCCGGAGTTATAGTATTTGGGCCTCCGCATGAATAATTCTGTCTAGATAGGAAATCACCCGAATTTGTTACAGCCCTGAATGGTCCAATTGCCCGTCCTTTTCCATTAACCGTACCTACAGCGTAAGCATTATTCCAGGAAGATCGAATTATTTTACGATCCATTACATTTCCGCCGGATTTAGCATTATTCGCAAATTGTTGAGGAGAAAATCCATTAAATGGTCCATTACCGAGACTTGAAGGAGCAACAAACGGTACGTTTAATGACATTTTATATTTCAATAAATGAGAACCTGTTTCGTATACATATACATAATATTTTGTTTATTATAAGTATAAACTTATCATATGTCAACACTCTCAACGGAATCTGAAAAAGGAAATGTAGACCAAGACGGACGGGCGAAGCCCGGTAGTCTTGGGTTACTGTGTCCGGGACAAGCTATGCTTGCCGAGGACACTGAAGATCATCCTTCCTTTTCTAACGAAGAAAACAGGATATGTGGATTATCCGATATAGATAAAATATCCATGGAGTTGCTTATTAATAACCGCATGTTTACTAAATATTTATCGAAAGCGGATCCAATAAAATATGATGAATTTATTAAATATCGTGAAACAATCTCTATTTATGAGAACAAAATTATGAATATTACTCGTCAATTGTTAGAAAATCCTAGACTAAAAATTAATAACGATATTAACGAAACATTTCATAATTACATAAAGACGTGTATTAATTATTTGGAGAACGATGAATTATTAAAAAAATGTACTAAAGATTCTTATTCAGATGATGAGGTTCTATTCGACGAAAGATACATGAATGATCTTCATCCAACTCGAGAACCTGCCTTTCCGAAATCATATTGGGGAAAACAGGTAAATAAGTCTAATAATCGTGTTGAAATGGATATGATGGCATTTTCTATACAAAAAAAAATCTAAATAATATATATATTTGTTGTTGTTTGAATTCGGCTAAAGACCTTTTATTTTGACTAATGTCATTTTTTTCAAAATTCAATATTACATCAAAGAACAAAAAATCTATTAGAAAAACAAAAAAAAATGTTCTACATAAAAATACTAAAATGAATTGTAGTCCTGTCGTAAAAAATAAAACAGTCTCAAATGATACATGTTTTACCCCGAATATTCTATTAAAAATAAAATCAGACTATAATCACACTAATCGAATAGATCCCATAAAAGAAACAGAACCGAAAAAAATATTACAAGAATTGCGTAATCGATTGTCAAGATGCGATAAAGAAGATTGCTGGCTACGGCAATTGAAAGATGAAGTATTGCGTAAAAAAATACAAGATTATGTATTTGCGCCGAAACGTCCAACTGAATGGACATATAATCCAAATGAATGGTTATCTAATTATGATATTTTCAATGTTCTAACACAATACGAAGATAAATACCCCCATTTCGAATTTATTGGTCCATCTTTTATTGATTTTGATAAAATTAAAGATGCGTCAAACCATACTTGTGTAAGTGATGAATTATGTGATTTTTCGTTACAAAATCATATTTCAAAAAAACATGAAAACATCGCAATTGTATTTAATTTAGATAAACATACAGGTCCCGGAACACATTGGGTTTCTCTCTTTATAGATGTAAAAAAACGATTCATTTTCTATTTTGATAGTGCGGGTAGTAAAATTCCCAAAGAAATCATGATTTTAGTAAAACGTATACAAAACCAAGGTGTAAAATTATCTAAAAAAATACATTTTAAATTTTATGAAAATTATCCCATGACACATCAATATACCAACACTGAATGTGGTATGTATTCGTTGTTTTTTATCATTACTATGTTATTAGACAAACCTGATGGTCAATTAAATAATAAAGGTGGGAGTTTTAATAAAATACATTTTTTTAAAAAACAACGGATTCCTGATAAACTAGTGTCAGATCTTCGTTTAAAATATTTTAATCAATAACTATAATATATTCAGTTCCTGTAATATAGATTCCTACACTATGTTACGGAATAATTCTAGAAGATCTACTGGTCTGCTTCATATGGCTTCGCCATCCAGGAAGTCTGATTTTGAGTCTTCTACGAAAAAAAAAAAATTATCCAGATCACAACATTCCAAAATAAAACGTACATATAAGAAAACTATGGTTCTCAAAAAGAAAGGAGGGAAAGTTACACCACCTCGTAAACACATCAAAGTAGTTACATATAGTTCACGGGTTCATCCAGAAAAACCTTATTACAAGATTTTTGTATTTGATCAGATAAATGGCGATATAATAAAAGCGTTTAATGATTATATTAAAAAAACCGTGAATGAGACGGAAGAAGATTTAATCGCAATGCGTGATAATTATAACAATCCGAGACAAATACGAGAAAAAGATGCTGTCTCCGTTTACGGATTTGAAATGATTCCAACTACTACAAAAAAGAAATAAAATAAAATCGGATTTATCGTTTACTATCTGACGATTTTTATGTATTAGAGTAAAACATATAATAATTTTACAATATATATTACATGTTTGGTAAATTACTATTATTTAGTGTAATAATAAACAGATTTGTGTGTTTTTCTAAGCCAATTCAATATCATAATATTCAAAAAACTGTCGTAAATATTACTCCATATTCACATTTTACAAAGATGATACAAAAGATTTCAATAAATAAATATTGTTCTCAAGGAATGATAAATTCTATATGTAAAAAACTATATGTAAATACTCCAAAGAGGATACCTATCGAAAACTTTTCTACAATACATCACACGTCCATTGCCGAGTCGGACGTTTTACATATGAATTGCTCTATGGGTCGTTCTCCAAAAAATAATCCAAAATTAATCACAATTTCTCCGGGAGGATTACATGGTTTTTACATGATGGGTGTAATCACCTACATAAAAGAACATTATGATTTATCAGATTATGTTTTTTCAGGAGCTAGTGCCGGTTCATGGAATGCCATTTTATTTTCTTACAAAGGAAATTTGAAAAAATTCATCAACGAAATTATTGACACGAAATCAAAAATTGGAAAAACAGAATCTATTTACGAGTTCGAGTTGTGGTTAAAACAATATATTCTAGATAATTCAAAAAACAGTGATTTTGAATTACATCGTGTGTTTATTGGTGTTACAACATGTAAACTTTTGACAATACATAACAATATTTCAAAATTATCTACAAATATCATTGTAAATAAATGTAACAGAATATTTACACAAACATGTATATTTTCAAATTTTGTAAATATAGAGGATGCTCTAAATTGTTGTATAGCAAGTTCACATATACCATTTGTTACTGGTGGGTTTATACGTAAATATAAAAATATTTATACATTTGACGGTGGGTTCTCAAAGTATCCATATTATACAGAAATAATACCTACCTTACACATTTCACCAAATATATGGAAAACGACAAAACAGAATTCATTGATAAATATTGAAGATTATACTACATTATTATACAAAGAAAAATATGATTTCAAGAAATTGTTTCAAAAAGGCTATCAAGATACGAAAAACAATCGAAAAACACTGGAAACTCTTTTTTCACATTAAAAATATAGAGTAGTAAACGTATATTGATACATATAATATGTCAAAATATATACACCAAGACAACCAAAAATTGTTATGGAATGTTTGTCAAAAGATACCAAATATACAATACAAATTTCAGGATACAATACAACAACAAACTTGGTTTAAAGATATTATACAGTATTTTTATGAACAGAACAAATTTTTGACCTTGTCAAAAATTGGACTGGAGAACCTGAACAAACAGACAATTCAATATATGATCGATTCTACAAAATCTTTAACAAAACCAATCATTCAAAATACGGTGAAGAAGGTTTCATTCGTACCGAATGACACTACATCGTCATCACCATTTCTGTCCACGATGAATGGAGGATTTACAGGTAAATCTCTACATGATGATTTTGACACCCGCATAAATAATCAAATTAAAATAACGCCTCGCCCCCAATCACAAGGTAATGTTATAGAATCGAAATTAACACCGAACGAACTATTTGAAACACGTCAAAGAGAATATGCGGACATGTTGAAACAAGAAATACCCATAGAACCCAATTTTCAAGAATTGACGAAAGACACTGCGATTGAAAATATGACAGAACTAGTACAACAGCAAATTCGCCAACGTGAATTAGATGTAGTAAATTTGACCGAGTCGTTTAGTCCGATAGTTGTGGCGGATTCTAATAAATCATCGGAACAACCACATGAAGTTTCAAGTACAAGAAGTATCAAAATATCAACAAAACCAAATTCATTACAAATTATGGAAGAATTAAATGTTACAGATAATTCTTCTATTTATGAATTAACTCCTATTTTAAATACAATATCAAATTCAGATAACAATACAAAAATAGATGAAATAATGAAATTGTTGTTAGAATTAAAAGAAGAAATTCGTGAAATAAAGACATTTTGTTCTCCAAATAAAAATGGGGATTTTTCCCAAGAACTGTTGGATTCTGTTCCAAATACATTTGATAGATCTTTGATAATCATTCCAGATAGGGATCCTAAAGAATAGTGAAGAATATGGCTAAACATGCGAAAATATGTGCGAAAAAATGGCATAATATGTGTTCTTTACAACACCATTTACATCTTGAAAAACTATTGCTTAAATAAAAAAATAAACCCATCGAAAATACGATGAATACATAACATACAAAACCAAAAATAGATAAATTTCTGAAAATAGTAGTGTATAACAATAATAATGTAATTGATGTTCTCGCCGCAATCGCATCTATTTGATGTATGAGTGATCCTTTCAACGGATTATACCAAAACGCAATGGAGAACACGAAATTCGAAAAAAGTGCCGTAAATAAAATAGATTGAATTCGTGTTTTTTCTGTAAATAAATAACATAAAAATGGTATAAGGAATAGATGACTGCTACAATAAAGTAATTTGTGTGTAAACCTTGTTTCTGGTAGAAGTGTTATCATATGTTCTTCGGTTTTATTCCACAATGATTCGTGTATTTTCTTAATTTTTGATAATATACACGAAATATTATCAGAGAACAAGGTTCGAATGTATTTTGACATTTACCCATATATTTTTGATAATATATTTTTATCCTTTCTTCAAACTTATAAAAAATCGCAAATATACGTTAAAAATTGATCAAATATGTTGAGGTTCTCCAAAACAGATTACATAAAGGGTTTCATTCACATAATAATAATAATGTCAATTGTAGAAATGAGTTTGGCGTCACGTATCGGTCATCTCTCTCCGGATTTGCTTCGTTTCATTTACGAATTTGATGATACATACAAACAATGGTTTAAACAACAGGTTCTCCAAGATATTTGGCAAACATCTTGGTGCCGTTGGCACAATAAATTAACGTGTTCTTACAAATATTTGGTAATGGAATGGTTGTTTAAAACTTGGGGAATAGATGATATGTATAAAACCCAATCATTTTGGTTCAGTAAACATTATCATGTAAGCGATGTTGTGGTTATTACCAGATTCGTGCGAATTTTAAATCAAACGTCTCAAGAATATTCAGAAATTGTAGACCAAGACGGACGGGCAAAGCCCGGTAGTATTGGGTTACTGTGTCCGGGGCAAGCTATGCTTGCCGAGGACACTGAGGATGATCCCATTTTGTTGGAAACAGACGATTCATCGGAAATCGTAGGGGATGAAGAAGATTACAAATGTTTTGTTTCTGTTTACATGAAACATAAAAATCTGACTGTGCGTGTTTTCGAAGGAGAAATCCTGACAGGAAACCAATATACAGCCGACTGTCAAAATGATACAGAAACGGAAGCACGTATGATTGATGTACATTGGGATCGAATGAATGGACTGGTATTATATCAACAATTGTATAGAAATAATAGTAATAGTATTTTGTAATTTTCTGTAATAATATAATAAATTGTGTATTTTTTGTTATTGTTCTAAAAATACTTAAAAACACCAATCTATATAAATTATATATTTATCAAGGTTCTGCCAATATAAACTTGTAATAAACGATGCCCATTCCAAAAATCCTACATCAAATTTGGATCGGACCGAAACCCGCCCCTACAAAATTCATGGATACTTTCCGAGATAAACATCCGGATTTCGAATATATTCGATGGACTGAGACTGAAATTGAGAAACGTGGATTCCAGTTAGAATGTACCGACGCCTTCAATCGCATGTCAGAAATCAACGGAAAGGCCGACATTCTTCGTTGGGAATTGTTGTATAAATACGGTGGTGTTTTCCAAGATGCGGATTCGGCATGTATTGAGCCATTTGACGACACCTTTTTGGAAAAGATGGCATTTGCGGGATTTGAAAATGAAACAGCGAGAGCAGGTCTGGTCGCAACCGGTACGATGGGATTTCCTCCCAAACATCCCTTATGTCGTGCTGCTATCGATTGGATGTTGTCCAATGATAGTTGTCCGGAAACGTGTGGGAAACGTGCATGGTTTACAGTGGGACCTGGTCTACTCACCCACCTCTTGGAAACTGGTAAATATCCAGATTTCAGTGTTTTTCCTAGTTATAGTTTTATCCCCTATCATTTTACAGGGATAGAATACAATGGTCATAAGAAGGTGTATTGTTTTCAAGAATGGGGGTCAACCAAACAGAATTATGAAATCATGAATCAGATTGAGATTCCGAAGGAATTGACTTGTCCTAGCGAATGGGTTTCGGTTCTCATATCTAGTTATAATACAAAATATTTATACATCAAGGAATGTTTGGAATCTATCAAATCACAAGATGGACATTTTGGTATGGAAATTATATGGATCAACGACGGTTCAGACGAAATTCATACACAATTATTGGAACGTGAATTGGAGAACTTTCGTAAAACTACCCGATTTACAACAATTAATTATTCGAAAAATTCATCAAATATTGGTATTGCGAAATCATTGTTTGATGGTGTTCAAAAGTGTTCTCATGAAATTATTATTAAAATGGATTCAGACGATGTCATGTTTCCGAATCGTATCAAACTACAAATAGATTTTATGAAATCACATCCGGATTGTGTCATGGTAGGAACTGACCTACAAATGTTTTCGATTGATCCCAATAATCCCAAAAATCGGCAAATGCTACAACGCACACATCATCCTACGATCATCACATGGGAACAATTTGTTCGTGTAAAACCGGAATGGTTTGTGAATCATCCTACATTGTGCTACAAGAAATCTGCCATTTTATCTGTAGGTAATTATGATGTTACCATGGGAAGTTGTTTACAAGATTACGAAATTGAACTACGTATTTTGAAGAAATACGGAAAGATTTATAATATCCCAGAAATACTTTTGTATTATCGTATTCACGAGAACCAAGTAACCTACAATGGGAATGCGTCTAATGTGGAGAACCGAACAAATCGTGAACGAATCATTCGTCAAATCATGGAATAAAAAATAAGAAGTTCGCAAAATGTTCTACATTATCATCTTATGGATTTACAGTTAGCTACGTAAAAATTGAAATAATATGTATACTAATAGTGAAACTAAAACAATTATTATACTTACCTAGATATGATTTGGACAACTTTACCAAAGGATGTCAGTATGATTATTTTAGATTTTTGCGGATTAGTAAAAAATAGGAATGGTAAATATATAGGTCAAATTTCAAAAAACGATGTTAGATATTCAATGTTACAATCAATACCAAAACCGAAAGATTCGCTGTGTGGACAAGTATTCACAGGATGTTGTATCATTGAGCTTAGGGTGGAATTCAAAAAAAAATATGATAACATTGAATATAATTTTATCATAATTCGTATATTTGCGAATGATAACCACCGTAAGTGTTATCAAATGATAGAATTTATTGACAAATGGAGAAAAAATAAACGAATTTCAAAAGGACAACACGAATATGTATAATTGGTGGAAATGTAAAAGGTGAAACAATTATTTGTGTAAATATGTTGATTTTATTCCATCCAACTGAATGAAATAAAATAGTTTGCTCGTACAGGGAGTTGAACCCTGCCTGTCGCGTTATAAGCACGAAATGCGAACCGATACATTATACGAGCTGTGATGTAAGATACTCTCTTACATGAATAATATACGTAAATTTCTTTAAGTTGTTTTTTATATTATATTTTATTTATGATACTTAGGAGTTTAATCGTAAGAAATTTGCCAAAACCGTCTTATTTTTTTCGGAATATTCCATGGTTCTCAATTGGGCTTCATATTGTTTCTTCATCATTGCGTCTTTATAATGTTGTTGTTGTTGTTTTATCAAATCTTCTGATTTTTGTTTATCCATCGGTGTCAAATTCTGTTTACCACGCTCACTTGATAAATGATCGATTGATGTATATTTTGTCATATTTTGAAAGTCGGATTCACTAACGGAGAACACAGTTTGATCTTTATGAACACGTCGTAAATCATCATATTTTAATTTTCCAAAAATATCGGAACTAACGTATTCGAATTCGGTGGGGTTCTCTTCTTCATCATATAATTTGGTTCCTCCAGCACCTCCACTATACATAGTCTCTACACCTCTATATCGTGTCATTTCATTCGTTTTCTCACGAACTTTATTCAATGCTTGTCCCATTCCTTGTTGTGTTACTGTTTCAGGAACCTCGTACAATGCATTTGATTGTTTAAACCATTCATTTCGGGCAGAATCCTGGGGTTTTACCATATTTTTATCAAACATTTCATTAAATACATTATTAAATTCTTCCGCTTTCATTGCGTTGATCACTTTACCTACTTTTTTGTTCTCCGAAGTATTCATAGGTACATAAGCAATTTCAGTATTCGGAACTACTTTATCCTGTTTGGTTTTTTCTTCGAAAAATACTAAAAGTGTTTCGTATGCTTTTTTATAAAAAAGAAAATACTCAGAAGGTAGACGAGATTTATCTGGGTGCATCCAGAGAACCTTCTTTTTTGCCCTTTTTATGTCTTCTTCGTTAAACTCTTTGGAAAGCTCAAATAATCCTAAAATCTCTTCAAATGAATATGTTTGAATATTTAAATTATGTGTTGTCATTACAATAACTATAAACTTTATTTTTACACCTTTTCTCATTTAAAACGCCGATTTTTTAAATCAATTTTTCAAATAATATATAGTGTAAAATCAATAGTAGGAATTTCACCTACGATGGTCTTACTTTTTCCACTTTCGTGGTGAAAGACGAAATTTGAAATACAGGTGGTCTAACTTGTTTATCCACCCAGCATCTCGTGATATGCCTGATATTCACGGCGGAATTCACATCTCGGGTTCTAAATACGGTATGTTTGTTTTCGCAACTCACGCAGTTAGAACACATCAAAAGACGGAATACCTCTTTGTTTTCTTTGTCTTTGTAATAGGACAGGTTGTTGTGACACCCACAACATTTCTTACTGGTATTACATTCATTGATAGTAATGGTGTCATACTTTTTATGAATTAGTTTTCTCAATCCTTTGTTCATGGTCGGCATAAAATGTTTCATTTGGGTGCTTCGTGACCAGTTACCGTAACCAATTAGTAAATTATCTCCAAAAGTTTCCTTGATTTTATTCAGGAAGGTATCTATGGATTTCTTTCCATAACTATAGGCACGAAATTTCATTTTACGCCATACTTCCCGCTTATAAAATTCGGTGGTTTCTTGGTTGAGTTTTTGTTTCTCTACCAAATAAATTTTGTAATTATCTATACGAACTGATTTACTATTTTGAAACGACAAGTGAGTTTCTTTTTCTACAATTCCATTTCTTTTTCGTTCTTGTAACAAGATACGCTGATTACATTTTTGTTTGCTTTCTCGTTTGCGTTGTGGGGCGGTATATTGTAACTTTTTACCGGTTTCATCTACCATATACACCAAATTGCGTTTTCCGGGGTCACAACCCACCATATTTCTTGGTTTCAATACCGTCAATTGTTCTGGGGACAAATCTTCTATGTTATGAAACTCTTGGTCGGGCAAAGTTGGAACTTTGCTTCCCCATTTTTTGTCTTTCAAATCTTTGCGAATAAACAACAAACAACAGGAAATACCATCAGTTTGTATCTGGTAATGAAATTGATAATGTGGGTTCTTGAATATTTTATGTTGTAAATTCAGCAAATTATCCCATACATCGTGTTGACTATCTTTGATGTGTTTCAGTAATTCCCCCTTTTTGATTTTGTTTCCGTCTTTATCGTTTTCAGGACAAAACAAGGAAACAATGGACGCAGTATCCAACAAGATATGTTTGGGAACAATATTCGTGCGGAGAGGTAGGGGTTGAAACAATTTTTGTTCTTGTGTTTCCAAGACAGAATTCATATACAACATTCCTGATAAGTAAGCAAATGGACGAACTTTGACATCGTATTGAATATTTTTCTTGATATTCGTAGGTAATATATGAGGTAAATGGGTGGTTTTCCAAACATCAAACATCGTATCCGTATCTTCCATCAAACATAATTTGTGTTTGAAAGTATGTAATACGGCTTTGTCTTCAGTGATTTCATCGGTTGTTTTGTTGATAAACCGTAAGAAATGTTGTAGGAAATGCTCCTGTAGATTGTTAGAAAGACAAGTATGAATTTGTGTAGCAACATACGGTAACAAAAAAGTAGTATTTTTCAAATCGGTTTTCTCGTGGTTCAATAAGGGTTGATATTCGGTATCATAAAATTCTTGTAAGGTTTCCAATAAGGTGGCATTGGCACTTTGTCTTCCACGATTATCTCTCGTTCCTAATACTTTGATACAGTATAAGATAAATGTATCGTTGATTTCAGGTAAGGGTTGTTGGTGATGGTAACAATGAAGCACATACAATCGTATGAACTGATAGGAATGAATGACTAAATTATGGATATCAAACACCAAATCATTAAGAACTGGTTGTATGGTAGCACGGTCTCGTAATATGGATTTGAGTGGTATTTTGAAAGTTTTGTAAGCGGATTTTTCATTGGAACGAAAAGAAGTGAAAGTTTCCTTTTTCTTTTTCACCATTGTATATTATTACTAAAGATAATCTTTATATAGTTTTGAACGAATAAAACTATATAATTTTCCTAAAGGTTTTCTTCCATATCTTGTTTTTCCTTTTTTTTTATATAAGCGGTTCTTGCCCATTTTTTCTTTTGTTCTGGGGTGGGGGTATATTTGTATTGGGTGATTTCCTTGTAATTTTTTACTTTTTGTATAACTTCTTCTTTATGGTTTTCATAGTAGGTTTTACTGCGTGACGGAGCAGTATATTTTTTCAAATGTTCCTTGAGTTTATCAATTTCATCTTCTAACAATGAAATTTTTTGTTTAAGTAATTCGTTTTCTGTATCCATTATGGCTATATAATATACTACATAGTCTTTATATTTTTACGCAATAAACTAAAAAATCGGCGTTTTAAATGAGAAAAGGTGTAATAAAAAACCACATAAATATATAATAACATTATTATTATATAGTTATACAAAAACTAGATTTAATTATGCCCGATTACTTTGAAGAAATTGGAAATCCTGAAGAATTCAAAACTGAATTAATAAACAATCCGGGGATGATTATTGTTAAATTTGGGGCTGAATGGTGTGGACCGTGTAAGAAAATAGAGGCATTAGTGAAACAACGAATGTTACAAATGCCCACACATTTTAAATGTTTTATTATTGACATCGATGAATGTTTTGAACTTTATGCGTTCTTGAAAGTAAAACGTATGGTTAATGGAATACCCGCTATTCTCGCTTGGAAAACCGGAAATTTATCTACTATACCAGATTGTGTTGTAACCTCCTCAAAAGACACTGAAGTTGAAGCTTTTTTTCAAAAATGTCTACTTATGATGCCTAGTCGATGATTTATTTCTAGGCTTGTTTCTTCTTTTTGTTTTCATTTTATTTTTTATCTTTTTTGTTTTCGTTTTATTTCTGCCACCCTTTGGCAGATCTTCCTTTTTAGATTCTGATTCATTTTCCGGTTCTGGCGTTGTTTCAATTGGTGTAGGCATCATACCGATTCCTGGCATCATTGTAGCAGATTCCTTTTCTGGTTCCTTTTCTGGTTCCTTTTCTGGTTCCTTTTCTGGTTCCTTTTCTGGTTCTGGGGTTGTTTCAATTGGTATAGGCATCATACCGATTCCTGGTACCATGGTAGTGTTTTCAGATTCATCTTCTGTTTCTTCCTCTTCCTCTTCACCTTCCCCTTCCTCTTCTCCTTTATCTTCTTTATCATCTTCTCCATCTTCTGTTTTTGAAGAATCTGTCAAAGTAACGTAAGCCATAACTACTGTAGTTATTAAAAACATTCCATATAAAGCCACGGGTTCTCCCGCAATTGTATAATTCATTGGATTGTAACTAGACATGTTTTCCGATATATATAAAGTTATACAAAAACAATTACTTTATACATTACACTCCGAAAGGTTGATATTGAACTACATTTAGCCCAATACATTATTCATGTTTTCGGCAAATAATAGCACATGCGATTCGTTTTCCGGAATTTCCATTTACTAAACTAGATGCGTTTGTACCCTTTCCACAATCATCCGTGTCTGTATGTATCACTAAACCTCGACCAAATATATTGTTTTTAGTTCCAAGTAATTTTATACATCGATCAATCATCTGGTATTGCGCACATCCTTCCGAATCTGTCTGTATATTTCCTAAATCACCAACATGTCGTTCTTTCGAATCTTGACCACCGTGATTCTTATTATACGGATTATAGTGTCCACCCATACTTTCGCATCCTTCAGACATGTCGCCATATTCGTGAATATGAAATCCATGTTGGTGATTCTTTTTCAATCCAGAAATATTAATATCAATTGTTACTTTTCCAGGAATTTCTTGGGTGAAAATAACAGTTCCTTTTATTTTTGTTCCTGTAAATACTGCAATAGCTTTCATAATAATATTATATATATGTAATATTATTATACCATTTTTTATCATAACATCATTATAATTATCAATCTATAATGATTTCTTACCGAATTACCCGAAAAATTAATAAAATACGGGAGCATTTACATATTTATGTATTTTTTGTGCAGGTACCGCAGAACCGCCATTTCGCATTCGATGACGTGCTTGACGTTGTGTATTGTTATCTACCACGGTTTTGAATGAAAATGGTTTTCCAGATACATTAAAGTCTGTTTGTCCTATCGCATTCACACGTCGGTTTTTCACAATCTGGGACGCATCATGGTTTCCTCCTATCCATCGTTTTTGAAGCGGAGTCGCTGGACCAGATATTACTGATTGTTGGTTGGCTAAACCTAATGCGTTTCGTTGAATCACCATTCTTCCAATAGTTATTGTAGTTTTGCTTGAAGTTACCACTGCGGTTTTTTGATACAATTTACGGTTTAATCGAAATGATGCGTCACCATCACTTGTAATATCTTTAAAAGGCATGGCATTTTTAGATTTCAATATACCATTATTCATTATACGATAAACCGGCATTCCTAATGGAACAAATTGAATAAGCTGCATATTCTATATCAAATAGTAATATTTTTATTTATCGTTTACTGTAAAAAATCTTCAAAACCTTTATACAACGCTTTTTTTGAATTATCATTAGAAAATATTTCAGTATGTTTTTGTATTAGTTGTAATTTTGTTAGGTCAGCTACGGTCAGATTTTCCAAAGTATGTAACAATGCCAATTTAATCTTAAATTCACAGTTGCGAGATTTTGACACATCTTCTAAGAATGGAAAACGACCATCATAACCATTAAATAACGGTGTTTTCCGTTTTTTCTTAATAAATAATGCGTAGTCAATGGGGGAATTTATTGTATTCGCAATCGCTCGTCTTCTATGAAGTGGTTTCATTAGCGAAGTTGAGGAAAATTCGGAGTATAATGGAGGAATATATCTGGATGTATTATTTTTATTATTATTATTGATATTTTCGGTTGTAACACATATTTTTGTATTATTATGTTTACTCACAAACATTTTCGAACTATAAAAACAAAAAAAATGTAAAATTGTAAATATATTCATGTATATAGTTTATTATCAATAAATATTATTATATACATTTACATATAATAATAACAACAAAAATTATTCCGGTCGGTGTGCGTAGGTAACAACCTTGTAACCATGAAATAGTTGATGAGGAATAACGTGTAGGAATTAGCAGTGGTCTAGTCATTTTTATTTTTCACGCACTTTATTCTTATTTTTATCTTTGCTCCGATTTCTGAGGAATTTTCCTCAGAGTCTTGCTTTCTTACAAACTTTTTCTTGGAATCTCGAATTAATGTCTTTTTTTTCTGAAATTCTACCAATTCTTCCCGAAGTTTTTCTTGTAATTGTTTTCGTGATAATTTGTAAGTTTCCAATACTTCTTTTGCCTTTTTATTTGATTGATTCAATTCAGATACGACAATTTTTTTGTGTTCTTTCGCTTCTTGTAACAGTTGTTCCAATTCTTTTATTTTCAAGTTTTGTATCTCGATATACGATTTTTGCACAAGTGGACACATTCTTGTACTTTCACACAATTCTTTAATAATATTGTCCATATTTCGAATCTGTTGTTTCAGAATGGGTTTTGTTTCTGAACGGCAACATGGACACGCCATTCTATGTATTTTGTCTTCTTCATATTTTGGTTTCACCTTGTCAAAACACGTTTCATGAAATGTGTGACCACAATCCGTTGTATGTAGTTTACGCAATCTATTTGAATGATATAATGAATTTAAACAGATTGCGCATACATCGTGACGGTTAAGTTCTGAGACGTTTGAATCTTCTAACTCCGTCGGTAGTTCTCCAACCTTGTGGACCTCTACACAATCATCATCCATTCTTTGAAATCCGCCAGATAACATTATTTTAACCAGTAATATCGAACATAAATATACAATATTATATAATTCCGTCAAAATAAATCAATTTTTACTTGATTCACGTAAAAACTTGTCTTGATGCCACTTCTCCTTAATAACACTACAAACTACGCATTTATGATGACGTTCGTATTGTTCAGGAGAATCATAAAACAATGTTACAGGAGTTTTTGATTTTATTCCACAAATACGTACTTTGAAATAATTATATTCGCTTTTTGATCCAACCCTATCCATCATACGTGTACCGCTAATCGGATCGCGCATACGATTTCCAACACAATTACCACTATCGAACATCTCTACCTTTGTAGTTCTGATACCAACATTTTTTGTGGGTTTAACACGAAAACACAAATAACCTTTATCTGATCGTTTCTCTTCGTCTGTGATTCTTTTTTGGTTTTTTTTTACGCTATTTGTCCGACTGCCTACTGTACAAGTACTCTCACTTACAATACTCATATTATCATCCATATTTGATGACAGTTGGTGAACTTCGTTATAATACATGTTGAATATGTTGGACGATGTGATGAAACCCCTGATCGTTTACTTTACAGTTGGAATATACTATTATAGTCATTGTGTTTTTATATTGTTTTACAATAGATTTGTTTAGGTATCGATAAGAAAGTCTACGTTACACTCCGACTTTTCCTTGGTAAGACCTTTTTATCGGATAATTATTGTAATATTTATGTAATTATATTATATTATATATTACAATTATAATTATGGCAACTGATGATATATTTAATATCATTATCAATATAGTTAATTCAATATTTTCCAAGGACGCAGTTGAGTTTATACCCACTGGAAAAATACAGAATACTATTAGAATTATATTAACCATGATTATATTTTCGTTTTTTCTATGGTGTGGATTGTATCTCCCAGAAAAAATATTCAAAGATTCCACATTAAAAGGTTACATTGTGATACCTTTGGTTATGTTGATTCTTTGTGTTTTTCTACTTTCACAAAATAATACAGATAACATTTATTTGCGTCTTTTTGGCGGATTGTCCTTTTTTGTATTTATTTCGTTACTTTTTGGAATAGTAATTGGTACATCACAACATAATATTCAAAGCAAAAATAAAAATTATCAAGAAACAATACGATTATTGGTAGTGTTACCTATTTTTTTTGGTGTAATATTACCAGGCGTATTATATACAATAAACTCGACAGTTTTATGGAATAATATATTAAGTGTGGTATTTTTATTCCTACTATCTTTATTCATTTATATTATTTGCCGAGTCATATTAAGTAAAGAAACGGCGGATGATACACATACAGATGAATCTTTATTTAATTTTAAATACGGACCAGATAATTTCAGGTTTCTACAAAAATATACTTTTTCTAGTTTTGCTATTTGGATTTCCATGATTCTAACCATACTCGTCGTATCTACATCGTAATACACATCTTTTTCATTCAGAACGCCTTATTATCCGTGTATACGGTATTAGTCGGCGATAAATGTGTAGAATACGGCCTTTCCTTGAATTTGCGAAAGAAGTGAGACTTTACAAATAATGTAATGATGAAATCATGTAAAAACAACACTAATAACTTATTATTATGCGTGTTCCGTTTTTTTCTGTATTTCTATATAGCAATTATATTTTTGTAAATGCTCTTCGGATAAATACCAATAAAATATCAGAGTTTATCCAGCTAACACGTTTTCAAAAAAATGTAATTCCTACAACCGTTCTTACCATTGTAGGAGGCGCAGTTACAAATCCACATACATGGCAAACGTGGATTCATTCGCCGCCATTTCTAGCAACGTTGGCAATGACACATCTTCTTACTTCTGGTGGTATGATTATCAATGATTTATTTGACATCGAAGTCGACCGTATAAATAAACCGAACCGTCCTTTGGTAAAAGGTACTATATCTCGGAATGAAGCTATAGCTGCTATCATTATTATATTCGAATTATATTGTCAATTGGGTATTCATTTTGTACAACCAGAGATATTTCCAATTTGGAGTACATCTTTGCTACTTATTGTATTATATACCCCGGTTTTGAAAAAGATTTGTGTGATTAAAAATATCACGGTCGCTAGTGTAATTGCGATGACAATACCATTTTTAGGATGGGCAACAACAAATCCAATGGATATAATTGTTGAGAATTCAGAATTGATGTGGCAAACAACACGTATTGTTTTTACCGCAGCTTTGTATAATGAAATATTACTGGATATTTCAGATATAAAGGGTGATGCTATTGCCGGTATCACTACATTACCCGTATTTTTTGGTAAATTTCGTACAGTACAAATTTTAACGCTCATTCTGATTATTAGTGAATGTGGTAATATACGAAATTTAGTTGTCCAAGAGAACATCTCAAATTCTATGTTTTTCGCAATTATTGTTACATATATTCCACTATATGTGAATTTATGGAATATTCATTATAATAATTATCAATACGAATATATACAAGAGGCAATATCTAGTTCATCTTTTACACTTTTACTATATTTGATATTTTGTAGTTAGTAATTGAAATAAAATCAAAAATACATAAAGATTCCATTTGTATACTACATACATATGGAATTATTAGAATATCATTTCTCCAAATTACCTGGAAATCTATATCATAATACAACAAACAATACTTATGATATGTTCTCAAACAATGGAAAATCCGTACATTTAAATTACTTGACATTTAAAGAATTGTTTAAACAAATGGACGGTAGACGAGATTTAATGATTTTAGAAACGGGTATAGCGTCAGCTGGTACACAATCTACATATTTATTTAATGAATATGTAAGAAAATATGGCGGTCGGTTTTGGTCGGTAGATACTAACATTAACTTGGTAAAACAGCATCAGTGTAACATGTGTCCGGCAACCACACTTATTTGCGACGATAGCGTAAATTTTCTTCAAAATTGGGCAAATATTCATAAAGACGACAAGGTGGATGTTGTCTACTTAGATAGTTATGACTTGGATTGGTATGAACCCGATCCTTCTGCCGCACATGGATTAAAGGAATACAAGGCAATCTTGCCTGTATTACGTACTGGATCATTGTTGTTGATCGACGACACTCCGTCAACACCCTATTGGATGGATGATCGAGGGTTAACATATCAAAATATGATAAAATTTTACGAAACTCATAATTATTTACCAGGCAAAGGTCAATATGTTTTGTCCGAGCCTAAAAAAACTCAAATATTATTACATAATTACCAAATTTTATATAAATTTTTATGAGCTAATTACTTCTCTTAGACCATACTCGTTTCGTCTGAATTGTATGTTTGTAAATATTGGTCAATGACATATGTATCTATATTATCTTTCATATTCAACATTATTTCAGATGAAAGAGGTTTTCTACCTAATGCTTCTACAAAAGCCGCAACATATTCTTCCAATATAGGTGTTTGTTGATATACGAGTTCTTCGAAATCCTTTTGTTTTTTTTGTTTTTGTATTTTCATGTTCTCCAATATATGGATTTTTTCTTCATTCATTGGATACAAATCTTCGGATAATGATTGTGGACTTAATATTGAAAACCTGCGGTCTGGATGTTTTGGTAAATGCGTATTTTCATTTCGTTCATCTATTATATTATGCTGATTTTTTCGTTTTATTTCAACTTCTTCTGGATCATCTTCAAATTGGGATTGAGTAAAATTTCGAAGACGTTGAATATCCATATACCAATGGTGTCTGCTTTCGTTTGATGAAATAATAATGTTACATATATCGGGTTTGCGTAATTCTTTAAAACGTTCTTGTTGAAGTTCTTGAAATCTTTTTCGATCTTCATCCGTTTCTTTACCTTTGAATGCATCGTGAAATTCCTTTACGGTTTTTGCGTCAATACTTGGACTAGTTTCCATTAATCTGTCGAATTCTGCTCGACAGATTTTTAAGAATTGTCCCGCATCCATTCTTTCATCGGGGTCTTTGGCTATTTCAATTCGAATATTACGTGCGAATTTATCCCAAGAAATTCCACTAACTCGATGTGATTCATTCAGTTCTGAAATTTTTAAATATTGTTGAATTGTTGTTGAGATACCAATCAGAATATTAATTGTACCAATCGCCATTGGTGCATATACTTGTGTATCGATAGGTAGACTAGTTTGTGCGAAAGATGCGGTACCGCTTATTGTCGATAATGCTATTGCTGGAATTGTAAACCATGCATGACGATATGACAATTTAGTATGGCACCTCATATGAAGCCATTTATAACATTGCGCAATATCGCACCATTCTACCATAATTACTTCATTTTCGGGAGACCATTTAATACTTTTGGGTTTTTGTTTTCCAAATATTATACTTGCTGCCCCATCATTGTTCTCAGACATGTTTTCTTTTTTTTCTACGAACATACTAAAGAAAAATCTATATATTTACATTATATTTTACACTCTTATTCGTTTATAACAATATTTTTGAATTCAAACGCATCTATCATATCTATATTCTGTTATTTTTTTGGGTTCTCTTCCATAATTGTTAGAAGAGATTCCATATCACATATTGGACTATTCATCTGGGAAGAATATTCGTTTATTGTATTTAGATATTCCAACTCCGGTGGAATATCGCTACATAAAGAGTTAGACTCGGAAGGATCTAATTCTGAAAAAATCATATTATCGGGCAGTATTTCTGTATTACACTTTTTTACATTATTATCCAATTCTTCAGAAAAAATGACGATTTTTTTTACCAATTTTTCCAGGTAGGTTCTCTGAGACGAATGATAAAATTTAACATAATTTACAAATAATTGGGTTTGGTCCTGAATTATACATATTTCATAATCCAACGTCTGTAAAAATAGTTTCAATGAGAACCCGACTGCTATATTTTTGCGATAATTTTTTACTATTTCTTTCTTATTTATATTTAAAACACATATGACATCAATTACTGATAATATACGTTCATGAATACTTTCAATATCTTCTAAACGATATTTGAAAAAGGTATCTGTATCTTTATAGATTGGCAAAGTTATGTTACCTGTATCAGTATCAATATTAATATTATTTTCATTACATTGGCATACAATCATATTGTATAATTTGTAATAATCTCCATATATTCGGTTTTCGATGAGAGACGATGATTTATGATAGTTCTCCATTTCTAAATTTAGAATCTTGTATTGAAAAAAAAGTGATTCTAAACAAAACAGAAACATGGGTTTGTTATTCTGTTTCACTAATTCATTATATTGTTCTTTCATACTTGTCACTTTTTCAGATACTGAATCTCTTTTTTCCAGAAGATCCGAATAAATACAAATATTTTGTTTGAAATCAGAACGTAATGATTCAGTTATTTTCAAAGTATTCGACATATTATTCGTTTTTTTGGAGAACCTTACAATATATTATGTATATGAAAAAATAATATATTTTTAGTTACCTGTAAACGCATCTACTACACCTCCTACCAATGCTTCTGCCGCAAAAAAACCAACACCTCCTGCTAAACCTTGTTTTGCAGCTTGTGACATGGTTGTATTATCTGCTGCATAAATTTGCTGAGCCGGAATTTGACCCTGTGGTACAGGTTGATCAACGTACACTGGTTGTTTTACTATTCTTACCTGATTTCTTTTCACATTTCGATTTCTTTTGGTTCGTCTTATTCTTCCACCATGTTTTTTTTCAGACTTTTTTGCAGTACTTATTATTTTTCTCATGCGGTTTTTACTTACAAATATTTGTTTTACTAGTTTTCCGTTGACGAATTTCTTGAAAACATCCCCTTTTACGGTAGGATCATTTGTCATAGATTGTATCGGCTCTACGAAATATACCGTTCCTTTTTTGGGGGTTTTCGGTTTCGTATTCATTGAACGAAATGTCTTGATGAGAATCGGTTTCTTGGTTGAAGACATAGTAAATATATATTATAGATACATTTTTATGTATTGGAGAACCTACATTTATTATTTCAGAAGTATCACGTTATTGAGTTTTTTCGAATTATTATTGTCAGGTTCTCCAATTATGAAGATGAAAAGTAATCTTTTTCCGAAAGGATTTTGGTCAGGGATCCAAGTGAACCCAACAACTAAATCCGAAAGAATTTTGGAGAACCTGACAATAAAATTTTCAATAAATCATGTAAAAATTGATTTACAAAAATATATTTTGTAATATAGAAAATAACGATTATATAATATGAATACTACCATGTTTCAAACTAGCGAGATTCAATTCCATACCGATGAAAATCATATATTGTATAAACATACTGATTTAAATCAGAATATTGGCATTCTTCAATTACAAGTGAAGAAAACAGACATCTTGAAACAACCGATTTATATTTTATTTTCAGTCGACTGCTCCGCATCCATGTCTGAAACTACAAATAATAGTCATAATCATCCATTTAACTTAAATACACCACGTCCTAGAATACCAGATATACTTGAATCTGGTCCCGATCGATTTCTAGGAAATCATGCTCAATCCAATAATCATACAAAAATGTATCAATTAATTTATACATTAAAACGTATTTTTAAAGAATTAGCAAAAGAATCTGAAAAAACTGGAGTAGAAATCAATGTAGCTGTCATGGGATTTGAACATAAATTACATTCTATTGTTGAATTTATTCAAATAACACAAGAAAATGTAGATATATTGATAAATCTTTTGGATACTATCGAATCTAAAACTTCAACAAATATTGAAATCGCTTTGAAATATGCTAAAAAAACACTTTCTACGTATTTGAAATCAAAAAACAATCGGGTTTATCATGTTTTTATGACTGACGGACAAATTACTTCTGGTGAAACTAATTCTACAAATCTTAAAAAATATATTGATACACGTTATTCAACAACATTTGTTGGATTTGGAAAACAACATGATTCTTCATTACTAATTGAGCTTTCTAATTATTTACTTGGAGAATATTATTTCATTGATAAAATTGAAAATAGCGGATTAGTATATGGTGAAATTGTATATAATATTATTTATTTGGCGATAGATGCTATTATACTTAGTATTCGTAATGGTCTTATGTATGACTGGAAAACAAATATGTGGGTATCTGATATAAAATTAGCAAATATTTCAAATGATTGTGAAAAAATATTACATCTAATGACCTATGGATTTTTGTTTGATGTTGAAATTGATGTGTGTAGTATTACGCAAAATGGTGTTATTGATACAATAATTGATACATTGTATTGTTATCCCCCATTGCTTAATATTGAACATTCGTTGGATATATCCATGGATCCGGTATCTATTTCTAAATTAGATACAGAAAATAAAGGGATAGAACCGGTAGATCTATCAAAATACCATTTTCGTCAAAAAACCCAAGAATTAATGTTTGAAACACGAAAAATAATGGAGGATTTTCACATTCAATACAATACAACGAATAATAACAATGATCGTGACATTGATAGTGATAGTGATAGTGAATTAAAAATTGATACGAATATTCATTTTACGGAAAGAAATCGGTTACATAAATGTAAATTACAAGAATTTTTAAAAGATATGTTGGAATTCATGAAAAAGAGCATGTTAACTGAAGATATGTTTATGCGTAGATTAGGTGATGATATTTATGTATTATATAATACATTTGATCGTGTGGATGCGCAAATGTGGTGTACGAGTCGTCAAGTTTCACAAGGTCGGCAGCAAACATATACAGCATCACAATTCGAAAGTGATGATAATGTGGATATTTATAGAAATAATCAGCATCCTCGATTGGGAAGACAACAAACATTTTGGGAAGAACTTCCGCAAAGTCAAATAACCATCAATAACATTTGGTCAAATGATCATAAATCAAACGATTCAGCTAAAACCCAAGATTTATGGGAAAATACATGTAAATGTAGTGTAAATGATGATGATGATGATACTACGGCCAATGTTGATTTCTGGAATGATTACAGAATTGGACAAGATGGATTGGATCTTTCTAATGCAACACCGAATATGGTAAATATGATGATGTCAATCTCACAAGATTATCCGTAAAAAATCTTACAAAAATATAAAAAGAATAAATATCTATATAGAAAAATAATACAGATAATATAATATAAAAATGACTGATTTTTTTGAAATCCCAGAAAACTTCCAATCCACCGTTGTAGATTTTGTTAAAGATCTTTCTGCTACTTTTCCCGAATATACTCATTTATGGCAACAATGGGCAGATCCGAATATAGATCCTTATGAAATTCGTTCTTTATTTAAACATTGTTTATCCATGTTACCTGAAAGATTTTTTGATATTATTTATGAGAACAAGGATATTTTTGCGCAAGACAGTACAATTAATGTATGTTTTTTTCCGGGAGTTGATTTTCGTGTTTTATATAATTGTGTTGGTGTTACAGAAAATACTCAAAAAACTATTTGGAAATATTTACAATTGATCATGTTTACTTTAGTAAGTTCTGTCAAAAATAAGACCGGATTTGGTGAATCCGCAGATATGTTTGACGGTATTGATGAATCTGTTCTTCAAGATAAATTAAAGGAAACGTTCGAGGGGATGAGTTCCTTTTTCAAAAATATGGAACAAGATACAGAAATCAATCCAGATGACGCAGCCGAAACAGAACAGAATAAACAAGAAGAAAATACTGAATTTAATTTCGATAAAACAACCGGTATGCCGAATCTCGATGAAATTCACGGTCATTTAAAAGGTTTATTTGATGGAAAAATCGGTAGCATGGCCAAAAACATTGCGGAGGAAATTTCGGGAGATTTTGAGAGTATTTTAGGAGATGATTTCAAAAATGTACAAAGTACCCAAGATATTTTTCAACAAATGATGAAAAACCCCGCTAAAATGATGGGACTTGTTAAGAAAGTTGGCGATAAAATTAAAAATAAAATGGAATCGGGTGAAATTAACAAGGATGATATTATGCGTGAAGCTGGTGATATTATGAAAAAAATGAAAGAAATGGGCGGAGATGGTGATAAATTTCAAGAAATGTTTAAGAATTTGGCAAAAACAATGGGAGGCAAAGGTGCCAAAGTGGATATGAGCGCATTAGATCGCATGACCAAACAACAACAAACCAGAGAACGTATGCGTTCTAAATTGGAAAAAAAACAACCAAATTATGTATTGAACAAATCAGAAAATCCAAATAATTTTGTATTTAAATTGCCAGAGGAAGGAGAACAACAACGTAGTATGATAAAACCCGCAAATAATGTACAATTATCAGATGAGGAATTGATTAAAGAATTTGAGACGAATCCTCCATCAAGTAATGGAGAACCAGTTAAAAAGAAATCCTCAAAAAAGAAGAAAGGTGGTAAAAAATAATGTTATATGATATATCCGAAATAAAAATGAATTTGTTTAAATTTATTAATATTCCTGTATTTATAATAAGTTTAGCCTTTGGAATATTTTGTGTCTATATCACATCTTCGAATAATCGACGTATTATTGTGTATCCTACACATGAAAATGCGCATTTATTACATTATAGAGATAAAGCAAATAATTGTTTTGCTGTAACAGAAACTGAAGTCAAATGTCCCACCAACCCGAATCAAATTTCAAAAATACCCGTACAAATATAATTTATTTACCGGTTCCTCAGTAAAAATATAATATAATACTATATTGTGATTAATTACAATGAATGTTAAACGATTATTAAATACTTGGTTAGGAAGATTCTTTATTTCGGTCATATTGGGGTTAGGGATTGCCACTCTCTTTAGAAAGGCATGTACTGATAAGAGTTGTTTAGTATTTAATGGTCCTATTTTAAGCGAAATGGATGATAAAATTTATAAATATGGTGAAAAATGTTACAAATATACTACATCACCTACTTCTTGTAACAATAATAAAAAAATAATTGACATTCAATCACCATTGACAGACGAAGAAAAAATGTCCAAACAAAATGATATAAATTCTATATTATTAAAAAATAGTACACCTGTAGCGGCCGCATCTCCTACATCTTCTACAGGATTCTCAATGTTAGATAATTTATTCCCATCCACAAAACAATAATTATTCATTACAATGAAAGAAGCATATATATTGTAGACCAAGACGGACGGGCTTCTTGTGTTCCAACCGGTAGTCTTGGGTTACTGTGTCCGGGGCAAACTATGCTTGCCTAGTACACTGAAACAGTTCTATCACAAATTCAATAGTTTAGCCACTACGAAGTGTAGGAATCTAATAAATTTGTCCCATTTTTATTTTCGGTCGGTGTAACATACTCTAAATATGCGTTTTAGAGAAAACAATAAGATATTTTGCGAATTCATATAGTACTCCATATGGAAAATACTACACGAATTGTTGATCTACCAGAGAATATATCAATACAAATGCCCTCAAATATGGGTAACAACATGCCATCAACAATGAGTAGTGGTGGTGGTCGTTCGAAATTTGAAGAATCCGCTACAAATTATACCCCTATTAATATTCACCCCAATCCATATGGAAACGATATTCAAACAAGTCAAATGCCTTTGCCAGAATTTCAACAAATGAATCGTAGTTCAGATTCTATGAATATCGACGATTACATACCGAAAGAACAACGCAGATTGCCTTCACGAGACATTCCGATGGATCAGACAATCTACCAAAATGACGAAGAAATACAACCTAATTATATTCCAAGACCTAAACTCACCGGAGATTATATTAAAGAATATGAAGTTGCTTCTAAAAATAAAATACAAAAACATGAAAAAAATAAACAATCCAATGAAGAGTTTGATGATGCCATGACTGATTATCAAATACCATTGTTTGTAGCATTGCTGTTTTTTCTTTTTAATATTCCAATTATAAACATTTTGTTATTTAAATATTTGAAAATGTTGCCGGTTTTTCATAGTGATGGCAACCTAAATTTTTATGGGATTTTAATGAAAAGTTCTCTTTTTGGAATTATATTTTGGATAATACAACGTGCCATCAAATTTTTGATGGTAGTTTAGTAAATAAAATTGTAAAAACTCATAAATATTACATCAATTATAATACATATGATACATATTCATTCTGAATTACCAAACAATATAATAAATAACTTGAAAAGTTGTGAAAATATTATCTTTACAGATTCTGATGTTCCAATTATAGGATTATATGAATCTGAATTGGCGATACAAACATTTTTAGATTTTTTGAAAAATGATGATAAAAAAAATGATTCAGTGTTGTATCCAACGTTTGGTCATCCGTGTTTTCCATATATTACTCCATTCGCACAAATTGAAGTATTTAATTTACTACAAACATATCAATTATATAATAATGAATTTATTATTGCGAAATTACCATTTTACGGTGGATGTATTCAGTATAATTCATATGAATCTATTTATTCTTTATATTTGGAAATTCAAAATACAACACATACTGAATGTCCATTTCTCAAAAAAATAGAAGTCGGACGAACAATTTGTGATCTTAATATCATTTTCGCAAATATAATTGTTGTCATTCGTGTTATAACAAAGTAATGGGGGTTTTGAATGAGAAAAGTTGTAATATTTTAGATGTTTTCCGTTTTTTTCGTCGGGTTCTCGTATCCGGTTTAATTTTGTTTACTACATTGTCCGTTTTTTTCGTATTCCGTTTAGTTCTAATGGGATTCGAAACAATTTCTTTAGTAGTATCTGTTCCTGGATTATATCGTAAAAACCATTCTTCATATTCACGTGATTTTTTATTCTTTTTCAACTCTTTAAACTTTTCCATTTTTTCTGCACGAATAAAATCCAATGTTGGTTGTTTTCCGTAACATTCAATACTGAAACGTTTTAATAATCCTTTTTGAGCCAATCTATTTTGTTGTACGACATCAAATAGAAATTTTATCATACACATAATACGATCTTTAAAATAATAAGGTTTATCTGTGTAATAAAATGCCAAGTAAAAAGTCAACATTGTATCAATTGTCGCCACTTTTATTTCATTTTTACCTAATTGGATTTTATTATAATTATGACACGCAATTGGTTTATAAATAAATACCAATGTGTCTTTTCCTACACGTATTTCAATACTTTCCGGTACCAGTTCTCCAATCGGTTCATGTACAATCTTTTGAATATTTTTATATCCATCTTGTACCAATCGTTCCATTGTAATTGTCGCACAAGTTTCCGCATCTTCACTAATAACATCAAAATCTGGTATTGACTTTATTAATTGTTGTTGATTTTTGGGCATATATCGTGAATATAGTGATGACGCATACCCCCCAAAAAATACAACTCCTTGATCTATCAATGTATTTCTAACTACGTAATAAATATTTTCTGAATCCATTTCATCACTACTCATCTTTCGTTGAAATTCCACCATAGAACATTCTAATTTAGGAGTGATTGGGTAAAATTGATTCAAAAGTGTAATACGTTTGAGTACTTTTTCCCAACGAGACACATCACCTGCAGGTCGAGATAATTCCAAAAACATATTCATTCTTAAAAAATTCGGTGCGGCGTAATAAATACCCGATACACGTATTGCTTCTTTGGACATTATATCAAAAATCTCTCCATGTAGTTTGGTAATATCCGCAATGGGAATAAAATTCACGTAAACTTTGAATGTACCATGATGTACTCCGGCTTTTGCTTCTACATCGCCATATCCGGCCTTGTAATAAATATCCGCAAGTTCTTTTGCATCTTCTAATGGGGTTTTTGAATAAAAATCATAATCCGGGACTTCAATATCTTTATTGTAAAATTGCGCAAATTTGGGTAGAATATTATTAATTGCTGTCCCACCATAACAAATACATTTCTTTCTTCTTAAAAATTCTTCTAAAATATGAATAATATCTTTCACCTCTTCCGAATTAGCAATCTTTTGAGATTGTTTTTTTTCGGTTTCATCTACAGCATGACGTAAAATGGCTAATTCACAATCCTGAAATGTCATTGAATCATCACATAATTCTGTATTAAATCGTCTCCGATTTTTACTCATTATATAATTTTAAAATATGTTTTTTACTATAATATGACATTTTATAATATTTTGTTGACTGTTCTCCCATAATCATTATTTTGTTGGATAAATTTTTGTATTGATATAATTTATCATTTTGGCCATTGAAACAAACGCACTACCATCACTCTTGGAAAATGCGGTTTCATATGCTGCTAAATTATCATCATTTTTGTAAAAAGGCCACATTACAACTTGTACACCATAATTTATTGGCAAATTGAAATAAGATTGATTGTTTGATAATCCAAACATATTTGTACAGTTATCCGGATAAATAATATTAAATGTATTCACAGAAGTCGTCGTTTTATTATCATATATCGTTGGTGAATTATACTGTTGATTTAATAATTTGGAATATGTGTAAATTCTTACAGAATTTCCGCTAAAAATATTAACTACATCTGTCAAATTTTTACATGTATTCGGTAATTTCAGGTTACTACATTTTATAGAATCATCATTATAATCAGGTGTTGTATTCGTATCTAATATGATTATTATTTTTCCTTGAATATCTTGTAATTTCTTGTTGTCTTTTGTGTTTTTAGGGTCATCTGTATTCATATTGATCGGCAAAGCATTCCCATTATTTGAATCTCTATATAATTTTGATTGAATGCTTGACTGTTGAATTACATTCGCTACTTGTGTATATAAAAATTTATTACCATTTGCGTATATTCGCATATTAATAAAGATTGGATCATTTTTATTCGGTGTTTGACCTGAATATCCATAAATTCCAATGGTGTTTAATATATCCAACAATGTTTCGGTAGACTGCGGTTTTGTTATTTTACAACTTACTGTAGGAATTAAATTTGTATTTAAATCTGCTTCTGTATTTGGGTAAATCTCAAAATCTAGAAAACGACAACCACGAGAGAGAACATGTCGTACCATGTCTTTATTTATATAATTTCCTGTAAATGCCGTATTATAAGAAGCTTTCATACAATATTGATTTAATGGTAAACTGCTGTAATTCGAATCGGAAATTCCGGAAGGAATCGATGTTACAGATAAAGTACTCAATTCATTATTTTTGGTCGGGACAGCAAAAATGGCACCTTCTTGAAATGTTTCAATCGATAATAATTGTTGTCTTTGTTGAAATAATTGATAAATTATTGCCAAAAATAAGAATATTACAAGAATAATAATCATTTTTTTGTAATAAAGCATAATAAAGATAAAGATATAATAAAATATTATTATATTATATTAAAGTTCTCCTAAAAATAATAACAAAAATATATGCCAGGAGGATTACTAAACATTATATCAGAGGGAAGCAACAATATTTTTTTAACCGGAAATCCTACCAAAACTTTTTTTAACGTAACTTATTCTAAATACACTAATTTCGGATTACAAAAATTTCGCATTGATTATGAAGGTTCTCGGGATTTGAGAACATCTACACCTTCTATATTTAAATTTAAAATTAAACGTTATGCTGAATTATTAATGGATACTTATTTAGTATTAACATTACCTGATATTTGGAGTCCTTTTCATGATCCTGTTACTGAAACTGGCATGTTATGGACACCTTATGAATTCCGTTGGATTAAAAATATTGGTACACAAATTATTCAAGAAATCAGTATTATTTGTGGTTCTCTTACTTTACAAAAATATTCCGGAGATTATTTACAAGCGATGGTGGATCGTGATTTTACAACAGAAAAGAAAAAACTATTTGATGAAATGACCGGAAATGTGGTTGAGATCAATGATCCTGCGATTGCATTTGAACGCAAAAATTGTTATCCAAGTTCTTATTGTACTGATAATGTTGCGGGATCGGAACCTTCCATTCGTGGACGACAAATTTATATACCGATTAACACATGGTTTACATTAGATAGCCGATGTGCTTTCCCATTAACTGCCCTACAATACAATGAATTAGAAATACATGTTACTCTACGTCCAATACAAGAAATGTTTCAAATTCGTGATGTGTTTGATTTGGAAAATAATTACCCATACGTTCAACCCGATTTTAATCGTCAAGAGATGCAAATGTATCGATTTCTACAAACACCTCCATCTATTTTCATGGATTCTGCTCATTTTTCTAATCAAAATTGTATTTGGAACGCAGATGTACATTTATTATGTAATTATTGTTTTTTAAGTAAAGTTGAGGCCGATTTATTTGCGGCAAAAGATCAAGTATATTTAATTAAGGATGTTTTCCGTTATTCTTTTGAAAATGTTACAGGTTCTCAACGACTTAAACTTACTTCTAGCGGTATGATTTCGAATTGGATGTGGTATTTACAACGTAATGACGTTAACTTACGTAACGAATGGTCCAATTATACCAATTGGCCATATATCAATTTACCTTCAAATGTTTCCCTTGCACCTAATTCTATCCCCTTGGAATTTGTTGACGAAGCATTAGCAGCCGGAATTACTAAAGGCCCTCAAACACAACCAAATATCACTACATCCGGATTCTTTTATTCCGGGGATTTTACTATAGAAAATCAGAAAGAAATTTTACTTACTGCTGGTATATTATTAAATGGGGAATATCGTGAAAATTCTTTACCAAGTGGTGTTTTTAATTATGTAGAAAAATACACACGTACCCAATCTTCCGCAAAAGAAGGATTATATTGTTACAATTTCTGTTTAAATTCCAGTCCATTTGAATATCAACCATCTGGAGCAATTAATATGAGTAAGTTCAAGACAATTGAATTGGAAATTACTACATATGTTCCTCCGTTTTCTCAAAATTCAAATTATCAAGTGATTTGTGACGGAAATGGCAATTCTATTGGTGTTAATAAACAAAATTGGCGATTGTTTGATTATAATTATAATTTAATTTTATTTGAAGAAAGATACAATGTATTGTCTTTTATTGGTGGCAATTGTGGAATGTTGTATGCTAAATAAATACACACAAATATCTATATTTATCCAGGCAGATATGATAACGAATATATCACATATACCTACATGTACAATCGTATTGGTTATAAAATAAAATATATTATACCATTGTATATTATATTTTATTTTATTATGGAAAACACAAAATGGTCCGCCGCTAAAAAAAAATGTGTGCGAGATAATAACAATAATACTTTACAAAATAAAAAAGATAGTGGTGGTGATCCAAATTTTTTACGAACAAATATAAATCCATTAGAATTTTTATCTACATTTGGAGAACAAAAATCTCATAATGGCGATTTTCCCACTTTTTATGTAAAAACAAATATTGTTGAAGGTCTTGACAATATCAACATCAACCCCGATTTGGTCAATTTGGCAACTTCCAATATTGTTTCCGCCACAACGTCCAAAAAAACTTCGACATCTTTAGGTCCTTTGGGTAAATTAGATGTCACTGATAATGGAATACAATTTAATATAGGAAGTGGCAATTATGATTTATTAAGTGGACTGTCCAAAGAAAAAGATTATGCGGATGGAGAACTAAATGAAGAATTGGAAAATAATCAAATTGGGTTCTTCAACAAAACGAAATTGGGGGGGTGTTTAGGCGGTGAGATAAAAACATTAGATAAAACAAAAGATGTTATCGATAAAGATGGTAAAAAAATTAATAATACTGAAAATAAAACATTCACGGGACAAATGAATGAGTCTATACAAGATATTTCCAATAATATTTCGGAAAATCCAATTTTTCAATTTGTTAAAAATAACTTGAAATATATTCAATATCCGTTTATTTATTACAAATGGTCTAGACAAAAGTTGGGGATAAAAATATGTAAGGGGATTACTACAATTCAAAAAGTGAAAAATCCTCCAAATGATAGAGAAATGAAACTCGTTAATGCTAAAATTGGAAGTATATTGGCATTATTGATGAGTATATTTATTACATATAATTGGTTCTTTCTGATGTTTTATGAATTTGATAGTGAGAGAATTCAAACATGGAATATATCTAGTAAATATTTCAAAAATTTTAGTCCTCTCTTGAATTTTATGTTTGAATTCACAATGTACCCATTAGATTGTTTAAATTGGTTCATGTTGTATTTGTTACCAAAAATGATGAAACGGTATTTACAAAGTACTGATTTGATATTTTTGGTAATGTATATTACTATATATAAAATTGTTAACACATATGGAAACAGTGTCATTGATTTATTTTATGATTCATTAAAAATTCTCTTTAATCATCAATTAAAACCATGGGATCAAGCGGTTAAACATAAATATTCACCATCTTCCACTTATAAAGGACCTGTTGATATTTCCGGTAATATTTATTATTCTCCCACATTGAGAACATTTTGGTTTTTTCATATGTTGATTTTTGGTGCTCAAATACCTAGCTTTATTCCTAGTTTTTACAAATCATTTTATGATCCAAATATTACGGAAACATTGGAGGAAAAAGAAGCTAGAATAAAATCTATCGTTGATGTTGTTGTACCTAAAGATACGGAAGAACGAGTAGAATCTGAAACATTGAAAAATATAAAAGGTGGGAAAACAAATGATGATATTGAAACCAAAATTAAACAATTAGAAAAAGATGTTACTAATGGATTAATCTCAGATGATGATAGAATTTTGAAAAATAAACAAATTGTTCTATTAGAAAAACAGTTATCAAATCAAAATAATGCTCCCGGAAAAATAAAAGAATTACAAGAACAATTAACAAGACTACAACAAGATACTGAAAAAATGACGGATTCTGGGGTTAAGGAAAAATATATACAAAAACAATCACAAATTAAAAAAGAAATAGAAAAACAAGAAATGTTTAAAACTAATAATAATAATTCAGACAAACGCACCAATTCGACCATTGAAATGTCACAATCGGAAACATTTGATTTTATCGGAATGCAATGTGATCCCACACTAATCACCGAAGAAGAAATAAAAAATAAATTATTTAAAGAAGGTTTGAAAGAATGGATGGTACAAAATAAAGACTATACTACTGAATCTCGCAATTTATGGATCAATAATTGGAAACAAAATTGGAAAAATGATATCGGTAAACACAAACCAGCACTTGATGAATTTATTAAAAAATGTAAAGAAACTACTCCGAAAAAACGTGGGAGAATTTCCACAATAGGTACTACATCTACAACAATTTCCGCCGCCGCAAAAATATCCCAAGGTACCGGGTCAACAACAATGATGTTTTTATCTGGAGCCAAAAATAAACTTACTGATATTATTCGATTCGCAATTTCACATTATTTTGTTACCATTGCCGCAATATCTGTTTCGTTTTATTTATTATTTTATTCGTTTTTTGGTATTATTAAATTCTCACAACTAAATGTCATCAGTACTATTTTTGAAATCGACAAGTATGTTAAAGAAACTAGTACAGATGATTATATGGCAAGATGTGGAATTGAATCTAGATGTACAGGTACGTTTTTTCAATGGATGTACGACATTTTGATGTGGTTTTATCATAAAGCAATTCAAAACATATTTAAACATTTATATTTTGGATCGTTTATTGTTATTTTATTGTCCGCTTTGAAAAATTATTCTACAGAAATTACCAGTTCCAAACAATTAAAATCTAGTTTGAATTTTATAACTGTAATTACCGGTATTTTAATCATTATTGTTTATTCTTTCAAAACTATTTTCTTTGATAAAGCTAAAAATTTGGACTCTGAAGAAGTTAAAAATAAAGGGATGAAAGTTTTAGTCAGCAATAATCCTACATTAAATAAACAATATTATGATAACAAACCAAAGATTAAATACTCGGAAAAAATAGTTGAAAAAACTATCGAAAAAAAACAGGAAAAAACGGTTCCTGTTCCGGGTCCTGGTCTTGTTCCGGGTCCTGGTTCTGTTCCTGATGCTATTGTTCCTACTGAAACACCTATTACTGTTTCAGTTACCGGAGAGGTTTCTACTAGTCCTGTTGCTATTGTTCCTACTGAAACACCTATTACTGTTCCAGTTACCGGAGAGGTTTCTACTAGTCCTGTTGCTATTGTTCCTACTGAAACACCTATTACTGTTCCAGTTACCGGAGAGGTTTCTACTAGTCCTGCTGCTACTGTTCCTTCGACACCAGTAACTAAAAAATAATCAACAAACGTGGGCGTATAGACAAAAAGGTTCCCATAATAAATTATTATTTATTATGAAATCGTAAAAAAAGAGTATAAAATTATATGTTCTCATTACCATATATTTACTACGATTCATACAAAAGAAACCTCTTGAAAAAACATGACAAAGAAAACCAAAACACAACAACTATTATCAGCAAAGACGCCATCTTTGCCTTTTGTTTCTATATGTACACCTACATTCAATCGTCGTCCATTTATTCCAATAATGTTTGAATGTTTCCGAAATCAAACTTATCCAAAAAGTCGTATTGAATGGATAATCATTGATGATGGTACGGATAAGATTGGAGATTTAGTAGATGCTGCTAATATTCCACAAATAAATTATTTCACAATGGATAAAAAAATGACATTGGGCGCTAAACGAAATATGATGCACGAAAAATCTCGTGGTTCAATTATTGTGTATATGGATGATGATGACTATTATCCACCAGAAAGAGTTTCACATGCTGTTGAAACATTAATGAAAAATCCCCATGCACTTTGTGCCGGAGCTAGTGAGATTTATCTATATTTTAAGAATACTGATGTAAAAAACCCATTAATGTATCAATTTGGACCATATAATCAAAATCATGCGACTGCTGCTACATTTGCTTTTCGAAGGGAACTATTAAATATCACACGATACGAAAGTCATGCGTGTCTCGCTGAAGAAAAGGCCTTTTTAAAAGACTATACCATTCCATTTGTACAATTGGATCCTTTGAAAACAATCTTGGTGTTCTCACACGAACACAATTCTTTTGATAAAAGAACCTTGTTAGAAAATCCTAATCCAAATACAACGAAAATTTCTAATAAAACCGTAGATATGTTTATTAAACATCCACATGAAGATAAAATAAAGAATTTCTTTTTACAAGATATTGATGAATTATTACGCAACTATGCCCCAGGAGAACCACGAATGAAATCAGATGTTTTGAAACAAATGAAAGAAATGAAAGAACAACGTACAAAACAAGCATTAGAACAACAGAAACAACAACCACCCCAAATTATGATGCAACAACCTGGAAAAGATCCAGTTCCAATTGGTATGAACGATGCCGTAAATATTATTAATCAACAACAAAATCAATTGAAAGAAATGCTTAAAAAAATACAAGATTTGGAAACAACGATTTCATCACAAAAAATCGTTTCATTTTCTGATAATAAACCAAATGATTATTTTGAGAAAAAAATACAAGATTTGGAAAATAAAATTACCGAAAAAACGGTAATTGAAGAAAAATTATATTCGCAAGTCAAAATATTATTGTTAAAAAACTCGGAACTAATTTCGGAAATTTCCAGTATTAAAACAAATGAACATAAAGAAGGAACTTCTATATCTTCTGTAAATAACAATACTCGAGACCAATCATCGGTTCAACCAGAAAATAGTTCTCATCTTCCATTCACAGTTAAATTGAAATCTGACCCGGAATTCAAAATAAAAATATAATTTTTTTCCTTATACCGTTTCTTCTTCGAAATCAATATCACATTGCTCTTTTTTCACATTTTTGTCTAAATATCGATAAATTCTTTTAATATCTAATTTATTGATGTTGTAATTTTCAAATATATTCTCGATTTTTACCGTAATTTCTGGAATAGATAAAAATTCGGGACCATATTGAAGCCTCAATTCTTGGAAAAAAGCAATCATATCCTTTTTGTCCATATCCAATTCTTGACACATGCTATAAATAAATAATTGATTGTTGTATTCTGTAGAATATTTTGTGAGAACCTTGGTGAATCTTACTTCGTCTGTCAGAAATTTATCCGCATTTTCCGGAAATGTTTCATGATATAATTTATTATTATAACACGTCTTCATTAATGACGACATCTCGTTAAATTGCCATATTTGATTTTGAAACGTAATACGATCAATATAATCCGCAAAACACATATTGTCCAATATCTTCGAATAAAATGTAAAAGATTTGTGTATCGGGGATTTATCAATTACATCAATAATATTTTCATGCCATAATAATGCCACAATTGTACGATCTGTTTCATTCATAAATGTATTGTGTTGTTGTATGGTAATTGGTCTATTCATTAATGTTCGGGTGATTCTTTTTGAATCTTCGATATTAGTTTTCTTTTTTAATATTTCTTCCAGATTTTGAGAAAATGTTTCAAACAATTCTGGATTTTTATCATACATCTTTTTCACAAACATGAATTTCCTCAAATCACCCTGAATATAATTTATCGTATTTGTCGTAATTTTCTTGTAGTTCTCCATCGTTCCTCTTAAGCATTGGTCGGTAAATTCTACATTACACTCCGAAATTTTAATCTGACTTTCTTGCTCAAATAATTGTATTACTTGCTCCGTTGTTGGTATTTTTAATTCAAACACATTACATACTTTCATCAATTCTCTTATTTTTTTATCCATGAAATAATTACCTATACAAATTATTGGATTCAGTGTAATATCTTCCGATTTTTGTTTCTTCGTCTTCTTTTGTCTAATTAATTTTATTAAAGATGTTATTCCACCTTTATCACCATTATTCATACCATCTATTTCATCCATTACAATCGCAATATTCTTTTCCTTTCGATACATCATTTGGAGAACATTACGATTTGATATATTATTACTTGTTATTGTATCAATTAATGACTTGTTTCTGACATCACCTGCATCATACTTAATAATATCATAATCCATTTCTTTTAATAAACTCATTACAAATTCCGTCTTTCCGCAACCAGTTGAACCATAAATATAAATACCCTTTTTAAATTGATTGTTTTTACAATTTTCTTTGAAATTCAACAATATTTCTTTTATCTCATTTTTTATTTCATTTCGACATAGTATATCATTTAAATTATGTATTTTTACTGACATCAATCAATAATTTGTAAAAATAGAAAACCGTATTCCTATGTGAATAAAGGACTTAAGATATAATACAAGATGTATTTACATCTTTTATTATATTCATCATATATACGCAGTATCCTCGGTAAATATCGTTTGCCCCCGGTCACAGTGATTCTGTTAGGAATCAACGGAAGCACGGCTGATCCCCCATTCATCGAAGATGATGATGGGATCAAGGAGTAACCCATGACTACAGGTTGGAATACAAGAAGCCCGTCCGTCTTGGTCTTCAAACAATCATATCAATACAAGATTATTCAACGACCGAATTTACTGAAATCTGTGGTTAGCGGCAAGAAATCTGAATTTGGTTTTTCGGTTAATGCTCCGTTATACGTATATGGATTTGTTGGACCAGACATCGGCTGACTACCACCCTGACCCATTGTACCACTGGTACCTTGAACATTTCTACTCGCACTACCTCCATTGTTAATATTGGTCGGATTTGTTTGTAATAAACTGGTTGCGCCACTACCGGCTCCTTTTAATAAATCTGCGGCACCACTACCAGCTCCCTTTAATAAATTTGTTGCGCCGCTACCTGCTCCTGTTAATAAATTACTTGCTCCACTTCCAGCACCCTTTAATAAATTTGTCGCACCACTACCAGTAGCATATGCTAATCCTGTTGCACTATCTATCAAGTTATTTGTAGTACCAAACACTCCCTTTTCTAATCCCATAGTTACGTCTGTTAATCCCTTTGATATACTAACATCATTCGCATTAGTATTGGTGGTAGGTTTTAAAACATCTTTTAACGAATATTGACTATTTGAGCTTGGGGTCAACGAAGCTCCTCCAGATGATCCACAACTATTACATGTTCCTGTAAATGATGGACATGCTGGACACGCTGGACAAATCGGAGGAATAAATTGGGTTTTCAATAAATAATCATTCCAATCCGCATTATTTTTTATTCCAGTTGGTCCAGGATTTCCTACAGTATTTCCTACAGTATTTCCTACAGTATTTCCTACAGTATTTCCTACAGTATTTCCTACAACATTTGTGCTTGTTATGTTGTTCGTATTATTTACATTGTTTGTAACCTGTAGATTTACTCTTTCTAAGCTGGTGTTGTCTGATGGAACCGTGGTTTGAACTGTACCATCCTTTTCAATAGAGCCATCACCAGTAAATCTGGTGGTATTTAAAATACGATAAGTGGTTGTTGTATCCGCATTTTTTTGAATAATAGTAATCATGGTAGTTTGTCCATTGGGTACGTATACAATCATATTTTGACCAACATAATCATACATAATCCATGGGATTGTTACACTACTGATGGAGGTATTTGTTGAAAATTGTGTTGTAGCATTACCAGAACGATTATAAATAACGTTTGTACCGCCATTATTTTGTATTAATAAATCTCCCGTTTTTGTATTGTAAAAAATATTACTCATCAATTGATATAATGTCTGAGAAGATGCCGAATCAACTACAAATTTATTATTATTTGAGTTATTATCAGGTACAGCAGATGATGTCAATGGAATAACCGCAGAATACGGTTGATACACCACTGTTCCATTATTATCCGGAATAAAAAATCCACATGCATTTGTTTTTTGGTCTAAATCAATCACATGTACATATGTATTTTTACCCCATGGTATATAAAATACCTGATTATTCGTCGTTTTCACTAATTCGTAATCAGTTGGCGGATAAGAAGTCCATTGTTTATAACTGTTTGGTATCGATGTAGGTTGTTGACTAATCGTATTTGTAGGAACCCCATTTGTATATGTATATGCCTCTATGGTTCCTGCACGATTAATCACATCTAAATGTTGTATGTCCGTATTTTCAGGACTTGTACTGGGACTAGGACTGGGACTAGTACTCGGACCGGGACTAGTACTTGAATATGCTGAACCATATACTCTTATTAAATTACCATTCATTGTATCAATATAATTATTATCATAAATTTTCAACACATTCGCAGTAGGATAACCCGAAACCGCACAACGATTATTAGCAACTACATTGTAATTGTAGTTTACAAACGATTCGCCATTCGGCTGTTTTTTCATAAATAACATGGAAATGATTAAAACTGCTAATATCAACAAAAAATACCAGAATATATTTAATTTCATAATTTGTGTTATAACAATATATATATTGTTACTAAATTATTGTGGAATTTCTAATCATAATTTCAATATTATTACGTTACACATCGAATATGTGACTACACAAGTTTCAATAACAACTTTTATGGTCAGAGACTTGCTATTTTTTGTTGCCAGTTACAAAGCAACCATAAATTCATTCTTTTGAGAAACATTACAATATACTTCAATTCATAAAGAGTTTTTGTACATCATTTAATGATATATTTATGTTTTTTGTGGTTTTGTCCATTGTCGAATATCCAATACGAATCATATTTGTTTCCTCTACATAAATAAATCCCAGTGTATATTCTACCTTGCTACCTTCAAAAGTAAAAAACCGAGAGAATCTACATACTTCAAATGTAATGGGATCCAATACCACAAACACATGATAATAATATCTACGATCCTCGTAAGAAACTATATGAGATATAAACCAAATTTCATTTCTTATATGAACACCATTTGTGGATCCACGCAAGTATTTAAAACATCGAGGTGTAGTTATTTCATGTGTCACTGTATATAATCCGGTTTTTGTTTCAATATCACCAATGACTAAAGGATACCATTGATAAATACATTTTAATGTGTTATTTTTATCCTCGAATAATACCCAATTCTTTTCAATTTGATTTTGAGTTTTACCATTGTTTTCAATATGTAATAAAATAGATGAAATTATTTCACCAGTATTTATGTTAATTTCACCATGCTCAATGACAAATGTACTGTAACCTAATCCTCGGTTTGCGTTATATAATAATTTATTTTGATATGTAAATAATCGTACATCTTCTAAACCTACATACGTATTATCCAACAATTTATTGTGTTGTAAAGGAATTATTATTGTTTGTATTGTATTATCGATATGGAGAACATTACGAGTTTCTATATTTTCTTTTTGTATATATCCGCCTCGATCATCAATGTGATAATTTACATGTCGTACATTTGTAATAATACAATTATTATGTTGGGTAATGGAAGGCGTACTACTATTGAAATCGTCATATATGTTCGAAGTAGAATCTTCGATTTGAGTATTTACATTCGATATTTTTGGCGCATAAAATTTGTAATTACTTAAAATGTTTTTTGACATCCATTCCTCAATAAAAGGATAACACATCACATCAATACAATATTTCGGAAGATCATAATTGTCATAATTACAATAATATCCGACAATGGTTAATTCATAATCTAATTTATGATCATATACTTCCTTTTCCATAAATAAATAATCTTGTGGTGGATGATTACAACGTTGTTTATCGGCAATTACATAAAAACTATAAGCCAATTCATTCTTACCTTTTTCTCTATAATAATTAATAATTTTGTATATATTTTCGATTCTTCGTGGATAAACATTGTATGCCTCTAACCAATAATACACTGCCATTTCCATATTATCCATTTTATGATAACATTTTCCAATACTATACAAACTATGCCATATTTCCTCTACCCAACCTCCAATTTTCACTCTTTTTTTGAACATTTCAATCGCTTCTTCGGTTCTCCCCGCATCACGCAAACTATTTGCCAAATAAAATGTATAACGATCATTATTTGGCTCATTCTCTAGTCCTTTGCTCAAAAGACGTATATCTCGGTCAAATTTGTCGGATTTGCTACCACCATCCCCCACATCATTAATAAATAATTCGTGTTTTTCAAACATTCCGTATGTTGTTCCTTCCGGCACCTTTACATATTCATGTGTTACTCCCCAATACGACATTCCGTACCCGTGTTTTACAAATCGTACATTTTTATAATAAAACTTTTCAGTTCCTTGAAACATGTAATGTGCCGGATATTCCCATAATTTTTCCAATAATTGTTTTGGAGGGAAACCTCCTAACTTCGAAGATGACATTCGGTCATCGGAGGAATCTGAATATATTTCGAGAACCATATCCGCATCCATCAATAATACATAATCCACGTTCTCCATTTTGTCACATTCTTTAAGAGCATAAGAACGGTTGTATCCGAAATCTTGAAACGCTTCTTTTATTATTTTTCCTACAATATCATGTTCTTTAAAAAATGATTCTATTATCTCAATGGTATCATCCGTACTTCCTGTATCACAAATACAATAAGTATCTATGATTGGGAGAACCGATTCTAATAGCCGCCTAATCACCTTTTTTTCATTTTTAACAATCATATTTAGACAGATTCTTGGTGTAGATGTAAACTCCTCCACAATCAACCTTGTTACGGATGTCATATTTATCTTATCTAGAGATAGATAAGGAAATATCAGATTTCAATAGATGAATATTGTAATTATCAAAAAATCTTTATATGTATATTTTTTTATGTGATTACATTATAAGATTATCCGGTTCTCCTATACAAGTTTTTCATTTTTATTTTAGATACAATGTCATTTACACGATTCCACGATGATCCTGCAAGAATTCGTAAACAATTACAGGAATCTACACGACAAGGTAGTTATTGGTTAGAAACGCCTGGTCCAGGATTTTCGGTACCTTTTATTGAAGATCCTCATATTCGATTACAACATTGGGGAGCAAATATGAGAACAAATACTGCTAATTTGAATAATGATCTTTTGGGAATTAATCGGCCATTAACCCATGATATTGTTACATTTTCTTCCAAAACACCAATGAATGTAGCGAATGTTTATCCAATCCGGGAATCTGTCATTGTTAATGAATCTCGATCCACACATCCTGCTTGGATGTTTAGGGATTTAGAACAACGACGTTGGGACGATTCATTCCACAATGTACAAGATCATGTGGAAATTCCTTTTCAGAATTTAGTATCTACACGGTTTGAAGAACGTCATGGTTTATCGAGGTAGATACAATATAACATTCGTAGATATGATTTTTTTATAATTCTGGAGAACAACCTCCGAAGGAATTTGGTAATATTATACTAATAATATAATATATTATATTATTAGATCGATTTAATATTATGGAACTCGCAATACCCTTATTGGCCATTGGTGGTTTATATGTTGTATCGAACCAATCTAAAAAAAAAGTAGTGGATAATAGGTATAAAGAAAAATTTCAAAATGTTTCACAAAACAACAACGATTTATTTCATTCTAGATTAACCAATGCCGACGTTCCTGATCGCAATTACCCATCTGAATATCCAATTACGGATAATATCAATGATTTAACCTCTAAATTATCCACGGTAAATAAATACGACGGAGGGCAGGTGTATACTGATAAATATTTTAATCCGGAAAAAAACACCGAAGTAGTTAACTCTTACGCACCTTTGAATAATGATAAATCGGTTGGATCTTCTGCCTCTACCTACACATCTTTATCTGGAGAAAGTGTGAATCAAGACTATTTTCGTCATAGTAATATGGTTCCTTTTTTTGGAGGCAACATTCGATCACGTAATGTTGATGCCAATGTCAATGAAGCTGTTTTAGACAATTATGCCGGTACAGGATCACAGACAATTATTAAAAAAGAACAAGCGCCTATGTTCGCACCCGGAGAAAACTATCAATGGGCTAATGGTGCACCCAATAGTACGGATTTCATGAGATCTCGGGTAAATCCTAGTTTACGTATGGCAAATGTAAATCCATTTGAAGAAGAACGGGTTGCGCCTGGTCTCGGTTTAGGATATGGCAATCAAGGAGCAGGAGGATTTAATTCGGGGATGTTGGCCCGTGATCTTTGGACCGAAAAAAATGTTGATCAAATGCGTGTATTAACCAACCCGAAAGCGGGGGGGAATCTAATATTAGGTCATGAAGGTCCGGCAATTCATTCCGTCACTACACATGGTGAATTAGGCATTCAAGAAAAATATCGACCTGAAACTACATTTGAAATGGGACAAGATCGTTATCTAACTACCACTGGTGCTACCAAGGGTCATACAATTCGGTCTGAACCCATTGATCGTTTCACTACACGTCCTGAAACTACCGTTTCTTATTCGGGGGGTGCAAGTAGTAATGTCGGGCTTGACCGAAAAAAAATTGAAGGATTGGATGGTGAATATATGCCCACACATCGCATTCAATTAGATTCCAAACCTACTGGATCTGCCGGTGCTGTCAGTATCGGCGGATTTGCCTCGACGTATGATTTTGGGGCGAATGCCGTACGTGCCTATCCCAATCAACGTTCTACTACTAGAAAAGATGATTATTTCGGCGCTATCGGTGGTGCGTTCGGTGCCGCTGTAGCACCATTATTAGATGCCCTTCGTCCTTCACGTAAGGAAAATACGATTGGGTCTCTACGTCCTTATCAAAATCCGAAATCTAGGGTAGAAGCATCCTATATGTTTGATCCAAATGATCGACCCGCTCCCACTATTCGAGATACTACACGACGTTCCGGTATTTATACTAATATTAATTCCGGACAAAGGGGTGGGGCTTATGATGTTACACCACAACAATTAAATCCTCAATCTCGTGATACCACGAATGCCTCATATACTGGTAATTCTAGTGCGGGTGAACGTTCTCGCATGGGACGTTCTCAAGAAGCCGAATATAATCAACGCAATAATGAAATTAAAACATCGACCATTGATGGCAGATTGGCTCCTGGTAATATGGCACTCTATTCGGGATCTATATCTATGACAGGCAAAGCCAAAGATTCTAAATTAAAAAATATACGCCCATTGGGGCCAGAAGGACCTAAAAAAAGTGGGTCTTTGTACAATTTTGGAGAAATTCAGAAACAACCTACGGTTTTGGACTCGGGTATTCAATTAGAACGCAGTAATCCTGATATTATGAAAGCTTTAACCGGCAATCCATACAATATTCCTTATCGATCTAAATAATTTGAAATGTAGATAAATACATATTTCTATTTATCTCCTCTACTAAACAATCTATTCATATTTATCGCTTCCATGTTCTCTTCCTGAGGAAGAAACAACTTCATCATTATCGCATCATCTCGGAATCTTACCGTATATTCTTGTTGAATTTTGTTTCTACCTACACGTCCCATTGCTTGAATAATTTTCTGTTGTGTCATATTTGTCAAATCTTTTCCAATAAATCCGTGACAAAATGCGTAATTTGTTCCATAAATATAATCGGATGATGCCAAAATAATATATAATTTCTGATCATAGGCTAGGCGCTTCATCACTTCCATATAACCCGGATGTGGCGTATTTGTAAACATACCAATACCTAATAACAATAATATTTTCATGTTGTTATCTACATCTAATTCCATTATTTCCTTCACAACTATATCAGATATATTCGGGGCAAACGCATGTGGATGAGTCATATTTGTCCATAAATGTTGATGTGTTGGTGTATTCGGTACATATACGTTTTCCAAATTTACTGCCATTATTTGACTCCTAAGTGTATCCAAATTCTGAATAATTCTACGTATTTCAGGGTTTTGTTCTTCCTTGCGATCATCTTTTCTATCCTTTTTATTCGACGATTTTCCAGATTTGTCTGTGGATTTCACTACATCGTCCTTGCTTGAACCCATCTTGTCTTCCAACATTTGTTGCTGGATTTCCATCATTTTTTGTATATTATTGTTATGCTCAATTTTATCCATGATACGCTCAAATACAATGGGCGGTATTTTTGAAGATTGAATGTAGAATTTTCCGATTTTTTCCACATCTTCTGCCAAGAAGATGGTCGGACCATCTGTCAATGTGAAAGCATCCGATGTTGTCAACAAAATTCCACTTCCACTTCCACTATTATTACTACTATTTGATTGTGTTGTGGAAAAACTATGTGTTTTTATCAATGTGTCGGTATGTTTTGGTTTTGTCTCTATTTGTACACTCTGTGTACGATGAATACTTTCACCACCCTTTTTCATTGGGGTTGTGACTGGTAATGAAAACTTTTTTTGTTGAGCATCATTCAATATCTTGTGAATTTGTGGCCATTTCTTCGTATCTAAATATCTAAATGTCTCCAAATAATAGATTTTCAATGTATTCATGGTAATGTCCGAAATATCCGCAAAATAGGAATTCATATGATAACGTTCTGCGAGAAGATTCGGAGTACGGTGAATCTCTTCCAAATATCGTATAATTTCTGATAAATCGAAATATCTCAAAAGTGTCTTGTTCGATTCACAATGTTCGATCGAAACCATCAATTTTTCATAATCGACAAATTCTGGAATGGTATGTGGCAATACACATCTTCCGTCCTTGTTTAAAATACCTATTGATTTCTTACAATCATAACTTTCGATGGAATGAATCTCCGGACTATGATATTCGTTTTCCAAGGAAGAAGACTCGGAACGATCACTGAATTTGGATTTGAAATCGGCCAAAGTTTCTTCAATTTCTTGTTCCTTTGGCAATGTCGCACATGAGAGAACCACTTTGGAAATTTTATTTTGTGTCCAATTTTCGTTGATTTTTTGGTGAAGTTCGTGTTCCGGATAATCCATCGTAATCGTCGGCTCATCCCAATAAGTTATAATATTCGTCTCTTCGTTAAATGCCAACATGTAATGCATGGCTGTCAAATACGATTGGACATCGCAAATCATTATTTCAACCTTGTCCCCTACACTATTATCTACCTTACCTATCGCACCCGATTTTTTATTCACCGTATAATTGGATGCGGCGAAATAATGGAGGCGAATGTCGGAAGCAGTCTCGCAACCAAACGCAAATGCTATTTTTTTACCCATGGAAATTGCCGATTTTGCCAATGCTAAACCGACATGACGGGCTACACAAATGAAAATAATTCGATACCCATCCGACAGACCTATCGGCGAAAGTGTTTTACCCGTACCTGTTGGCGCAATATAAAGAACTAATTTGGGGGTTTCCGGGGATTGTTTCATAATGGTGAATAATTGTTTTTGATGTTGAAACAATGTCATATCTTCGTATTTGAGAAGATAGGGATTTTTCTCAATGAATTCATGGGCTTGGTGAATTACATCCCTAATTGACAAATGGGTTCGAGTATATTGGATCATTTTATCTACATATTGAATCATATATTTGTTGGTATGAGGAATCGACGCTTTTTTTAATTGAATTAATGTGTAAAATGCCAAAGCATGTTTGTTGGTATGCTCCGCAAATGCTTGTAGAATCGTCGAACAAAACTCGAGAAGCATGAATTCGAAAATCTCTCCACGTTTTTTTTCCAATGTCCTGTCCATATGCTCAATACGGATAATATCGACCTTTTTTGGGGGTTTTGTTACTTGTGTTGTCGTAGTAAATCCCGGGAAATCCGGCAATTTTTTTTGGTATTTTTGAATAACTTGTTGAATTTCCTTTTCGAAATATTTCTCGTAAAGAAATGCCTCGTTTTCCGGCGTGTTCTCCACTTTCAGATGTTGTAACAATGACTGGTTGAGATTGGTTCTCACATTAATATTTTTATATCCATCCATGATCAAACGGAGAATCATCTTCTCGTGATCACTCACGGGAATTTCTACATTCATCCATTCGATCTTCGTCAATTTGCTTTGCGTAAGATCCATATTGGATATGTTATCTTTTCAATCTTTGAAGAATACTTTCTATAATTAGTAGTGTTATTTCTATTTTTATTTTTTTGATTCAATTTTATGTAAATTTGTTCTTTCGTAAATATATGGAAACAAATAATATGTTTCCATATACAATATAAAGCGTATCCCAGTTAATTATATATAACAAATTACCTCATAATAGTAATGGTAATGCGTACATGTAATATTTGTGATTTTTCATCTAAATACAAGAATGTGTTTGATAACCATTTGAAATCAATAAAACATAATGTGAAACAAACAAATAATCCGATCATTTGTATCGAAATACCAAATAATAAAGAAATTTATGAAAATATAGTAATTATCAAAAAAACTTCAAATAAAGTTACTATGAATATATGTGCAGTATGTGATAAGAAATATGGTACACGTTCAGGCTTATGGAAACATATTAAAAAGTGTAAAAAACCTACAATCCGATCTAATACAATTGACCCCACAGTTTTGGACAAATTGAATGAAATTCAAAATCAAATCGCACCGCTACTACAAAATCAACATATGTTGGCTACCACCGAGAACGAACTAGAAACTAACAAAAAACGTATTCAATTGCTAGAAAAAACCTATTTGAAAAAACAAAAAAGGATTCATTTTATTGACAATAATGTGGTATATATTGTAACTACCGAAGATAATAAACTAAGAAGAAATTACATAGTGGGTAAAGCCAAAAATCTGACGCACCGCCTAAGTACCTACAATAAAACTGCGGATCATGAAGTCATTCATTATATGAAATGCCCGGACGAATCAACAATGAATATCATCGAATCTATGGTAATGAAAAAAATGGAAAAATATCGTGAATGTGCGAATCGAGACCGCTTTATTCTACCAGAAAATGCTGATATTTCGCTATTTTCAAACATTGTCGATTCATGTGTTGCCTTCTTTTCGGAAGATGTTGCGATTTAACATATTTTAAAAAATATTATAACATTCTTTGATTTTTGTTAAAATAAAATCCCCAGAAAAAAGTTTTAAAAGTATAAATATATTTTTTTATTTTTAAAAAATATTTTTAGAATTTTTATTTTTTAGAAAGTTTATCCAGGTTTTCTAAAAATATGAATTTCTTGAAAATATATAGATTCTTTGAAAATAGTATAACATTCTTTGATTTTTGTTAAATTGAAAATTCCCTAAAAATTTTTAAAAGTATAAATATATTTTTTATTTTTTAAAAAATATTTTTTAGAGTTTTTATTTTTTAGAAAGTTTATCCAAGTTTTATAAAATCTGTAAATATATAACATTTGTAAAAAATATGCGAAAAACTTATAAGGTTCTTTGATTTTTATTAAAAATATACATAAAGAGTATAGTGTTAGTTATAATATATGACAATTCATACTTGCGAATGTTGTTTTTTTAGCACAACTTATAAACATGTTTATAATAGCCATATGCAATCTAAAAAACATGAGGAAAGACAGAAACCGGATGCGGAAATAAAACATTATAAATGTTTTCAATGTAGAAAAATATATACATCCCATTCTGGATTATGGAGACATTCAAAAACATGTAAATTACCAGAAGAAGATGATACAAAAAATGCCCAAATTCCGGTAGAATTGATTCAACAAATGATTGATACAACGGCGCAATTACACAACGATATCAAAGAATTGAAGGAAATCCAGGAAAAAACGGTAACTATTCCTTCAAATATTATTAATAATAATAATAATACAAATAATACGACAAATAACAATAATATTCATATTTATTTGAATACCCATTGTAGTAACGCCATGTCAATTGATCAATTTGTAGATTCTATGAAATTTGTCAAGGATGATTTCAACGAAATTGACAAAAATCGGTTTTATTACCAAGGTGCCACAAATATTCTGAAGAAGTATTTTCAACAGTTGAAATTGGAAGATCGCCCTATGCATTGTGCATTGCCCATTGTAAACAAACCGGCGTCGTTTTTTGTAAGGGATGAAAATCAATGGAAAGAGGAATGTCAAAGTATGGCGCATTATCAAATGAAATATATTGAAGAGTTCGAGAACAAGGAAGAACAAATGGCCGTGACACGTTTTTTCGAAAAATTCAACGAAAAATTGTACGAAACTTACAAGGAATTGTCTGTATCTGACAAACAAATGGAACGTCGCATCAATGACAAGATGATGGGCGGAGGATCCAAAGACAAGATTGATATGTTGGACGAATTGGCCGATTCCAAGTGTCTGATTTTACATAATGCGCAAATATAACATAAAAATACATGGATAAATCATATTATGGAATATTTATTTCCGGCATTGAAACTGGGAAAAACGCTGAGTAAAAAAGTGGGATTTGATGATGTAAAAAAGGCCATAGATTTTTCGGAGAAATTCCTCCTGATAAATACATTACCCATAACGGAACAATCGGTATTAATCCGTACCACTCTGCCGTATGAACAGGAAGAATCACGTATCAACGAAATATTAAAAAATTACAATACAACAAACTACACAATAATTGTGTATGGCAAACATGCTGTTGATGATTCAGTAGAGAAAAAATACGACCAGTTGAAATATCTGGGATTTTCTCATGTTTATGTGTATTCTGGAGGTCTGTTTGAATGGCTGCTTCTACAGGATATTTTTGACGTTTCTAATTTTCCTACGACCAATCCTCCGTCGAAAAATCTGTTACAATATCGTCCGTCTTCGGTAATTACGTCTGCTAAATTAGCGATTGGTAACTAACTAATTATTGTAACCTTTCTATGTTATATTTCCCTACTCTAAATCTTCTGTATTTCGGTCAGTTTTTTGAAAATTGTCGAATGAATCATTAGGATGTTGTTTTCCTCGGACAAGGGTCGCCATGTCATCCATGAAATCCAGAATTTCACACAAATTATAAAATGACAGCTCCTGATTCGCATCCAATACCAAACATTTCTCGGTAGGAACCGTGGTCAACCAGGATTCATGATAATTGTGACATTTGCGCAAATAATCCAAAGGGATTTGTTGTTCTCCCTCTCGACCTCGTTTTTGAATACGCTCACTACATATTTCGGGGGTAGTACGCAAATAAATAATGGCATCTGTGGTAATACATTGATTGTAATTTTGATGCGTTTTTGAGTTTTGTTGATAAATTTGATAATGTACGTCTTCCATTTTCTTATCATCGTACAACATTTTTGTGAAAACTTCGTGATTGGATTCCAAGGATCGTTCTGTGAGAACAATGGCCGGTTTCTTTGAAATGGCTTCGGATAGTTTATGTACTTGGGTCGCATAGGCCATGATTTGGAATGGGAATGCGTATTTATGGGGTTCGTTGTAAAACTTGACCAACATGTTTTCTTGAGTATCGCCATCTCGGATGTTTTCCCATTCTTGTACGGGTTCTTGAATGAATTGGATGGGACGATGTTGGGAAATACGGGCGGACAATGTGGTAGCATGTTCAATACTTTTCAATAGAGTAGATTTACCGGCACCGATGTTGCCTTCTAGGGAAATAATAATAGGTCTGGACATGATTGTAGAGTTCCGATCAATCTTTTGTATATGACAATAATAAAAACATTATATTGATTTTATTATTTCAATTTTTACTCGTATTATGTGGTGGTTCTACTGTATATTTATGTTGGAAACTCAAACAGATTTTATACGACGTTCCGATTTGCGACGCTTCAATTTAGATTTACGTTTGGTTGTTTTATTGCCTCCGCTCTTTGGTTGTATTATGGCAACTTCGGCGTTTACGAATTCTGTCATTGATGATACTGAGGCTATGGCTATTTCTGGGGCTTGGTCTAATATAGAATTTGAAATAGTATCAACACTCGTAAATAACCTTTGGCGCAATTCAAATAATTTTCCAACTGCCTCACGTTCGTTTTTTGGAGTACTTTTACTTATTTGAATTCCTAACAATGATACGAGATTCGGCCATTTTTTTAAATAAGCCGATTCCAAAGTAGAAATAGCAACGATGACCTTTTTAATATGATTGATAATTACATTTGCTAACAATGATTTTTTTGTACTAGACGTTTTTATTTTCTCGAGCGAAGCAGTAATCGCAGTTTTATATTTATTATAATCTGTACTTTTATTGTATATCTCTGAACTATCATCAAAAATAAAAGATTGTAATAATTCCATTGTTTTGATATTATTGTCACTATCTGTTATTGTTAGATCCCCTTTATCATCAACAGAAACACTATTTGTGCGTAAAAATTGAAAAAACACACTCATATATTTATACGAAATCGCATTTGTTGCCGTAAATGGCATGGAAATAGTAAGAACATCTGTCGATTTTTTTACGATTAATTCTGGTGATTTTGCGGTTGGTTCTGATGCGGGTTGTGTAAAAACAATAGAAATATTCTTGTTTTTTTCCGCAGTATTGATTGTTTCTTCGGGGGCGGAATAAAATACATTAACATCAAACGTTCCTTTTGCTACTGTTGTGGGTACTGGTACTGGTACTGGTAGTGGTGGTGGTACTGTATTATATTTTTCATCATCATCGGAATCTTCATCATTTACAACTTTTGCTTTTATAATGTTGAGACTTTGTTTAAATTTTTCGCTTTCCAATTTTATTCCTTCATTAAACAGTTCAACATCGCTCTTTATTTTTTGTAATTTATCAGTAGAAACATCTGTTATAGTAGGTAATGTATTTATATTAGAAGTGTTTGGTAAATAATCTCTTAATACCGTTTTCATTTTATCATTTTGGTTGGTGTTTTCCAGACCTTTGTTCAAAATTTCGTCTAATGGTGTTTTTAATTCAGTAATTTTTGTTTTTAAAGCAGTAATTTCAGTATTATCATCATTTATTGTATTCGCAAGCTCTTCAATAATATTTAAAAAATCCAATACATCTCTGGCACTATCAAAATCTTCCTGAGTAATATCTTTAACATCAGCCATTATATAAAAAAAATATATGTATAATAGAATATAAATATATTTTTTTATCGTTAAAAAACTCCTACAAACGGAATGTCTAGGATAGGAACAGTAATCAATATGGGATCTCGGTCCATCTTCGAAATCCAAAACAAATAATTCATTCGATCCGAGGAGAGGGAGAACCCGATACAAAATTCAATACTGACTGAATCGAAATAAAAAGGTTCGCTATATCTCAATGGTTTCAACGTTCTCCGATCCAATTCAACCATCATGTGGAAATAATGTCTAGGACGCAATTCTTCGCTAAAATGAACGACACCTACCAAATTACCGATATTATATGTAGCTCCTGCTGCCGTATCAACAAAAACCGCAGAACCCTTCATTTTATGAAAAAATGGAGCAAGACGGGTCTGGTTCTCCTGATATATGATTTCCAATCGTTTTGTTCCTGTGATCGGATCCTCCCGAATTTCTCCTACGGAAAAGGGACCCCATCCGTAAATAAACAACTCTCGACCGTGAAACTCACTTGTCGGATTGTTCAACACCAATGGCACCCAGTTTTTCTCTAAAAATGTATCCGTCGGTGGCTCAATTAAAGATGATATGGCTAAATCCTGAGTTTCTGGTCGATAATCACCAACAATCATGCGATTACCACCGGTCGAATGATAACCTACCGTAGTGGCAATATATTTGATCCGATCACGTACGGCATATAGACGAAGATCTTCGATGCCCCGTGAATACATGTCGTATTTTTGTAGATCGATAGTTTCCGATATTTCCAAATAATTACGTGGGGTAAGAATCGACGTAGATTCAGGAACATGTGAAGTAGTCAATTCGGACAATATATTTTTGCTGCGTATAATACGTGTTCCATCGTAAAACATGTACCACCCGTCGGGATAATACCAATAATTAACATAACGTGTATTTAACCAATGTTTTCCCTTGTGAAATAAATAAGCGGCGGAAGATGGATTGTAACCATCAATTACCGGATAATCATACATATGCGAAGTGGCTTGGTCGTTGTCCAACAATCGTTTAGAAAAGATACGTGCCCAAATAGAACAAATAATAGAATCATTGTGATCGGCCTTGTACCAAGCATAATGGCCATGGCTGTCATTTTTTTCATAGACGGACAACCAATCCGTTTTAAACTCTAACCACGCCCAGAAATTAACTTCCCATACCAATTTATGTTGTTCTTGTAAGAATTTGGGGAAATATTCCAAATAAAGGGAATGAAACCGTAATATAGATGCGGCATCTCCCATAAAGAACCCTCCGCAAAATCGCCAATGTATGATTTCATTAATATGTCCAATGTGTTCTCCTGACCATTTGTCCCAACAACCGGGTATTACAAAGAACGAGTCTTCGAAATAATTGCGTGTTCCAATATATTGTAAAAATCGCAAACTCCTTTCTTTATCGAAAAAAACGTGAGAAATATTGAAATCGATCCAGGCAAAATGTGTCGAAGTCCACGGATTTTCATGTATCGTATGAGACATAAATTCTGTTTTTGAATTAATAACCGTCAAATAATCAGCCAAATCTTTGGTATTACTGCGTTTTTCAGGTAAGGTATATTCACCAATTTCTCGCAACATATTTGCGATGATGGTGTTGCGTATTTCCATTGTTTTCATGACACGCACATTGTCTGGAAATTCTGCTTCCAAATCTTTAATATATTTTTCCAAGGTAGGACATACATATACACACAGTTTGATTCCTGTAGAAGCGATTTCACGAAACCGTTCAATACGCCAAGGAATTGTTTTTTTTGCGTCATATTCACGTTCATATATATAAAAAAACGAAGTAACAAATGTGACAGATTGTTTATGTAGCGAAGCGTAGGAAATCTCAGATATTCCGTTGTACTCAGGAATATGTGTAAACCCCATAATTGAGAATAGATATTATATATATTTTTGTTTTGTTTTTATGTTTATTATTTTATTCATTCAAACATATAATTACTCGACCCGTTGTACAATCAACAATGTATTATCATATGGATTTTTCTCATAAGGAATTACATACAATCTAAATCTCAAATGTGGATATTGTTGTTCCCATTGTGAAATTTTTTCCTTCCAAAGATCCAATGTATAATGCATAATATCTTCAATAATAAAAATACCACCCAAATTTAATTTATAATTGCTATTCTGGAAAAAATTAACATTGTAAGAAAAAACGTGATAAGCATCGTCAATAATAATATCCATACCGTCATCCACTAATCCAGCATTTCCCCACATTTCACGTGTAATAACTGGTGAATTTTGATCACAATAGAATGTATTGATGCGTGATTCTTGAAATAAAATATCACGGTCAATGTCTGCGCCAAAAATCTCGCCATTGGGAAAAAACTGCTTCCAACCCCGTAAAGAAGCACCCGGTTTGCCGTCTGCTCCCATATTAGACGGGATATTGACATTATTTGTACCAAGTCCCAATTCAAACAATCGAATGGGTCGATCACGAACAGGTTTGAATAATTCGTGATAAAATCGTGTATATGTGTGATTTTTTTTACCTTCAGGATCACCCTTGTCACTACCGAAATAATCCATAATAAAACATAATTCTGTGGGCGTTTTCGAAATTTGTGTGTTAATATCCATACGTTTCTGATAATATATTTTATATATCATCAAATTTTAAGTGTTTTTTTTATATTATTATATTCATTCTTTAACCGGAACACATTTCACAGATTTCATGATCTTCGTCGGCCTCGCTTCCACCACGATCACGTTTTTCCGGTTCAATTGTGAATTGTTGTGCTTGATGTGCTGCACGTCGACGTAGATAATAAATCCCGGTTTTGAGACCCTTTTGCCATGAATAAAAATGCATGGAGGTTAATGAGTTGTACGACGGTTCTTCGATCCACGTATTCATGGACTGTGATTGACAAATAAACACTCCACGATCAGCCGCCATATCGATAACTGTTTTCATGGGAATTTCCCAGGCAGTCTTGTATTTTTCCCGAATATATTCCGGAATGATGTCGATTTGTTGAATACTGCCATTATTTGAAATAATACTATTCTTGATTTGATCGTTCCACATGCCCAATTCTAAGAGATCACGCATCAAATATTTGTTGGTCATAACGAATTCACCCGCAATGGTTCTTCGGCTATAAATATTGCTAGTAATTGGTTCGAAGCATTCGTTGAATCCAAGGATTTGTGAGGTAGATGCGGTAGGCATGGGTGCAAGTAACAAAGAATTACGCAAACCATGTTCTTGAATCATCGTCTTCATTGTTGGCCAATCGTACCGACTGTTGTCGGGTACATAATTCCACATGTCGAATTGTAGGATACCTTGAGAAGCGGGTGATCCAACAAATGTTTCATATGATCCTTCTGTACGAGCTAATTCACAAGACCGTTCCAATGCAGCATGGTACATGGTCTCAAACACATTATGGTTGACTAATTTAGCATCGTCTGAAGTAAAGGCAAGACCCATGAGAATAAACACGTCGGCCAATCCCTGAATGCCAATACCTATGGGACGATGACGCATGTTGGAACGCCGGGTTTTCTCAGTAGGATAATAATTACGATCAATGATGCGATTCAAATTTTCAGTAATGACTTTGGTAACCTTGTGTAGTTTTTCGTAGTCGAATGTAGGTGGTTTGGTAGAATAGTCTAGAAAGGTAGGAAGCGCAATACTCCCGAGATTACATACGGCGGTTTCATTTTCATCCGAATATTCCATGATTTCACAACACAGATTGGAACTTTTAATTGTTCCAATATTTTTCTGATTCGATTTTTTATTAGCAGCATCCTTGAAAAGAATATAAGGGGTGCCGGTTTCCATCTGAGCATCCAATACCTGAAACCACAAGTCTCTGGCTTTCATGGTAATGCGTCCTTTACCCTGTGTTTCATATTGTGTATATAATTTTTCAAAATCGTCACCATAGACGTCAGACAGTCCCGGACATTCGTCGGGACACATCAATGTCCATGTACCATTGGATTTGACTCGTTCCATAAAAAGATCGGGAATCCAAAGTGCGTAGAAGAGATCACGAGCTTTGAGTTCTTCGTCGCCGTGATTTTTACGCATTTGAAGAAAAAGTTCGATATCAGCGTGCCATGGCTCCAAATAGATGGCGAAACTACCGTGTCTTCGACCGCCTCCATTGTGTACAAGGCCGTTGTGTATGAGATAATTATGTTCAGCTTTCATTTGAAGATCATATAACAATCCAGTATAAGAGCTTTCGTGAATAGATTGAACATGAGATAGTAAAAAATTATCATAACGTAAAAATTTAAAAAACTGTTTTTCATCAAAATCAATTTCCATTAAATCACAAATTTCAAGAGTTTTTGGTATACGCAAACAATAACTAATTTTTTTATTTTCAATAATACCATTTTCGGTTTCATGTGATTCTCCAACACGATCACGAACATAACCACTAGTTAGAACACCCATTTTCATACAAATATAACGTACAGATTCAATCAAATTATAAGAAGTGCTATCAAATACTAATTCATTATGTTTACAGCCATCAGTGTCTAATAGTCCCTTGAGAATAAATTTAGATTTATGAATGGGAAGGTTTAACCATCGTGGTTGAACTCTCTTTGTTTTTGTTTCGTCATAAAAATCGCTATACCTAAATGGTAATTCTAAATTTTGATTCCATCGTATGCGTGTGGTGTTTTCATTTATATCTACTTTATAATCAGTACACGTGTTTTTAAAATATGTTTCCATAAATTCTGAAATATGTTGTTTGTTTGTAGTATGAATAGATACGTAACCAGATGCTTCTGTCTTGTTACTAAGCGATCCATCTCCTAATAAAATACCGTACATATAACAATCTTCTTCAGAAATAGACTGTATATCTTTCTCATATTTAGGAATGGGGTATATTACCATGTCGTCTGATGTAACTTTATTGGCATCTATCCATTCAAATTCGGATATTTTTTTATCAAGGCGATTCTTAATTACATTATAATTTAATCCTTTTTGTTGGTTACGTAAAACATAAATGGGATGTTCCGGTGTAATTAATAATGGAAATATAGAATACATAGTCTCTATTTTTAATACATTTCCATCATAATAATGTTCTAATACATTATCAATTGTTTCTTCATTACCAGTCATATTTATAATTTTTGTTTCTCTTGAAACGCATTGTTGTATTTGTTTGGGACCTTCTGTAGTGTAAATAATAGTTTCTGGGTGAACACATTGATCAACGTATTTGGCAGTGTTATTGAATACACGCAACATGGGTACAATTCCATTGGATTTGCCATTGGTACCTCGAATATGACTTCCCGACGCTCTCACATTATGAATATGTAGGCCGATTCCGCCGGCCCATTTCGAAATATTTGCGCAATCCTTCAATGTATTGTAGATACCATCTATGCTGTCACTTTCCATTGACAATAAAAAACATGAGGAAAGTTGAGGGTGGGGAGTTCCGGCATTGAATAATGTGGGAGTGGCATGTGTGAAGTATTTTTGTGACATGTAATCGTATGTTTCCTTTACTTTTTCTAAATTATCACCGTGAATACCGAGAGCAACTCGTAACCACATATGTTGAGGGCGTTCCATAGTTTTATCATTAATTTTCATGAGATAGGCCCTTTCCAATGTTTTGAATCCGAAATAATCGATCAAATAATCACGGGAAAAATCACAATAGCCATCCAAAACATCGGAATTTGCCATGGTAACTTCGTATAATTCATCACTGACCAGAGGCGATAATTTATCATGCTTGTCCATATAATGATATAATTGTTTTACCACCTGAGAAAAAGGTGCAATGGTATTTTTTTGATGGTTTGAAACAACAATTCTTCCAGCTAAAACATCATAATCCGGATGTACCGAAGACATGGAAGCACATTGTTCTGCTGTCAATTCGTCGATTTTTGTGGTAGAAATGGTGTCATACAATTGATCAATAACTTTCATGACCAATGCGGTGTAATTAATAACAATATTAGCTTCCTGACCGGTAGATTTAATACGTTTCAAAATCTTGTCGAATTCAATGGTTTCCAACTCACCATTACGCTTGGTAACCCGCATTTCATTTTGTAATCCATTTTCCATTCTGTTCTGTGGGTCTGTTACTGAAATAATATAAGAGTATTGTCTATATTATTTTCATAAATATTATGTGATTACATAATCTATTTTCAGAGGGTGTATTATATTTTTATGGGTGAATACAGACTATATGTCTTGGTTTGATCAATTTGTTGTGTGTCGGGCATCTTGTTCTCTTTGTACAATTCGTGTGCTTTTTTGGAGGCAACAATGCTTTCTTTATAATAAGGAAATGGCATATCATTGTTATCATTTTTACTCAAATGATAATATTTTTCGACCCATCCCCCAAAAGAACATCCTTCAAAATGAAGAATATGTAGCTGATCAAAAGGAATCATAAAATGTTCATGTTTCGAATCTAATGAAAATCCAAAATCATGGGGTCCGGCTAAATAAACCCCATCAACATTTGTTCTCCCTCCCGATTTGCCATTTACATATGATTTACATGGTGCACCCTTATCACAACGTAGAAATTTTGTAGCAGAGAAACATGTATTTTTTTTCTGTTTTTCGTTAAAAACTGCTTCGGCATTTACCATTTTCACAGTTTTAATATTATTCGAAAGTTTTGTAATGACAGATAAATCACCATGCAACAATTCATCCGCATCAATATGTATGATCCAATCAATATCTTGTGTTTTTTGTGTATTTTTCAAGACTTTATCTACAAATAATTTTTGACGATCAATCAATGTGGTGTAATTATTACCGGATTCATCACTATTACCAACTTCGATAACAACATCCTTCATGTCTTTCAAATATTCTTCCCAACTAGGACTATCTTCTAATCTTATAAAAAACTTAGATATACCCAAATTACGATGATATTTTAACCACAATGGTAAATCAATAGGATTTTTCATGAGTGAAACAAATCCAATGCGTTTTTCATTATTTGAATAATTTTCAGATTTTTTTTTCAAAATATTATCATTTACAATATGGGTATTTCTCGAAAAATCGAGAGCATAGAATATCCCAAAGAGAATTCCTATAATGAATATAACAAATACAATATATTTTATCCATAACACCGTCTTTTTATTAGAAATAAATGACAAGCCTTTTTTATTCATAAAAAACGTGGAGAAAAACTTTAAATCGTAATATTATATATATTTAAGAGTATAAAATATTAGTAATAACATGTTTTTCAATAGTAGTATTAAACATGTCGTATTTTTATTATTATTAATTGTCGTTTTTTACGTATTAATCATATTATTAAATCATTTTCCAGATCATTTCGATAAAACAATCATAACACCTAAAAACACGACGGCTTATGTAATAAATCTGGATAAAAATCCGGATAGATTGGAAGAATTTACAAAAACTTACAATCAATCGGACATTCACGAAATTCAACTAACACGTTTTCCGGCAATTTGGGGAAAAAATGTAAATACAGAAGAATGGTTGTCCCCTGAAGCAATTGAAGAATTAAATCAAGTGGAAAGAAAAGGGTATCGCACATATCATTATCAATTAACACGGGGTGCAATTGGTTGTTTTTTAAGTCATTACACTTTAGCAAAGAAATTGTTGGAGGATAAACGAAACGATTATTACATAATTATGGAAGACGATATTGCGATAAATCCGAAAGGATTCAAAGAGATCCAAGAAACATTATTAAATGTACCGGAAGATTGGGACATCATATTATTCGGTTTTTTGCGTATTATTCACCCAGAATATGTTGGTAATTTCATTAAACCAAATGGGTTTTGGGGAACCCATGGATATTTAATAAATAAAAAAGGTGCGAAAAAATTCGTAGATGAAACAAATTTAAATAAAATAGATGGCCAAGTTGATGCGTATTTTTCGAGAATGATTCAACAACAAAAAATAAACATATATGCGCATAAAAAACACATTTTTTTTCCAATTGGAAGAACATCAAATATCCAAACTGGACTAAGAATTAGAGAAGGTATTGACCCATTCAATTACAAAGGTTATATTGTGTAAAAATAATGGTTATATTTCGGAATTGGAAGATTTATCTAAGAAATCGGAGTTTTCTCCCAAGAATCCGCTTTTCTGGTTCCGTGTGGCTTCGCTACCTGAAAATATACCATTTTGTAATCGCAATCTGGATTTTGTAGCACGATGTTCGTACCCAGATTCTCGTTCTTTTTCAATCGTAGTCCATACATCTTGTATCTTAGGTAATACAGTTTGAAACCACAATCGATTGCGTTTTACAAGAATACACGAAAATTCGTCCAAATACCAATAATGTGTTGAATATAAAACATAATTCGGTCGTTGTTCTATTCGTTGTTGTTGAATCCAATCATTAACACTGGTCTTATCTAATAAGCTATTCAACGGCATATATATCCATTTAGGTGGAGGTTCAATATATTCACTATCGAAATTAATTATTTTCACATCATTTTCATGGTTCGTAATTTCACATGAAACCAATTCACAAACATTGTCCGGATCGTTGAATGTATCTATTTTTGAATGTGTATTATAAATAAAACATAAATATACGCCTTTACACTTATTATGTCCCAACCTTACGTTGTGTCCGTCTTGGTCGATAAACTCTGTTTTTTCCAATTCATCTGAATTACATACACCAGCATCGGCGTAAAAATCTTCTTGATTTTCAAATTCTTTAAACCGTGTTTCAATAAAATCACATTCATCTAAATCACATGTTTCCATTTGTATCTGCATTTGAATCCAATATTCTTCTTTAGGATAATCGGTAATTTCACGATTTACAATATTTTTAACTTCAATCATTCTACCAAAACGGTTTGATGATATATCGACATTTATACCATCGGGTGAAGCTCCAATACATGAATATTTGGAATGTTTTATACATCCAAAATCTGCTATTTTTGTACCATATGTTTTTTCATAAAGCATAATAGATATTGGTTCGAATATAGTTCCCCACTGTCTAGAATTTTGTGAAAGATAATTCATTTTATAGGGAACAAATGGTTTACATTTCTCGTAAATCAAACTATTTACGAGAGCATCCGACCCAAATGCTTTATAAATATTACTAGCAGTAATTAAATTATGACGAAAATTATACCATTCTGGAGTACGTTGTGTCGGTTGATGTCTAGATTGTAATTCTTCTATTTTTTTTGAAATAAGTGTGATATTGGATTGTAGTAAACAATCTGGTATATTATTAATAATTTGTCTAGGTGGGATTTCATATTCTACGGTTTTGAAGAAATTTTGAACAAACTCTTCAATATAATCATAAATTTCAGGGTAATCATCTTCAGTACAAATTTCCGCACATATCCAGTTATCATAAAAAGTATTAATTATAATTTGTATTAAATTAGTAAAGTATTGTGGTTTAGAAATATTGATGATTTCGGATTCCATTACATTGTCGATAATATCATATAATTCATCCTCAAATTCTTGAATATCTTTTTCTGTAAAAGATTCGAATAAGTTAACATGAGATTCTGTATCATCATGTACATTTTCATTGTGTATGGGGGTAATATACATTATTGGTAGGATATTACAAATGACAAAGAATGGATTTGAAATGGGGAATACTATATATATGTATAATACTCCCATTTTATATTATCAATTTTTACAAACTACCGATTTAATTAGTTGTTTGGACTTTCAGTCCCTGACCATTTCGGAACAACGTGTAGGAATCAGAATTAATTATTATTCAATTCTGTAATGTGGCACCGTTTTTTTCAATTTCTTCATCAGAATATGTAGATTCAGAAACACGCTTGGGCGTCAATGATTTTAATGTAGAAATGCGTTTTGCGTCCATGTTTTTCAAAGTAAAATTACGATTCAATGAATTAAAAAATAAGGCAGGAACACTGAGAATTTCCCTAGAATCTTTATTATATTGAACATCCTTGGTTTTTTGTAATTTACTTTTATCCAAACATTCTTTGAAAAATAATTTTAACGTTTTAATATCTTTTAGTGCGAAAGCATTGTCTTTACCGTATTTTTCCGCAAATGCATGTAATTTCTGGATTTTTACCGTTTTATCTAATTTATTCCACGATTCCGTTTTATTTTGTTGTTTTTCGTTTTCCAGTAATTGGTCGATTTTGGAAGCATGATCAATTTCATTATTTTCTTCCGTTTTTCCATACATGATTGGATTATAAATATTCTTGGTTTTCTTTTCGGATGGTTTATCTTCAGTTTTCGTGCTATTCGTAGATCCAAACATAATTAATATATATTATCTTTAGGTTACTTATATGTAAGTATTATTACGAAGAGTTTATCTCATTTTCATAAAATATTTATTATTACATATGACAGAAAATTTAGAAGAGTACACCAATAATTGTAAAAATATAATAATTACACCAATAAAGAAAGGGAAAAACTCAAAAGTAATCCAAGAATATAAAAAGATAACAAAACCTCGAGTGATAACACAGTCGAAGAATTGGAATATTCCGTCGGAATATTACGATCCAATGCTTCAATGGAATTGTATATTCAATAATATTGTTGATATTCCGACAGAAACCCTACCTACAGAATTATCAGGTAGAGAACTAATTGTACAGGATCAATCAAAAAGACAAATCGCCATAAAAATTAGTGGTTATCGTGCACAAGATGTGAAAAACAATCTATTCAATTCTATCAAATTTGTCAATTTGGAATTTGTCATGAATCTCTTAAAAGAATCAAATATGAAGTGTTTTTACTGTAAAGAAATGGTACAGGTTCTCTACGAAAATGTACGAGAACCAAGACAATGGACATTAGATCGTATAGAAAACAATCAAGGTCATAATACATCGAATGTAATGATTGCTTGTTTACAATGTAATTTACGACGACGATGTATGTATCATGAACGATATTTATTTACAAAACAATTGAAAATAGTACGTAATGACAGTGTTTGAAAATAAATAAACGTGTTTATTTATTTATTTTCCTCCAAATTATTTTTTTTCACAACGTTTTGTGGGAGCAGTACGGTGAAAGCCAGTCTTACATTTTGATTTCATAGTCTTACATTTACCATTGACCCGATGAGAACCAGTCGCACATTTTTTCATAGTCTTATTTTTTTTAACATTTGATTTGCGATTTGCCATTATCAGAGATAGATATACATTATTATTAGATTTTTCTGTAAAATAACATAAAATGATTTTGGGTTCTCTAAATATCTAAAGTAAACAATATTTTTATGGAGAACCTTCATGAAAATATATACGAAAAACTCGATTTCTTTCATAAAAATAACCAAATACCCAATATTATATTCCATGGTTCTTCCGGAACTGGCAAAAAAACAATCGTCTATCATTTTCTAAATAAAATTTACGAGAATAATAAGAATAAAATTAAACATAATGTTATGATTGTGAATTGTTCTCATGGTAAAGGTATTAAATTTATACGAGAAGAACTCAAATTTTTTGCTAAAACAAATATTCAATCAAATTATGGTGTAACATTTAAATCAATTGTTCTAATAAATGCGGATAGTTTAACGACCGATGCACAATCCGCATTACGTCGATGTATCGAATTATTTAGTTACAATACACGTTTTTTCATCATTGTGGAGAACAAACATAAATTATTAAATCCTATTTTATCTAGATTTTGTGAAATTTATGTTCCGGAATATGTAAATAATGATGGAAAAATAGAGAATTTACATCAATATAAATTAAAACAAAAATTTGGAAATGTTGATAGATTAAAAACAAAACAATCATTCATGAGAACCATATTACAAAAAATACATTATCCGAATACTTCATCATTAAATAAACATAAATTACCTCATAAAGAATTGGTAGAATTAAGTGTAGAAATTTATGATAATGGTTATTCGTGTTTGGATTTAATGGAAGCATATACAGAATATTCAAAGAGTGAATTAACTAATTTAGGAGAACAAAGTACAATGGAATGTTGTTCTCCAAATATGGAAGATTTTTATATGAAATTTCATAAAATAAAATCAGAATTTAGGTGTGAAAGATTATTGATTTTATATATGTTGGACCAAATTATTCATATTCCTACAGTAAATATCTTGAATATTCCGTAATAAGACTAAAATAGTGGCTATTTTTGGTCTACAAAATGACATGAATTGTAGGTATATTATTCGGATAAATTTGAAAAAACAAATCACATAATTAAACATATAGATAAATGGACGATTTTCAGCCATCCAATTTGTATCAATCACGGGATGAATTATGTGCTCGTTTAGTAGGAATTTTAACACCTTTGATCATTGAAGGCGTAAAATCAATATTCAACGAGTCTGTCAAAATGTGTTTGGACAACCAAGAAATTGATAAATATTTGATGCATTTTCAAAATTTAATTAGTCACATTCCAAAATGGAACGGAAATACAATCGAAATGGAACGGAAAAGAATCATTGAACGTTCGGGATGTCATTATTTAGAAGAATTAATCACATGTGTTCATATTATTCATTTAAAAGTATTAACTTGTATTCGTGTAGGAAATAAACAGAAAAAAATCGACATTGCCATTCCTAAATTGGATAATTTTTTACACAAGGTATATATTAATGTTGCTCGTAAAACATATATAAATGTTTATCTATTTGAAAGGGGAATAACCCCTCTTCAAATTCAGAAAAACAATCGTGAATTTGAAATTATTGTACAAGAATGTATATTGTCGTCGATACGTGAAAGTATTCCGACTGAAGAGATTATTCGGGCATATACCGATGAAAGTGTGGAAATTGAAGAAGAAGTTATTGTAGAGAATATTATTGATCCGGATGAACAAGAAGAAATGGATGATAAAAATAAAGATAATATATCTGCTACAAATGATATTACAGAGAACGAACAAGATATTCTCAAAACATTAAAAGAAGAAGCTCCGCCATCGATGGTTCCCTCTATTTCTAATATTGATAATACACCAGTAATCACGAAATTATCATTTAACGATTTTGATAGTATTTTAGATACTGAAACTGGAAAAATAGACGAAATTGAAGCTCCGAAAACATTGGACCGTTTAGAAGAAATAAGTACTTCTCGTGCTATTCAACGTAAATTAGACGAAGAAGATGATGATGACGATGATGACCGAATTAAAATACATACTGAAAACATAGATTTGAATGATTTAGATGTTTTCGATTTCGATCATGAAGGAGGTAAAATGTCAGAAGATGTCATGTTGGATGGTATCGAAGAATTATAAAGATATTCAAGAGTATAAATTGTCAGGATAGGGTGGTTTGTAATTTTCTGAGCAATTATCAGCACAATACATATTATCATTATTTTTGAGTATCCAATCCTCAGGATCAGTGTATTTTTCACCAATTTTTTCGGGTAATTTGCTCACATGTTCTCTAGATGACCACCAAAAATTACCCGAATAATGAACACCATTGTAGTTACAACCATATGTTTCTTTATGTTGTAATGTTTTCGTGGCACTTTTCCACTGTACAATGTTCCAGTACAACATGTCACGAATCCATTTCATTATTTTTTCTTCATTTTTTGTATTATAATGTCTGATACCCTTGGTGTGTAAATAGAAATATAATGTGTTTTCTGGATCCGATGATGCTGATTTTTTCATATGTAACAATGTAGGTCTTTCATATTCATCACTTTTACCAACATAAATAATTTTAATTTTAGGATCATTGAATCTATCATCATTCATTATTTTTCCATTGTCATTCACAATCCCTAAACGTATTTCTTTCATAGCATCATATAATCCGTGTTGTTTGATCGTTTTGAATATTAGATCGAATGATTTTTCCCAATTTTCTTTCTGACATATGTGGAAATAACCAATAATCGTGTTATTATGATTACTATTACTATTAAAAAATTCTCTATGGTAAGAAAATGAAATGATGGAGAACCATAAAATAAAAAATAAAACTACGATAAAAAATAATTTGGAGTGTTTTGCGAAGCAATCTCTGATTACGGAGGAAAACTTACTAACTTCGAATGACGAAGTCAGGATAAGTTTGCGTTTGTTCATGTTATATAATATTTAGTGATTTTGTATAATAAATATTATATTGATGGAAAATATTGTGTTATTAACTATTGCGATTTCGGTGTTGTTTATTTCTATAAAGATTATCGAAATGCGTTTCGTAGACAAGGAAATGAAACCTTTAAAAAACATTGTACGTGATGCCTTCATCGTTGCGGCATGTTCATTTGTACCAATTTGGGGATATTTTCAATTCAAAGATAAAATGGCAAGTTGGTTTGGAATTTCTCCGTCTAGTGGAGGAGACAGCGCTGCGGTTATGAAGACACCTGAGATATTCACAGATAATCCTGGATTTTAATGGTCTACGTTACACTCCAACTTTTCCTTGGTATGTAAATAATTTATTGTCGTTATGTGACGAGAATAAACAATAATATGTAAAAAGTAATGTATAATAAGGGCTACCTGTATTCTTTCGGAATAAAGTCTGACTTTGAGTCTAATGTAATTTTTCAAATAAATATTTATGTAGTAATGACCATATTTTCATTATTACATAACAAAATCACGCATGTACATATGTAGGTAATTCATCAATATTAATAATATCTTTTTGTGGTTTGAGGGTTTTGCCTAACCAACGAAACTGTTTAAAAAAGGTAAATTCTAATTGAGATTGTGGAGTATGTTTGTGTACATTACGTGAGATCATTTTATATAGTTTGAAATTGGGATAACGATCTTCGCCATTTTGTTTATAGAGAACATTCTTACCCGAATCATCGGTACACCACCGTAAAATGGTGGATTGCAATGGATTCATTTTTTTGTCATGATTTGGATCATCAATATCGAACACAAAATCGAAAAGTGATGTACCTAGTCGACATAAATCAAAACTATTATTCGGTTCTATTCTGGGTTTTTTATCGTTAAAATAAGGCTCAGTATTGTATTGTGTGGCGGCATCACCGCCGGGTCCGAAACTGTCGCTACAGAATCGTTTACCTTGAAAATGGTAAATACTTCTTCCAAAATCAATAATTTTGAATATTTTCCCATAAGTAGGAACCTTGTATTTTATATTCTGGTATTTATAATACATAAAATTTATGGATGTATTCACATACATAATATTATTAGTGTGTAGATCATTATGTGTAAAATTAAATACTTTTTGATAAATAAGTAATGTCATTACTACTTGAAAAAGAGCACTTGCCCCACGTTTTTCATCTATTTTTTCAGAATCAAACAATTCATCCAAGGTGCCGTCGCATTTTTCCAGACATATCATTTGTACGGGGAAATTTTTGATATAGGCAAATATGTCTTCCGTATCATCAGACAATTCAGTTGATTCAGAATCAGAACCATCTTCCATTTCAGAATCTTTTTCAGTATCATTTTCATTTTCAGTATCATTTTCATTTTCAGAACCATCTTCCTCTTCCTCTTCTGAACTATAATTATTATCACTGTCTGATGAATTTACGGATACTTGATCACAATCTGGTTTGGGTTGTTCATATATATCCTCTAATTCAATCGCTAATTCTACTACATCCGTTTCCGAAGATGTTAATTCTTGTATTTCTAATAATTCGTCCGGTTCTCGGTTCTCTTCAATAACAAGTGTTTGTTCTGAAATATTTATCTTATTCCGATTTGCCCTAGAATTTTTATTTAAGGATGAATGAATAAAGTCTTGATATGTTGTTTTAAACAAATTATTTAAATTATGATTGAAAAACGTAGAATTGGTTAGATAATCGTAATCATCTACAATATTCATTTTAAATTGTTTCTGAATACCTAAATAAGATCCGTAATAATCCATGGCATGTTTACATCCGTAACCATGTAATAATTTACTCGATAGAAAACAGAAAAAACCATCGACATAGGAAGCATTGTGAATTGATTCTAATTTATTAGTGATTATTTCTAAAGATTTATCCCCAATCTCCTCTGATTTTTGTTCTTGGGAGAACATGGGTAGACAAATATCATGATTTTCTGTATAATTATATTTTCCGATCATATATTTTATCGGGTCGTATAATGGTGAATATTTGATAAATACCGGTTTTTTTACAGTAACATTGGATTTAATATCAATAACTGTTGTCATATCTTTAATTTGAAATGGATGATTAAATTGAATAGAATTATAATTGTTCTCCGTCATATCAAAAAAGAGTGAATAAATCGGTTGATATTGTTGTAGGTTCTCAATTTCAAAAGGATTGTATTGATTATCAACATCTTCTTGTGAAAATGGGAATTGATTACTTTCTTCTAAATGTTTCAGTTGAATGATTTGTGGTTTTGTATAGCCAATTTCTATTTTTTTCATAATTAGTTTATTATGTATTTTAGGATGTAAATTTAATATTTTCGGCTGACTTTTATAATCGGTTATAATATATTTTTTCAGTAGAACCTACGGTAAATCAATTTATTCTGAATAAGTCAATATTTTTGTAAAAATTGAAATAAAATACATAATTTATGAAGTCCTATCATTAAATAATATAATATAATGACTGTATCCACTACGGAAGAATGTAAAATGCTCAACACCAAATATTTTGAAATTAGAAAAAATGCTTGTGAATGGGAAGATTCATTAGTCTTAAATTATACTGAAGATCAAATAATTATGATAATGTTATGGATTTGTCAATGGGAAAATCAATATAATGGATTAATTCTTGCGGATAATGAAGTTATCGATGAGTCATTGATTGAAGACGTTAAAATCGGTATTGAATTCGCAAAATTGTGTCTTGATACAGAATCTAATATCCGAAAATTAGAATACTCAAGACAAAAATAAAAATAGTTGTTAGTGTTTTATTATGTTGTTGTAAAATAATAATTTTTTTATGCGATAAATACAAAATCGTAAAATATATATCGTATGTATATCTGTTTTAGTTAAAACATACATATTTAGGTATAAATGACATTAGAATTAAAAAAATTTGATATGAAATCAATTACATTTCGACCGGATGAGAGCAAGGGTCCTGTAATTGTTTTGATCGGTCGTCGTGATACCGGTAAATCATATTTGGTGCGTGATTTATTATTTTATCATCAAGACATTCCGATTGGTACGGTAATGTCAGGTACAGAAGCGGGGAATGGTTTTTATGCACAACATGTACCTAAATTATTTATTCATCACGAATATAACACGGTTTTGATAGAAAATGTATTACGTCGTCAAAAAACGGTATTAAAACAGATGAAAAAGGAGATGGAAACATACAAAAAATGTACAATAGATCCTCGGGCATTTGTAATCATGGATGATTGCTTGTATGATTCCTCCTGGTCTCGTGACAAGATGATGCGATTATTATTCATGAATGGTAGACATTGGAAGGTAATGTTAGTCATAACTATGCAATTTCCTTTAGGAATACCACCGAATTTGCGTACCAATATAGATTACGTATTCATATTACGAGAGTCATATTTGTCAAATCGCAGAAAAATATACGAAAACTATGCGAGTATGTTTCCTACATTTGAAGCATTTTGTAGTGTTCTCGATGCGACTACATCTAATTTTGAGTGTATGGTTCTCAATAATAATGCCAAAACAAATGTCATAACCGATCAGGTGTTCTGGTACAAGGCCGAAAATCACCCGAATTTCAAATTAGGTAACCGTGAATTCTGGGAATTGTCCAAAAACATGGGTTCAGATGATGAGGATGAAGCGTACGACCCGAATAAAGCTAAGAAAGCTAGTAAAGGTGGCAATATTAAGGTGAAAAAAACCAATTGGTAAGTTTTTTTGCTCTGCTGATTGGTAGAGCAAAAAAACTTACTGAACATTTTATTATTAAAATCAAAAGTGATATAAAGAATTAGTGTATTATAATATATAATATCATGGATTGCTCACTGAATATTGTATATTTGATTGAATCTAACCCAATCACCAAGCTCTCAAACACCTATAACAATCGTCTTTTGACAAAAATAAAAGAAACATTTTCAGAAACACAACAAAAACTGTTTGTTTCCTCGTTTTATTGTTACTTAAATTACAACCAATCCGCTGAGTTTGTCGTTGATTTGGACAACGTATGGCAATGGTTGGGTTTTAGTCAAAAAGCTCATGCCAAACGAACCTTGGAAAAATATTTTACTATTGAAACTGACTATAAAGTTTTGCTCTCCCGATCGGGAGAGCAAACAAATGAAGGCAGAGGTGGCCACAATCGCGAACAAGTTATGCTAAATATTAAAACCTTCAAACTATTTTGTATCAAAGCCGCAACAAAAAAGGCCGACGAAATTCATGAATATTTTATAAAATTAGAAGAAATGTTACATGAATTGGTACAAGAAGAAAGCGATGAACTAAAACAACAATTGGAACAAACCAAGAATGAAAAACAGCAAATAGAAGAAAAAAATCAACAATTGGAAGAAGATAATAGATTGTTACAAAAACGTGACAATGTTCCCATGATTTATATTTACAACATTGATACACGTTCTCCCAAACCCGAATTGAAAATAGGTTATACCATCAATCTCCATAGCCGAATCAAACCCTACAAACAAGTATGTAAACATGGAAAGGTAGAATTAACTGTAGAAATCTATAATCAAAACGTAAAAACCGTTGAAAATTTTATTCACCATATGTTGTCAAAATATCAGGTTAAAGACGAAGTATTCCAGTTAGATGTAGAAGAAGCGAAAATGATGGTTTTACGTATAGTGAATACAATGAAATTATTTAATATTACCAACGAAGGAGAACGTCAGGTAAAATTATCGCAATTATATGAACACGAATTAGAAGTAGTTGACAATCAACCAAAAGAAAAGAAATCTACATGTGAAATTGGAACACAAACGGATGAATATTGTTTTCATGAAGATGTAATTATAAATTCAAATAATGGCAATGAAAAAACCCAAAAGTTTGATCGTTTTATAGAAGAACACTGTATTGTGCGAGAAGATGTTGAAGTATCTACTACAGATATTATTGGACAATTCCGGATCATTTCTCAGTCGGCATCGAAAGAGATGTATCATTCATTTAAAACGTATTTAGATACACGATTTAAACAATCCAGATTAAAACAACAAAATCAGACCAATGTTATCAATGGTTATATTGGTGTGACATTACGAGAACTCGAATATAAGAAGAATACGTTGCCGAGTGATACACAAAATTTCATTTATCATGTTTGTAGTTTTTCGCCAAGCGGAAAGACATTGTTTTCCGATTTGATGGAAGAATACAAGAAATGGAAGAAAAATGTTCAAAAACCGGAAACTGGTAATGAATCGGAGGAATTGAAAACATATCTGAAAACCACCATGTATGTATTATATACGACAATTTGGGCAAAAAACGGAGGTGGCCAAGGATATTATGGTATTTTACTTAAAAATGACGTAGATAATCATGGTAAAACTACGTCGTCTACCGGAAAAAAAGTGGAAAAACGGATGATTGATACAAATGAATTGTTGGGTTCATGGAATACCATTGCGAAAGCGGCGGAATCAGAAAATATATGTGCGGCTAAAATGAGTAGAAGTATAAAGAATCGTGTAGTTTTTCAAGGTGATTATTATTTTTCTGTTGCGTAACGTATAAACTTCTCCGATGTTAGTAGGTTTCATCCGCAATCGGTGATTGCTTCAGAAAACATACACAATGCCATTTTTACGTATTTTTATATAAAATATACGTATTTTATATAAAATATGAGCGACCAAGTACCAGTACAATCGTCAATGTCCAAACAAGTAACAATACTCCCCAAAAACACATGGGTTGGATGGATGGGTAATATGTTTTCGAGTAAAAAACCATATTCACAACCGAATACGCAAAATGTTATGGGTGGTAAATCAAAAAAGAGACGCTCTAATAAAAAAGGAGGTTGGACAATTCAAAAAAAGAAAGCAAGTTCAAAATCGAACACAATACAGAAAAGAAACACGATTAAAACATTTTCGATCAAACCTAAATATTAATTGTTTCAACAGTATTTTCTGAGGTCGTCTTCTTTAGCAATTCGTTACGAATGTTGTTATTACCATCTTTATCAGCAACATCTCGTTCCTCGAAATTAACAGTTTCACGAACACCAATTAGTTGACCATCTTCATTAATTGTTTGAGTCAATACATTTCCACTCTTTTTAGCCAATTCAATGTTCTCTTGAATTGCCTTCTTTTTGGTCTCCTTAACCCGACGCTCAAATTCCTCTTTGGCTTTGGTTTCGTTTTTAATTTTCTCACTATGTAATTGGTTTAGTTCATCCTCCATGAATTCAACACGACCTGTCTTATACGCATCAGGATCCCAAGGAATCCACATACCTACCGGACCAACAAAAATATCGTGGTTCGGGTCAATTTCACGCAATTTCTTACATCTTAATTCTGCCTCATCCTGATTGGAAAAAACCCCACGTATTTTAAGACCACGTATAGATGTTTGAAAAGAATGAGTACGTTGGAATTGTTCATTTAGCGAATCTTCATTTTTATCCATAAAGTTTTTGTAGTCATCTTCTACCGAATTCTCTTTCAACTTTGATTCTTCTTCTTTCGTGAAATCATTAAAATCCGTGATGACATCATCCACCTTTAGGTTATATTTATAAGAAATAAAATTCAAAAAATCCTTAAATTTATCCATAGATTTAGTGAATTCCCATTGTTTCACAAATTGGTCAAATAAAAAAACTTCCCTTTTTTTCAAGATCTTTTCAGGAGAAATAAATGACATACACGTGAATTTTTGTCCAGCAATGGGGGCATCTTCGTCACATAAATCCACATATTTAGGATTAGGACTTCCGTCAGAGAGGTTTTTTCGTTCAAATGAAAGAGACATTTTTAGAATAATATGTATTTAGTCAATAATTCTGTTTAAGTGTTTTATTTATAAAACATTTATTTTTTTATTATGTTATAATATAATATTTATATTTAAAATGAGTGGTCTAACATTTGATTTTAACGAATTGATCAAACGAGCTATTAAATACATTATTGAGGGTATCATGGTTGCCATTGCTGCGTATGTTATACCCAAAAAGCAGTTGAATGTTGAGGAAGTTGTTATTATTGCCTTAATGGCTGCCGCAACGTTCTCCGTGTTGGACGTGTTCGTTCCCAGCATGGCCAGCTCAGCACGATCAGGAGCGGGCGCTGGTATTGGATTTAATTTAGTTGGATTCCCCAGAATGTAATTGTTACCTTAAATGGTAAGGGAAAAAGAAATTAAAATAATATAAATATTAAGTGTTTATATTATTGTAAAGATGGATGAAAACCAGTTTCTAGAAAAAATCAAAGAACTGGAAGACGAAAATGCTACATTAAAAGAACAGCTAAAAAAATATACGTCGCCTGTACGTAACAAAAAATATTATGAAACCCATAAAGAAGAAATAAAACAAAAAAATAAAGAAACAATTACTCAAGATAAAAAAAGAGAATACAACCAAAGATATAATTTAAAAAAAAAAGGAAAAATACTTATTTCCGAAACAGCTTAAAGAAAAATGCGCATATTACTAATATAAAATATTTAGCAATAATATAATGGAAAATATTGTTGTTTGTCAAGAAATAAATAACAAAAAAAAGAGGATATATTATCGTAAGCTATGTGAATATGAAGGGTGTGGAACTAGACCGTCGTATAACATAATTGGTGAAACCAAAGCATTATATTGTAAAAAACATAGTTTATCAGATATGGTAAATGTAGTCAGTATATTATGTTGTACAAAATACTGTACCAAACATCCAAATTTTAATTTTTCTGGACAAAAAACAGGATTATATTGTAATGAACATAAAAAAGAAAATATGATTGATGTAACACATAATTTATGTATTGCGGATAACTGTAAAAAACGACAATGTTATAATAAAATTGGTGAAACAAAACCATTATATTGTAAAAATCATTGTTTACCTGATATGGTAAATGTGGTTACACTTAGATGTAGATATAAAGATTGTCAAACGATTCCTAATTATAATTTGCCTAGTAAAAAAACGGGATTGTTTTGCTTAGAACATAAAGAAGCAAATATGATTGATATAAAACATAAATATTGTATTCATGAAAATTGTAAAATACGGGCATCATTTAATTTATCTACCGAAACAAAAGCATTATACTGTAATTTACATAAATTAGATAATATGATTAATATAGTAGATAGTAAATGTAATTTAATAGGGTGTGGAATTCGACCAAATTTCAATTATGAAGGAAATAAAAAAGGATTATACTGTTTCCAACACAAACAACCCGATATGGTCGACGTTAAACACCCAAAATGTTTAACCCATCTCTGTGATATTAGGGTTAATGACAAATACGAGGGCTATTGTGCCCGTTGTTTCATCTACATGTTTCCAGATAAACCCAACGCAAGAAATTACAAAACAAAGGAACAAAATGTAGTAGATTTTGTGCTATCCGAGTTTCCTATAGATTCGCATTCGTGGGTAGCCGACAAAAAAGTCCAAGATGGATGTTCCAAACGGCGTCCCGACCTAATCCTTGATTTAGGTTACCAAATCATTATCGTTGAAATCGACGAGAACCAACATACAAAATATGATTGTAGTTGTGAGAACAAACGTATGATGGAAATATCGAAAGATTTGGGATATAGACCCGTTGTTTTTATACGTTTCAATCCAGATGGGTATATTACAAAAGACAATGTGAAAATACCTTCTTCTTGGGGAATAGATAAAACTGGAATTTGTGTGGTTAAACCCAAACAAAAAACGCAATGGAAACACAGGTTGGATAGTTTATGTGATCAAATACGTTATTGGTGTAAATATGAAAATAAAATGGATAAAATGATAGAAAATGTCCATCTTTTCTATTATGGAAATATGTAATATATTACATAATAATACACTATGTAACATATTTTTTCAAACCGTCGGAAAATATTGCCACCCCAATTCAGCACATACTTCTTTCCAAATCAGATCCATTTGGCGTTGTTTGATCAAATCACGCAGTAGTGGTATATACGGCAAATATTGGGTCTGATCCAATAACATACATAATTGATACAATGTATACGTGTAATTAAAGAAATTCGTTCGATCCGGCGGACAATGTAATGCCCACGGTTTTTGTATTTCAATGAACAATACACACAATGTTTCATGTAGCTCGTCGCTCATGATGGGTGGCCGAATCCCGAAGATAGAATTAATGTATTGAATATGTTCAAAATATTTGTTATAACCCAATTTCCGCAAAATTTCCCGCATTTTGTCGTAATTGAGTTCTTTCGCATAATCTTTGATTCTCTCTTTCTTAATTCGTCGTTTGATGTCTTCAATGACATTTTCTGGGATTTGGGTAGTTTCTTTTGCCTGGAATTGCGACAAAATCTCCTTGAAATGATTCAAACGAATATAAGCCGTATAAGATACCTCATTTGGGGGTTCTTTGTTGGACGGTTTGTTGCTATCCACAATATATGCGATGAATTTACCACATCCTTTATTATTACAAATCAATATTCCCTCTTCATCTTGGGGAATAAATTCCCCCTTATTACAAAAGGTACAAATATCGATGGGAACGACAAAATCTTGAATATTGGTGATTTCATTGTCTACATTTTTCCAGTATTGATTGATGTTTTTTTTGATTTTGGTGTGGTTCTCCAAAAGTACATCCGAATCTTTCGGTTTGACTTTAAAGAATGAATTGAGAACATTGACATGTTGTTTTTCTCCGGAAGATATTTGTTTTTTTTCTTCAAAATAATTGAAAATAAACGTGGAATTTTCCAAAAAATATTTCTTTTTCTCACATTTTAGGGACTTTATTTGAATTCTTAATGCTTCATATTTATCAGTAAGTTCTATTTTTTGATCAACCAATTTACCGTCGATTTCTGTATTTAATTCTTGTTTTTGTAATAACTCTTGAATCGTTTGTTGAATATCATCCATTTCTTGGCGCAATTTTGGTATAGACTTCGTTTCAATAACATGAAAATGATCCAACATTTGTGAATGTTTTTTATCTATGGTATGGGTAGTTGGATCACGTTTTCGTATAAGTTTTTTTAGCGCACTTGATTCCATTTTCTACAATGTGTAATTTCTGAATTTTTATTCTGATAATTTTTATAATAAGATAAGTTTATGTGTTTTTCGGAAAATATGATTTAATTAAATAATTCTATAGTTTATTGTGTAAAATATAGAATGATGAATATTGATATTCCAAATACCATTAAAATGAATCGAACAGAATATCAGAAAATAACCTTTATTATGAATGCTTTAAATAATGGTTGGACCGTGAAAAAAGAAGATGATAAATTTGTATTTACAAAAAAACACGAAAATCGTCGGGAAATTTTTGAGGAAACGTATTTGTCCGATTTTATCAACAACAATATGAAAATATGAAGATTCTTTTACTTCGTCTTCCATCGAAATCCGTTATGTATTTCATTGGTTTCAGAAGCCTTGATCAATGAAATACGAGACATTTGAAATTTCTTCAATACCTCGGTAATTGATTTATATTCCGTAATTTTTTCCATGGTTACTGGATGAATTTGAATGACAGATATACCATTAGATTTAACATGTTGTTCCGGTAACGTATTTGTTTTCAGATATTCATTGCGCATTTCTTGAGAACAACGATGGAAAAGGTTCCAGTAATGCCCAGACGAAATGGATTTTTGTTTAATGGCTCGGGAAATGGTGGAAAATCCTGCCAAATTACGTGCCATCGCCGCTTCTTTTTGTGAAGGAAATACATCCAAAATTTTGGTTTGTTGAATGTCAATCATCGCAATGTATTCAATCGCCTGTGTTCTCGATTCCACCGTGGGCGGAAGAACCGGAACATCGGTAGTGTTCCTATCCACTAACAACCAACGGAAATCCTTGTATATTGTATTGTTTTTTGCTGCTAATTTTAGAGCACTGGGACTTGAACTATGAAATTCACGTATGACGTTGATGATGCTGTCGTACATTTGGATTAGTTCCAATGTTTCCGGATTGTATTGATATACTTTGGGAGAACGGGTATGTTCTCGACTTTTAACATAATTTACTTCTTCTCGTGGTTTGGTAATTTCATTTTGGGGTTTTTCAATCACATTTTCTATTTTTGTATTTTCTTGAATTTCATTATATTTCAGCGTGATTTCTTCTAATTCTTTATATTGTGTTTCACTTATTACATCAATATTGTTATTAATATTTCTCATTTTTTCAAGTTCAAGTAATTTTACATATTCAATTTGAAATTCTTTATATTTCAGTTCAATCATTGTATCATTATGATTAGTAATAATTTTTATTTTTTCTATTTCAAATATTTCTTTTTCGTCTGTTTTATAATCCATAATTTTTGTAAATATCTCATTAATTAGAGTAAAAATATTAAATTCTTCACAAAATGGGTCATATCTTATGAATATACAATTCAATACATCTTTAATAGCGCTTTGTCTTTCCAAATCTTTTAATTTGTTTGTTATTGTTTTATGATGACTTTCATCACATTCAACCGCAATTTTGTACTGTGGAAAATACAAATCAATTCTATAATCATTATCACCAACTATATATTGCTCAATCATTTCTTCACCTGAAAATGATTTCAACAAACATTTTATCGTATCTGCTTCTATACAAGAATAAAAATTATTTTTAACATCTATACCAACTTTTTTCGAAAAATCAATTAATTCGGTTTTTCGTGAGCATGAAAAAATTTTTAATAATCCATTGTATGTTACAAATACCATATATTGTTCTCCACCATTCGTTACCGATTTAACCAATACTCTATCGTCATAATTAAATCTACGTGGTGATACATTCTTGTTAATATTTCTTGTACCTAATATTTTACCTATATCCGCAACACAGAACAGTGTAAATGGTTCATTATCACTTTTTATGATTCGGCATGTATAATGTTTTTCAATATTTGTCGCAAGTAATAATTGTTCTTCTTTGGACATTATTATATATATTATTATAATATTTATTCTTTATGTATTTATTCCTAAATACATATACTCCCTTTAAATTGAACGAATTAAATTCACGATGGGTATAATATTGTATTCAATTAAACGAATACAATATTCCTAAATGTAAAATAAAAACTTTGTCACTCTGTATCAGAAAAACAATTCCACAATATCAATAGTCTTTTCACTGGGATTATCCATACAACATTGTATGATATTCAGCAAGGTCTCTATACGTACATTCCATTCTTTTTGTTTGGAAGCAGGGATGGCAAACACGCCCAATTTGTTGTTTTTCCAACAGGAGGTTACTTTTTTGCCATCATCGTTGGTATAAGCATCCGGATTGAATCGAATAAATACAATCGGTCGATGTCCTACGTCTTGCGATATTTCCATGATACGTTTGTTTTCACACGTACTCTCGTAATCTTTGTGGCAATTTTCGTCGATTTCTACAATGATGATATGCGATCCGTAATCCAACAGTAGGTCGGGGCGGCGTCGTGAACACCCATCCTGTACCTTTTTATCAGAAATCCATGTAAAATCGGGGAATCTTGCTAATATATGTTCGACTACGTTGCGTTCTTTTGTTTTGTAATTTCTCACGACGTCGATTTCAGGACAAACTTGGATACAACACGTTAAGCAATAATTATTGTAGTGTTTGATAGCCATCTTGTCACAAAACGTAGATTGACAGAGGGAACTTCCTCCGCAATCCTTACACCGAGGTTTGTATTTATCATGAATACAGTAAGCCCAATTAGAACATATTCTACAAATATGTTTATTGATGTTGTGTTCACAGTGATAGTATATAGGGTTACAAACGTTACATTTTTCTCTGGTTTTGTTATGCTGACATGTACGTTCTTGTTTACATAATTGACATGTTTTTTTTCTGTTCTGATGATCACAAATAAATAAATGTGTACATTCTTGGCAGCGTTCTTTACGCTTTTTGTGTTCGCAAATTGAATTTCCCCCACACAAGAAACAACGATATTTGTAAATATTATGTGGACATAGTTCTTTACCACCGCAGTCTAAACACCTTTCTTTACGCTTGAGATGGATACAGATTTGACTACCACAACAATCTACACAATATCGTTTTCGTTTTCCGTGTTCGCATTTACTAGACATTCAATTAATGATATATTAGAATGTTCTCGTACCGTTTCTTTATATCAATTTTTGTATCTTTTCTGCTTTCTTTTTTTCAGAATAACGTTGGTTATATTCTTTCTTCTTTTCTTTTGTTACCACAAAGTCCCTTGATTTCTGTTGAAGTTCTTCTTTATGTGCTTCATAATAATTTTTCTTACGTGCTGGTGCCGTATACTTCTTTAGACGTTCTTTTGTAATTTGACATTCCAATACAATCTTATCATATTCTGATTGTAAACTGTGGTATTTTTCCAATAGTGATTCATAATTAGACATGTTTTCCATAATTCTGTATATTTACTTAATGAATCTTTATGTTTATTTTCGTATATAAATTATGCTGTAAAATACAATTATTTTGTAATTTGTACTACGTCTATATTATCACGATAATAATATAACTTTTTATATTATTATTTTTTAGTTAAAAAATATACAAATTTCGTAAATTATTTTCTTTAGCAATAGTATAATAAAACAATATGGGTGGAGCACTTATGCAATTGGTAGCTTACGGTGCTCAGGATGTTTTCCTCACGGGAACTCCTGAGATCACATTCTGGAAGGTGTCTTACAGACGCCACACAAACTTTGCGATGGAGTCCATCGAACAGACCTTCTCGGGTCAGGCCGACTTTGGTCGCCGTGTCACTTGCACGATCAGTCGAAATGGTGATTTGTGCTATCGCACTTACCTTCAGGTGACTCTTCCTGAGATCAACCAGTCCATGGCTACGGCTAATACGGATGGTGTTTATGCTCGTTGGATGGATTTCATCGGTGAGCAGATTGTTGCTCAGGTTGAGGTTGAGATTGGTGGTCAGCGCATTGATCGCCAGTACGGTGACTGGATGCACATCTGGAACCAGCTTACGCTTTCTTCCGAGCAACAGCGTGGGTATTTCAAGATGATCGGTAACACGACTCAGCTTACCTACATAACTGACCCCATGTTTGCGGAGGTGAATGGTCCTTGTGCTGCCTCCGGTGGCCCTGCTCAGGTGTGTGCTCCTCGCAAGGCTCTTCCTGAGACGACTCTTTATATCCCCCTTCTTTTCTGGTGGAATCGCAACCCTGGTCTTGCATTGCCTCTTATTGCTTTGCAGTATCACGAGGTGAAGATCAACCTCGATCTCCGCCCGATTGGTGAGTGTCTTTGGGCAGTGTCTTCCCTTTCCAAGAGTACTGGTACGGTGTCTGTTTCGGCGGCCTACCAGCAGTCTTTGGTTGCGGCATCTCTCTATGTTGACTATATTTTCTTGGACACTGATGAGAGGCGCAAGATGGCACAGAACCCCCATGAGTATTTGTTCGAGCAGCTCCAATTTACCGGCGATGAGTCGGTGGGCAGCAGCTCGAATAAGATCAAGTTGAATTTTAACCACCCCTGTAAAGAACTCATCTGGGTTGTCCAGCCTGATGCAAATGTGGATTACTGTTCCGCATTGGATGCTTCCCAGACTCTTTACAAGACTCTCGGTGCCCAGCCCTTTAACTACACGGATGCTCTTGATGCTCTTCCTAACGCAATTCACGCATTTGGTGGTCCCGCCGAGACCGCTGGTCCTAACTCCTTCATTTCGAATGGTCTTTTCCAGATGGCAGGTGGGGTTGATGTTGCCGGTACTGGTACCAATGGTGGCGAATGGTCGTCTAACAGTACGTCTTACCCTGCATTTGCTTCTAATAGCTCGACTGTTACTGCTTCTGGCTTGTCGGATGCTGGTACGTTTGTTCTTGCTGAGACCGCCTTGGATATGCATTGCTGGGGTGAGAACCCTTGTGTCACTGCTAAGTTACAGCTCAATGGTCAGGATCGTTTCTCTGAGCGTGAGGGTTCTTACTTTGACATCGTGCAGCCCTTCCAGCACCACACCCGTGCCCCCGATACTGGTATCAACGTGTACTCGTTCGCATTGCGCCCCGAGGAACATCAACCCAGCGGCACGTGCAACTTCTCTCGTATTGATAACGCCGTACTCCAGTTGGTCCTCTCGTCCGCAACGGTTTCGGGTACCGCCACCGCCAAGGTCCGTGTTTACGCCGTGAATTACAATGTTCTCCGTATCATGAGTGGCATGGCTGGAGTTGCATATTCAAACTAGCCTGTGACATACATTCTAAATATACTATTAAAATATATATAAAAATAATGATGTAATCTCAGTAAAAAATTGATTTATATAAAAAATATAAACCAATAACGTGACATACAAAATAAATGTGACATACATAAAAACTATCTATTTTTCTTTCTATTTTCCGCAATTTGTTTCGCATGAATTTTCCTGTATTCTTCGTCTCCGTATTTTTCTAATAATCGTTTACGCTGCGCTTGCTTTCTAATTCTGGCATTTTCTCTTATTTCTTCTTTGGATTTCTTATTTTTGTTTTCCACAATATTATTTACACCATTATCATTCGGTATATGATTATTTTCACATACATCGTTTGTTTTTTTAGTAATAGAATGGCAGTGGTTAGGATTTAGTCAGAAAGCACATGCGAAGACGTGTTTAGAAAAATATTTTACTGGCGATAAAGACTATAAATGTTTGCTCTCGCAATCGCGAGAGCAAAAAAAAGAGGGCAGAGGAGGTTATAATCGTGAACAAATTATGTTAAATATCCAAACATTCAAATTATTTTGTATCAAAGCAGGAACTAAAAAAGCCAACGAAATTCACGAATATTTTGTTAAATTGGAAGATATGTTGCATGAAATAGTTCACGAAGAAAGCGATGAATTGAAACAACAATTAGAACAAGCCACCACTCAAATACAACATATCGAAGAAAAACACAAACATGATCTGGAAAAAAACAAATTACTTGAACGTGAAAAAATACTGCGACGTGATTATGCCAACAATGGACCCCTCGTTTACATCATTCGTGTACAATCCTACGAAAATGGGCGATATATTATTAAAATTGGCGAGAGCAGCAAGGGCATCGAAGGCCGTTACAATGAACATAAAAATAAATACCCCGAATGCGTACTGTTGGATTGTTACCCAGTCATCAAAAGCCGCAATTTCGAAAAATTCTTACATGGACACGAAACCATTCGTAAACATATTGTCCGGGATTTACCCAACCACGAAAAAGAAAATGAGCTGTTTCTGATTGGCAAAGAATTGACGTACGGTATCGTCACACGAATCATTGATACGAATATACAAAAATTCAATGAATTTACTCCTAGTGATTTCAAACACATGTTGGAAGAAGTAGTTTCCAGTCGATTTGCTTCTGAAACTCCCTTGGTTCATAATCAATCAAATACTTTAAATAAAGTAGATGTTACCGAATTATTACAACAGGTTCTCCAAAATCAAAATGCAATTATTGAACGTCTGACTCAGATAGAACAAAAGATAAGTGCGCCCACGACAACAATGAAAACGTTGACCAATTTCGGACAACCCCTGGTCACTCTTGGACCCAGATTACAAAAAATCAATCCGGAGAACCTGTCACTCATCAAAACCTATGAATCGGTGGCAGAATGTCTGAAAGAATCAAAAAACAAATTGAAACGTCCCAGTATCGACAAAGCCATCCATGAAAACACGATTTATGGTGGATTCCGTTGGGCCTATCGCAATCGCAACGATGACCCCGCCTTATTGGACGAGATTGCTGTTACCAAACCAACACGTCCGCAAAACCTGGGATACATTGCGAAACTTAATGCGGACAAGACACAGATAATTCATGTATATTTGGATAGAAAAACGGCAGCCATAGAAAACGGATTTCAACCAGGTTCTCTGGATACGTCGGTAAAGGTAGGGGCGAATGCGCGAGGTCATTATTATGTTCTGTATGATAAATGTGAACCAGCACTTGTAACAGATTTCGAAAGTAAATACGGAGAACCTGTTCTTTATAAAGATGGAGTGGGCGTATTTGATGCCGAATTCAAATTAATTCAAGAATTTGTAAGTAAATATGATTGTATCAAACAACAAAAAATAAGCGATAAAACATTAAAAAAAGCACTGAATGAGAACATCATATACAATGCTCATTATTATCGCCAAATGGGTTCCAAAACATCTACGGGAACCCATGGGGACCATAGGTTGCCGTAGCAATCTTTTGTCACTATAATTATATAAGTATCCACCGAAATTATCTATGATATAATGTATAGAAAGTTCTCCAATAACATAAAAAATGGAATCTATTTTAGAGAACCGATATATATTTTATGTGGTTTTGTTTATATGTTTTTTAAATTTAATGGCGGATGTAGCAGCACGTGAGTTTTTGTTCGTATTTCTTTTCCTGGGTATGATATTTATTTTAGATTTTTTTATTACTAACAAAACCTTGCTTTTATTCATTAGTTTTATGATTTCGAATGTTCTCCTATTGAAATTCAAATACAATCAAATGAAATATTATTATTTGTATTTACAAAGTTCCGATAAAAAATCGAAAATACCATCGTACGTATAAATTGTTTTTACACGAAAATCATATAAATAATAGAATATGAATGTTCTATAAAGTTCTCCAAACAATAATATTACACAAATAACAATGTCTCTTTCTACCAATATATATAAAACTCAAAATGATTTGTTATTAGCAACATTGATGAGATTTTATGAGAACCGTACTTATTTTAAAAAAATGTTGTCGATTATTAACGGAGAAACACGAATTTCGTTACGTATTGTAGATTGGTTTGTAACAAATTATGCAAAAAAATACTTTACGGTATATGAAAATCCGAATAATTTGGGAGAAATGATAAGATTCAAGGTATATAATGAATATAAATTGAAATTAAAGGCTTATAGTAAACAGAGATTCGATAGTTTTTGTAGATGGGAAAGAATTATGATTCCGTTTGATGAAGAAACCAATATGGAGACAACATTGGGCCAATTAAATTTTTTTAAATGGGCGATTGAGAACCGTATTTTAGAGTTTATTGAAGAGAATTATGAAGATATTGAGCGAGATATGAATACACGTAATAGTACATCAAGAAGAAATGACACATTATTTAGCACAGACAGTGGTGGTAAAACACGAAAAAAACGTGAAGAATTATCTGTTTCGGCGTGTAAATGTATTAAAAAGGAGACGGTGAAAATTGTGGTAAGATTCAATTAGTCTTTTGGGTTTGATATTTCAAACGTATTATATTGTAAATATTTTGTAAAATTGATTTATATAATATTTACCGACATAACGACATTATACATAATGATGACCAGAAATGTTTTAGAAGATATAAAAGAAGAGGAAACAGAATATTATTGTATTCATGACAAAATTATGATTTGTTTGGGAATATTTGTATCCCTTTGTGTTATTTGTATTATTTTATTGTTCACAATACCGAAAATTAAAAATAATAATACAAATGATATAGGTACGAATCCACAAAATATAACAAATATATATAAAAATATAACAAATATAACAAATATATATAAAAATAATACAATGACAAAACCCAAAATATCTGGTAATTATAACATTACGAATTCAAATATATATTTCAAAGGAAATTCGAATGTAAAATTTACAGAAAATACAAGAATGAACGTATTGATAGTAGGAGGAGGTGGTGGAGCAAGTCATGGTGGCGGATGGATCACAGGGGGGTCTGGAACAGGTGGTGGTGGTGCTGGTTGTGTTGGTGAAGGAACATTGCTATTTAAGGCGAATATTTCGTACGATATTATAATAGGTAATGGGGGAAATATGCGTAGAAACAAGGTGTCAGAAAAAGGTGGAAATACAATGATAATCGGCGATGATATGAATGAATTGGCGGAAGGGGGTGGATTTGGTGGATATTATGTAGACAATTCCATCGGTGGAGGAAGTTATGGATTTTACGGGGAAATGTCGACGAATGGAATTATTTATAAATTTAATAACACGTATCTTGGAAAATCTGTTCAAGGAACCGGAAAATTGACATATCACAGTCATTCCGGTGGTGGTCAATTGAAAAATAATAATAAAAATCCGGGTTCAGGAGGAGGTGGGGCAGGTGGTACGGGTAATGTACCTTTATTGGGAGAATATGAAGGAGGCAAGGGTGGTACATGTTATGTATGGAAAATAAACAATGAATGTTACGGAAGTGGTGGGGATGGTGGTTCATTGATAGAAGAAAATATAATAAAAGTGTTGCCATTGCCAAATACTGGCGGAGGAGGAAATGGAGGAACAACCGATGGAAAACGACCGTCATCGAGTGGGTCAAGTGGAATCGTAATATTATCTTATATGTGACATTATAATATTCCAATAAAAATATTCATTTTACTCAAAAATACATAAAAAAATAGTGTTATTATATTCAAGGTTCTCCAAAAATAAAATTATAACATGCCATCAAAATATATTACAGCAAGAATAGAAATACCGATAGAAATCAAATCGGATGGTTCTCATGTAAAATATAATGATAGAACACAGGTTAGTTTTTTTCGTTGTGAACATCTTCCTCCTCAACAAGATTATGAGAATATTCGTTTTTCAGAAATTTTGGAAAATTTATTAGAAACCGCTACCGAAGTTTCAAAAGAAGACGAGGACGTGGAAGAACCGCAATTTATTGTTAAAAAACCTGAGAACGTACATGTACCTCTATTGGAAGTCGATGAACTTCCTGAAAATAACAATATTCATCTACAAGAAGAATATTTATTTTCATCAGATTCCGAAAATCAAAGTATACCACTGGATAAAGAAAAATCGCTTACTGAAGAAGAATTGGTGGAATATTTTGTATTGAAATCAGAAATTTTGACAGGTTCTCGAGAACCTAGCAAAAATAGTTCTTTTAAAAGGCGTATTTTACATAATAAACACAATATATCATCACGTAGATAAATACCATTAACCGGACCCTGTCAATAATGTATACATATTAATTTAACCATAATGGTTTTTGATCTTGAATATTTATTTCAATAGAATTTGGCATAATCATCATGACTCTGTCGCATATATTTAAACTTTTTAATGGTGTAATTTGAGGAGTAAATTGAGGAGTGAGAATCGATGTAGAGGACGCCCAACTAGATTGTGAAAGTGGCATAATTGGTCGTGGGTTCTCCAAATCACATGAGCCAATACCAAATAATTGTGTTTCAATATCACATGAATTTGCGGATAATTCTGACCGAGGTATACGAGCCCCAATGAGACCTGTACCCGGAAAATAAGTCTGTTGTGCTATACCATATGGTGAATGAATATACATGGCATTATTACATGGAGACATGCTAGATTGTTTATGAGATTTATAATCACCAATTGTGTTACGATTCCGTGTAGATGACATAATATACATTAAACAATTATTATTTTGTAGTAAAAATACGCTGTAATTTTGAATAATCATCGCATTTCGAGATATTTTCTTTTCCTTCTGTAAAGAAAATGAATAATATGTTAAAAAATGGTGAAAGATAATCATAAGACATTAAAACTGCTAAACCAGTTTCAGGATTTTCAGACAACATAACTCCGGCTGCTAATACATACAATTGTTTTATTTCATGACAATGTATGGTTTCTTTTAAAATCTCAGTCATACCATGTTCAATCGATTTTTCATCAAATAACAATTCATCCTGAGTTTCTTCATCAAACCCATCAAAATCCGGATATTTACTACGTAACTGAGTCAATATTTCAGGTATATCCATACAGAATATTTCTCGTAAAACATTACGATATTCAGTATTATTTTGATAATAATATTTTGTACACGGAAAACGATTTGAGATTAGGCACCCTTCCTTGATAGAAATATCTGTCAAAGATGTATTTTTGCGATACATATAATCATTATCAACTCAACTTTCTATGTTGATTTGATAATATAAATCCTTAGGTCAATGTCCGTATTGGTTGTATATTTTCGGTGAAGTTCGCATGAAAATTTACTTTCTGCGACGGTTACTTCTGCGTTTGTTGGTGCGTTTCGTTTTTTTCCCACCACGACGACTTTTACGCACACTACGAGTCTTACGACGACCGCCCGTCGAAACTTCCGACAATTTGTTCCCCCCCTTGTACTCTGAAGTAGATAAAGCGGATGCAGACATAATAATTATATATTATTCAAATATTATATTTTTACAAAGTAATCCTAAAGTATGTTCTCCGGAATTATACAAACTCAAACGCATATATTTATCTTTTAACGGTAGCTGAATCATTACCTAATTCACGGGAAGGAATGCCACCACGTGTCCATCCACTAAGAGCGGATTCTTCAACAGAGAATATAGGATTTGTTACACGTTCTTTAACATCACTCATGAGAGGATATTCGCCATAATTAATATATGGTTTATCCATAACAGTGGTAACACTTTTCTTATCACTGACGGCTTGTCCTTGCATGAGTTGTGCTTCTAAAATAGGATCGGCGGATCCTCTGCCTAAATAAGGAACCGTAATAAAAGGTCGTTGTGTTAGTTGTAAAGGTTCAAATGTACGTTGTTGTTCGCTTTTAATAAGCAATTGTGAGTCATAATCAATAACTTGTCCAGGAATACCTACACCCCCCCCATTACCTCTAAAATTAATATTGGGTTGTTGTGTGGCAAAATCAACATGTGATTGTGAAATCATACCACTCATTGGCGTATCTAACATATAATTCGCATAACGTGTATTTGACAAGTTACGTTGAGTATTATCAACATTGTCCGCACCGATTCGGCCTAAATTATTAAACATAAAATCCATAACAGTTGTCATACTTTTATTATTAAAATGAATTTATATTAATATATATTATTATAATATTTACTGAAGGTAAATACATGTCAATAATTATTATGTCTAGGTAGATTACGTGCTAATGCAAAAGGATTGCCATCGTGTGATGAAACCATAGATCCATAACAAAATTCCGCAAATCCTTTTTGATCATTAGGAATAGTTGTAGCAGGATTCGAATTAAATTGACGTAATGATTGTTCAAAAACATATTGTTCTCCTAAATCTTTAAATAATTTATCAGAAATATCTGGTTGTCCTGGATTCATTTCACTTACAAGTTTTTTGGCTTGTTCTAAAATATTATTATTAACACTATGATTGAAAGCCGGTGGTGCTGGTTTTTTATCAGGATTATATTCATAATCTGTAATTAATATATTACTAAACGGGTTCTCTGAAGTAGGTTTATCAAACACTTCCGGATTTTTGGTGTAATTATATTTTTTAAGAATTTCATCGGCAGGATTCGCAAACCCTTCCTCAATATCGTTATTCAGATTGTTTTGTTTCATTTTTTGATCTTTAGCTTTTTGAAATGAATAAAGAAAGAAAACCGCAGTAATTGTAATAATAGCAATGACAATCAATCGTGTATTTTTAGTAAATATAAAACCAAAAATGGACAAAACAATAATTGATCGAGTGATTGCGTTTAATTTTTGTTCATAAGTCATTGATTCAACTGGAAAAAACTCTAACAAATAATCAGGATTAAGGAGAACATTTGGGTTCTCCGACCAGAATGGAATATTTTTATTTGAATCAAGTGATTCTGTAATAATATTTTGTGGTATTGCTTCCCCATCTAAATCATGTTGTTTTTCATTATCTATTTCCATAATTTGATATTTATATGAGTAAAAATATAGTTATTTACTAAGAATGAAAGCTTGATTTCTTTCTGAATAAAGAACTAGATGTATAAAAATATATACACCTTTGAATATTTTAAATGGAACAACTATATATTATAGTATAAGCAAAAATAATATAATAAATTACATAAAAAAATATATAATATTATACTAAACCATAAATATTGATGAATTGTTACACAAAGTACGAATAACAGAAGAATAATTACAAAAAAACGAAAGATGAATTATCCAAAACCAAAGAACATTTGAAAAGGTATACAGCATGGACGTTGAAAAATCTATATATTCCTACACTTCTTAGCAGTGTACCACTATATGATTAAGATAAAATGTGTAAATCTATGAATACATTATCCATCTTGAAATGATTCGCATTTTTCTTCTTGTGGAACAATTTTCAAAATACATTTTGTTTTTTTTCCATAAAGTGGTTCAAAACATCCTTTTTCATTCTTTTTGTAGTCTTTTTTCATAGTTTTATTCATTAGAATAGTCTTAATTTTAATAGCATTTAAATCTTTAATACATCTTGCTCTAAAATGTTCATAACGTTCTCGAACCATATCATAGGTTAATCCCGATTTTTTACCCAACATTGTGTTTATCAATTCATGTAAATCATAAATATATCTGGAAAAAGTTTCACGAGAACTCATAACAGAAAGATGTAAAGGTAGTTTTTTAAAATTTTTGCGTAAATTAATTCTACATTTACCACATGGTAAAACCCATTTTAAACTACGAATAAATTGCGAATAATGTTGTTTTTCTTCATTAGTGGGTTGTACTGGATAATTAAAACTCATTGTATGTAAATAATGCCACATACTTGGTCCCCAAACACTCGTTAACATGCCATCACTGCTATTATAATCTTCACTACTATAGATTGTGAGAACCTGTTTATTATTAGAATTTCGACGTGTTTTTCTCATATAACTAGCGTTGTAAATGTTAAACCGGTTCTATATATTCTTATACTATATATTTGCGTAGGATTGAAATCCTCATGTAGTGGGTACTTGAGAAAAATATATTACAAACGTTTGTATGATCAGTTACACTCGTAGTGTAGGAATAATTTAGTGTAGAAAAGTCGACATGACTTTACAAATTCGGATAATATTGCGATAAAAATATGGAAATATATAATATAATACATAAAACAATATGTCAAAAATCGTAAACGAGATATATAGTTATATTCGTCCATTTGCTAAATATAGTTGGTTTTTTATTGTAGTAATTTTATTTATATTAATTTCGGTGTATTCTTATTATTCATATGTAAAACCATCTTTGACAAAATCGCCATCTGCGAATATCGCAAATACCGGTCATAGATCAAATAATGTAGATGTGTATTTTTTTCATGTAGATTGGTGTCCGCATTGTATAAAAGCAATGCCAGAATGGAACATTTTTTCGGAAAAAATGAGCGGGACTGTTGTAAATGGATACAAAGTAATTTGTCATAATATTGATTGTACAAATGATACGGATCCTACAATTTCCCAATTAATTAAAAGTAATAATATATCGGGTTATCCTACTGTAAATATTTCATTTGATGATGGTACGAAAATAATGTTTGATTCAAACATTTCATCAAATTCTTTAGCAACATTTGTAACTACAGTAACATCAAAGAAATAATGATGAAACTATATTTATTAATATAATATATACCGAGTAGATGCGTTCTACAAAAAAGTCCAAGGTTATTGGAGAAGGTAAATACGGTTGTGTACATAAACCAAGTTTAAAATGTAAAAAAACGGAGAAAAACATAACATATAAAAATAAAATATCAAAGCTCATGAAAGCGGATGAAGCCAATATTGAATTAGAAAAATACAAATTATTGGAAGAAATCGACAAAGATCAAAAATTATATTTGGGAAAGCCCGACATGTGTTCTCCGAATGAGTCAAAACAAACCATTGAGGCTATCAAACAATGCGATTATTTTGATCCAAAAAAACGGGATAATTATAGTTTATTAGTGATGAAATATGGTGGATTACATTTAAAAGAATTTGCGGATAAAATATCAGAAAAATATGTTTCTGATTCTTCGGTAACGAATCGTTTACAACTTACAAAGGTAATGAATAATTTTTGGATCGAAGTACGCCGATTATTTTTAGGATTAACCGTTTTTAATAATAATAATGTAATTCATCACGATTTAAAACCACAAAATATTGTGTATGATGTCGTAAATAATCGATTAAATTATATAGATTTCGGGATGATGATTTACTCGGATCAAGTCAAACAAATGTGTGTTAAATCGAAATACTACAATGCCAGTTTTCATTGGTCTTTTCCTCCAGAAATGAAATTTATGAATAAAAATAAATTCACAAATGTGTTTAAAAATCCAACGAATAAGCAACGAGAATATGATATATTTATTAAAGATGTGTATGATTATGAAGATGGAAAAATAAATTATTTTATGGAAACAACCGTAATAGAATTTAATAAAAAAATAGAATCACAAATTGTAAAAAAAAACATTGATGATTTTCATAAAATGTTATTTGAAGACATTGACCGAAATACATATACAACTTTTTTAAATAAGACATTACATACGATTGATATATATGGTTTAGGTATTGCTTTGATTTATGTTTTAAACAGTACATCAATGTTAATTGACGCAAACCTATCACAAAAATTACGTTCTCTTTTCATGGACATGATACATTTAAACGTGTTTCAACGTATTGAACCGAATGAAGCAAAAATACGGTTTGAAACTATTACGGAAAATTTGGATTATTTTCATTGAAAATCTCCGAAGTAAGTTTGTTGGGTACATGACACATCATAGCACCTTTTTCTATAAGTCGAATTCGTTCATCAACCGAACATGCCGTATCAATGATTGATTGTAATGTTATTGCATTATCAATTATTGTATATTCGTGCGTGATTTTTATAGTATCTGTTCCCTGATATTTTTTTAAAACAATTTCAAATACACTATTAAAAGCAATCATTACATAATCAAAGAATGTCGAATCTTTTTTAACAGGAACTGTAGACGTATTTTGTAATTTATTTAAACCGAGAACTTCGTCGATATGTGATCCTGTATCTATTATACATTTATTTAATGGATAATTCATAAAAAAACCACCATCTATGTAACATTTATTGTTATTGTTAGTATTATCCGAAAATATTTGGTTATCATCCAAAATAACGTTAAAATCATTAGTTAGCGAACTAACAACAGGATTTGAAGATTTACTTACGATAGTGGCTTTGCTACCAGTAAATACTCCATTTGTAGACCAAGACGTACGGGCTTCTTGGTCTACAATCATGGGATTTTCTTCTTCAGAATTAGTCTCGATGATATGTTCAGATAATATTGTATTATTATTATGTAAAGATTCGTATATATATGGTTCGAAAACGATTGGTATTATGGAAGAACAATAAATGGATTGTACAACTGTCCACGTTGGATGTGTTTTATAAGAAATATCTACACAACTCATTGAATTCAAGTCTGTAGAGAACATGTGTATTTCTACACCGGTTTTTTCATAAAAATGTTTCATTGTTATATTTATAGGAATATTCATTCCGGAGAAGAGGGGTCCAATCATTTCTTCAAAAATTTTTATATCGAAAATACCTTTCTTTTCAAAAACTTTCAAAAATGAATAAAGATCAAATTTAAACAAATTTTGCCATGGGCGTTTAATAAAATAAGTATCTAATATTTCCCATTCATACCCTAGACAAATGACAACTGCCAAAAAACTGCCGATAGAAGTACCGTAAATAGTTTGTATGTTCTCCAAACACCATAATTTATTACGATTTGTTTCTCGCAAAATACCATAAAAAGATAATCCAGTAACACCTCCTCCTGATATAACAATGTGTTTTATTTGATGTTCTTGAGTTTCATCGTGTTGAACATGTTTAGGTTCGGTCATTTATGTGTAAAAAAATCCCTAATATAAGTGAAAATAACCGATAAAAAATCTTTATGTCCATTATAGTAGAGTAAATAATCACAATATGTCTATATTTATGTTTTCAGATGAAGAAGAATCAAATACAAAAATCAATATTGACGATTTATATGAAAAAAGACAACGTCGGGATTTAAAACAGATTTCTATTTTTAATAAAATAATGGGAAGAATACACAAACGTATTCAACATACTGCTTCAAAAAAAAAATACACGGATAATTTTATATGGTTTGCAGTTCCTGAATATATTGTTGGAGAACCTATATATGATAAAGGTGAATGTATTGGATATTTAGTTAATAATTTGGAGAAAAATGGGTTTCACGTTAAATATATACATCCGAACACATTGTTTATTTCTTGGCATAATTGGGTACCATCTTATGTTAGAAATGAAATAAAGAAAAAAACAGGCATTGTTTTAAATGAAAAAGGAACAGTTATTGATCGCAAAGAAGATAATGATGAAGAAGCAAATTCAAACATAATTTCGGAGAACCCGTTGGATAATTCTCTATTTAATCAACAAAATATGGCGAATTCTTTAGGAAAAGAACAGAAACAATATATTCCTGTTAAAAATTATAAACCAACCGGTAATTTGGTTTATAGCATGGATATGTTTGAAAATTTAGGGAAAAAAATTACATAATTACTGATTTTGCCAACAAACTCGCCGTACCCATTGCAGCGGCTTGAGATTCTTTGCTTTTTATGGTTTTCAATGAAGAGACAACTCCTTTCACAAGTGCTGTTTTCGCATCTCTTTTCAATTGTCCAGATCGCATTTTTGTTGTTACATTACGATATATTTTTCGAAACGGACTCTTGGTCTCACGTTCTTTACGTTTCAGTTCTTTATATTTTTGGGTTAATCTTGGATTGGTCATGTTATTTTTTTTCATCCCTTCCATAATCCCTTCAATTATTTTTGTTTTATACAAATTTGGATCAAATATTTGTTTTGTTTCTTCCAAACAAATTTTGTAAATTTCATCTTTATAACTCTTATCATTCTTCTTATCCTGGGAAAATGTAGTTTTCAATATTGTTCCATATATTTCATCACCTCGATCTTCAAAAATTTTATACATTTCGTTACAAATTTTACCATTTAATGTTCTCAATACTCGATTTGTTATTGTATTCGATACTCCTTGAACATGTGTCATAATAATTTATTTAATTAATAATACTTTTATGTAATATAAAGTATTGTTATATTTTTTTCATGGTTGTTTTTCTATTTTTATTGCGAATTGTTTTTTTAGAATATCGGCTTTTTTTTTTGAGTTTACCACCTTGTGTTAGTGTACTTTTTGCCAATCCAAATACACCACTACCCATACTTGCGGCTTCTGTTCCAAAATCTTCCATATTATCAGTTAAATCTGACATTGTTTCATTGGATACTACGGATGGTGCTTTTATCATTTGAGGATTATCCGCTAAAAATTTGGGTCCATTTAATGTAGCCTCTTGTAAAGATTCTGTACCAAATTCTTTTAATCCATATGCCATTTCAGGAAACGAATCTAAAATGGTAAGATCATCTTCAAATTTTGTCAAGAACTCTCCAGTATTTACTACGACATCTAAAAACTCTGGACCATATTCTTTGACAAATCCAGTAGTAGCGATGGTTGCTTCTGAAAATTCTGGACTATTAATTAATTTCATAAAATCCTCCCCGCCTGATTGTATTAAAGGCACACAAACATCAGTAAATTTTTTAATAGCTTCAAACCCAGCTGGACCATTTTTATTTAACAAGTCAATTATTTCACGTTGTGCTTTAAATACGGTTTGTACATTTTCCATTGTCAATGTTAAAAACTTTTCAGGTCCAATCTCTTTAATTGTCGCAATTAATGAAATAAATAATAACGGATTTGTAGCGGCTAATACTGTAGTAACTGTAATAATTGCACCAATGACTGTTTTGGTAACCATCCATGTAATTTTTCCCGATATTTTACCCAGAATTATAAATGGCTTAGCAACTGTTTTCAATGCGCCGACGACTTTTGATCCCATTCCCGATGTTTTCTTTTCTTTTTCTGAAATATACATAATGATCGGTTGTACTGTTTGAATACGTTCCAGCGCATCACCTTTCCCATTATTTGCGAATTTTTGTACATTATTCACATATGTTTGTGCTTCAGATCCTTGACTAATTGATTTTTCAGTACGAATTGCATTGTCGGTTAAATCATAGAATATTTTCTTATAATCTTTGGCTACATTACTAATATCTGTACTTAGACTCTTTTTTATATCTTGACGAAATTGCTTGACCATTTCTTTTTTTAATTCTTCTGATTTTTTACGCAAATCTTTGATGACATTATCAACAATATATGATGCACGTTTTTCAACAATTTTTGGTATTTTATTACAAATCTCATTATCAGAAATGGCAAGAGCACGATCTAAAATTTTTATGAGGGCTGTTTCTACAGTTTCTTTATCAGAAGTCATTTATTGTTATTTGGAGAACCTCGGATTTTTCCAAGTAAAGAATAATATAACGATAGAAAATAAACAGAAGAATACTATTATATAGATTACGAAGATTTTACAAATATCAAATTTATCCGGATTTCGTCATTCGAATTTAGTAGGTTTTCCTCCAAAATTGATTTCATATAATGAATTAAAAAATACGCTACATAGTTGTGTATTCAATACGATTCTTAATTTTACAAGTATAATTGTTTTATTGTATGGAACAACAAAGAAATACGGTGAAAATAATAATAAAAAAGTCAAAAACAAAACCATCATGTAATCAAAATAAGCCGGAATCACCACGAATCGAGAAGACGGATTCTGAAATATTTCCAAGTATGGAGTGTTTTCCGAAGCAATCTCCGATTTCGGAGGAAAACCTACTAACTTCGAATGACGAAGTCAGGAGAAGTTTAACCGAAGATTTCGATGTTTCTCCAAAAAATACTTCAGTAACCAATATACATATATGTAAAAATAATAGTACGAAAACCAAAAAAAAACAAAAAATATTGTCTAAAATAGAAAAAACAAGATTATGGCAAGATTTTGATACAGATAAAAGGGAATTGGAATGCGTATGGACAAATTCCTCAGAAAATAATCTAACAAAATCAAATCATAAAGATATGGAAAATTGTTGTGTATGTAGCGCAAATTTAATAATAACTGAAGATGGATTTCCTACATGTACTAATAAGGATTGTGGTCATATTAATGTAAATACTTTAGATTATTCCCCAGAATGGCGTTTTTATGGAGCGGATGATAAAAATCAAAATGATCCTACACGTTGTGGTAATCCAATTAATCCATTATTAATAGAATCTTCATTTGGATGCAAAGTATTGGTTTCAAATTCATCCACATACGAAATGAGGAAAATAAGAAAATGGACGGAATGGCAATCTATGCCTCATAAAGAAAAATCTCTTTACGATGAATTTCAATTTATTACTATTATGGCACAAAATGCGGGTATACCAAAGATTTTCATTGACGATGCCATAATTATTCATAAAGATATTTCCGAACAAAAAATGTTTCGTGGTATGAATCGTGATGGTATAAAATCCGCATCTATATATATATCGTGTCGACTAAATGGATGTCCAAGAACAGCTCATGAAATTGCGGAAATTTTCAGATTGGACAAAACTAGCGCAACCGCTGGTTGTTCAATGGCTGTAAAAATATTACACAATATTGAAAGAAATTTTGACCCTTCTCAACAAACGGAATTAGGTTCCACAAAACCGATTGCTTTTATTGAAAGATTTTGTAGTAGATTAAATGTTAATGGAGAATTAACAATGTTATCTAAATTTATTGCTAAAAAAGTAGAAGACCAGTGTATTATTAATAATAATACACCCCATGCGGTTGCGGCTGGTATTTTATTTTTCATATCAAATAGTTGTAATTTAGATATAAGTAAAACGGACATCAAGGCAATTTGTGGTGTTAGTGAAGTTACTATTAATAAATGTTTTAAAAAATTAGAGATTATTAAACAACAATTAATACCGAGTTGTATTTTAGAAAAATATACGTAAATTACAACGGTGCGACAATATGAATATAATTTGAATCTTTTGTTTTTTTGTAATTATATATTATACTATGTCTACACGAGGAATGTCTCTTCGAACTCGAAAAAGAGAGAGGTCATTGTCAAATAATATTACAAGAAAAAATAGTTCATCTCCTTCAATAAAACGTACAAAGGGAACGTCAAAATCTGCGGCAGCTTTGCTGAAATCAAAATCTATGGTAGTTCGATCAAAATCAAAATCCGTCAGTTTGAGAAAACAGCCATCTACAAAATCTGTTACTGAAGGTAGAAGAAAATTAAAAGCTAAGACATCAATACAATCATCTACACAACAGCCTATACCGGTCACTGTACAGGTACCTGGAACTAGGTTGACACAAATACCAACAGAATCGAAAGAAATGGTTTTGACGTTATTAGGAATGAATTTAGAACAAATACAGAAGGCTGTTCCGGATATATATAAAAAATACCGGGACATAACTGAAGTTATGGATCCACAACGTCAAGGTATTAATGTTATTCGTATAGCTGAATATGTTATAAAAAATCCCAATAGATATACACGTATTACGGTAGATCAGGCTAAGTTTATTATTAATACTCATTTTATGGTTCCAATCGTGGGTGGTACCAAAGAAGTATGTTACATTTGTGGTTGTGATATACAAAAAGCACCAAAATGTACAGAACTTGAACATGTTTTACCTATAGCACAGGGACTGTCGTTAAATTACATTATTACAGAAAATATAGAAATAACTAAAAAAGATGGAATTATTTCTCCTTTTTTGATTTCACTTAGTGATGAACAAGCATATAAATATTTATTAGAATATTTTCCATCACATACATGTTGTAATCAGTTGAAAGGATCATTATCATTTCTAAAATTCGATAAAAATGGTTATGCTTTTGATGAAACATGCGCCAGAGGAATATTAAAAGACATATGGACGAATACTGTTGGTGGCGGTAAGATACGCAAGGAAAAATATTCATGTGGAAATGATATTTTAATAAGTCAATTAAAAAACAACAACAATGGTGGTATAAAAATGTTTATTGATAAAAGAATCAAAACTGTTAGAGAAAATTTTATAAACAAAATTACGACAAATATAAATAATTTTATTAATACAAAAGGTATAAACAATCTACGATTTTCTCAATTATTATTATTATCAAATCAAGCATTTTCAATGGATCAACGTGTTTGGGCAGCATTAGGATTTAAAGGCGAGACCATAAATAAAGAAATATTTATACAAAATGTCATAACTCAACTAGATAAACCCATAGTGAAAAATTATTACGATATAACTATAAAACCTCTGATAAAGGATAAATTATTGAAATTTCTCAAGATTATTGATCCTAGAGAAAACATATTAATAAAACCGTATTTTGATAAAAAAAGTGGCGGAAGACGTTTTAATGAAGATAAATTAATCGGATTTTTATATTCTGATTTTGTAAAATTAAAAACATATCATCAAGGGTTTTTGTCTGAACGAGCAACCTCTACTGGAGTTGTAAATGAATTACAACCTTATTATGAAAACACCAATTTTTTTGGTATTGAATATATATATTATCTATTATTAGCCCAAAAAGATGATTTTAAATTTTATGAAAGTATGAAGTCGAACTTAATTGCCATGGCTGAAAACATAAACAATTATACCATGATATATTTAATGTTTTTTATTGTGAAGTATAATCCATTTACTGTTGATAATAATTTGTATTTACCGACTGTAGTAGATGATCTTAATACAGAAATAATTGTTTCTGGTTCTGGAGTAATTGAATATGATCAAATTCATCGAAACTATGTGAATTCTATATTTCCACTTTTCAATTATTATTTATATTTACCAGAAAAACCATATATTCCGCAATATATGATTTTGACAAATATTGAAAGTTTTGCTAGAAATGTTTCATTGTCATTGTGGTCAAAAACATTTACAGAATTAAGAGGGATGTTAATAACATTACAATTGACTCCCGTACTTAATAATATGGATTTCTTATTACGGGAAGTAGAAAACAAAGGACAAGAATTAGAAGCCGCTGAAAATTTGATCCGATTAGGTCAATAAAACGCCAATAATATATTTTTATGATTTGTAAAATATAGAGATTATTGTATAGTATTTAGAGATAGTGTATCGAATATAATATATTTTTAAAGTATAGAAATATATTATTACATGTCGGATATTATAGAAGAATTTGTCGTATCAGAGATTGATGAGGAACCTGTTGTGGAAGAAGCGGTCGTTGAGGAACCTGTTGTGGAAGAAAATGTCGTTGAGGAACCTGTTACGGAAGAAGCGGTCGTTGAGGAACAGGTTGCCGAAGTAGAAATTGTTGAGGAACCTGTTACGGAAGAAGCGGTCGTTGAGGAACAGGTTGCCGAAGTAGAAATTGTTGAGGAACCTGTTACGGAAGAAGCGGTCGTTGAGGAACAGGTTGCCGAAGTAGAAATTGTTGAGG